TTCTCCATATAATCATGGTGGAGGGGCAGTTTTTTCACAAATTACATTAATATACTTCTCTGTATACGTTTTTTCAACAAAAACATTGATCACATAACAAAAACATTGATCACATAACAAAAACATTTATCACATAACAAAAACATTGATCACATAACAAAAACATTTATCACATAACAAAAACATTGATCACATAACAAAAACATTGATCACATAACAAAAACATTTATCACATAACAAAAACATTGATCACATAACAAAAACATTTATCACACAACAAAAACATTGATCACATAACAAAAACATTGAACATACATCTAAATCGCTTACAAGGTTTAACATCAGTTATACATTTCAATATTAATATTACCCCCTTTTCAAAAAATTTTTTCTTGCAGATTTATTTTTTCTAGACAATTTTAAAGGTTGACGTATCAATTATATACTTCTATACGGGGATATATAAAAAAATTTTTTTTCCTGAGAACTAAATTTCTATAGAAAATTGAAGATTTATTTTTTGGTTATATACTTCTATACGGGGATATATAAAAAAAGGGTAATATATATTAATGGATTTTCCTGTGTAAATAGTGAATGGTAAAACAACAAAAAATAAATGGCAATCATATACGTACTTTACGGACTTCCAGTTTGGAAAAATAATAAAGAAAAAAACATCCTTGAGTATCAAGGAATGAGGCTGTTTGTTTCTGAAAAATCGATGCAAAACTGGGCAAAAAAGTATAGGACAGAATATAATATCAATGATGGTAATAACAGTGATATTATTGTCAAGATACGTGAAATTAAAGAAATTCGTGTTTCTCAAAAGCAACATGAATTCGTTCAAAGTAAAAGAGGCGGGTGTTGGGAGAAAGATATATTCACAACCGCAAAGGATGAACACAACAAAAAACTTTTAGAAACAGAAAAACTATTGAAAATGATATCATGAAAATATAAATACTTTATCATCTTCAGGGCTGAGAAAACCACGTGATCTTCAATCACATGGATGAATCGGCCTATTGATATCTAATTAATTTGTAGTCATAAATAAAATGTCTGGTTGTGGAACGCAGTCGGACTCTAAACAAAAACCGAAGGAGGCGCCGGTGATGTTAGCTGGGTCGATGAGTTCGGAAACCGCGTCGTCTTTAGCTACGCGGTAGTTCATATTATCAAAAGAAGGATTTATGTCGTGGTGTTGTTGAAAGAATTTTTGGAAATAATTACAGAAAAAGCAAAGATGACAAGATCAAAAACTGAAAGAAACAACGAGCTTGTTAAAAAAATACATTCTGTAAAAAGTAAAGAAAAGCCCGGTAAACCACATGATCATATTCATGATGATGGTACTGATTTACAATGGAATAGAGGTAAAACGTTTGCTGACAAAAAATATTATGATTATGTTGTATCAAACATGTTTTTCAATATGACAAAGAGTGGAGATAGAGCAGGAGATATGGAGTAACTTATGAGCGTTTTACCGACTGTAAGATTGACAGACCATCAGAAAAAAGTAATGACAACAATTGTTGCAAGTGAAACGCCTGTTGTTGCTGGTGAAAGAATTTCAGGCAATGTTAACATTGTTGCAGCAAGAGATATTTTAGTTGACCTTGGACTAATAACATATGATGAAAATAAAGGTGCAACAATTACTGATTCTGGCAAACAAGTAATGATTGACCATGCACTGATTGATGAAAACGGTGAATTGACAGAAGATGGATTAAAGTATGCATATGATGGGGAAAAGGTACAACAAGAAAGTGTTTCTTACAAAGAAAAGTTTAAAATGATTAAACATTTGTCAAGATTTTAAACACTTGCCAATTTTGTTTTTGTGAACTTTTAAGACTTTTTGATAATTTCTATTGTTGGTTGTATCTGCTTTTTTCTTCGTCTTTTTATTGATTTTATTGCAGATGTTCCCATGGGAAAATGAGGAAGCGGTCCAATCACTCTTGATACATATTCAATATTGAACGTTTTGTAGATTTTACTGAAGTTTTTTGTTAATCCTCTTTTTGAAAATTCAATTGATAACGGATATTTTGTTTTGTTGGTCTCAAACCATTCAGCTGCTGTCAATATCAATATTTCTTCATCAATATTTTCTGCATTACAGTAATCAAGAACATAACCATATATGTTTTGCTGATCACTGTTATCAATAATTGTAAGAATATGATGCTTTCTATACATTATCAATGTAATGAAAGGATATCCTCTGTATTCTTTAGGATGTGGTTCTACAATCAGTTCGGGGGGTTTTATCTTTTTCATGTACCGGAATCTTTGTTTTTTGTTGTTGTAAATATAATGTATATATCTCATTTATATGATATATTTTTTTATTTTTTAGGGTATTAAAATATGACGAAAAAAACATTGGAAGAAAAACTTGCTGAACATCGAGCAAAAAAAGAAGCCGCAAAGAAACGTGGAAGAAAGAAAAAGAACTTTCTTCCATTTTTGGAGGCTCAAAAAATTGTTCGTGATGAGTTGTTGACGTCTGTTAACAAATATGAAGAGTGGTGGAAAATTAATAGACCAAGAAATATTCCTCGTTTCCCAGCAAGAGTGTACAAAGAATGGACAACATGGAATGACTTTTTAGGAACAGAAAATAAATTTGGTGAATTAAAAACATATCGTCCATACGAAGAAGCAATCGCTTTTGTGCACAAGCAGCAATTAAAAACATATGAAGACTGGAAACAATTTTGTCATGACGGAAAAAGACCACCAGATATTCCATCAAGACCCGATATGTACTATTCAAAATGGATTAGCTGGAATCATTGGTTAGGAAATAAACCGATAGAATTATTAGAAGCAAAAAAATTAACAGAGGAAAATTATATTTTTTACATTATTCGTGAAAAAAATTCACCTGCAGAAAATATCTTTACGTTTGGTATAGAAGAGACGGGATATTTCGGTGTACTTGATAGACAAAAACAAGAAATGTTTGAAATTATTAAATTGTTTTGGTACGAAAAAGAAAAAGACGAGCAAATTAGAACTTTAATTGAACGGTTTTCTACACCATATTATGGCGAAGAAAAAAAGAGAATTGTTCCTAATATCTTTGATATTATTTGGTATTTGCAAATTATTCTAAGAGAAGCAAGAAAACCTATTGGCGAAAAAGGTGAGCTAGTTCATGTGAAGTAAATGAGAGCGGTTTTCCGAGAGGAACAAAGTTATTGTTTGATAACTTTTCTAAATTATTAGAAATAATTTCCATCACTTCCCATATTACATCATCATTGATTTTTTCTTTGTTCAATACAACTTCTATCTGATTTTCTGGAGTCCTCCAAAGATATTCGCTTATTAATGGTGCTTTATTGTTTCGTATAAGTTCTTCTACTTTTATGTCAATTTTTTCTGTCGTTATGTCTTCATGATTATTATAAAAATTTGACCAAACTATATCATAAACATTTTCAATAAATGCTTGTTTTAGAGTTTTAATCACAATTTCTGTAAATTGTTCTTTTAGTCCTTCGGCCGTAATTATTAGTTCAGGCCATGAGATCTGTTGTTGCGTTTGTTTCATTTGTTGAATGTTCGTTTGTTGATTGTGTCGAAGTACTTGGTTGAATTGTTTGTAACTGTAAAACCAATCGTTGAATTTGAGGTGTGAGCTTGTTTAATTTTTTCATATAATAATTTTTTGTTGTTTGAGTCTTACTTTGGTTCGCTTTTTTTCTATACGAGGCTGCTTCAATTAAAAGCTGTTGCAAATATTGTTGTATGTATGTTTCTAACTTATTCACCTGTGCTCCCTTTCAGTTGGGTAGACCGTTAATTTTTAATAGCTCAATGTTTCCGGAAGTCCATGTTTCAGCATATTGTTTGTTGTCTTCACTTGTCGTTTGATTCGGAACAATATCGGTACCAGCAAGGATTGCTTCACGAACATTTTTTTGTGTTTTAATATTATTGATATTATAAATCCATAATTCTTCGTATGTACCATCTTCTGTTTTTCTTTTATAAACTAATTGTGCATTTGGTACATGACGAATTATACCCTGACGATTTTGTTGCTCAGTTTCTTTTTCGTCATCGAATTTAATTAGTTTGTAAATTTGATCAGTATCTAATAAACTATTTTTTTCAGATTGGTCTTCAAATTCTTTTATCAACGTTTTTAATAAATCCATCTGTTTTCTCCGTTTATTTAATATATTTATCATAAACTGGATTGTATTGTTGGTGCACTTTTACAAACGTTGTTCTTTTTGGTACTTCTTTAATTGAAGACGCACCAATGTATGTACAAGCGCTTCTTACGCCACCCAAGATATCTTGTAATGTATTTTTGACGCTTCCTTTGTATGGAACCAGGACTTCTTTCCCTTCTGCAGCACGATAATCTGCTACTCCCCCATAATGTTTTTCCATGGCTGCGTTGGAACTCATCCCATAGAAGCGAACGCCTTTTATTTCTACACCATCATACACGATATTTTCTTCACCTGCTTCATCATGTCCTGCTAGCATTCCGCCCAACATTACAAAATCAGCACCACCACCAAACGCTTTTGCGATATCACCAGAATTTGTACATCCACCATCGCTAATGATATGTCCTTTCAGTCCGTGTGCTGCATCACCGCATTCAATTACAGCAGAAAGTTGTGGGTATCCAACGCCAGTTTTAATTCTTGTTGTACACACTGACCCACCACCAATACCGACCTTTACGACATCAGCACCAGCCAAAATCAACGCTTCTGTCATTTCAGGCGTTACGACGTTTCCAGCAATGATAATTTTTTCGGGAAATTTTGTTCTTACTTTTTCGACAAAATGTAAAATGTGTTGACTATATCCGTTTGCAATGTCGATGCAAATGGTACGAACATCAAAAAGGATGTCGTTTATTTGAATTAGTTTTTCAAACTCATCTTCACTTGTTCCAAGACTATACACAATATGTTGATAATATATATCTCGCAACATTAATTTTTTTAATTCAGATATTGTTTGTTCCCATCTTTCAAAAGAATAATGTTTGTGAATACAAGTTAGCATATTGTAAGATGTTAATGAATATAACATTTCAAATGTACCAACCGTATCCATGTTTGCAGCAATGATTGGAATTCCTTTCCATTGATGCTTGCTATATTTGAAAGTAAACTGTCTTGTCAGATCTACTTCTTTACGACTATTTTTTTCGGAACGTTTTGGTACAATTAATACATCTCTAAAATCTAGCTTGGTATCCTCAATTATTCTCATAATATTCCTCTTATCGGTTCTTTAACAGATCTACAATCTTGTATGCTGGACAAAACTTGAATGCTGCTGTTATCAATAATACAAACGAAAGTAAAATCCATTCTACAGGAAATTGTCCAATAATTATACCCAAACCTACAATAATTGAAATTAATAATCGAATAAAACGATCCGTTTGATTAATATTAAACGTCATTTTATCCCCCTTTCACTTCCAATAATTTTGTTAATGTTTGAAACTCAAGCTCCATAGTAATTGATTTGGAGTTTTGGTCATATAATTCTTTATTGTAGACAATAACGTCACGAAGGTGAACATTTTTCAAAACTGTCGTTTCGTTAGTTTCTTCGTTTGTAATATACACTGTTAGTGGATGTTGAATGTTTACATATTGCGCAAGACGTAGTGCAGCTGGATTAACAATATCGGTAACCGAAAAATCTAAGTACACAACATAACCTTCATATTTGGTGCTGTCATTATACATTTCTTCAACATTTTTTAGCCATTCGCCAAGCGTTGGAATTCGTAATTGAAAACGAGTAGAATCAGTTTCTGTTTTTTTAATTTTGATTGTAAACATATTATTAACCTTTGTTTGTTAAATTTAAATTATATTGTAAATGTTGTTATTAATCAACACGGATTAGTCCATACCCATACATCATTCCCACAATCCCATATTCTATCATAACCGTTATTTTTCATGTTCTCCCATTCTGTTAATTGATCATTGTAATTTTCAAATAACAATTTCAATTTATGTTTTTGAAAATTGATCCGTGAATGTAACAAAAGTGGTTTATAAACATGAAAATAAAAATATCCAGGTCGAGACGTTCCCTGATGTGTGAACCCAAGTTGCTGATAAACGTTACCTGTATTCCATCTCTTATCACTATAAGAGACAATGGTGTGTGGAGCATATTGTTTCACAAAAAACGAAAAAAGTTTTCCGCTGCCACCGCTCACAGGTTGTGAAAAACACAATCTAATTAATTCCCATTGATGGTTTGAATATCTTGCTTTACCAAAAGTAGCACATCCGACCAACGTTTGTTGATAAAACAAACCAATATAATGAGATGCTGGTGCATATCCTTGGATATGATTCTTGTTGATGAACTTTTTTGCTTCACTCGACTCAATCGGTCTTACAATACACTTGCGTCCGTGTATTTTTGTTTCTGTTTTTTTGAATATATGCAACAGTCTTTGTTTCACAATGTCGTTTTTATTCACCCATTCATGTTCAAATATTTGTATTAGTCGTATTTGTTTTTCATTGCAAAGTAGCGTTTTATTTAAATGATAGTTTTTATCTTTTCCGTTGAGTTCACTGTGCCAATAGTGTCCGCATATCTCTATTGCTAGATTATAAGATTGACAATATATATCAAGTTCTTTGGGAAAGATAATAGTTCTATCGTTTATTGTGTGTTCTATATTGTATGATTGCAAAAAATCGCTGAGTTCGTGTTCATATGAAGAGCGATTGGATGTTTGTAATAACTGCAATCTATTAATCGCATTTGTTACAGTTGTTACACCAACGTTTAATTCGTTTGCTATTGCAACACATGATTTTTTGTTTGTAATATGTTCTTTTGTAAGCCATTCACGATTATTTAGATATTCAATCGCATGTGCGATTAATCGTTGTGATGTATGCTCTGTGCCATAACGTTTTATGCTGGTATTTTTTCTTTTTTCTAGAATTTCAGGAACAAGGTTTGTATTATCAGTACCATATTTTTGTATTAGTGTATTTTTTCTTTTTTGCTGAAACTTTATAGCTTGCAGCGGTTTTTCTACACCATACTTTTTAAGCATTGTTTGTTTCGTGCTGTGCAAAACATTTGCTGGAACACAATTACCATACTTTTTAATGTTTGTTCGTTTTCGTTTTTTGATTGTTTGATTGCTTCGTGTTGCACACTGAACCGAACAAAAATCACTATATTGTTTTTTTGATGTTTGAAACTTGGTCTTTTTACCACATACCTTACAGATAGGAGGTGATGTAATGTTATGTTCTAAACAATAAATCCGATGTGTTATCGATGCTTTTTCATCGAGAAAGTTTGTTTTTTCAAACAAAAAATCATATAGTTGTTTATTCTTCGTTAAAAGAAGTTGTGCTGCTTTTGGAGACACTCTTCCATCATGCAGCACAACTATTTGTTTTATTTGTTTGATAATATCGTCCACTGAGATTATCTTAGACCGCCCGGAATCCCTTTTGAGATAACAGCGGTTGCACTCCACGGATGCAAACTTTCTATGTGATCTGTCACGACGCTAAAATCAAAAATTTTACCTGCCAGAAACATTTCGTCTAATCCTTCATAAAATAAACGAATAGCATCCTCAGTAAACAATAAATTTGAACCATTTAATTCTGCAAACGCTTGTTCATCTCTTCGCTTACAAATGATTACAACTTCAGTTGGTACTTGACGACGAGCCATTTCAACAATATCTTCGATAAATACCGGATTCGAAGGATCGAATTCCACAGTGATTTTACCAATGCTTCGTTGCGAATGTCCATTTGCAGCCTTACCGCGTTTTACCATTGCGTCTTGTGCAAGTTCAAATGAACATGGACACGTTGATGAATAAACATAATCAACAGTCAAATAAAACTTATAATTGTGCCCATGCTTTTGTCCTTCTAATACACAATCATAAAAAATAAAACCTTCCATCTTTTCGTATGAAAGCTTAATTCCTTCAACGATTTTGAATACTTGATCGTCTGGTGCATCATCAGGTAGTTCTTTTCTCGTTCTTAGTGCCTGTTGGGTCCAAGGATATTTAAACTTCATTTTACAATAAACGCTATGAGATCCTTGTTTCTTTTGCAGAATATCTAACACGGACTTTAGACCATCAATTGATAAATGATTAGCAATTGCTTCATGCATCACGATTGGAAACCGTGAAAGGTTAAGACCTTTTGCATTCGGATTATCTAATGAACCATATAAGGATACTCTTGCATGTAGTTTTTCAATTGTACCATCACGACGAATAAAATGAACAGGCAAATCTACACCAGATACACCAACTTTATCAATTGGTACTTTTGCACCAGGTATGAACGGGTCGATTTGAGGATCTGGCAGATCTGCATCTTCTGGATAATACTCACTATCATATTTAAAATCCAAATGAGACATATGTTTGCTATAATCGTTATGTCTGTGTTTAATTGGTCGATATTTCATTTTTTATAATTCTCCAAATATTTTTATGTTTAAGATAATCTGTTCGATTGCTTGTACTCGTTTAGTGATATCAGCAGTTTCAATTGTAGTGTGCTTTTTTGAATCTGTCATTGACATTACATTCATTAAGATTGTTTGATCAACCATTTTTTGGTAGTGTTGATTTGAACCTCGAGTACCATCATGTTGAATAGGAAACAATCCGCCTTTCAAAAAAACAACACAACCATACGTTTGTTGTGCTTGCTTACACCGTTGATAATATTCGTCGACCCAATCAGAATATTGGTTATGTTTTCCCAAAACAATCAAGCCATATGTAAAAAGATCAGCATACGATCTTTCTGTAAAGACAATTTCTTTTGTGTTGACAAATTTTTGTTCATCTGCAATCTTTCGTGCAAGAATTTCGTCTTGAAACTTGAGCGTGAGATCAAAGTCTCGATTTACTTGATCAAGTGAAACATTCCAATCTGAAAGAATAGAACGCGACGTTTTTCTTTCAACGATCGTATGTCCATATTGTTTAAGTAGATTGAGGGTCGTTGTTTTGCCACACCCTTGAGAACCTGAAATAGAAATTAGCACAATAAAATATCCTTTTGCTATTTAAAAAACTATTATATATCAACTGAGCAGTGAATACAACAACACGCAATGAAGGACAAGAATGAACAATCTGAACGTTTGTCGGTGATGCAAGATTTGAACTTGCGACCCCTCGCTCCTGAACTACCACTTGTTCTTAAGAACAAGTGGGGTCACCCAACGGCAACCGTGATTCCTGCTTCAATGTGACATCTACTTCAGCCACTCCACAGGCGTAAATTCGGCCAGTTCCCAGCCTATATATTTCTTTTATTCCTATATTCCTGATATTCACAGCAGCATTAACATCTCTATCGTGATGCACTCCACATTCACAATCCCACTCTCTATCATTGAGAGTTAGATTGTCATTTATGAGTCCGCACGATGAACATGTTTTTGAACTAGGTGCAAACCGTCCAATTTCAACCACATATCCACCTTTTTCAGCTAGTTTATGGTTCAGTTTGTTTTTAAATGAACTCCATCCAGCTGAGCCAATTGCTTTTGATAACCTCCGGTTTTTCATCATTCCTTGAATATTCAGGTCTTCCAATGCCACAACTTGCCATTTCTTGGCTATCGAAGCAACCAGTTTCCATTGGAAGTCTTTTCTTTGATTTGTTATATGTCTATGTAATTTAGCCACTGAATTACGAGCTTTTGCGCAGTTTTGTGATCCTTTAACCTTTCTGGAGAGTGCTTTCTGTCTAGTTCTTAACAGTTTTTCACTCTTTTCAAGGTGTTTAGGATTAGATATCTTGGTGCCATCGCTTAATATTGCAAAGTCTTTAATTCCAACATCAATTCCAACAACTTCTGATTCAGCAACGGATCGAACAGGAACATCAGGTAATTCACATGAAATCAGGGCAAACCACTTATCGTCTCTTTGTTTAACAACGATTCTCTTTGCTTTTCCTTCAAAACATCTCTGTTTTGCATATTTCAATCGGCCAATTTTAGGTAACTTAATGCTTCTATTACAGATATTGAAAAATTGTGGCACAGCGAATGAATCGGCAGCATCATGTTTGCTCTTAAAACGCGGAAATCCGGCCTTGTTCTTAAATATTCGCACCAGTGCATTGTTTAAATTAATGCATTGTTCGTGTAGAGATTGGCTGTTTATTTCGGTTAACCACAGATGCTGCTTCCTTAGTTCAGGCAATAACCTTTGCATTTCAAAGCGAAATATGAATTTTTTCTCTTGCTCATATTTCTGAATATTTGCTTCTAACATTTGATTCCATAGCCAACGAACAGCACCTGCGTGCTGCTTTAATTGCACCAGCTGGTCTTCTGTTGGTAATAATTGAACCTCAAACGTTTTAATCATAAAGGTATTTGCGTTTATTAGTTAATTATTTTATTTATTCGAGTGAAAATGCTAGTAATTCTAGCACTTTTTCATTTACTTGTCTAACAACAAGTGGGTTTTTGAGCGTGCAATGTTAAATCTATGCTTTGTTGAAATATAATGTTCTTAGAATTAACAATTTTTGTTACGCACGAAGAAGCTGTAACGGTAAATTGTTGACGTGTACTACAGAGGCTTAGGTTCCCAAAATCAATTATATTTGTAGTTATAAATAATTCCCAAGGGTGTTCCAACAAGCCGGTCTTGGCACAATATGCTTTACCGTTACAATTTTTGTGGACCGGAGGAGAATCAAACTCCCACCTTCGCGGTGCAAACGCGACGTGCTCTCATTATCACTACCAGCCCATAATTTAATTTATAATTAAATCATAGCATAATTTTTTTGAAAATACAACAGGGTTATTTTAATTTTGCTTCTTTGTACAAGACGTGTTTTCTTACAACTGGATCATATTTTATTTTTTCCATTTTTTCAGGATGCGATTTTTTATTTTTTGTTGTTGTTGTATGAACTACCGCGTAGCTAAAGACAACGCGGTTTCTGAACTCATCGACCCAGCTAACAACACCAGCGCCTCCTTCGGTTTTTGTTTAGTGTCCGACTGCGTTCTACAACCAGACTGTAAATTATTTATGGCTGATTCATCGCTGATGATCACGTGGTTTTCTCAGCCCCAATTCTGATAATTTTTGCTTATAGCCAATTCCATTTCAATAGAAAAATTTTTTGTAAAATTTCTTATATTTTGGAGATTTTGTGTATAAATAATAGTATAACACAATCTAGGATGCTAAATCAAGTGATAGTTCAGAAGTCCGTCAAAGTTCAAATTTATCCAAGAGAGTCTGACAAAGAACTCTTGGCTAAGCATTTTGGCGCTCGTCGATTCGTCTTCAACAAGTTTCTTGAGATCCGTAAGAACGAATACCTAGAAAACAAAAAGTCGATCGGATACAATGCTTGCTCTGCTCTAGTCACTGAGATGAAGAAAAATCCTGAATTTGAATGGTTAAAGGAAATCAATTCTCAGACAATTCAAGCAGCACTAAAAGATTTAGATGGAGCATATGATCGCTTCTTCCGTAAAATTGCCAAATTCCCAAAGTTCAAATCTAAACACAATAGCAGACAATTATTTAAGGTACCTCAACATTTCGTCATTGACTGGGATGCAAAAACCCTAAAGATTCCTAAGTTCAAAGTTCCATTCAAGTTCAAAGGCAAATTCACTGGTCGATTAGTGAAAGCGAATTCTGTAACAATTTCAATGAATGCTTCAGGTAAGTATTTTGCCTCCATTCAGGGTGAGTTTGAGATCGACCAAAAGGAATCCACAGGTGAAATCATCGGCGTTGACCTTGGAATCAAATCTCTTCTTGTCGATTCAAATGGAACAGAGATTAAGAACGAACGATTTCTCAAGAAGCATCTAAAGAAGATCAAGTACCTCCAACGTCAACTCTCTAAGAAAAAGAAAGACACAAAATCAAGAACAAAAGCTAGGTACAGACTAGCAAGACAACACCAAAAAGTAGTAGATCAAAGAAACAACTATCTTCATCAGGTAACGACCAAATTGATTAACGATAACCAAGTAATCTGTTTGGAAGACTTTAGTGTTAAGAACATGATTAAAAATCACAAACTAGCACAAGCAATATCTGATGTTAGCTGGGGTAGTTTAGTTTCGATGTTGAAGTACAAAGCAGCATGGCATGGTAGACAAGTAATTCAAATAGATAGATGGTTTCCATCTAGTAAGACTTGTTCTTCGTGCAACCACATCATACAAGACATGAATCTTTCCATTAGAGAATGGACATGCCCTGTTTGTGGTGAAGTACATGACAGAGATGTCAATGCAGCTAAGAACACACTTCGTCAAGGTTTGAATTTAATGTCTGGTTGTGGAACGCAGTCGGACTCTAAACAAAAACCGAAGGAGGCGCCGGTGAAGTTGGCTGGGTCGTTGAGTTCGGAAACCGCGTTGTCTTTAGCTACGCGGTAGTTCATACCAAATACCACCTTTCCACATTCTGTACAATTTAATCTTCGATAGCATTTTACGTCCAAAGATTAGCACGAATTTTTATTAAACGAATTAACATTTCAGTATCTTCATTAAAATATTGCTGTTCAATTTGATTACAAAGATTAAGTGCTTTGTGAGTTTCTGCTCTATCTTCATCTGTTTGATCGCACCAAAATGAGGAAAGAGGTTCTTTGTTTGTCCCTCTTCTCTTTTCGCAGAGTTCCGTCCATCCGGATGCATCATAAGGATCTGGTCTTAGCGGTCTTACGTTTTTCCACCAATTATAAAGTTCGTATTGTTCTTTTGCTGAAAGTGATTGTGGTGTTGGTGGTGCATATTCTTTTTCTTCAAATAAACAAACATCATCCGTTAAAGACATTTCCCATTCGAGATATTTGATCCCCGCTTCTGCAGATCGCCATTGCTTAATGCCAATCCAATCGAGAAATTTTGTCAATCCAGTAAAACCATATTTTCTTGCCGATTCCTGATCAAAAATAACTTCGATGCGCGCCTTTTCTACTTCAATAAAATCAACGAGGGTTTCGAACAACCCATAAAGAATTCTTGTATCAATTTCATGATATACACCAGGTGTTAGTTTTGTATTGAGATAATGTGTTTTCATGACAAACCTCTTTATGAGATAATAACGAAAATCAGAAAATTTTGTAAACGGAAAATAAATTATCTCTTGTGCAAAATCCAAAAATTCTTCTACAAACCAATAAACAAATTTGTTTTTGGTCCGAGAAGCATCTTTCCATACTTTCCATTGACCGATTTCAGCAGCATTAGGTTTTTCAATGCAATATCTTTTCAATAGCCAAAGAGCAAATTTTGAACAAGACCAATATTTTTTTATCATGTTAGAGTTCCTCTACAAAAAACACAGCCCCATTTTCTCCGTCTTCGCTCACATCAACCTGACACAAATCAAATTTTTCTGCTAGTTCTCGTCCTAACATTTCACAAGACTTTTTTCCAAACTTGTGGTTTGGATATGTTTCATTTAAATATTCTTGAATCCGATGCTTCAGCATGATAAATTCAACATCACGGTCATCATGATTTACCCATTTGTATGCTTTAATATGAAACATGTGACGGTGTTCGACTCTTAAATATGATACCTCTTCAAACGGACACTCGGGCCAGTTGTGCGTTGCTTCAAACTGAAGCGTGCAATAAACCATTGTTTTTGTTGCAATTATTTTTTGTTGGTTTTCGTTCATTTCTATTCCTCAAAATATAATAAATATTGTTGTGAAGCCTTTAAAGGAGAACTCATATGAGCAACTTCACTCACAACAGAAAGTTCCATGCTACTCAGCATACTAAAAAACAACGCTGTTTTCAACGAGCACTTTGGTTTGAACGAAAACATAGATTAGGGTTTACTGCTGTTCAATATGTGATCGTTAAACGAGTTAGTAATGGAGTCATCTTGTAAGTTATCTTGCTAAAGAATATTTAAGTAACACGTTAACCAAATATCTTTCTTCTTCAAGAAGAAAGTGAAGTTCTCTTATATCCAACCTTCCTTCTCTCACTATCGATGCAGCTTCATAAACTTTTTCGTTCAAAATAATACCAACACAAGTTGTAGCATTATTTAATGCTTGTTCGTCTTCATTGAAGATAGCAACAGGCAAAGGATAGTTCTGTTGAATTACTTTAAGACCAAAGTACAAATCAGCCAACTGTCTATGGTTCCCACCATCAAGTACAATCATTGTTTTGTGGTTTCGAGCCCAATCACAAATAATGGAATATTCAGGACTGTTGGGGTTTGTGTTGATAAAAAATTCTGCAGTGCAATGTGCTGTTTGAATACCTTTTTGTATCGGTGAAAGGTACATGTTAGTAAAATAATATGCGCGCATACTTGTCCTTTTTTCAAAAAAATGATAACAATTTTAATTTTACTGCTGTTGTAATAATTTTACAACACTAAGTTCAGTCACAAGCTCTTTGCAAACATATATCAAAAAATTATTTTTTGTTGGAAAATAAATGGAGTTGTAAAATAATTGTCAAGGCATACGCGATAGCATGCGAACGTTTAAAACTATAACCATCATCTGTTTTTGTATAAAGTTTATTGTTTCTGACAAATTCTTTATTATCAATGTATTCAGGTACTAAATGTCGTTTCCCTGGCCGCATCAATGCAATACAATCAGCCAATTCTTCTACACTTCGTGGTTTTATTTTCTTCAATAGTAAATGTTCACGATTTACTTGAAATAATTGTTCAACTATTTCTTTATTTAACAATAAACTCCAGTCAGGTTCTTTCTTTAACAAATCTCGTATTTGTTGCTTTGATGTAAAATTATCAAGTAAAGATAAATGCAAAAAATCTATTTTAAAATAACCAAGATCTTCTGCATCTTTATAAGGAATTGCAGCAACTCCAGTAATTTCATCGACTGGAATATTTTGAAAGTAAAAACCACAATTGTGTTTTGTTAACTTTTCATTTCTTACCATCGAAGCGGGGACGGAGGAAGGAAAAACTTCTTTCCCCACAAACGTCGTTGGCAAATCAATGTCAATGTCCATGTAAGAGTTTTTTAATTAAATCAATTTCTCTACCGGGTTTATGTACTTTTATTACCAAATTAACTGCCGTGGCAACATTGTTCAATGTATTGAATTTTATTTCAAATTCTTGTGAACTTAAAGTTCCTGTATCGAGTTGCTTTTTCCAGTAGTCAACAATTTCATATGTTGAATCAATTATTTGAATGTCAATGTTATTGTATAAACCAAGAGTACTATTAGCTGTTTGTTTTTTTGATTGCAAAGCGTTTTCGCTCTGATCAAATAACTTAAACATTTCGGTTGTTAATAAGCGAACATGTGTTGGATCATTGATAGCATTATCACATCTCCAATGTGGGAATACAACCTCCCATGTTGCATTTGGTTTTGATATTCTATACATTTCTTTTAAAATGTTAATAAAGTCAGAAGGCGTTTGTCCAAGATGTTCTAAGATATCTTTTGCTACGATGACATCGAAACTGTTATCATCAAATGGCCAGGGAAATACTTCTAGGTCGACTATTTTGTCGGGTCGTGCTAGAGGTTCTTTATCAACGTTGAGAGCACCTTCAATTTTTTTAAACCCACAACCAAGATTCAGCGTTGATTTCGGTTTTTTAATTACCTCACTAATAGGAGGTGTTAAATTAAATTTTTCATTTAACTTTTTATATAGTTTATTGAAACATTTTGTCCAATCTTGATATTCTTCTTGTCTAAAAAGAAGAGCGGATTTATACCAGGGTGATGATGTGCTGTGAGGTGCATCAAGCGTCCATGTGTGATATGGAAGAATCGGAACAATTACCCACGTCTCTTTTCCCATCGCTGCAGAAATGTGTGCAATGCTTGTACATGAAGTAATTACTAAATCAAGGTTGCTGATTGCTGCAGCCGTATCTTCCCAAGAAATCAACAAGTGTTGTAGATCGATAATATTTTCCGGTAATTTTTGAATATCGTTGTCACGCTGCAATGAATAAATTTGAAATTCATCACGATTTGCTAAATCTATTAAAAACTCAGGCGGAAATTTTCTAAATTGTTGATGTTCAAATTTTGGATTACCAGACCAACGAATACCAATTTTAATTTTTTCTGAACTAATAATATTCTTCCACATTTCAACGCTTGTTGGATTCGGGAAAATGTATGGATCGTTTGGTAGTGTTTCGAAAGTAATACCAGCAACCCACGCAACACTAAACCCCGGAATCCAATAATCGTGTGGTGTATTTTTTGCATCGATTCTAGTAATACACTTCGATACGCCTGGAATTCTATAAAAGAGGCTGTGAAGTTGTGGATCGGCAGCTAGAATAACATTAGCACCTTTGTCTGCAAGCGTTTTTGCAAAACGAGCGTGAATAATTTCATCACCATAGCCACCTTCTAACGAGATAATAATTGTTTTACTGGATGGATCTGATCCGTCCCAAATTGGTTTTGAAGTAGCAAGCGGTGGACCACCATAAACATTAAGAAAGCGACCGGAATCTAGTAGTTGCATTCCTTCTTGGAACTTTCCTTGATTTAGTAAAAACCAACCTCTGTTGAAATTGTGTCTTAACCACATTTCTTCTTTATCTTTGCCAGGAACGACTGGAATGTTATCAGGACCGTTTCTTTCTAAATGTTCGGATATTTGCCAACCTTTTTCGAATTCACCGCGAAGCATGTGATCCAACTGTTGGTCGATTGGATGCATATATTTCTCCTTATAGTTATAAGTATGATTATAAATGACTTTGCAAAAAAGACAACGTTATGCTCGAATTGCTCCTTTGTGGAAAAACCCAATACCAGAAGCAAGATTAACCCAACTTTGAGAGCCAATTTGTACGGGTGATGATCTGTTTGTAGTTGTTCCGTCGCCAATTTTCCCACTAAAATTGTTACCCCATCCAAATAACAATCCGTCGCTTCGTATAGCATGAACTGTATTACCACCAACCGACACTTTTGACCAGGTTGATGAACCGATCTGAACTGGTGATGATCTGTTTGTAGTTGTTCCGTCACCGAGTTGGCCGTTGTTATTTCTTCCCCAAGCAAACAATAATCCGTCGTTTCTAATAGAAAAAGAAGAGAGATCATCAATGTAAATGGAAGACCAGCTTAACGAACCGATCTGAACCGGCGATGATCTGTTTGTAGTTGTTCCGTCACCAAGTTGGCCTTGATCATTTCTTCCCCAAGCAAACAAACGACCGTCCTGTCTTATTGCTAAGGTATGAGAACTATCACCCCCAAGCACACTTGACCAGGTTGATGAACCGATCTGAACTGGAGATGATCTGTTTGTAGTTGTTCCGTCACCAAGTTGACCCAAGCTGTTTCTTCCCCATGCAAACAAACGACCGTCCTGTCTTATTGCAAAAGAACAAGTGATGTCGCTTGCATAAACAAATATCCAACTTGCTGTTCCGATCTGAACTGGAGATGATCTATCTATAGTTGTTCCGTCACCAAGTTGACCAAAGCCATTTCTTCCCCAAGCAAACAAAAGACCGTCCTGTCTTATTGCTAAAGTGTGACTGGTTTGACTAGTACTTATTGCTGTCCAACTCGATGTTCCAATCTGAACTGGCGATGATCTGTTTATAGTTGTTCCGTCACCAAGTTGACCGTCGGAATTGGCGCCCCATGCAAAAAGTCTGTTATCTTGTCGTAAAGCTATTACACTCTGTGGCTGTACACCAACAAATATCCAACTCGACGTACCAATTTGGACTGGAGATGATCTATCTATAGTTGTTCCGTCACCAAGTTGACCTGAAGTGTTACGACCCCACGCAAACAAACGACCGTCGCTGCGTATTGCATATGTTGTGTATTGGTTTGCAACAGCTACAAACATCCAGCTTGATGCACCAATTTGGACTGGCGATGATCTGTTTGTAGTTGTTCCGTCACCAAGTTCTCCGTAAGTATTTTGACCCCACATAAATAATGTACCAACCGGGGTAGGAGGCGGCCCACCCACGACAGTATTTTTATATGTTCCTTTATTTAATGCCATAATAGTCTCTTAAAAATAGTTTTGTCCAGTAACAACACCAAACCAGTTAGCACCACCATCTCTTGTTATCAATGTAATAATATCAACTCTGCCGGCTATTGAGGAAAGCGTTGGAGCCGTCCCGCCGGCCCAACGTACTGAAGGAGGCCACGTAACCGTTCTGGGTGTACCATCCATTGTAAACATTATCGTAATTGATGAAACTTTGCCTGATGCGGGGATACCGTTAAACGTCAACGTTGTAATATTTTGGCTCAATGAAACATTGAAGAACGTTCCTGTGGTCAAATCAAGCGTAAGTGTACCGGCTGTAATTGCAACTGTTGGCGATGTTTCTATGTACTGAACTATATCCAACAGTCCAGGAATTATTACATTTCCTGCTGCATTAATTGTCATTCGTGTTGTGTTGTTTGTTCTTAAAACAATATTACTTGTACCAGCACCTGTTGGAACACCGGCAGATATTTGTACAGTACCTCCATTTTGGTTTGTACCAGCAGCATTTCCGGCTGTAATTGTAACACCACCACCTATACCACCTGTTAATGCATTTCCTGCCGTAAACGTCAAGCTTGGACCGTTGCCTGCAACGGTTGCATTACCTGTAGCCATTGTAATGTTTGTTCCCGTTTGTGTAGTAATTTGCGGTGTTGGTGCTAGGGCAGCAAATGTCAAAGAACTACTTGTTGTAAACCCTGTATTTGTGGCAATATTAAAAGGCGCCTGCGTCGTAAATGTTGGGTTTGTTGTACCGCTGTTAATAGTAACAGAGCCGATATTGTTAATTGTTATACCACCATTACCATTTTGTGCGCGAGCATTAAATACGTTTACGGTTGATGCTGCTAACGAGTTTATGTTAAGCAAACTACCTGTACCAGCAGATGGTGCTGTTTCATTAATATCCAGACCGTTATTAGTACCAAACAGCGTCCATCTCCATGATTGTTGATTGTTTGTATTATTAATGGTGTTTGGGTTTGTGGCAGCTAAAATTTGATCTAGTCTTACAACGGCTGGTGCAATCGGTTGTGAATCGTTAAAGAGCTGACCTGCAACTAAACCGTACCAAGTTGTACCACCGTTATATGTTGTGAATGTATAAACATCTTCAGCACCATTGGAAACTGCTGGAGTTGGAGGTATAGAATTTGGCCAAAGGATTGATCCTGGCCACGCAATTGTTCTTGGTGTACCATCAGCTGTAAAAATTAATGTAAATGTAGATACACGACCTGAACTAGCTGGATTATTAATTGTTAGTGATGTAACGTTCTGATTTAGAGAAACTCTGAAAACAGAAGCTGTTGCTAAATCAAGAGTTAGTGAACCGCCACTTATTGTTGGAGTAGCATAGCTTTCTGTATATTGTCTCAGATCAGTTCTACCATTTATTGTTAAAATACTTGTTGCATTATCCCATGTAAAATTTGCACTACCACCAAAAACACCACTGTTGTTAAATTGTACGTGTGTATTAGATCCACCTGGAACACCACTACCAGCTGTTACACCAACCCATGATGTACCATTATGGAAATATAGTGTATTTGATGCTGTATCGATGGTCAAAGGCGATTTGTTTGTAAAGGAAACTGGTGTGCTTGTGGGTGGTGCTGTTAAAGATGAAATATACATCCATCCGTCCGTTGATGATGGTGTTGGGCCAAATGCGCCAGGACGTCCTTGAACAAATGCGCCGTTGTTATTAATGAAACCAGCTTCAGACCCTACAAGCGCAAAACCAAGGCCTTGGTTGCCTACGCCCGGATGTGTTGTTACTGTTCTTAAATGAAAACCAGTAGTTGGGCTTTCTAAAAAGCCTAACGCTGGTCCACCTGCTGTTCCAGTCAATATTGCTATATTTCCCAACGGTCCAACTCTTAATGCATCATTAGATCTTGCACGAACTAACAACGGATTAGCATTTGATCCTGTTATTGTTTCAATTTGTAAAAGGTTTGAAGCTCCCAACCCGCTTGTGGAAGCTAGATTTTCCCCAAAAGTAAATCCGTTTTGACCGTTTGCTGTAAGTTGCCAATTCCATCTTTGTTGATTGTTGTTATTGTTGATAGTATTTCCTGTAGTAGCAGGCGTTATCAATGATAATGAAGTTGAACCACCTCCAACAGCTGTCCAGCCGGTTGTGAACATGTTAAGTTCTTCGGTTGTTGAATTGTATATTAATAACCCAGGATATGGTGAAGCGATAGCATTGCGTTCTGCTGTTGTAAGTGTAGGAATACCAATGCCTTTTACGGTCGTAGGATTTGTAAAGTTGGATGTAATTCTTATTGTACCACTTGCATTGTCAAAAAATAAGCTCATGTTTTATTCCTTAACTTGTTACTTGTACAGTCGATACGAAAGCAACCCATCTAATTACTTTTGCAGTTTCGCCTTGTACACGTATACGTAAACTTCCGTGCGTTATATCGGCATCGACAGTTGCATTCCATGCGGGGATATCTTCAGCAACAATTGTTGTATAAACAGGACCTACTATTGTAACAGAAGCAGGACCAGAAATTCTATCAATACATCCATCAAACGTGTATGCTGCTCTTTCGTTTGACGCATCTGTTCGTCTTGCGACTAAATCAATTCTAAATTTCCATGTGCCATTATCTGGCAACACCATTCTTCGTGTACCACTTGTTCCATCTAAGAACATTTCAGTTATAGTATTATTTGTCGTTTCTGTTAATAATGTATATAGTGTTGTTTGTGCATCTCCAGGAGACGTAAAGTTATCGCCACGAAAATTAATTCCGCCGCGTGACGTTATAACTGTTTGTCCGTCAGTTCCTGATACAGATGTTCCTGCTGACAGAAATAAATTACCACCAAACCCACTACCAGGCGCATCTCCTCCAATTAAACCAACGTCACCACCAGATCCAACACCAACACCATCACCACCATTAAAAATCATATCGCCACCAGGATTACCTGACGGTGCAGTAAAGTTTAGACCACCTGGCGGAATGTTTGAGCCATTTAAAGCAAGATATATTGGATTTAAGCCAGTAAAATCTACTGCAATTTGATTGCTACCATTTATAAATGTTGTGTTTGTTACTGTGTCCGGTAAAACATTAAATTGGTTACCGATTAATAATAAACCGTTACCGGCCGTGTATGAAGAACCGCCCGTAAACTGAGTTACAAAAATTGCGTCAGTACCAACAACAAACGTCAATGGATCGTTTACTGTTTGTACCCAACCTGATCCTGCATAAGTTGTACCTTGTTTAATAAACGTATATGATCCTGGAATCTCATTTGCTTGATCACATAAACCACAACGTGTTAATATCCATGGATTGGAACCGTCGCCAACTTGTGTAAGATTGTATCTTCCGTTTTCAGCTGGATTTGTTTGACCAGCAACCAAAACACCATTTAGACCTGGCGTGGTTACTGTTAACGTTACACCATCAATTGTTGGGAAAGGACCGTTGGATGTTGCTGTCAGTGTTGCACCAACACCTAAAACACCATTGTTGTATGTTGCTGCCAAATTTGATACAGCAACAATTTCTACGGCTGGTTTTGTTACAATGCCAGCAGCAATATTATCGACATATTGTTTTGTTGCAGCATGTAGTGCAAGCGTGGGATCAGCATTTAATGTTAAGAAACCTGTCATTGTGTCGCCAGTTACATTAACATATCTGTTATCTGCAAACCCAAGATTTAAAGCGTCGCCTGCATTTACAGGATTACCGACGTTTGTAATTAAGTTTCCATTCATATTTAAATTATTAAACAATGATGGATTTGAAGTGTCAAAGAAAACTGTCCAATCATTTAAACTATAAATTAAGCCATTGGGCGTTGCAGTTGAAGGTATGGATGGTTCATCAACAGGGTTTAACGGTAATGAATTAATTGTTACAATTGTATCTAGGCCTGATAATGTAGACGTTACAACTTCATATGTAACAACCGGTTTGTTGGCATAAAGCGGATCGGCATCTATTCCAGTATTTCCAAAAACAGCAAATCTTGATCCGGGTGTTATATATAACGTTTGGTTTCCTTCAAGCGTCCATTGTCCGAGGCCAGAATTTACACCAATTACTTTTACAAAATTACCAAGATATGATTGCGAGGAGTTATAAAAATACATAAGTTGATCATTGCTGTTGTACCAGAGCTGTCCATTTAGTGGTGCTGGTGGTGGTACAGAATGTGCAGAACTTTCTGCAATTCTAACAATTGATTGTTCAAGTTTTTGTCCCCACTCAATCATTCCTCTTCCTGGCAAGGAAAAAGATGTAGCAACACCAGTAGGTATTGTTTTTTCGGCAGGAACTGTATATGAAATGAAACCAATGGGAAGTGCTGTAATATTTACGCGTTCCGTTGTAATAACAGGCACAGTTTCTCCTGGATCGACTGTAATTGTTGTGGTACCTGCACCAAATACCGAAGATTGTACAGTAAATGTTTGTGAAGGTGTTAACACAAATTTACTTCCAGGCGGAAAACGATTAGTTAAATCACCATTTATTTCTACAGATCCGCCAAGACCAGGAACATGCGATAAAATAGGAAATTCTCTGTGTGAAAGAAATCCTTGTGATGTTGCTGTAACAGCAATTGTTTCGCTTACAATAATTTCTGTATTAGGACCAACGTTTGTTGCTGAAGCAACCGTAAAAACTCCTGAATCACCATTCTCTGTTATTGAAATAAAATTGCCAGATTCAAATTCTTGCGCAAAGTTACCTTTAATAATCCATATGTTCGGAAACGTAACACCAACAATCTCAAAGAATCCGCGTGGTATTGTTTCATTTACTGGGATTTCTGTTGCAGAAACATTAAACACTGAATTAATATTTGTTGTATATGTTCCAGATATTGGAGTTATAAAACTACCGTTTTCGTCCGTTACATCGAAAATAAAACCAGCAGTGAACCTTGCAGAAATGTCTCCGCCAACAACGAAATAATTATTTCCAAGGTTATGTGGTGATAGAATTGGTTTTAAAACAGATCTTAAAACAGATCTGTTTCTTGGACCATTTGTTTCCAAAGGAAATATATTAAATGATGTGTTGTTATCAGATAATGTTATTGTAATCGGTGTCGTCATTTACATTCCTATCAAAGCAATAATATTTATTGTGTGTTTTGTCTCCAATTTATACCAATCCTTGAGAAACAATTTCTAGAGTTCCGGTTGCAGGAGGAGAACCAAACGTAATTGTTGTTGATACCCATTGGTTACCAACAAAATAACCCAACGGATCAGAAAATGTATGATCTTCATCATAATCACCGGTTGTTCCTGGATTGCCTGGAAAAAAATTAACAAACCCCAACAAGTTTGCAAATAAATTGTTAGGTCCCGGTCCATCAGATAATGTAACAGTTGATGTGTTTCCATATGTTGCAATATTTTCAAACTTTAAGTTTCTTCCGCTAACTGTTACTTTCAGCGCTGGTTCGAGAATACTTCCTCTTATACTTCCAAGACCAAAAGCCGGGGCCGTTAAAGATGTTGTAACGGGGATTGTAGTTAAACCACCACTGTATGTTGATCCGCCGACATCTACAGTATATAAACCATCGTTTGTGCCGGAATTAATTACGTGAAATGTATAACCAGCAGTAAATAAAGCTGTATGATCACCCTGCACTGTAAATTCGTTCAAAGTGTCGTCGGTGTTGAGAATTGTTAATGTATAAAAAGTATTGTGACCATTTGCTTTAAGAACACCTAAACTTACACCCGGCGCTGCAAACGTTCCTGTGATTGTAATTGTTGTTATTCCGCCTGAAAATGAAGAACTTAAAGTTTCGTAGGTACCGTTGTTTGATGTTGAGTTTAATACTTCAAACAATGTTCCTGCTGTAAATAAATCTGTATAATCCCCATTTATTTCTATTGTTCCAAGAACATCATCAATAGCCTCGACTGGTTCAATAAATCCGTTTTCGATTTGATTTATTAATTGTTGATATGTGGCTAAATTTGCGCCTTTGATTCTGAACAGTCTTGTCGACGGCGTCGTACCAGAGACCACAGCTTGAGCCTTAAATATAGTCTGTGCATCCACAATTGTATCAATACCTGTGAATGAAAAATCGTAATTACGTATTGTTTGATTAAAATTAGCAGTTTGATATCCATTTGAGGAGGCTCTCATGCGTGTTGTTGATGTACCGTCATAAAAATATACATTAAGTTTATTTGAACCAACAACATATGGAAGCGACGAAAATGTTGTATTTATATTGTCGGTAGCAACATATGTTTTATTAACATAATCATTATCATCTACATATTGTTTTGTTGCTGATTGTGACGAGAATAATGGATAACTGTTTGTTACAAAATTAATAAACCCAGTCATTATATCGCCGAGGCGATTTACTTTATCGTCTGTTAATTCTTCTATTGCTGCCTGAACATTGGTTGACGCTGTAGTTAAATATGGAACAAAACTAACTTCTGTTGCAACGTGTGTGTGTGATATAGCAGCTACGCCAGCTGTTGCTATTGAACGATTCACCCATTGATTTGTAATTGTGTCATATGATAACAAATCATAATTACTAACTCCTGTAGTTGCAACGTCTGTTAAGTCATTTAAACTAATTGGCGCTGTTGCGACAGCAGTGTCAACATATTGTTTTGTTGCAGCATGTAATGGTAATGTTGGATTTCCACTTAGTGTTAAAGTTCCCGTCATTGTATCACCAGCTTTTGCAACTTTGTTAAAGTCTAATTCTTCTATTGCCAATTGTGTTGTTACTGCAACAATATTACCTGCTGGTGTGAATGGTGTTTGAGAAGCGTTTTTGTTATCTACGTATTGTTTTGTCGCTCCATCAGAAGGTGCTAAGGGAGTTGCTAAATTAATAATTCTGTTATTGCCAACATCAAAATTTCCTGTCATAGGAACAGAACCGTCAGCCAACAAGTAACCGGCAGCAACACTTGTCCATATTGTACCATTCCAAATCAAAACGTTTCCTGTGTTTGTATTATACCAAAGATGCCCGATGTTCGGTAGTGTGGGAGATGTTGGTGATACAGTTATTTGGACTGCATCCCAACTACTACCATTATAAACTTTCATTGTATTGTTTGTTAAATCATACCACAATTGTCCTGACGTTGGGAAAACAGGAGGAATTGTTGCTGCAAAATTTTCAAGTAAGAATACTTGGTTTTCAGCAAGAATTTCGCCGTAGTTTGGAACTCTTTTGCCAGGTAACCTTAAAGAGGTATGTGCTGCGGTGTTTACAGGTAAGGGGTTGTGTGGATTTTGTGGTCCATCAATGGTGGACGGTTTGATTACAAAAGGTGTCTTTGGACTTGTTAAATCAAATGTACCTGTAAAATCAATAATATAATCCGACATCGCTTTTTCCCTTGTTTATATAATATTTATTTTAGATTTTAATAATTTTATTCGTTACAATGTACGGCTGCATAATATTCATAGCAACATTACCACCTGTTGTTCCAGTATTTGATGCAACAATATTACCAGTTCCCAAAGCACCAGCACCCGTATTTAAAGCACCAAAAGAGTGATTATGTGCTAATAGTTCGTTTATGTTTTGAGCATGAGACGATTCTCCACCAATCGTACCAAACGCTCTAGTGCCACTTGGTGTGTATGTAACTCTGAATGTGCCTGAACCAGCGGTTGTCAAATTGATTGGATTTTGATTTTGTGCATTTGCTAACGAAGAAGCAAGTTGTATTTCTGTTGCTGAAATACGAATAATCCAGTATGTTGTGGAATCAACCAACGGTGCTGGTGATGTGCCAGAAATAACATTAAAGACAACTGGCATGCCTGTAATCCATTTGTCAACATTAGAAGGAACTGTTATTCTTTCGTTTGTTATGTTAACAGCTGTGTCTGTGAAATTATCAAATTGACCAGCAGCGCTGCCTGCTCCAATGAAAGTTCTTTGTCCAGCATTTGGTAAGCCCAACGTTTTATTTGCTGTCCAGTCAGCAGCAGCAGAAACGCCTCTTCCACCAGAAACGGGCGCGAGTTCTTGCGATAGATTCCATAACAAGTTATATAAGTTTTGATATAACGCTCCTGCAAACGTTGCTCCAGAACCTGTGTTGCCAATCGTGTTTCCGTTTAGTAGTAACCAGCCAGTTGGTGCAGTTGTGCCCAAATAATCAAGTATTGCACCAGTTGGAAAAACTGTAACAGAAGCAGTTGCAGCGTCGACATATGCTTTTGTGGCTGCATCTTGGTTGTTTACCGGATCAACGACATTAATAATGTTGTTGTTTCCCATATTAAGAACGCCGTTCATTGTGTCGCCAGATTTACTTACTTTTGTAGTATCGCCACTGTCAACATATGCTTTTGTGGCTGCATCTTGGTTGTTTACCGGATCAACGACATTAATAATGTTGTTGTTTCCCATATTAAGAACGCCGTTCATCGTGTCGCCAGTTATATTAACATATCTTTGATCAAATTTATTTTGATTAACAATTTCCCAAACCGTTCCATCGTAGACACGAAGAACATTTACCGGAGCACCAGAAACGTCAAACCAGAGATCTCCCACAGTTGGATTTTCGGGTTGCGATGAAGAAGTAAAAATGTTTGTATTTGCTCTCCATTCTGTTCCTGTCCATACGAGCAAACGAGAAACAGGCGGTGCATTTGGAGGTGTTGTTGATGTTCCCGAGATACGTTTAAGCCATGACGATGGTATTTGACGATATAAAGAATCATACCTATATAAAGTGTTTGGTTGTATTCCTGGAAGAGATGGTGTTGAGCCTGTATACCAATAGTCACCATCTGATGGTGTTAATGGTGGTGTGTTACTACCTACTGTATTACCGTGCACATTAATTGTTATGTCTTCCCATATTTGTCCAGTAAAATTCCAACGCCACCATGCTGTGCCTGGTTGTAAAATATAAAGTTGTTGTTCGTACCAAAGCTGTCCTTCTATTGGAAAAGGTGGTGGTGTTGCACCTGCCCAATGTTCAGTTAAGCGGAGCTGATTTTCATTGACAGCTTCTCCCCATTCAAGTGTGCTTCGACCATAAATTCTTAACGAAGAATTTGCTGTATTTCCTCCGGGACCATTAAAATCGCCAGTGTTTACTATAAATGTTGGCTTAAGTGGATCCGAAAAATTAATTGTATATGACATTTATCACTCCATTAAAACTTTATTATTTTATTTAAAACAATATACGGCTGCATATTATTCATAGTAACATTGTTGCCTATAAGTGATGTAGGCGTTGCACCGACGTTTATGAGACGTGATTCCAACACCGGTGGACCAGGGGGCGGGGTCTTCCCTGGGTTATATCCGTAATTACCGCCTCCGCCTCCGCCTCCGCCACCAAGCGTCGGCAAAGTTTGAAAAGTACCAGGAAACGTGTGTGCATGTTTCAAAATTTCGTTTATGTTTTGGGCATGAGACGACTCTCCGCCCCGTCCACCCAATAATCTTGAATCTGTTTGATATGTAATGGTTGCTGTACCTGTACCAGTTATGGTTTGTGCTATATTGTTTTGAGCATTTTCTAGTGACGTTGCAAATCTAATTTGATTGTTATTTACACGAATAATCCACCATGACCCATTCGTCAAACCACTAAAACCACTAACGTTTGATACAATAACAGGCATGCCAGTAATCCACGTATCAGTATTTGATACTACACTAACAGCGTTGCCGATTGCAGGCTGTAAAACCAAATTTTCAACAAACGTTGCAGGTCCCACACCAACTCCAACACGACCTCTTGCGTCCGGAAGATTAAATGTTGTTGATCCATCACCACTTCCGTACGTTACACCTATTACAGCAAACAAGTCGGCATATGTTGTGCGTGACACAGCTTGTCCATCACAAATCAACCATCCTGCGGGTGCAACCGAACCACCATAATCTACAATCATTCCTACGGGAAAAATAGTATTATTCAAAGTATTAATCAGATTATCAACATATTGTTTTGTTGCTGCTTCGTTTGGTCCAGCAGGAGGACCAGATAATGTTAAAGAGCCGGTTAATACACCACCCGTTAAGTTTAATTTTAATGCGTCTTGGTTATCAACATATTCTTTAGATGCTGCTGCTGTTGCAGATGGCGTCGGTGGCAACCCAAGCACTTGACTACCTCCTGACATGGTTAGATTGCCTGTCATTGTATCGCCGGTTATATTAACATACACACTATCTACCAATGGTGTAACATCAGTTGTTGTTACTGGTGATGTTGCTGTAATATTTCCTGTGTTGTTGGTTGTGATTTTTACAAATTGGTTAGTTACTGGTATACCAACATTTGGCGTTAATGATTTCCAAGAAGCTTCTGCTTCATTGTATATTAAAAAGTCGTTACGTGGATTGTCAGAAAGTCCTGGTGTTGTTGTTTCAACTCTGTAATTTCGCTCTAACCAAGCAAACGTTGTTTGTTTGTATTGTGAGTCATACCGATATAAAGTTGATGTTAATATATTATAAACATAGGATCCGATTGGTGCGGAAGGAGGTAAAGGACCATTAATTACTTGTACGTTTGCACTAATTTCATCCCATGAATTTGTTGTAAAATTATATCTATAAAATGATGTAGCCGGCGCCGAAGGTGCTGGAAATAAAATTACTGATGAATTCCTCCAATAAATTTCTTCTTTTACCCAACTTTGTCCGTTGATTGGGTTAATTGGTGGAGTTGCACTTGCCCAGTTTTCAGCTAATCTGAGCAGGTTTTCGTTGACCGCTTCACCCCACTCTTGAGCATTTCGTCCATATAATCTTAAAGAAGAATTTACACTTATCCCACCAGGTCCATTGAACGAATAGTCTGAAATGCTAAAACTTGGCTTTGTTAGATCTGAAAAGTCGATCTGATATGCCATAAAGTTCTCCCATATAAATAATATCTTATTTATTTATATAGAAAAATTGAAGAAAAACTAACGTTCTTTAGACAGGTGGTAGTTCAGGTTTGTGGTAGTTTATATGTTTAGTTCTGATACTATTTTCCGTATTTTCTCGACAATTTTAGGATTGTTTTTTCGTTTTTCTATCCAATAGTCTGGTCTAATAAACGTTTCTAGTAAAATTTTTTGTTCTTCGGTGGCTTCTCTTTTGTATTTTTCTTTAAACTTTTTACTTTCTAGTAATAGCCAAGGCGATAGTTGCCTTGTTCTTAACATATGTAAGATTTCATTTATTGAAATAGCAGAAAATATATCAGATATATCAACATCCAACGCAGACGCCTTTGTAACTAAACTGTCAATAGAAATTTTTACTTTTTTAAGTGGTGATAATTGATTATCTAAAAATTCAATATACAGACTATAGACCTCATCAGTTTTCCACAATGATGGTGGTAAATCTTTTTCTTTCATTAGCCATAGAAACTTTTCTACATCGGGCAACTTTACTGATTTTACAAATTTAGCAAACTCAATAAAAGTTCTGTAGTATTTGGAGTGAGCAAAACTTTCTGGTCTTTTTACAATTCTGTTATATGTTTTCATCCACATTACATAATAATTCAGTGCTGCTTGACCTATTGGCGTTTGCAGTTCTTCAGCACGAATCATATCTTTGCACTTGTGTTGAAGAAACATATTTTCTCTAACAAAAAGCTTAGAGCAATATTTGCATTGATATCTCGGAGGTGTATAAGAAGATGTTTTTGCCACAAAAGTCATTAGCATAGATTAAAAGATTTTTTGGTGTGTTGGAGTTATTCTTTTAAATGTTTCAGACGTTTTTGTTTGTTCATCAATGTGACTTAGTTGTTTTTATAAAACTTCTTTCAGTCTTCAAAAGCATCTCCAAACTTCCCTTTACTTGTTTTGTGTATGTTGTTTGCTTGTCCTTCGTCTTTACTATTATTTTTTCTAACATTTTTTACTCCCCATTCTTTACTTATTTTGTTAATATCTTCTTCTTGTTTTCCTAACTCTTCAGCACAATAAACAACATCGTCATACGACATCAACCCCAACGCTTCCGTCCCTTGTTTTTTGGAATAATTGTAATATTGACAAATTACATCGAGCGATACAGGTTTACTATTCACCGTTTTTGTTGGTAATTTGTTCCAATAATATTTTTGTGATCGCCCACTACAAGCAATTGTTAATAAATCAAACAACAACTTTTTGTGTTGGTTTCCTAAGTTAAAGATACATTGATTAACAATTTCATTCAACAAATAAATTTGTTGTTTATTTGTTGTTCCTGAAAGCCAACGTTGAACAACAAACGGAATAAACTCTTTTACTTCTTGTTCTGAAAGAGTTTCATAATAAGTTATATTTTTTTTACTTATTTCGCCCAGCAACTTAAATAGGTCTAATCTTCTTTCTGCCATTTTGTTAGCGCAAATTTTTTATTACAAAACTTACATTCAATGTGATCACCTTTATGAACCAAATGTTCATAAGGATGAACACAATCTCGAACCATTTTATTTCTTAGAGTTGCAATTTCGTCTACTAAAGGAATTTTTTTAGTTTCCAATTCAAGAATTTTGTCTTGAATTGGTTTTAGTTCGGCAATTGCTTTTACAAGATTGTCCATCATTCTATGAAATGACATCTTTTCGCTTCGCGTTGCATAGTTTGAAATTGCCTCCAAATCCATTCGTATTTTTTGTTCTTCAATTGTTTCGTTTGGTTGTTTTCTTTTCTTAGGCATTAACGTTCCCCAGTTGAATAAACATTGATGCGGCATTAATTTCCGGATCCGCAACAATTGAGTGTTTATATAAATGTTCTGCTATAATTACGATGCCTTGTTCCCAAGATTCTTTATTTGAAAACTTAGGACAAGCATTCAAATTTTCATACATAAAACGATACAAATCAATCCATTCTTCTCCTGCAATACTTGCACAAATTGTTTTTCTTATTTCTATCCAATCATTACGATTTAACATTTCCAAAAGGTTGAATTTCCAATCACCTCCAGCAATATTTTCATCGTTGGGCGATTGCAGCTTTTCGCCAATTGAATATTGTTGCAAACTATTAACAATTTTTCTTACATCGGGATATCCAGCAGCAACAAACTTTTCAAGAACTTTTTTGGAAAATTTAATTTTTTGGTCAACAAGAATTTCAGCACAATAGAGTGTTATGTCTTGTTTATCCATTGCTTTAAATGTAAATTTTTGACATCTAGATTTAATTGGTTCTATAATTTTGTAATCGTAATTACAAGTTAAAATAAAACTTGTAGTGTTAGCATATTGTTCCATCAAGTTTCTTAAAATTCCTTGAGCGTTTCCTGTTAAGTAATCGGCCTCATCGAGAAAAACAACTTTAAAAGAACCCATAGCATATGTCGAAACAAAATTTTTAATTTTTTCTCGAATTGTATCTACGGAATTTTCATCAGAAGCATTAAGAAAAAGAACATCGTTTTCGTCAACGCCAGTTTCTTTAATGAGAATTTTTGCTAAAGTAGTTTTTCCTGTTCCGGCAGTTCCAGCAAAAAGTAAGTGGGGAAGCTGACGATTGTTAATCATTTCCCTAATTGCTGCTTCTTGGTGTTTGTCTTGAAAAATAAAGGTTTCAACTGTAGAGGGTCTATATTGCTCAACCCACAACTTGTGTCGTTTTTCCATGCGATCTCCAAATATATTAGTATAAGTTTATTATACCTGTGGTGACAGTATAAATCAACTTACAAATAATCGGAGACGTATATGTGAAGACCCTTTTTCCTTAAAAAGGTTTCAATTGTTGTCAACAAGTTTCTTTCTTCGCCTGATAAGTTACCGTTTTTTTGTTTTAATTCTCTATAATAATCGAGAATGGTTTGCAAGTCATTTTTTTCGATGTTTAGCGTAGAAAGAATTCGCGATCGTTCGTTCCTTAGTGTTTTTGTTTGGTTCTTTGTTTCTTGCGAAACAGTTTGTTGTTTATCTGCTTGTGGTTCTATTTGTGGTTCTATTTGTGGTTCTATTTGTGGTTCTATTTGTGGTTCAGACTTTTTCGAAAATTCAAAATCGAGAGGTTCCAATTCTTTTGTAGTTCTCTTTTCCATTTCAAACTTTTCGGTTGGCACTTCTGAATTTTCTGAAATTTCTGGTTTTTTACTTATTGCTTCTGAAGGTTCAGAATTTAGTGGTTTTAAGTTTTCGACAGATATATTTGCGTGCTTAACATTGTTATCTTTTTCATTAAACAAAAGCTCTGGCTTTTTGTTTCTTTGTTCCAAAGCAATGTTCAGAGCAAGCGTTAACGAAACAGCCAATGGATCAAAAGCAAAAATAATTAATAAAATTAAATATTTTGTTGCATCGTCTGTACTTAAATTAAGAGACTTTGCAATGTAAATAATTGGACCCACGTGCGCTTCTTTTTCAATTTGTTTTTGTTTTAGTTGAAGAATTTCATTATCCAATTCACCAATTCGTAGTGTTATTTGCTTTTGTTCTTCTTTGTATTGTGATACTAAACTTTCACGACTTCTGCGTGTTTCTCTTAAAGCGCGGACAGCATTAACATCAATCTTATCTCCGTTTTGGAGAGTGTTTATTGTTGGACCGCTAGCAAGCAAATCATCAATTTGTTTTTTCCGTTCCAAAGCTCTTACTTTTTCTTCTTCATATAATGCTAATTGAGAGGCGATTTGTTGAAGAGGCAACACATCTTGTTGATATCCTGAACTTAAAAAACCAAAAATACCTGTAGATGTAATTAACATTAAAACAAGAATGCAGACGAACAAATACGACTTTAACAATAAATTTGTTTGTTTCCAATAACGATATAGGTATGATGCTGCAACAAGTTTCCCAGCTTCAAGAGCACCGCCCATAATTACAACAGACCAGAAAACACCGGCAAACGTATTTGCTAAACCAAAAACACTAAAGAATGCTGCTGAACCGGCAATAGCAAACGCCGAGAGTCCTAATATTAAAATAAAAATCATTTATTTTCTCTTCAAATTATTCTGGAAGTTTATATCCTAAAACTTGATTTTGATCAGTGCGCCAGAACGTTTGGCCGTCAAATCTTGATCCTTTTGTCCAACGAAGAGGCGCTATCAATATTTCACAACCCTCTCGTTTGAGAACTTCATCGCATTCGGGGCCGGCAGAAATTACTTTAGCCCACCTTGCTTCTTTTGCGCTGCTGTCGTAATGTCCAGGAAGTATGAATCCTGAAGAAGTTTTGGAGACGAATTGTCCCTTACTATCAATATCATCAACAAATTGAAATATAATATGGTTTCTAATTGCATGCAATTTCATATTAATTTTCCTTATGTTTTTTGGGTTTTGTTGGTTTTTCTTCGACGGTTGGTTCGCTTACAGTATCATTAGTTTCCAACACTGTTGGTTCTACGGACACGTCGGGAAGTTCAACCATAATTTTTTCAGGGTTAATCTTTTTTAATCTTCTTTGAAATTTTTTATCGATAAAATTTTCTCTTGTTTTAACTTCTGTTTCGGGGGGCTTTTTTGCAATTTGTTGTTTGATACGCAAAAGATCAAAATCAATTAATTCGCCCCTTGCTGTTCTAACTTTATTAGGCATTATTTTTCTCCTATACTCATTTTTGTTGGAGTATTATTTAGTCAACTGCTAGACGTCTAAAGAACATTCGATTTTCTTCCGACAATTGTATTATTTAATGAAATCATTTATGTCAAAATTGTATGCATAACTATCAACATCGTGCAAGCCAATTACATATAACACATACGAAGAAACTGATGAACCACGACCTACACCCCAGACAATATTTTTTTCTGTTAAAGTATTTATTATAAAAATAATCGTTTGCAATACTGGAAACAAATGTTTTTTGTGGTATAAAACAAGTTCTTTTGCTAATCTGGTTTCACGACCAAGAGTTTCTTCGCTTGATAAATTTTCAATAATTTTGGTGTGTTTTGTTGCAACATACTCAATTACATTAATATTTTTGTATTCTTCTGGTATTGTCCATTGTTTTTTTGGGATTTCACAACTATTTTTTACTAAAAGTTGTTTTTTGTTATCAACATTTTTATTGTAACGAAGCGTTTCTTCGTTGTGATAGTTAACATATTTAATATCATATAATGATATTAAACTATCAATTTCTGATGGATCAAAGGATGATATTCCATCAAACCACAACGTTCTGTCCGCTAATTTTGTATTAAGTGAATGAACTTTTGTATGGTTTTCCATCTGTTGTATCCACAGCAGGTGTTTTTGCAGGTATTCCTGAATCTGGAGACCCAAACAAAGGATTAATAGTAGACGGACTTGGTTGTGGTGGAACAGGAAGATTTGATGGTGGAAGAGGGAAATTGTTCGGTTCCATCATACTTCTCTGTACTGGTCTTGGCTGTTGCGGTAATGTATTCTGTGTTTCGGTTATGCTATCAATTTTTTCACGAATACGTTTCCATTGTGTAGGGGAAGGTGTCCAGTTTTCATCCTGCATTTCTTCAACGCCCTCTAACCACATCTTGAAATCTTTAATTGTTATTTGTTTATCGTTTGCCATTTTTTATGTTCCTGTAATGTCACTAACAATCATATTTCTTAAATACTTATTATAACTATCAGACGGGGATATGTTTACCCACGAGTCGCTAGATATTGGATGACATAACATTTGAAATTTATTTAAAGAAGGGGAAATGTGTTTATATTCTGGAAAATAATTTGTTACGGAAATTGGTGCTCCGGCATGGGAACCTTTTTTTGGTCCATATATAAAAGCTGTGAATTCCATTCCTAAAATTTCTTTTATTTCAGCAACATCAAGTTGAGATGTTTCTTTATCATAAATTAAAATATTCCAATGTGAAGGAACAACAAAACGATAACCAAGAATTTCTATTTCAATTCCTGGACATATTGTTTCTTCAATCACTGAAAGAGGTGATAAAGTAAAGTCCATCATAGTAAAATCAAGAACCCAAATGTGGGTCGTTACTATTGGAGCATTTACGCTATCAATTATGATTGGTTGTGAGTTTTCGTCAAAAATTAACATATCATAGTTATTTTAAATAATAATCTATTCTATACAATTTCTTTTAATTGTTCAACGTATTTTATTTTGTGTTTTTTATAGGGATAATTTGCTTCTTTATAATATTTTATTCGTTCTGTAGTATGTCGTTTACTATACTTCATATCGCTACTAACATCTATAATATTGACAAAATCTTTATCTTCCGCTTTTCTTAAACCTCTTCCTACCGCTTGAATTACTCGGATAAATGATTTGCCAACATCAATCAATATTAAATTAAAAATACGACGAATGTTTAATCCTGTTCCTGCAATATGAACAGTTGCAATAACAACAAGATTATCATTGTCTTTAAATAAATCATACACATACTGACGCTGTTTTGTATCTTTTACGTCTTGACCATTAATAAAAACTGAATTATTGATATATTTTGCTAGTTTTCTTCCAAAAGAAATACTATCAACAAGACACAATGTATTTCCTTTTTTGTTATCTCTCCTTTCCTCAATCATATTTGCTATCCAACGAATTCGTTTGTCTTGTTTTTGCAAATATGATTTTTCAGCGGAAAAATCAGGAAAATATTGTTCTTTAAACTCTTCATAAGATATTGGATCACCAACACATTCATCTAAAAATTGTCGATAATCTTTTTCAAGATTTTCTTCGAGTTGTAAGATATCGATTTGAAGGTTAGCAAGAACGCCTTGATTAATTAAGTGATCTGCATTTACAGAATACCGTACAGGACCTACAGCAACCTTTACAGCAAGTTCATCTGTTTTTTCTTTTGGCATCGTTCCTGTAAAACCAAACCTTAAAGGAATATTAGCGGCGTGGTTTGTTAATATTTGACCAAGAACGTTCCCTTTCAACCCGTGACACTCGTCAACAATTACCATTTGAAAGTGTGCCACAAGACTTGGATTATTTTTTAATGCTTGCCAAGTTGATACAACATGTTTATGTTCTATTGTTTTGTATGCTCCACTATATTCGCCTGTGTCAAGTTTGCAATTGATATATTCATTTTTTGTTTGTTTAATTAAGTCTTGGTTTGGTACGATTGTAAGCGAACGGATATTATATTTGTCGTATGCTTTTACGAGAGCAGAAGTCATTAATGTTTTACCGCTTCCTGTAGAAGCAACAACAACACCGTGACCTGCTTCAATTAAGCTATTGACAGCATCCACTTGGTGCGGTTTAAGAATGATTGGTTGCTGTGTATCTAAATGTAAAATGTCCGAAAAAATATTTTCATTAATTTTTTCAGGCAAAGGAACCTCTGTCTTTCTGTTATCTTCAAGACGAATTTTATATCCAAGTTTTGATATTTTTGGTAAAATTTCTTCTGCAAGATACAGATAAGTTTTTCCCGAATTTGAATTTTTTGCTGTACGTTGAAAAAAACGTATTTTTCCATCCCAGCGTCCAAGCTTAAACTTTGGATTAAAAAAATAATTGGGAGCATACAGTCCATACATATCATAAAACATTTCAATATGTTCAGATTTAAGACCGATCACTGCCATAAACACTTCATCTAAAATCCTTACGGTTACTTTCATGTTTTAAATTACTCGATCCTGTATGTTATTAACAAAATGTTCAGTCATATTTCTTAATGTATATCCTCTTGTTTGAAAACAATCACACACACTTTTATATAAGTTTACTACATGTTCTATTTCAATTACGAGTTCATGAATTGCAAGGTATGAAGGTTCCGAATCAATATAACTATCTCTTAATCTATCACCAAGATCAAAACTATAGTTTTCTTTATATTTTCGTGCTAACGTGCTGCGAATTTTATCTTCTTGCATTTTAGCAAACTTTAACAAAGTTTCGAGCTCAATTCTTTTTTGTTCATAGTAGAAAGGCCAAGCAACTTGTTCTCTATCAATTTGTTGAAGTGTTTTGCCCTGAAATGTTAAGATTGCTTCTACTTCTTTAATTGAAGCACGATATTCGTCCAATGTTAATAATAACTTCTCAGGATTTTTGAAAAGAATGGCTGGCGAATCCATAAGATTTTTATTGTTTAGTTTTAGTTTGCGTTGTTTCAAATAATGCTAACATTCGTAGTTGTTCAGGAGTTAGTTGTTCTCCCGTAAAAGTTGGTGTAAATATTTTTACTGAATTTGTCTCGGATGGTTTCTCTTCAATTAAATTGGCAAGTTGAGTTGTGATGTTGTTTATATTATCTGTTGTGTCCGTGTTTGTTGTTTCTTCTTGAGACGGTTTAAGATATATGGTTGGTATACTCGTTTGAGTCTTTTGTTGGTTTTTTAGTCTTTCTGTTAAGTAAGCAAAAATAATTTCTTTTGGTGCAAAGCATAATGTTACTGGTATTACAATTTTAATTAGTCGTTGCACACTTACTATATCTTCATTATCTTCCATGGGGGCAAGTTCTTGAAGAAAATCTGGAACGGTATCGACGTCGTGTGTTACCAGTGCGCTAATTAATAAAATTCCTTCCCTTAAGTCAACCGTATACCATTCTGTTTTTTCAGATTGTGTGTTAAGGAATTCGGCTAGTATCGGAAAGAGATGTTCTTGTAGTACGTGTTTTATAACAGACGTTTGTCTATCATACTCGTGGTCTCTTAACAGAATCATTTCAACTAATAATTTTGTTTTGTCGAGTTGTTCTTTTTTCATATACTTTTCACAAAGTAAAAGGAGATAATATTATAAAATATTATCTCCGTTGTTCAAGGATTATTCAACAATTACATTTTTGTTTTTGCGACGTGATATAGTTTCTTGTTTTGATTCAGTTTCTACATCAATTTCGTTAGAAGGAATTTCTTCAATACCGAGGAAAGCATCTTGTGCTGATTCAGCAGCGGTGAGAATTTTGTCGGCAACTTTATGGATATCACGTTCGTACCATGTTTCGTCGTTACCAACGATTCGATAACGCGAACCAGCTTTTTCAACAATTTTTAAATTGATTGCCGTTTCAACTAAGCCACTATATGGATCCATGCCAGTTTCGTATGGAACTTCAATTACAACAGTCTGAAAAGGTTTTGTAAAACGCGTTTTATAACCTTCACACTTCATACGAATACCTTTTACTTCTGTCCCATCTTTTAGTTTTAATTTATTCAAAAGAACAATTTGTGAAGCTGAATACTTTACAGCATCGCTAACAATCCATACTCCTTCGCCGTTTAAGATATCTTGGTTTCTATAAACTTGTGAAGTGCAGATCATAGCAACATTTAATGTTTTGATGTCTTGTGTAAATGTTCTTAGCATCATTTTTAGTTGTTTGTTCTTTTGGCCCTGATCACCTTTTTGGATACCCTTTTCATAGTTTTCAAGTTCTGTTTCCGTTAACATCATATCGAGAGAATCAAGAACAATCAAAACTTGCGGAGCAGTTACATCATTGTTATATTCTTCTTTATAGCCCTTCAGGAATTGTGAAATCACATTGACAGCTTGTTGAATTGTAGATACACCAAAGTAAAAATATTTTGATTTGTCATTTACATCAACGCCAATCTTTGTCATGAACTCATCGTCAAGAGCGTTCTCGGTGTCAACAATTAAAATCATTGCGCCCGATTTTTGAGCTTCACGAACGATGTTAGCTGTCAAAAAACTTTTACCAGCACCTGATGGACCAGCAAAGTTTGTAATTCTTCCTTGAGGGATTCCTTTATAAAAGGAACCAGAAATAATTTTATTCAACACATAGTTACCTGTTGAGTACCAATAACGAGGTGGCGCCGAAGAAGTTCCGATTCCTTCTAGTTTGTTTACTTCTTTGATAAATGAATCAATAAAATTTAATTTTCCTGTCATAGTGTTCTCCTGAACTACTACTTGTCTAAATTTTTTAGAAGCGGACGGGTTAACCCCGTCCGCTAGATTGAATTACCTGCGACGGTTGTTACGAAGCGATTCAAGGATTTGTTCTACATCCATATCATCACTTTCTTCGTCTTCAGGTTCTTCGTTTTTTGGCTTTTTAGAAGAAACTACTTTTGGTGTTTGAAATTCTTCATCATCTTCATCATCTTTATTGTCTACAACTTTTGTTGTTGGCTTAGAAGTTTGTCTTTGTGGCTTGGTTGGAACGAACTCTTCTTCATCTTCGTCGTCAGAATAATTTGCACCAACAAGTGAGGCCTCAAGCATGCTATTCACTTTTTCGAACCCTGGGTTCTTTGGAAGAAGGGTAGAAAGATCAACCATATCTGCTTCAGCAACAGCAAGCTGCTCTTCTGTTAGAGGGCGTTGTTTACGTGCAAACCTTGAACCAACAGCATAGGTCGAATAGTTTCCTTGCTTTGACTTTTTAATAATAAAATCATATCCCTCTTCGAAATCATAAGGAATAGAATCAAGAACATCATCAGATTTGAAAGCGTGTTGAATGATTTCGTAGAGTTGGAAACCAAGAGTAATGAAGCGAACTTTACCTTCGTGCGTTTCACCAGCATCGTTTGGAGGTAGTGGATCTTCAACAATTAGTGCTTGAGCTATATGCTGCTTCTTTCTCCAATATTTCTTACCATTAATCTCATCCTTGGCTTTATAATATTTTTGCGAAAGTTTGCAGATTGGACAGTCTTCACCATACATTGTTAAACACGGGACAGTTTTTTGTTCGCCGTTGATTTCAAGTGTGTGGACAGACTTTTCGACCAAAAAACCATAAGGGTTTTCATCGTTCTTATCTGGCAAGAAACGAATTACACATTTTTCACCATCTTTCATATTCCAGAAAGGATAATAATTATTTGATGAGGGGTTTTTTTGTTCGGAATCTTTTGAAAAAGCAGAACGGAGAGCAGCTAAAGTTTGTTTATTCATAATATAATTTCCTTTATTATCTAAAATTATCTAAAATTATCTAATATTATCTAAAAATATCTAATATTATCTAATATTATTTTGTTAATTTAATATACGAGGCTACCTTTTAGCCCTACTAATTATAGTAACAAAAATATTTACATGTCAACAATATTTTTCAAACATTTTTAACTAATGTTTGCTGTAAATTGAATATAAAAATACGGATCACTACATCCCAATCGAAGAATGCCAACTTTTATACCTGGACTACTTGAGACCACACGAACTTGTATAGTAGAACAAATACTTGTGACTATATTTTCATTGAACACATCATAAAAACCACCTGAACTCCAATCATATGTAGCCTCGCTACATGGACCGGGCCGTATTTGAAATCCCTCGCCTTCTAATCGTGTACACGCAAAAATTAATCCTTGAGAATTTGGAAGTGGTGTTATAATAGAAGCTCCTGATGGCAAAGAAGACAAAGTCAAATTGTTGAAATTGTTTATCGTTGCTTGTCCGGCTATTGGGTATTCGTTATTATTGAATCCAATTCCTTGAACGCTTGATGCAGTAACACGAATTCTTGTTATTCGAAATATATTTGAACCGATGACTCTTGATGCAACAGCAAAATAGTCTTCCCCGGTGGTTACAGTATTTCCTCCGTTAAAGCCAATCATTACTTTTTTTGTTTCTTGAGGAGCTAATAATACAGGTTCTTGTGAAGGGAACGTTCTCCATCCTACAGCCGGAACTGAAAGTAATGTTGGGTTTGTTGGTGTAAATCCTGGTGGACGTATCGGCATGCCATACAACGTACCCGCTTGTCCTCTGTTGAAAGCTTGAGCCCCACCGGTGGCACCCAACTGTATTGTTTTTGTTTTTGATGGATTGTAAATTGTTAAAAATCTTAGTGCCGTATTGAACGCTTGAGCAGTAGGAATAACTGCTGAATCACCTTCTTCAAATTCTGCTTTCAATGGATATTCAGGATCTGTGTCGCCACGTATTCCTAAACTAAAATTGTTTCTTGCTGCTGATATTGATTTCCAATTATATGTTCCAACTTGTACTGGAGAAGATTTGTTTACTGTCGTATTGTCGCCGCCCTGTCCTGAAGAATTTTCTCCCCATGAAAATAATTTGTTGTTGATATCTATTGCTAGAGTAACATTTCCAGTGTTAGTTACCGTCCAACTCGATGTACCAATTTGGACTGGAGATGATCTGTTTATTGTTGTTCCGTCGCCTGTATTGGTCCCCCAGGCGAATAATCTTCTTTCAGTATCGATAGCTGTGGTGCGAGAAACGCCAGCACTAACATTTAACCATTCCTTTGTCCCTAGTGTTGTTGGAGCAGATCTATTAATTGTATCATTTAACCCAAGTTGGCCCTGATCATTTCTTCCCCACACAGATAGTGTCATATCTGTACGTATGCCCACAGAATGAAAATCTCCTGCTACAACTTCTTTCCAGTTTGTTGTACCAAAAGCTACGGGAGTTGATCTGGTTATTGTGTCACCAAGACCAAGCTGTCCAAAATTATTTTGTCCCCACGCATCAATACGAACAATGTTTGTTGTGTCGGTAGGGCTCCATCTACCACCCAAAGAATGATTTTCGCCAGCACTTACAAATGCCCAACTTGAAGTTCCTATTCCCACGGGGGATGATTTGCTAACTAACGTTCCGTCACCGAGTTGACCTGAAGTGTTAAGACCCCACGCAAACAAACGACCATCAATTCTTATAGCAAGAGTATGGTTACCACCAGCAGATACTGCTGTCCAAAGCGAAGAACCAACTTGTGTCGGGTTTGAACGATCTATTGTATCCCCAAGACCCAGCTGTCCGTTATTATTTCTCCCCCATGTAAACAATGCACCGTCAGAACGAATAGCAGCAGCATGAGAGCTACCGACAGAAATCGTTTGCCAACTTGTACCTGTGTTTACGTTTACGGGCGATGAAGTACTAACTAAATTGTTGGTACCTAGCTGACCGACGCTATTGTCGCCCCAACTAAACAAAGCGTTTTGTAAACTATCAGGTTGTAATGGTGTGTGTTTTTTTCGTTTGTTTAAAGACATTGTTTTTTCCAGAAAATAATATACTATTTATGTTTAAAATGAACTACCACGAAGCTAAAAACTTTATGGTTTCCGAACTCATCGACTCGACCTAACAGCATCGACGCCTCCTTCGGTTTTTGTTTAACGTCCGATTGCGTCCCACAACCAGACATTACTATTTATGGTGACAAACGAACCAGATACCAATGTGCTGATTCATCCACGTGACTAAAAATCGTGGGATTTTCTCAGCTCGATTTATAAATTATTATCTTAACCACCACGTGTTCTTAAAAAGAAGTGGAGTCACCCAACGGCAACCTTGATTCCTGCTTCGTTGTGGCATTAACATCAGCCACTCCGTAGGCGTAAATTCAGCCAGCTCTTAGCCTATATAGATTTTGGGTTAAATCATCTAAATTGAGGGCCTCCAACCCACAAAACCAAAGAACGTCTAACGCCTTTAGTTACAGGTGTTACACGATGTAAAGTGTACGAAGGGAAAAACCACGCTCTTCCACGTTTTTGTTCTAAAGTAATTGCTTGATCAGAGTTTGTTTTAATCTGTAAATCTCCGCCTTCAAATTCTGAAGGATCAGAAAGCATCAATGCCATTGATAGTTTTCTTGGCACTGCTCTGTCTTGAGGAATGGCGTCTGTATGCCATTCATACTTATCTTCACTCTCTGCTTTATATAAGCCAAGCTGCGCAGGTTCATAACAACCTGTGATTTCAAATTGAAAAAAACGACTATTTACTTCCGATATTATTTCTGTCATTTTTTTCCATATGTGATTTGTTTCTGCTGTAGGTAAAAACCAAGAAATTGACGAACTACGAACTTCTTTATTAAGATCATTAACTTCGGAGGCACCACCTATACGACCTTCAGTCATTTGATGCCATTGAGGCAAAGCTAATATTTGATTTATTTCTTCGTCTGTAAGAAAATTTTCCCAATATGCATATTGGTCTTTTCCAAATGTATTTTTGTAAGGAACTTGGTATATCATTTCGCCTCCATTACTAATGTTCTTTGTTTTTGATACGGAAAATTTTTCAGATCTTGCCACCGTTTGTCGCCTGCCCATTCTGTATATGGGCCGTTAGCATCAACATAATGTAAAAATACTTGGCCCGAATAATAATTCGGTGGACCGTCGCACTTATCGCGCCAATGATCGATTTCACAACCTTTGTAAATTATAGCATCCCCTTCTGCCATATCAAAACGAATATCACCCATATAAATTGGCCACGCATAGTGATGTGATCTTCCAAGTTGGATTGTTACACTGTATTCGCACGATGGACGATCGGCATGCTTTTCTAAGATATCACCATTACTATATAACCGTGCATATGAATACGTAGGTATCAATTCTTTCCCAGTACATTTCTCAATGGTTGGCCACAACCGCTCTTGAAGCGTATCAAATGCAATATTACCATGAACTGACACCAACGAATTAGGTACTTGTGGATCTCCAACTTGGCCATTTATAGCATTTTCTCTCATTAATATATGAGTGAGAAAATAACAAAATTCAATTGGTACTAGTTTAGTAAGATGTACAGCCCCGTATGTGTTTAGAAGATCAGTGCTAATAGTCATATTATTTTTATTATTGATTATGAATAAAATTATACAATTCTTTTACAGAAAAAGTAAACTGTTTCCCAACAAGTTCTTTATATTTTTCTGTAATTTGTTTATTTTCTTTATATTGTTCTTTTTTAACAATATCTTCTGTTATTTCAATTCCTGAATGAGCAATATGTTTCAACACAAAGTTAACATTGTATGGATCTTGATAAACTGTTGGTTGATAAGCAAAGCGTGTGTATTCGTCAGGACCAAAGTTAGTTTTATCGGAAGCAAATGAAACAATTAATGATTCTGATTCAGGATCATAATTGTGAATTTTAAGTGTAATGGTTGTCGGTATCATATTTACTCCTTTGTTAAAAATATTTATTTTTATACAAAGTGGTAGTTTTTGTCAACACTATGAAATTGGTCCTGTGCGAGTGCCTGTGTTTGTCCATGTAATAAATGGATTTCCAGAAACTGCGCCACCAGCCGAACCACCGGCGCCACCTGCACCTGTTATAGGACCGGCTGGTGCTGGCGATCCTGATGTACCTGCACTGCCTGCGGCACCGCCATTGCCGCCGGCACCGGACGCTATTCCTCTGGGAGCGTTTGGTGTTCCTGGACCTCCAGATCCGGCCGCATTATTGAGGCCATGGTTGCCGTTAGGTGATCCGCCAATTGAAGTTACTAACGGTGAAGCACCTGGGTTGCCGGTTGCTCCTCCACCTCCTCCGCCTCCAATAACAGAAGCTGCTGGAGTAGGGCTTTTGGGTGGCCCAAATGCTTGTGCGAAAGCTCCCCCACCGCCTCCTCCTCCGCCACCGCCACCACGTATAATACCTCCGCTATTATTTATTGTTACTGGACGTTGGACTTCAAGAGCCAGACCGCCGGCACCACCTGAACCACCAGCCATGGTGGGGGCAGAACCGGGAGCACCCGGACCTCCGTTGCCACCATTACCGCCGCGACCAGCAACTACTCCTTGATTGTTAATTGTTACAGTGTCTCCTGGGTTAAAAGCATTAGGAACAAGCAGTGCTGCTGTTGAAGTGCTTGTTGAGCTTATTTGTGCTCCGGATTGAATATTTAACACAACATCTGTAAAGCCAGGTGCATATAATGGACTTGCCGAAGCAGCTGTGTAGACATTATAATTTGTGTTGGTAGTTCCTGCAACAGTCAAAGTAATTAGTTGTCGTCCGTCACTTGCATTATAAAAATTTCCGACAGCAATCTGTCCTGATGTAGGTATTGAAGCATTTGCTGGTATGTTTGGAACTAATGGTCCACCACGATAAAATTCATTCATGGCATGCGGTGATGTATCACCAAAAAATGTTCCAATTTGTTGTATACTTAATGGACCACTCGAAGGTAGGTTTGCCATTTTTTACTTACCTTTCTTTAATTGATCAATTTCTGCTTTTAATTCTTTTATTGCTTCTATTAGGAGCGGTACCAAACGCTCATATCGCAATGCTTTATAGCCATCCTCTCTTGTGGCAACAATTTCAGGCATAATTTCTTCAACTTCTTGAGCAATAACACCAACATCATGCTTACGAATGAAATAACCGTCTTCACCACCATGTTTTTGAATATAGTCATCGCTCCAGTCAAACATCACACCTGAAATTTTACCAACTTTTTGAAGAGCATTATCTATTGGTTGAATGTTTTCCTTCAGACGTTTATCCGACGAGTAATAAGCTGTAATGTTATTTGTTGCTCTTATTTCACCTGCAGTACCACTAGCTGGTGTTCCAACACCCAAAGACCCAATCTCAACATTAGACGTTGTATTAACTGCTTGTGGTAAACTAATTGTAATAGTATTTGCTGATGGTGTTACAATCACACCTGTACCAGCTGTAACAGTTTTATATTCAAGAGCACTGCCACCTGTATTAACACCAAGTATTTGGTTGGCTGAACCAATAGATGTTAAACCAGTACCACCAAATCCTGTACCAACAGCTGTACCATTCCAAGTGCCGGAAGTGATTGTACCAACGGTCATATTTCCAGGAATAATAATTGTACCGCTGGTGTTAACAGTTAAACGAGTCGTATTATTTGTACGTAAAAGAATTTCACTTGTGCCTGTACCTGTTGGTATACCACCACTAATTGTTACGGTACCACCATTTTGGTTTGTGCCTGTACCGTTTCCTGCTGTAATGTTTATTGCACCACCTGCTCCAGTTGTTAAGCCGTTACCAGACTGTAATGTTAATGATGGTCCAGTGCCCGTAACTGTGGCATTGCCAGGATTAATTGTTAAGTTAGTACCCGTTGCTGTTGTAACTTGTGGTGATGGTGCTGATGAAGTAAATCTTAACTGACTATTTGTTATAAATCCTGACGTAGTTGCAATTGTGAATGTTGGGTTTGTTGTACCACTATTGACGGTTACAAAACCGTTATTATCAATTGTAATACCGCCTTGACCGTTTTGGGCACGCGCATTAAAAATACCAACTGTCGATGATGCTAATGAATCTATCGAGAATAAGGTTCCAGTAGATGTGGATACAGCATGTTCTCTAATTGATAAACCATTATTACTACCACCAAGCGACCATCTCCACGTTTGAGTGTTGTTTCCATTGTCTATTGTGTTTGGATTTTGAGCAGCCAATATTTGATCAAGTCTTAAGTCAGGTGGAGCAATGGGTTGTGAGTCATTGAACAATTGTCCAGCAATAATACCATACCAAGTTGTACCACCATTACGTGTAAAGAACGTGAACACGTCAACAGCTCCGTTAGATGCGGATAAAGTAGGTGGAACATCGTTTGGCCACTTTACGCTTGCTGGCCACGTGATCGTTCTTGGAGTACCATCACCAACAAACATTAAACTAAATGTCGACACCTTGCCTGAAGAAGCAGCGTTGTTTATTGTTAAAGTTGAAATGTTTTGATTTAAGCTTACTTCAAACAATGTACCGGTCGCTAAATCGATGGTTAATGTCCCCGACGAAATCGAAACAATCGGTCCTGTTTCAACATAACGTGTTACATCTAATGTGCCAGACGTTGTTATGTTTGTTGCTGTCAAAGTATTTGTTGTCTTATTCCATGTAAAGTCCGCATCGCCACCGAATGTTCCGCCGTCATTAAATTGGACCTGTGTATCAAGACCACCAGGATTACTGCCGGCACCGCCACTAAATTGTGTAAATGTTAATGTTGTAGTTCCGACGTTAATTGGATTTGGTGTTATTAGAATCCAAGATGTTCCACCGTTAGTTGTACCATTTTCAACAAAGACAAAATCGCCCGGAGAAACTTCACCCGAAGGTGTTCCATCGAAGTCAGTTGCTCGAGACCAACTTCCGGCACTAGCAACATATATACCATTTTCACTTCCGGTGGTTTGGTTTTTTACTAATACTCTATCACCAGCAGATAGAGTGTATCCGTCAACCGTCAACAATCCTGACAAAGATGACAAGTTTACTGTTGTAGCTGCTTTTACACTTGCATGTGGTACTAGCCCTCCTGCAAGATTGTCGACGTATTGTTTTGTAGCTGCATGCAACGGTGCCGTTGGATCTCCGCTCAACGTTAGAAGGCCTGTCATTGAGTCACCAGCTTTGTTGACTTTAGCAGCGTCAGCATTATCAACATATGTTTTTGTAGTTGCTTCGTTTGGATCTGAAGGAGCACCAGAAAGGATCAATGGACCTGTCATTGTGCCGCCAGACAAGCTCAACTTACCATTAAGAGATGTTTGTAAACCAGAAATGTCAGCAATAACAAGCGTTTGATTAATCCAATTTGATCCTGATCTATATAACACTTGACCGTTGGTTGGTACACCAATATCAACATCACTAATATCATCAAGAACAACACCAAGAGCAGAATTTACCCAGTTTGTTCCATTATATTTCAAAAATTGACCATTAGTTGGTCCAGAAATAACTACATCGCTCAGACCATTGAGAGAACTATCAGTAATATCGCCGCCAGGAAATTTAATGCTTCCTGTTAATCTAATATTACCACCAACATGTAAAACTTCTGTTGGTGTGTCTTGATTAATTCCGATATATCCGTTGGCAGCTACTCTAAATTTATTTGAGCTACCATGTACAACATCAAAAGTGCCGCGTGTTGCATTACCAATACCTATATTAAATATTGCATTGCCAGCTGTACCAGTTGCAGAGTCACCAGTTGTAAATGTAACATTTCCTCCAGATCCGTTAAGAAGAGCATTTCCGCCAATAATGTTAACGTCGCCTGCATTGCCAGACGAATTATTTGAGTCGCCAGCTGTTAAAGTAATATTGCCACCGCCTGAACCGCCTTCTCCGGCTGTCAAAGCAATGTTTCCTCCAACGCCCGTACCTGCAGGGTTGGATCCTGATGTTAAATTAATTGTTCCTGCACCACTAGAGCCTGTAGAATTACCGGATGTGATATTTACATCACCACCTTCGTTGTTAGAACCGGAGCCAGCAGACGCTGTAATTGTTACATCACCACCATTACCATTGGTTGGTGTTCCAGCAAGAATAAAAACATCGCCGCCGTTGCCAATAGAAGCATCACCCGCATTTAAAGTAATGTTACCACCATCACCACTTGTTGAACCACCATTACCAGCTAACAATTCAATACTGCCACCGTTACCAATTGACGAATCGCTTGCAGCAGTCAAAGAAATGCTTGATGGTGAAGTTACACTTCCTGGATTAACAGTAAAATTTCCAGTCGTGGGATCATATGTGAACGTTGCTGAACTAGTTAAACTTAACCCTGTGCCATAAACAACTTGATTTGTTGGAGCAGAGTTACCGGCTTGTGGACCAACTAACACTATTGATTCAGAACCATCGTCTTTTTTAATATAAAGTTTACCATCATAAGTGTTGATAGCAATTTCACCAAGGTCAAGTTGGCTTGTCGTGGGAACATTATTGGGAACAGCACTTCGTTTTAGTCTAATTTTTGTGGCCATGTGGCGTCTCCTTTTTAATTTGGTATATACCAGGATGAACTACCACGAAGCTAAAGACTTCGTGGTTTTCTCAATTAATTTTCGATAATCAATTTATTTATTTATCTTTGAATACTTATTCAATTCGTTTTATTGTTTGAATGAACTACCACGAAGCTAAAAACTTCATGGTTTCCGAATTCATCGACTTGACCTAACAGCATCGACGCCTCCTTCGGTTTTTGTTTAATGTCCGATTGCGTCCCACAACCAGACGTTACTATTTATGGTGACAAACCAACCAGATACCAATGTGCTGATTCATCCACGCGACTAAAAATCATGTGGTTTTCTCAGCTCGATTTATAACATTGGGGGGGGGGAATTTTTTATATGAACTACCACAAAGCTAAATACTTCGCGGTTTTCTCAACTAATTTTCGATAAAAAAGGAAACAAAAAATGAAACAGCATGAATATTTTTATCAAATAAAACAACCGTGTAATTTTAAAGATAAGTTATTAGAATATATCAAAGCTTTGTCAACGGATAAATGGTACGATTGTTTTGATTTTCCGGTGATCGGCCTTCCTTTTGATATGGTGTCTAACGAAGCTATAAAAAAGTTTTATGAAAATTTTGATATGCATGTTCCAACTCTTGTAAAAATGAACCCATACGAAGTTTATCACTTTCACAGAGATGCTGATAGAGATTGTTGTATTAATTTTTTGTTACAACATACAAAATCGTCGTGTTTGTTTATTGATGAAAATGAAAATTTTACTAGCCAATATAAGCTCAAAAACAAATTTATTGAGTTAATATATCCTGATAACCACTGTGTGTTATTCAATACTGAAAAGTGTCATCAAGTAATTAATTATAATAATGAGCGTCTTTTGGTATCAATGTCATTTAAAAAACCAATAAAGTATCAAGATGTATATGACTTTTGCATTAAAAATAATTTATAATCAATTACATGTCAGTTTCTGGGATGACTTGAAATGAAGGATCACCAGCGTTGTTTTCAGGGGTAACGTTGGTAGAATACAATAATTGTATATAATTTTGAAGTTCAGGGATATTATATGTTTTTCTAACACCAACAATATTTTTATAATTTTCGATTAATACTTGTTGTTTTTTTAATTGTTCTTGTTTTATTGTTGCTTCAACAAGAGAGATTCCTGTGTGAGCTATTTCTTTTAATACACGATCCATGTCATTTGGTTTTTCAAAATTAGAAATCTGAAATGTAAGACGAATTTCATTAGTTAGTTCTTCGTGAGAAAAACCAACAATTATATTATTATTATTTTCATCGAATTCAATAATGTTGATCGTAATTGTATTCATATGATTTTCACAAGAAGAGCCGATGTTGTTGAAACGTTTAGCAATTGACATCAATATTTATAACAAAAAAAGAGCCCCTATATAGAGGCTCTTTTTGTGCGGAAAGTAATTGTGCTGTGTTAGCTTATTGGACCCAAACGTGTACCAAAGGCTGGCCATGTAATTAATGGATTACCTGAAACAGCGGCACCTGCAGCACCGCCAGTACCACCGGTGTAGGGTACAGCACTAGAGACAGAATTGCCGCCCGTTGAGCCAGTATTTCCTTGTCCGCCTCCTGCTCCGCCAGCACCACCTTGTACAGGACCTGCTGGATTTGTGCCTGTTCCTCCAGCTCCACCACTACCGCCAGCGGCCAACGGACCCGGTGTGCCTCCGACGGCAGGAGATGTTGTTGATCCTCCGGCACCACCCCCAGCACCGCCTCCGCCACCGCCACCAGCAACAGTTGTTGTTACAGGCGACGGCGATTTTGGGTTCCCACCAGGCCCAGTTCTTGTGGCACCACCTCCGCCACCACCGCCTCCTCCTCCGCCGGCAATTGTACCGTTGTTTGTGAATGTAACCGGTCTCGAAACTAATAGTGCTGTACCACCATTGTTACCAGGCGTACCATTACCTGAGTCCACGCCATTGCCTCCGTTACCACCTCTACCAATAATTGTGCCGTTATTGATAACTGTAATTGTATCATTGGCATTAAATTGTGCTGGAATTCGGAGCGATGCTGTACCTGTTGTTGCACTTTTAACGTTTACACCTGAATTGATAGTTAGAGTTACATCTGTTAATCCTGATGCATAAAGAGGATTAGAAGCAACAGCCGTATAGAGATTATAATTATCAACGTCCGAGGAAATTGTAAGAGGCAAATTAACACGATTTAATCTAATGCCCATTGAGTGAGTGGCGCCTGTTGATATTTGACGCCAGCTTGTTGCTCCAATTTGTGTTGGCGAGGATCTATTTGATGTCGTTCCAGAGCCGAGTTGTCCCCAACCGTTGTTGCCCCAACCAAACAGAATATAATTTGAACGTAAGCCAAGTGTAAACACATTGCCGGCTGAAACAGCCACCCAACTTTGAGAGCCAATTTGTACGGGTGATGATCTGGTTGCTGTTGTGTTGTCGCCGAGTTGACCAGAGCTGTTATTTCCCCACGTAAATAAAGCGCCGTCACTGCGAATAGCGGCAGCGTGTGAAGCACCTGAGGAAACAGCCACCCAACTGGAAGAACCAATTTGGACCGGTGAGCTTCTACTAGTAAATGTTCCATCACCAAGTTGAGCAAAATTGTTGTTGCCCCAGCCGAACAATAAGTTATCCGACCGAATAGCGTGTGTAAAGTTACTTCCACCATCAACAAATAACCAACTTGAAGAACCAATTTGGACTGGAGATGATTTGGGTGAAGTTGTTCCGTCGCCAAGCTGTCCCCAATCGTTTGCACCCCACGCAAACAATAATCCATCAGATCTTATAGCCATAGTGTGTGAACCGCCAACGCTTACTGCGGTCCAACTTGATGTTCCAATTTGAATTGGTGAGCGAACGGTGGTGGCATTGCCGTTTCCTAATTGTCCGAAAGCATTGTTTCCCCATGTAAACAATGCACCATCAGCACGAATAGCTACTGAATGTTGTTCTCCCCCTGATACTGCTATCCAGCTCGAAGAGCCAATTTGGACTGGAACGCTTACATTTTGACCAAAATTATAAATTGTTCTTCCTAGTACAAACGGTGTAAGTGCTGTCACGGTTTCAGTTGGATAGGCATTTCCTGTCGTGTGACCGCCAGCAGCGTTCCAAAATACTGAATTTCTGTTTCCGGCGGATACTCCCGTTGCAACAGCACCGATTTGAACAGGTGAAGATCTGTTACCGGGAGTACCAAGCTGCCCTGCAAAACCTTGGCCCCAGGTGAATAATTGATTGTCGGAGCGTATAGCAACCGAATGCGATTGTCCTGCACTTACAGCTGTCCAGCTTGAAGAACCAATCTGTACTGGCGAGGATTTACTAACAAGTGTTCCGTCACCGAGTTCTCCCTGAGAATTGAACCCCCACGCAAAAAGGGAACCACCCAAACGAATAGCAAGAGTGTGTAAAGCTCCTGCACTTACAGCTGTCCAGCTCGAAGAGCCAATTTGGACTGGAGATGATTGAGGCGTTGTTGAATTATTGCCTAGAACTCCCAACGTTCCTGTTCCCCATGTAAATAGACTACCATTGACACGTATGGCAGCTGTGTGAGAACTACCGGCACTCACAGTTGTCCAGCTTGATGTTCCAATTTGAACTGGCGACGATTTGTTTGTGGTTGTTCCGTCACCAAGTTGTCCTTCTGAGTTATTTCCCCACGTAAATAAAATATTGTCATTACGAATTGCTGCACTGTGTAATTGACCTGCACTTATAGACAACCAAGTTCCGCCCAGGGAAACGGGCGAAAATCTCGTTTGTGTGCTTGTGTCACCAAGTTGACCAAAATTGTTACCTCCCCAGACAAATAAACTGTTGTTGCTTCTAAGTCCGAGAACGTGTCTTTCACCAACAGAAACAGCATTCCAGCTCGAAGTTCCAACTTGAACTGGTGAATTTGTGTATGTTATTCTTCCAAGATTAAAATGTGAATTGTTTCCAACAGTAAATAATTTACCATTGGTATCAATTGCTCCAAACATTTGGTTTCCTGCACTAACGGATATCCAGTTTGATGTTCCAACTTGAACAGGAGACGATCGGTTGATGCTTGTTGGATCAGCTAGCTGACCCGCATCATTACTTCCCCACGTAAATAGTTTATTATCACTTCTAATGGCGGCCACAAAGCTTGAACCGCACGATACTGCTATCCAGCTTGATGTTCCAATTTGAACCGGCGACGATCTGTTTGTGGTTGTTCCGTCACCGAGTTGGCCGTTGTTATTTCTTCCCCAGGCAAATAAACTATTGTCAGAACGAATAGCAGCTGTAGCTCTTTCACCACAAGACACCACGGTCCAGCTTGATGTTCCAATTTGAACAGGTGAAGATCTGTTAGTAAGTGCTCCATCACCAACTTCACCGAAGAGGTTTTGGCCCCACATAAATAGAAGACCGTCGCTACGTATTGCTCCTACATGTAAAACACCACAAGATACCATAGTCCAGCTTGATGTACCGATCTGAACGGGTGAAGATTTGTTATTTATTGTATTATCACCAAGCACTCCAAACAACCCGACGCCCCACGCAAACAATCGACCATCGTTTGTGATAGCATGTGTAAAACCATCTGCGCCTCCGCATGACACCATAGTCCAGCTTGATGTTCCAATTTGAACCGGCGATGATCTGTTTGTAGTTGTTCCGTCACCGAGTTGACCTGCATTATTGAAGCCCCATGCAAACAATGCACCGTCACTACGAATAGCGCAAGTATGTTCACTTCCACAAGACACCATGGTCCAACTTGATGTACCGACTTGGGTCGGAAGAGATCTATCTAATGTGTCTCCGAGGCCAAGTTGTCCTTGGTTGTTTGCACCCCAAACAAACAAACTTCCGTCGTTACGAATGGCTGCAAAGAAACGACGTGTTGATGTTCCAGTGAGTACTCGATTGGCTGATATAGATATCCACGACTGATTGTTTACAGGAAGCAGCACACATTCGGCACCAATTGAATCTGTTTCTAGATTCCCTTGACCAAATTGTCCCCAATTGTTTCTTCCCCATACAAACAAGCGACCGGCATTGTCTATTCCAGCCATGGTTAGACCCTCACATGAAGAAGAAATTGTATTCCATGTTTTTACGTTTTCTAATTCTTCAATGCCTGAACCAATCAAACCAAAATTGCTTCCGTTTGCATATAAAAATTGTATACCAAGTTGTCCTTCTGTATTGCTACCCCACGTAAATAATTTTCCGTCATTACGAATAGCTAATGTATGACTGGATCCACCAGAAACAATATTCCAACTTTCGGTCCCGATTTGTTGTGGTGTTGATTTGCTCACAGTTGTTCCATCACCTAGTTGACCATTGTTATTTCCACCCCATGTATACAAAATATTAGGTTGTTGTGCTGGAGCTGTTTGTTGACTACTTAATAAACGTCGTCTCATGTTTTATTCCCCGTTGTTTATAACTATTTTATAATGTTGTATAACAGAGTTATCTGTTATTTCATATCCTTCCGACTGTATTTGTGTATAAGGAGGATTGAATTCGGATGGTATGTTGTGTTTTACTTTGTACCATCCGATATTCAACATTTCTTCTTCTGAAAGACCTGGAAGATAACTTATATTTCTCCAATTCGTCGGTAAAATATCATATGCTTCCTTAACGTCTCCGTTCTCAATATACACATAATTAGCCATATTAGATATAATTTTGACCTGAAACTACACCAAACCAAGTGGTACCATTATTTAATGTAAAGAATGTAAAGATATCAACGGCACCATTTGCATTTGTTAAAGTTGGTACCGTATTGCTTGGCCACTTTACGCTTGCAGGCCACGTAACTGATCTTGGTGTTGCGTCATATGTAAAGATTAATGTAAACGACGACACCTTGTTTGTTGGGGCCGAATTTGTAATATTCAAGGTTGTAATATTAGCATTTAGTGTTACGTTAAATACGGTACCTGTTGACATATCAATGGTTAATGTGCCGCTTGAAATTGTTGGTGCTGTTGATGTTTCACGGTATGAAACCATGTCAATTGTACCATTAACAGTCAATAAGCTTGATGAGTTATTCCAAGTGAAATTAGCGCTTGCGCCAAAAGCACCATTATTATTAAACTGCACTTGTTGGTTAGACCCACTAGGTGTGCCGGCACTTGTGTTAACCCATATGCTGTTTACAGGATCATATGCATACAATCTGTCGTTGGTAGTGTCTAATACTAAAGCGCTCTTTCCCGAATAAAACGATGGTGTTCCCGTTGGAACGCCAGGCATGGTTGGAATGTACAAGAATCCGTTTGTTGCGTTTGTTGCTAAAGCATTTACACCAATAACAACGTTACCGTCAGGATCAATGCGTACTCGTTCTGTATTGCTTGTTCTCATTACAATTGGTAAGAATGAGCCACTACCAATTCTACTAGAATCCAACTGTGCTTGGGAACTTGTAACAGCCAGTGCAAAGAAACTTGTGTTTAATAATGTTGACTCGTTCCAAGCAACAAAACTTGATGAGTTGACCACGCCTGATGGAAGTGCACCGACAGACGTTTCTGAGTTTGGTGTTGATGTTTGGAATAAAGTTCTGTTACTTGGCGTTGCGTTTGTAAAGTCGCCTATAATTTTACGTGTTGTACCAGCAATTGTAAGGTTACCTGAAATTGTCAAGTTTGTACCATCGGTTGTTAATCCCGAAGCACCACCAAACGCACCACTGTTGTTGTACTGGAGCGAACCGTTAGGACCTACAGGTGTTCCGTTTGGAGCCGATTGCCATGTTGGTGCAGAACCTGAACCATTAGATGTCAATACTTGTCCTGCTGTACCTGTATTACCCCCGACATTCCACGCACCGTTTGCATTGATTACAAGGCGTGTTGTATTGTCTGTAGTAAATGTAATTGTACCAGGAGAACCACCGCTTGTTGGTTGTCCACCAGCAATTGTTACATTACCACCATTGCGACTTGTACCAACACCGTCACGACCTTGTATTGATACGTTACCGCCATTGCCATCTGATGCTGTACCACCACGAATAATAACGTTGCCGCCAGCATTACCTGTTCCAACACCAGCGTTTGCTTGTATCGTTGTGTTGCCGCCAGTACCTGTGTTGGAAGTGTTGGCACCACCAATTGTTAGAGATGATGTTGTGTTGAGTGACTGAATTGCATCCTGTGCAACAATATTACTGATAGTACGAAGTTTAGGATTGACAACAACTTCTGCAAGACTATTATTAAAGTTGACACTACCACCAGAGCCTGTAATTTGAAATGTTCCATTACCAATATTATATGTAACATCAGAGTTATTTGTTAATACATTCCACGCACCTGTTGGTTCAATTATAAAGTGTGCGCTCCCACCTCTAACATTGACATACAATGGTGCTGCTGTAGAAGCAGCTACTGTATTAATGCGAATAATATTTTGATTATTGCTTGTACCGTTTACTGATGCTGCTGATTCTCCAAAGGTAAACGCCTTTGCACTTGCACTTGTAAGTTGCCAATTCCATACTTGTTCGTTTGAACCATTTGAGATAGTATTATTTGTTGTTGCTGCTGTAATATCATTCAACGCAATGTTTGTTGGGTTATTTGTTGCAGAGAACTGTGTCACTGTAATTGCATCTGTACCAACAACAAACGTTGTAGGATCTGCAACTGTTAATACCCAGCCTGTGCCTACTTGCGATCCTCCTTGAACAAAAACGTAAGAGCCAGGAATTTCGCTTGCTTGATCACAGACGGTAGAACGTGTTAAAATCCAATCTGTAGAACCATTGCCAACTTGCGAAATGTAATAACGACCGTTGTGAGCAGCATTTGTTTGATTCTTTACAAGAATGCCATCATCTTGTGACCAAGTTATCACACCATCGATGTTCAATGTTACAAGTGGACCAAGATTCAAAGTTGCTCCGACGCCAAGTGTGCCGTTATTATATGTTGCTGATAAATTAGTTGTTGTTGCTGCTTTTACGGCTGGTCTTACAGTAATGCCAGATGCAACTTCGTCGACATACTGTTTTGTTGCTGCGTGAAGTGCTGATGTTGGATCTGCATTTAATGTCAAGAAGCCTGTCATCGTATCACCAGCGCGGTTTACAGGATTGTAACCGAGTGCCGTGGATATGTCACCGCTTGTCAACGAAGACCATGATGGTGGAGAACCACTACCATTTGTTTTTAGTACTTGACCGCTCGTTCCTGCAGAACCACCCCAAGTAAATGCGCCGGTATTTGTAATGGCTGCACGAGCAACACCACTTGTTTCAAAGGTAATAGAACCTCCAACGCCTGTTCCGTTTGGAGCTGGTGTTGAAATGTTAACGTTTCCGGTGTTCGAATTACCAGAACCGCCAAGACCACCTTTAATATTTACTGGATATCCTGTTTCGTTGTTCGATAAACCTGGTGAACCAGCAATGTCTAATGAAAGAGCAGCAGGACCTGTAATATTTCTTACCGAAACTGTACCATTTGTACCAATTGTTAATGTATTGCTGCCAATATTCCACGTAAAGTTAGAAGAACCACCAAAGTCACCATTGTTATTATATTGAACAGCTGTGTTGCTTCCACCTGGTGAACCTGTACCTGTTGCAAAATTGATCCACGTGCCAGCTTCATAGAATTCAAATCTTCCCGAATCTGTGTTAAAACGAATCATTCCATTTGTTGGTGAACCTGGGCGCTGTGCTTGATTTCCAATCGGTACAGTTATGGCACCCGTACCTGGAATTACAGGATTCGATGCAATGCTAAATGTATTTCCAGACAATGAAAGACCAGCGCCTGCTCCATATGTTTGACCACCGCTAAATTGTGTGAATGTCAAAGATGTGACGCCGATTGTGATTGGGTCTGGAGTAATAAGGACCCAGCTTGAACCACCATTTACTGAACCTTGTTGAACAAAAACAAAATTTCCGCTTTCTACTTCATTTGGTGGTGTGCCATCGAAGTCAGTAGCACGCGACCATGCTCCTGCTGATGCAATATATATACCATTTTGAGAGCCTGTAGTTTGATCTTTTACGAGGATTCTGTCGCCCGGATTTAATGTAACAGTGTCAATTGTTAAAAGTCCAGATAGTGAACTTAAGTTGGCTGTTGTTGCTGCTCGTACCGATTGTTTTGGGTGTAGACCTTGAGCAACGCTATCGACATATTGTTTTGTTGCAGCATGTGTTGATAGTTGTGGATCTGCATGTAAATTTAAAAATCCTGTTAATGTATCACCAGCACGATTTACTGGTGTATAACCTAAAGATTGTGGTACATTAACATAGGGTGTAACAATTTCGACAACACCAGTATCACGTTTAATGTACATTTTGCCGTCATCAGTATTAATACCAATTTCGCCAAAATCTAAGTCAGATGTTGTAGGTATTTGACCAAAACTATCACTTGTACGTACAACAATTCTACGGCTTAATGGAATATATGCCATGTTTGAACTCCTTAAAGTTGTGTGTAATATTTATCGTTTTTTGTCTGCTTCACGAAAATGTTCAATAAAAAAGGGGAGCTAGAAGCTCCCCTTCTAACCTTTCTAATTCAAAATTAGAAATTACCGCCGTCGATAGTATCGCTCCACTCAAGACCAGTAGTGGTTGCTGAGTTGGCTTTAAGGATATAACCGTTTGGACCGACCGGTAGTGCAACGCTGTTTGTGTTAGTGCGTGTTAACAGATCGCCCTTTGCGGTTAGAACTGTACCCAAGAATGTTTGAGCAGCTGCAGAAGCAGTAGTTTGACCTGTACCACCATTAGCAATCGATAGTGGGCCGCCACCAAGGTTGTTAATGAGAATATTAGATTCAACTACATCGATTGTTGGATCACCAGAGAAGTTACCGTTTGTAATGGTGACCTTTGATGAACCAGCAGTTAATGTGCGATTTACAGCCGTTGTTGCACGACCATATGCATCAACTGTAATATAGTTGTATGAACCTGGTGTTACGCCTGTTGTTGCCAAGTCAATGTCATTAGCATTTACAACGATGCGTGAAGGAGATGCCGTACCAACATCAAATATGTTGCCTGTTAATGTCAAACCTGCACCAGCAACGTATGTACCAGCGCCAGAGAATTGTGTCCAAACGATTGGGCTTGTGCCAAGTGTGATTGGCGAGTCAGTTGTTTGTACAAAACCAACATCAGCGTATATTGTACCAGATTCAACAAACACGAATGCAGAAACTAGTTTTGCACCTGTATCAGCATCTGTCGAGCGTGTCCATGTACCTGCACTTACAACGTAAATGCCGTTTTCGGTTTGGTCTGTTTGAGCACGAACCAAGACGCGATCACCAGCTACCAACGAAACACCATCAACTGTTTGTAGACCAGATAATGTGATGTTACCAGTTGTTGCTGCACGAACTGCTGCCTTAACCTTTAAGCCTTGTGCAACAGCATCGACATATGCTTTTGTGGCTGCATGCAACGCTGCTGTTGGATCTGCATTCAACGTCAAGAAGCCAGTCATTGTGCCGCCACTTAATTGTAGATAACGTGTATCACCATAATCACGCGAAACGGCATCAGTACCGGTAGTTGCATTGGCAACACCGGTAATTCTGTTGCTGCCCATATTAAGAATACCAGACATTGTATCGCCGCTAGCGTTTACATATACGCTATCAACAAGAGTTGTAATGTCTGCCTGAACAACTGGAATATGACCAGTTACACGACCATAAGCATCAACATCAACCTTTTGGAAGGTACCTGTGTTACTGTTTGTTACACCAGCTAGATCAATAGTTGGATTACCGCTAACACCCGAGCCGTTTGTTACAACAACACGGCCTGCTGTACCTAGAATATCACGTGTTACAGATGTACCTGAACCTGTAATTACATAGATACCTGTTGTTGCAATAGCAGCCAATGCAGCCAAATCAGCATCATAAGCTTGTACTACTGAACCGAGCAATGAGTTGACTTGTGTTGTTACTGCTGTGTTGAAGTTAGAAATGTCTGCTGCAACTAGAGCTGCATTAACCCAGTTAGAGCCATTATAACGTAGAACTTGAGATGCTGTAGGTGTTGTAATAATAACATCGGACAAACCATCCAAGTTTGTTACAGGAGGACTTGCAACCCACTGTGTACCATTCCACTGAATAACATCACCAGTAGAGGCGCTGTTGACGTCAACATAGTCGAAGTTATCCAAGAACGTGTTCTGGCTAGCTGTTAGGTGTAGTGCCTGATCGTTAATGTGGTTTGTTAGGTTTGTTTGAGTTGTTGCAACAGCATTGTCAACATATGTTTTTGTAGTTGCCTCATTTGGATCTGAAGGAGCACCAGAAAGGATCAATGGACCTGTCATTGTACCGCCAGACAAGCTCAACTTACCATTAAGAGCTGTTTGTAAACCAGAAATGTTAGCAATAACAAGCGTCTGGTTGATCCAGTCTGTACCTGAATAATAAAGAACCTGACCAGTTGTTGGTGTACCGATGTTAATATCAGTAAGATCATCAAGTTCTAACAATGTTGTTTTGGTAGTTGCAACCCACTGACCAGATACTCTCTGTAGTACTGAGAGGTTAGGAGCAGTATCAACAGCTGCTGCAACGTTGCTCAAGCCGCCAAGTGTGGAACCTGTTTGATCACCATCAGCGAACTTTACAGAGCCTGTTAAGCGAATGTTGCCTGATACGTGCAATGCTTCTGTTGGGTTTGCTATGTTAACACCAACTTGACCATCAGCATCAACAGTTAAACGTGAGTTGTTGTTCTGTACAACATTGAATATACCTTGTGAACCACCACCAGAACCTAAGTTAATTGTAAAGTTACCAGCGTTGCCAGATGTTGAGTTACCAGTTGTAAACGTAACGTTACCGCCGTTACCTGTGCTACCATTACCTGTTGTAAATGTCATTGCACCACCAGCAACACCACCTGCTGTTGTAACGCTGATTGCACCACCGTTACCAGATGTTGATGTGCCTGATGCTAATGTTAATGTACCACCGGCATTGGAACCTGTGTTTGCACCAGCAACGATGTTGACGTTACCGGCTGTGTTTGAACCTTGACCACCAATGATTTCAACAACACCGCCTGTTACACCATCACCACCTTGAAGGCTTAGATCACCACCAGCGCCACCAGTCGAATCACCAGCGGCAATAATAATATCACCAGCTGCACCTGAGCTTGGTCGACCCACAATATCAATTTCACCCGAAGCTTTGACACGAATTAGTTGATTTGAACCAATGGACACAACGAATGGGTCTGCATCAGAGCCTGTAAGTGTCTTAACAGCAAATAACGTACTTGGGTTTGTAGCAGCTGTGTTTTCACCGATTGTGAATGCTGTTACGTTAGAGCCTGTTAATGCCCAATTCCATACTTGCGCATAGTTGCCGTTGTTAATTGTATTTGTAGATGTTGCAGCAAGAAGGTTATCGAGTCTGATAAGTGTATCATCAGCTGTTGCCAATGTTACGATATTATTAGCAGAGTCTTTGAAGAATATTTTGCGATCAGCAACGTTATAGTTAATTGCTAATTCACCATATTCTAACTGCGCTGCTGTCGGAACTGCATTTGGCGTAGCAGAACGCTTAAGTAAAATTTTATTAGCCATTATTATGATCTCCTTGAAAGTTAATGGTTATTGTGTTTAAAGCTGGAAGCTTTAGTGAATATATTTATTATTAAATATGGTAAAATTAAAGTTTTTAAAAATTTCCCCCCTGAATTACAGAGTTAGGAGTTAAAACTATTGGATCGTTTGGATTTGTGGCTGGCGTATCTAATCGTACAATACCAGGCGATGTTTCTGTTGCTGGTTGCGTTTTTCTACTTATACGAATCGTTTCTTGGTTGCGAACAGCATTAACAAACGGTTCTGATAAATTTTGTGCTGAAAATGACGTGATTGTAGCTGTATCATATATAACACTGCAGACAGCCGATTCAAAAAATGCCAGAGGCTCAAATGGTCCATTAGGTAGTGGTGGTTGTTGTTGTCTGTCCCACTTTACTCTACACACTAACGTATTAAAGTTAGTTCCAGGTAAAATTTGCTCTATTCGATAGATATAAATTCCATTTCCGAGAAGAGTACCATCATTAAAAATTCTATCTCCAATCTGTACATCAAGAGCAGAAAAAGAACCAGTATAATCCAAAAAATCACTCTCTATTTCCCATTCATCTGGTTGAAGGGTGGGTGAAACATTTGTAATTTGCAAGTTAGCATTTAATAAATTCATTATTTACTTTTCCCTTAGAATGCAAGTTTAACCCAGAAAGGCTGTCCAGCTGTTAAGCCAGTAAGCTGTACAAGATTTGGACCAGAATTTATATTTGCTGTTAACGTTGTGCGTAAACCTCTGCCTGAAGTATCGTTCCACGCTTGAACATTCGGTACTGATGCTGTTGCATAGCTTGTGTTGTCACCTGTACCTTCGTTTTGACCAATGTCAATAAGGAAAGCAGTACCTGAAGCATTAGCAGAGCTAACATAAATTGAGGCACTGACAATTTCAACTCCCGGAACACCATTGATCACGGCATTTCCTGGTGTTATAGATATTGTTACACCTGGACCCGAAGCCAATACGTACGAGCCACCGCCAACACTATAACGTTGTAAACCACCACCGCCACCAGTTATAGGAACATTGGTTACAGATGTGATACGACCTTGTGCATCAACAGTAATCGATGCTACGTTAGATCCATTACCATAAGAACCTGGTGTTACGCCAGTGTTTGTCAATGACAATGTTCTTGTTGTTGTTAAATCACCACCACCTGTTAAGCCCGCTCCTGCATTAATGAAAACCAATGCGTGATTGATGTGTTCGTTTGTAACATAATTTTGAAGTGCATTGTGGTTTACGTTAGCAGGATTTACGACCAGATCAATCGTGCCAGAAGTTGTGATTGGTGAGCCCGATACTGTAATTGAGCCACCTGTACTTGAGATACCAACAGATGTTACAGTGCCACCGCCTACACCACCAAGAGTTACCCAGTTAGAACCATCATCACGTTGAATAATGTTGTTTGTTGTATCAACAAACAACCTACCAGATGTACCAGCGGTTGGACGGTTAGCAAATATGTCTTGTGTAATGCTTGGAGTACCAAGAGCATTTCTTACAGCATCTGTAATACCATAGCCGGAAAGTGTTGTTGGCGTTGATGTAATAGTACTCCATGATTGTGTTGTTGTGCCGCTTGTTACTCTGCCTTTAGAATCTACTGTAACAGACGTATATGTTCCAGGCGTTCCTACGTTTGCTAGTTGTAGTACAGGATTACCTAAAATACCATTTCCGTTTGTTACATTGATTTCTGAAGGTGTACCTTGGATTGTTCTTGCTGTTGTTGTATTTAAAGCTGTTCTAACAACAATTCCGTTGGAACCTGGGTCTGTTAAACCACCTGTGGCATCAGTATCATTTATCCATGTTGTGCCATTGTATTTTAATACTTGTCCAAGCGAAGGCGCTGTAATAGTTACATCTGCAAGTTGTGTTAATGTGTAGTCGCCATCTTGTGCAACAACTGCACCAATTCTTCCAAATACTGATGAAACGGCACCGCCGCCAACACCAAATGGTGACCAATTAATCGGTGTTGTTCCAACGTTGATTGGGTTTGGTGTTATTACAATCCATGAAGTTGTACCATTAATTGTACCGTCGATTACATAAACAAAGTCTCCGCTTTCCACTTCACCAAAAGGTGTACCGTCGAAGTCAGAAGCTCTTGTCCAAGCACCAGCAGAAGCAACATAAATTCCGTTGTTAACTGGGTTTGTTTGGTCTTTTACAAGAACACGATCTAAAGGACTTAATGTTACACCATCGATCGTCAAAAGACCCGATAATGTAATGTTGCTACCTGTCGTTGCAACACGGACAGCTTGTTTTGGATGCAATCCAGATGCAAGTGCATCAACATATTGTTTTGTTGCTGCTTCAAAGGCAAGTATTGGATCACCGTCGAGAATTAAACTTCCTGTCATTGTACCACCGGACAACGGTAAGAAATTACCACTTACAAGTGGTGTGATGTCGCCTGATGATACCGGTGTTGTTGCCGTTACTCTTCCTTTTGCATCAGTTGTAATTTTTACAAAACTGTTTGTTACAGGTGTACCAACATTTGATAATGACAAAACAGTATCTGCTATAACAGCATTATCGTTTGTTACTGTGATTTCTCCTGCTGCACCAGTAATAGAACGAGTAGTCCAAGTATCTACACCTGTACGAACCGCATAACCAACACTCGTTAATCCTTCAAGAGCATTGAGGTCGTTTGTTAGTGAGAGTGTAATTGTTCCTGATGTTACAATAGGAGAACCAGATATGCCTATACCCTGAGATGGACCTGTAACACCAACAGAAGTTACCGTACCAGTTCCTTGTAAACCACCACCTGGACGAACATATCCTGGAGGAATACCAAAGAAAATTGTTCTTCTATCGAGAACAACACCAACAGGAACCTGATCTGCAAACGCTGGGGTTAATGTCAATAGACCTGTGTTATCACAGTAAACATATTGATTAATTGTTGGCCAGTTCCAATTTGGATTAGACACAGAACCTGATGTAACAACGTTAACATACGCATTTGTATCAACATCTTCAATGACAAGACCAAAGGGCTCGTTTCCAGCTGTGTTTATATCTGCGTGTACGATTTTTCCGAAATCAGAAAACTTAGCAACCATATAACCAGCAAAAGGTTCTTGTGTTTCTGCTGCAACTGTAAGAGAATTAAACTTTAATGAAGAAGCAAATACTGAAGGCGTTGTTAAGTTTGATTCTGATGTAACAAATTGAATTTCAGATCCAGTTAGACGTCGAATAAGAGGTTTTCCTGTCTCGCTATCAAATAAAATTTCACCAGCATCTACTGGGAAATTAAGACCAGCCTGTGTTCCTGAAAAAAGCGCTGGACCGTCTGCTCCAACACTTATAGGTACAGCACCATTCGATAACAAGCATGCAAACACGCGAATTTTCTTGATCCATCGTCCACCACCTGGACCGCCTGTTGCTTGGAAAACATACATTACCTGGTTTTGTGTATCAAACCAATGTTGATCATTTGAAATCGTTGAACCTGGTGTTGTTAAACTTCCAAGTGTGCCAGTATCAGAAGGAATTGTCTGGTTTACAGGGATTCTAGTAATATTAGCAGACGGAAAAAACACGGAGCCAGTTGATACTACTGTGTATGTTCCGTTGTTATTTGTAGAACCAGCAACCGTAAAAGTTTTTCCTGACGGTAAAGATGCTGTAAAATTACCAACCACTTCAAAATAATTTGATCCAGGTCCACCCGTTAAATTAACACCTGCAATGTTTACGGCTTGTCCAGGAAGTATTGCTTGATTTGGTGCTTTATTACCAAAAAGTGGTCTTAATGTTGTTGTACCAAATGTTCTTTGTCCTGTACCAAAATCAATGTCCCAATACAACCACTGATCAATACCGGGAACTATTGTCCAAGCATTAGGAACAGAATTCTTTTCAATCCAAATATAATCTTGTGAACGATCAGCAAATACAACAATGGTTGGTGTTGATGGTGAGGCTATTAAATCAACGGTTGTTGGATTTACGTTTAAAAGCGGTGGGCCGTAACGAACTATGCCCTGTCTGAAATTAACTTTCATATTAACATGCTCTCCAAAAATATACTATATTTTACTATTTATACCAAAGGTATCTTAAACATGAAAAATATTATGGATTAGAGTTCCATGTTATTGCATTTACACCACTTACAGTTGTTTGTGCTTCTACAATAGCACGCTTGGTTGCAAATTTTTGTAATAAAAATAATTTGCGTTGAGCGCCATCGGCCAAAACTTGTCGTAATTGTCCATGTGTATGAAGTTGATATGATTTTTCGTTAGTGTTTACATCACGAACAGCATAATATATTGAATAGCCAGCAGGAGTGTCGGGTATGGGAGCTGTTGTCGCTACACTTCCCACCAAATTTAACTGATCTACTTCTTCAGAATCATAAATGTGTGGTGTTCCTAGTGCGCTACTCTCAAACCCGCTAATAATATCATTTTTGCAGGCTAAACTCAATTCATTGATTTTCGATATTTTTGTTTCTAATAAATATGTTGGATGCTGATCAATCTCTTGATCTGTAGGGATGTATATGGTTGGTCCACCCGGATACGACCACAAACGAGGAGGTACTTGAGTAGCACGAACAGGATCACTAAACACAGGATTGACAATCCAATCGTGTGGTGACTCTAATTCCAATGTATTTTCAACTTCTGTCCACGCAAAATTTACTTTATTAAAACATGTATACATTTACAGTAACTCCAAAACATGAAAGAATTTTCTTAACGTAACGCCTGTGCCACTAAATGTAACAGCCACATTAAACGATTGATTTGCAGCACTGTTGACTGAAGCAGTGTTGCCCAGTAAAACTGCTTGTGCAAAAGCTGTACCTGAATCAAGGTTTCCTATAATGCCTGTCGTTACTGCACCTGTATTACCAAACACAATTACTCCAGTCAATGATTGTTCTGTTGTTGAATTAATGGGGGCAAGAAACAGTTCAATCGAAAAACCGGTACGCGATCCATTACTTAAGTTTCCTGTTGCATCTGAATACATTGTAGTACCACCATAAGTAACCGAGACTGTTATTGTTCTGTTTGCACCAGAACTGTTCAGAACATCGCCCTGCATACGCAATCTTAATATTCCATCAGTTCCAAGTGTTCCTCCCGGAACAGTATATGAAAGAATATTTGTTGGACCTGTATTTGTAACTGTTTGTAATATAGTTGTTTTATCGATTACTCCTGTTGCACGAACCCAAACATTTGGTCGATAAAATTCAGGCATGCGTTCAGACGAATTGTAACGAACCATGCCGTTTGTAGGTGTACCGGGTCTTTGTGCTGTTGTACCAGAAGGTACACGTAACCACTGTGAGTCTAGTTCCATGACAGGAGTTGTTTGCATGCCTGTTACGTTTGTAACGTTTTGCGCAATTCTCCATGCAAACCCTGTTGTTCCGTTTCCATATGTTCCTCTTCCACTAAACAAATTCATGAATTGTGGTGAAGAATATGAGCCAGAACCAATAATGTTAAACTGTACATAAGGTGGATCATCATCTTCATCCGTTAAACGAAGGTTTGGTGTATTCTGATCATAATCGTAAGTAATCCAACCACTAATACCAGGAGAAGAACGACGAAAATGACAACGCAAACCTTCTGATGTTGCATCACCGTTGTTTTGAATATAAACAGTTGCATTGTTGCTGCCGTCAGTAACAGCTGTAGAATATGTACGATTACCTAAACCTACAACAAGCTGTGTCGTTAAATCAGTTCCACGCGATTCTACTCTTTGTGGAGCACCATTAATATAATTAAATGTTTGAGCGCCACCAAACACACCGTTGTTATTGTATTGAATGTTTGTATTAACACCGCCCGGCGTTGCTCCACTGGAATTTACTGTCAGGGTTGCTGGTCCGGTTGTTAGTGATACATTCGTTCCAGCCACCACAATTGGTTCTATGGCCCACCACTGTGTCGCTGACGATGATACAAATGTTGCTTGTTGACCCGGTGGTAAAATTACAGCAGCATTAACTGATCCGTTCTCGATCGATGCGCTTGCGTTTGGATAAACGTTTAGATTGTTTGCGCCGCGGTTTGTTACATATATTTCACTACCAAATGGTGATACTGGCACAGGTAAACGAACACCTGTTCCTGATGGAACTGTTGTTACTATATTATAACGAGCTGTTAATTCTGTTGCAGTTCCTTGTGTTGCACCTGCAGCCGTAACCGTTGCTGCAACAGTCTGATACAACTGTGTTGTTACTTGTACAGATCCGGGAGCAACAAAAGTTGAAGGAATGCTCAATGCAGGGTTACCGCTTACTCCATCACCGTTTGTTACTGTTATTTGATTTGTTGTGCCTGTTATTGTTCTTGTATTCCATGTATCTGTACCAGTTCTTACGGCAATACCTGTGCCCGAAAGTCCTTCAACAGCAGCCAAATCGTTAGCAAGAGCAAATGTTAATGTGCCTGATGTCGTAATTGGAGAACCAGAAATTGTTAATCCGGCTGCTGGTGCTGTTGCAGCAACAGAAGTTACGGTACCTGTATTACCAGCAATTGTAATAGAACCCGCTCCATTAGTGATTGAAATTCCAGAACCAGCGGTTAATGTTGCAACTGTGTATCCTGAACCGTTACCAATTAATAATTGACCGTTTGTTGGTGTTGTTGTAGTACCTGTACCTCCGTTTGCAATAGGTAATGTGCCGTTGAATGCTATTGTTGGGTTGCCGCTTATACCATTACCGTTTGTAACAGCAATATTTGCACCAGCAGTTATTGTTCTTGTTACTGAAGTACCTGAACCGGTTCTAACATAGAGACCCGTTGTTGTAGTATTGGCTAATGCAGTTAGGTCGCTATCTATAGGTTGAAATGCAGTCGAATCTAATCCATCGAGTAAATCAGCATTTAGTCCTGTTACCAATTGATTGTTTGCGTTTGTTCCAAGAATAAATGGAGCTCCTGGAGACGTTGGGTTTAAAGTGTGTACTGCTGTAATTGTTCTATTTTGAGATGTATGTACATACTGTGGGTGGTCGTCGTTCAACAAGCCTGACAAATCACCATGCACTTGAGTGCCTGACGAAATTCCAACAGCGGTTGTTTGTATAAGACGTAAATCGTCAACTCTAACTAACCTTGCTTTAACAGCATTTGTGTATGTGGAACTTGTTTGAAATATTAACCTATACAAAGGTTTTATTTCTGGGATTTCAAAATGTGATAGATTTAAACTGCTTAATGCGTTATTTACATCTGCATCATTGAGAGTGGCATCCTGACGTTGACCCATTAATACACCAATTGGATTCAGTAATGCATTTGAAGCAAATACCCAGGCAGCTACAAAATAGCCTTCAGAAGCTTCAACTCTTGACCAATTTGAACCATCAAAGAAGTTATAAAAAATTCTATTTGTATCTAAAATTACTGGATAATCTTGTGGTGTTAGAGTTGATCTAAACTTATCGGTACCGACTAACCACGTAATTCGACATTTTGCGACAGGAGTTAATGTTTGTTCATAGGCGTTTGTTGGAGTAGTAGCGTGATTAATATTAACAATTAAATCTTCATCATAAAAACGACCATTTGATAAACTAAACTGTGCATCTGTATTTGCGTTTCCTGTACCTGTAATTGTAAAATTACCAATATCTGCTCCATTTACCCACTGAAATCCTTGTGTGAAATGTAAATATCTGTGGGTTGCTCCATCCATTGTTATGCCATGTCGTTCATCAGCAAAAAATTCAGTAACATTATCGTCTGCATTCCAATACATGAAAGAAATTAAGACATTCGTGGAAAAATCAGGGATAGTTGTACTCTGTTGAAGTATTTTGTTGCTATCAAAATAAAAATAATATGTACCTTCCACATCGGGTATGATAACTGTGTCCGGCGTTGTTTTTCTTACTCTCTCGCCTCGATAAAAGTATTCATAAAATAACCCCACAGGCGCAATTGTAAATGTTCTTGTTGTATCATCAAAAGATATTGTGCTCGTTGTTCTATCTATAAAACCTGTTGGTTCTCTTTGGTCAAAAAGTACATCTTCTCTTACGTGATTAACCCATTTATCGTCTTCATAAAATTCAACATCTTTGGTAGTCGTATTATAACGAACCATGCCATTTGTAGGCGTACCAGGTCTTTGTGCTGTTGTACCAGTTGGTATTGTTAAACTTGCTGTTCCGGGTATTACGGGGTTGTTACTTATACTAATAGTAGGATTACCAGATACTCCATCACCGTTTGTTAGTGTGATTTGATTTGTTGTCCCATCGATTGATCTGTTTGTAAATGTTGTAGCATTTGTTTGTACAACTATTCCATTACCTGGAAGCGACGAAAGGTTTGTTAAACTTGTACTTAATGGCTGTGCATCAGTAATACCATAGCCAGAAAGTGTTGTTGGTGTACTTGTGATTGTACTCCAGGCTTGTGTGGTTGATCCGCTTGTTACACGTCCCTGTGCATCTGTTGTAACAGATACGTATGTACCAGAAGTTCCAACGTTTGGTAAATCAACAGTAATTGTACCAGATGTTGTTATTGGAGAACCTGTAATTGTTAAAGTTGTTGACCCAACGGCAACGGAGGTAACACTTCCAAGAGGAATTGTCGAATTTACCCAATTTACACCGTCATATTGTAATACTTGATTTGTTGATGGGGTTGATAATACAACATCAGAGAGATCGTTTAAGAATTGTACATATGTACCAATCGTTTCCCATGTTGTACCAGTATCTCTTTGTATTACATTGTTTGTCGTGTCAATAAACAATCTACCAGTAGTTCCTGCTGCTGGTCTATTTGCAAAAATATCTTGAATTATTCCCGGAGTGCCTAAAGTGTTAGAAACAGCGTCTGTAATACCATACCCCGATAACGTGGTTGGTCTATTGTCAATAATAGACCAATCCGTGAACGATATCCATGTACTATTATAAAATCCTTCAAAACGATCTGTATCAGTATTGAATCTTAATGCACCAGTAGCAGCGTTGAGAGGACGCTGAAGAGTTGTTCCAAAAGGAAGTTCAACAGCATCACCTTCGATTGTCAATATATTGGTTTCGTTTGGTGTTATAGTTTCTGTTACAAAATCAAATTGCATTTATTTTTCCTTTAGTTTGTGACTTCCGTTGTTCTTACGGTTGCTACCCAACGAATTGTTTTGCCGTTTTGTCCTGTAACGTTGATACGTAATGAACCGTTTATTGTATCAGCAACAACGTTTGCATCCCACGGACCATCAGTTTCACCAATAACAGTTTTTGATGGAGTACCAACGAATGTTGTCGATCCTGGTGTTGTATCTTTGCGAATTACGCCAACAAAACGATATCCAGCACCGCCTCCTGTTGCATCTGTTCTGCGTGCAGCTACTAGAATGTCAAATGTATAAACAGAATTATTAATAACAATCAAACGTTGTGTACCTCCTGTACCATCTAAGAATAGTTCTGTTGCCGTGTTATCAGTCGTTTCGTTACGTAAAACATAAATGCCCATTTGTGCATCGCCAGCACTTGCAAATTCGCCGTTTGCGTATGCTTTCATTCCAAATACACGAGCATTAGATCCATTACCGACAGCAAAACCTTCTGTTGCTGATGATGTAGAGTTAGAACCGAGTGCAATTGCATTTGTTCCAGTAGCTAAAGGTGTTGTTGGTGTTGATGGATTCTCACGATACAAATCAAGCGTTTCAGACGTTGAAAGTGTTATTGTGCCTGCACCGTGTACGACAGTAATGCCTATACCTCCCACAAGTGTTTTATATTCAGCAGCTGTACCCGCACCATTTACACCAAGAACTGTGTTTGCACCGCCAAGTGAAGTTAAACCTGTACCGCCATATGCTGGTTGAATTGGTGTAGCGTTCCATGTGCCTGTTGTTATTGTACCAAGCGTTGTAATAGATGCTTGACCAGCATATGTTGCAGCAATGTCAACTGTTGGATTTCCAGAAACTCCTGAACCATTGGTTACATCGATGCGATTGGTTGTTCCTGTAATTGTTCTTGTGGCAGACGTTCCAGCTCCCGTAATTGTATAAATGCCAGTTGTTGTCGTATCAGCCAATGCCTGCAAGTCTGTGTCGAGTGTAAAGGTTGCTGTGCCGGAGGCAAAACTAATTGTTTGACCGGATCCGGAAGTTTGCAATGTTTTATATTCATATGCTGAACCACCTGGATTTACTGACAAGAATGTATTAGCAGCGCCAAGAACTGATAATCCGGTACCACCGTTACCGACCTGTAACACACTTGTGCCTACTGCAGCTGTTTGAGAAAGATTAATTGATCCAAAACCAATTGTTGTTCCCGAGCGACGTAAAATTTGGTAATCTGAACCAGCTTGAATGTCTTGAACGGGACCAGGTGTGTTGTTAATACGACCAACAACACTCATGCCGACGCTATCTCGAAATTTTAGTCCTGAGCCTGATTGTTCTAGTGTTGTACCATCAAGGAATACGTAAAGAAGATCGCCTCCTACAGCAGCAGCTTCGGTTGCTACTCTCACGCCTCCTGATGTCGAAAAACCTAATGCGCTACCTGTATAATTGTAGATGTGAACACCAACTTCGTCGTTTGGAAGTTCTGTAATACCGGCACCTAGTTTTACATTAAATATATTTCCTGTTAAATCTAATCCAACACCTGCAACATAAACACCAGGACCTGAAAACTGGTTAAAAAGAATTGAATCTGTACCTAGTGTTGTTACGTCTTGTGTTTGTACCCATGATGTAGTAGCAAGCGTATTACCACCGATCACGAAAACAAAATCGCCAGGCTGTACTTCAGCAGCTGTGTCATAATCAGTAGCTCTTGTTAGTGGATTTCCAGGGCCATTGTAAATGTATATACCATTGTCTGCCGCGTTTGTTTGTGCACGAACTAAAATACGATTACCATTGGAAGGTGAAACGCCATCGATCGTCGAGGGAGCATTCGATAAGTCAATATTGCCCGTTGTTGCTAGATTACATGCTTGTTTAATTTGCATTCCTTGAGCAATACCATCGACGTATGCCTTATTAACAACATCTGTTGAATTTACAGGAGTTGGAATGCCTGTAATTGTTGCGCCACCGATGAAGGTTAATGTGCCAGTTAATGTATCGCCGTTTACATTTACGTACGTAGAATCTACAAGAGCTGTAATATCACTTGTTGTAACAGCAGAAGTTGCTGTTACACGACCATGAATATCAGTTGTAATTTTTACAAAACTATTAGCCACTGGCGTTCCAATATTAGCCAAATCAATTACAGGGTTTCCGGAAACGCCGTCGCCGTTTGTTACAACAATATTACCAGTTGAACCTTGAATAGATCTTGTTGCACTGGTGCCTGTGCCTGTTACAGTATAAAGACCGGTTGTTGTTGTGTTGGCCAATGCAAGTAGATCACTATCCAATGTTAAATTAATTGTGCCGCTTGATGTAATTGGATTGCCAGTAATTGTGATACCACCTGATGATGCACTAATATCAACAGATGTTACAGTACCACCGCCAATAGATAAAGATGTCCATACTGTACCGTTATAATATTCAAGAACGTTTCCGTCTGTTTGATAACGGAACATACCTGCCGCTGGAGACGAAGGACGGTCAACAATAGCACCAACTGGAAGTATTAACGCACCATTACCAACAATTGTTAAAATATTTTGTGCTGAGGGGTTAATCGGTGGTGCAACTGTTGTATCAATAGTAACAAGGGACAATATTGTCCCAGTATCATGATTAAAGTTCATGTTTTTGTCTCCATTGGAGTTAAAAGGGTCAAATTATATTTATTAATATCAGTTTGTGATTTCGACAGTTTCAACATATGCTACCCATCTAATTGTTTTTCCGTTTTGACCAGTTGCTCTAAATCTTAAGCTTCCGTTTATAGTATCAACATCTACTGTTATATCAAGCGGCGAGTTGCTTTCAGCTATCACTTGTTTTGAGATTGTTCCTTGTACATTAATTGATGAAGCCCCAACAACTCTGTATACAACACCCCTTAATTCATAGCCTGCATGACCATCGGAAGCATCTGTTCTGTGAGCTGTTACCAATGCTCGAAATGTCCACGTTGAATTGTCACGCAACACCAAACGAACAGAGCCGCCGGTTCCATCCATAAACATTTCTGTTGGAGTGTTGTTAACTGTTACAGTTCTTAAGAGATATTTTCCGTGTTGAGCATCGCCTGTAGATGCAAATCTGCCGTTGGCTATTACAATACTGCCGTCTATGTGAGTTAATGATTGTTCACCAATTGCTAATGATTTATTACTGCCAGCGTCAGCAGCATACCCAATAGCAACGCTGTTCACACCCGAAGCAACTGGATTTACAGGCAAACTTGGATTTTCTGAATATAATTCAGCAGAACCGGGCCCACCTCCGCCGGCACCAGATCCTGATGGTCGTGTTATTGTAATTCCACTCATTAAATAATCCTATAAAATAAATTTTCCTTATAAATTCATATAAGTAATACAAATCTATAAAACACCAACCAAACTAGCTGGTGACTGAAAAATTCTAAAAACCGATTCATCTGGAACCGGAACTCGATATTTCAATTTCGAGTTTTTGACCCAAGAATGTTGCTCTTTCCAAGTCTCTACCAAAGGTATCTTGGTTTCCTTCCATAGGTCCTCTAGATACGATACTGCTGGTAGTTTTGGATAGAACTGTTTGTTCTTGAGTATTACAAGCCGATAACCACGCTGTGCAATTTCAGTACTTGCGGCTATCGGGTCTGGTAATTTGGGATGCAGAATGTTTCCTATAGTTGAGGAATATGCTGCATTGATTTCATACTCTTCATGGAACTCAAACTTGCGATTTCCTTTGGCTGGAGCTTCACCAATCAGATACAACGGAAGAAGTCGTTTTTGTTTCCATTCTTCTTTTGAAATGAGCCTTTTTGCACGTCTAATCAGATTGCCTTTGCCACCAAAGATTCGACCAGATCGACCAGTTTCATGATCTGATTTGAACATTCCGATTCCATATTTAACAGCAGATTGTTGGAACCAGGAATCGAGTTGATCTTTGAACCTATCTCGAACTTTCTGTCTGACGGAGATCTCAGTGCATTCATATTGAGCCTGTTTGTATGCAGTGCGAATCATCGAAGACTGGACCCTCTGGAATTCAAGGATCATCTTCTTATCGTTGTCAGTTAGTTGAATTGGAAGGTTGAAGGTAATCATTGTTAGAGATTTATATTGGTTATAATGTATTTATACAATTTCAGTTTTGCTTCTAATAATATTATTATATATCAAAATATTTATAGGTTTTATGTTAAGTAATGCCATAAATATCTCAATAAACAATAAGGATACAATATGATAATTAGTTCTTTTTTTACAAATAACGGTAATCCTCAAACTGGACTTACACCAACCATTCGCATTTGGGAAGTTGTTGGTGTCGGTTCAGACACATTAATTGTCAATAATGCACCAATGGTCGAGACCGGTGACGGTTTTTACAAATATAATTTTGTTGCGTATGATGCTTCAAAAGATTATGTATTCAGAACAGATGGTGGTGGAACTTTACCGGCCGGCGAAAGATATCAATCAGGAACAATTATTACTGCTCAAGTTGAAGCAACATCAATAACCAACATTGCTGCAAACGTTTGGGACATTCCGAACGCATCACATTTGATTCCTGGATCAACCGGTCAAAATCTTGCTCAGATTAAAGCAGACACAACGTTTATTAGTGTATCAATACCAACAATCAACAATTTGTTGAACACGTTGTTAAAATACGAAAAAAATAGAACAAGAATTGACGTTGTCGCAAAAACATTAACTGTTTATGATGATGATGAAGTAACGCCACTAACAGTTTTTAACTTAAAAGACAGCGTGGGTGCTCCAAGTGTTGTTGATGTGTGTGAACGCGACCCCATTTAATTGAATAATGGCAACAATTCCAAATCCAACAAATAGAATAATTACAAATGGCCTTGGTGGTCCTGCTTCTGCAGGATTAATTACAATGCATTTTCATTTATTTCATATTGAAGTAATACCTCCTTCAGGCGGCGGAGGTGGTGGGCCATATCCTTATGTTGGTGCCTGGAATCAAGCTACTCCAGGAAGAAATCCTGCATATTTTAATGTTCCGAGACAAAATATACAACAACCACCATATCTGGTTCCTGTTAATCAACCGCTCTATAATAAAACAACAATTAAATTGACTTTAAAATTAAACAACAAAGAAGTTGTAAAATATTACGTGGTGAAAAAAAGCATTGTCGATACTTTAGTTAAAGTACATAAAATTTATCAAGGAATTAAAGTGCAAATATCAAACATTAAAGCGTTTTTTAAGAAAGTGTTTTAACTTCCTTCATACTGAAAACTACGAAATTTTTTGTTTCGTCAATTAATCAATCATAAATAAAATTATCTAATTGTGGAGCGCAGTCAAGCACCAAACAAAAACCGAAGAAAGTACCGATGATGTTGGCTGAGTCTATGAGATCGAAAACCACAAAATCTTTAGTTTCGTGGTAGTTGATAAATAGAGCGATAAAGGATTTTGATTATGAATGAAACAATTAAATTAGCAAAAAATAATGAAACTATAGTAAATTTTGATTTGGACATTGAAGGTGGTATTGACAGCGAAGAGCCACAAGTTAAATTTACTGTTTCGCTTAATGAACAAACGAGCGTTAGTTTTTTTGCTACTCACAAACAAGATAAACTATGGGAAGTTAAAGTTCCTGAAGTAAGTCTACCAGACAATGCTACATATATGATTGAAGTAATCGTTGGTCATTATTATTTTAAACCTGCTCAAGGAAATATTTCTTTCGATGAAAATCTACCTCAAGTTACAACTCAAAACGTTTCCAACGTTTCTCCTACTAAAACTGAAGGTAAAATCTTAAAATCAAAAAACAAAATTCTTACAGAAAAACAAGAAAACCAAACAACAAACAAAAAAACCAAAAAAGATATTAAAGATCTTATCAAAGAAATTGAAAAAATACAAACAACACCAACATTTAATATCGAACCGATTAATACAGAGCTTTCAAAATCAATAGTAAATAATTTTGATAATCTTTCTTCTTTGAAACAAACAAAAGAACAAAAAATCAAAAAAACACTCGAAAAAATTATCAAATCTATTTAACAATACCTTGCTTAGTTAATTCATCGACAACTTTAATAATATGACGACAAATGCCAGGAACTCTGGCAGCGTTTACTGGTGGTCTATTAGTTCTTCTCTTATATAAAGCTGGCGGTTCTCCAACTAAACTTTTATCGTTTGCATTCCAATATGCAAAACGCCAAAAAAAATCTAAACAATTACACTTAACTTTTATGTCATTAGTTTGAATTGAAATTGGTTGTAAATTATTTGTTTCACCGTCTGTTGATGTTATAGTAATTGATGTTGGCCCTTCACCAAACACAACATTTTGAAATTGTAATGTAACTTTGTAGTTATGTTGATTACTTCTTACAGATGCATCAACTTGAAGAATACCACTATTTTCAAATGGAGTATAAGTAATATTGTTTACAACGACTTCATTAACAGCATTTTGTCGTCTATTTGTTACAAAGTTATTAATGATGTTTTGTTCTAAATCATTATACGAAGACTCTTCAAGTCCTTGTATTAATTGTTTTCCAGTTATTTGTTTATAATTCATTTGCGTTAATTATTTTGTCAAATTCTTTTTCTTGTGGCAAGATCATTGATTGGTATTGCCTTCTTACAGCCTCTTCAGGAACAGATTTGTCCGTTCTTGTTGTCTGTCGTTTAATAATTGTGTCTAAATCGATATCAAAGACAATTGCCGTTGCCATATATCCGTGCTTTTTTGCTTGTTCTAAATAAAACTTTCTTGATTTTGGAGTTAAGTTTGTGTTGTCAATGTATAAATCTTGTTTTTGCTTCAAAATTTTGAAAAATTCATCATTTGCTTTTTTTGAAAAATCTTTATCCTCTGTTGACATTTTCCAAGCCTTGGCATAATCATTTTTATCATAAAATTTATGACGAAGAATATCTAAAGAAAAAATATTAAGATTCGGATTTTTTTCTTTTAACTTTTTATATACTGTTGATTTACCTGTTCCTGAAGGTCCAATTGGAAAATAAACTGTTGGTTTTTGAGTAAGTTCAAATAATTTCATACTATATAATTCCTTTCGTGTAGTATTTACTTTAAAATACTATTGCTGGCGGTATGTCGTTTTCATCAAATTCATCATTGACGTTAAAATACGAAGAAGAATATAATTTATCATAAGCTTCTTGTTCAAATGAAGATATTTCTTCTAAAAGTCTTACTACAATTAACAAAGATGAAACTAAATCGTCAGTAGATCCTATTTTACCAGCATATGAACCGCCTTTTCTTACATAGTTTTTTAGTTCTTGAATTATTAAAGGTGATTTAATTTTTATTTTATCTCTTTCTATCATTTCTTTTAACGTTAAACAAGCTTTCATTTTTGCTTGTTTTGTTGTTACCATACCTTCTTTTTGTCTGTTGGATTGAGATACAAATTCAGCTGTCTCTGGTGGTGATTCATCGTTTTGTAACAAAGCAATAATTCCTTCACCGACACCATTGTTTTCAACTGAATAATAAACAGTAGATTGTGTTTTTTCAAAGACTTTTAATAGGCGTTTCAAATTTTGATACGCATCGACTGTAGATGTTGTATTCGATCTGAATTGTGCCACTTGCTCCATCGACGGAAATTCAAAAGCCGTAATTGTCGTATAATCATGTCCTCTGCCTGTTGCCGGATCCATCCCTACAAGATATATTGAATTTTTTTGTGGTTGTTTAAAAAATAAAATATCTCCCATAATTGCTACTGGTTGTTGATCTTTGACGCTGTTTGTTAAATTAGCAAGAACAAGCGTATCAATTAGTAATGGATCGCTTGATAAAAATTCGCAATTATGACACAATAAACCATTAGCAAAAAATGTATGTGTTTCACTTTCAACGATATCAAAAGTTTCTTCTTCACCAGCAGGCTCTACTGAAGATATTGTTTTATTTTCGATGCCCATTAATGTTATACCTGGCGAAAGTTCCCTCGTTGTAATTTCACGTCCATCTAATGTAAAAAAGGTATGGGTATCAGTTACATCTATAAATGTACTATCTTCAAATGTTATTTTGTATATTGGTTTTCTTCCCATGTGAGCAACCCCAACAAAAGGAACAAAACCAACATTCGTTCGTATTTTCCAGTTTTTTGTGTTCTTTGCCAAAAGTTCTGTCATAATTTCCTCTCACGAACAAATCGAATTTTCCCACAGTCCCATATCCTATATATTCCATGCAAATTACAATTTTGTGATTCGGATAGTGACGGATCGTAGTTGTTCAAACGTTTCTTTAGATGTTTGTGTCTGAAATTAAATTTATGTATTCGTTTATTATTTACTACGTATGCATAATCTATTGGAAGGTCTTTATCTTTATAAAAATTTGTTTTTAAATATAGTTCACCGTTACTCCAACGTTTGTCAGCAAATGTTATTATTTTTTTGCAATTTGTAAGTTTTTCAAACGCAGAAATGATTTTGCTGAATCCACCAACGACGTGTTCACAGGTAGAATATCTTTCAAGAACATAAGTATCTTTTTGGTTGGATTGTTTTGAAAATAATCCTAGTGCAACAAGTACCTGGTTGGCATTTCGTAATCCTATACAAATACTACCCTTACCATCTCCCTGTATATGTGTTTTTTCAAAAAAATTATTTCTTTCAGTCTTAGAAATATCACTGACAACTTGCAAATTCCGAGCATAACACTTGCTTGTTGTTGCACGTATCAAATGTTTAATTTTAGAAAAAATAACATGTTTTCTTTCCCACTCGTCTTCAAATATTGTTAATAATCTAATATTTTGTTGTTGGCATTCTTTGTATTTGTGTTCATGATAATGTTTGGTGATTCTTTCTTTCGCATCGCTATGCCAATATAAACCACACAACTCGATTGCCAAATTAAATTTTGGAATATAAAAATCTAATTCTTTTGGAGGAATGATATCTCTTGCGTTTCGTTGAAATTGAACATTATGTTCTTTTAAGAAATCTTCTAATTCTTTTTCCCATTGTGCAGATTGAAAATTGTGTGTTTTGATGTTGTGGTTATGTAGGTAAACACCTACAGTTCTATCTCCAACGTTCAGTTGTTTGGCAATTACATATAGCGGAGTTTGTTCTAATACGTGTTTGGTGTAAAGCCACTCACGATTTTCCAAAAGTATTTTACTCTCAGGAGGAATCAGAGTTGAACTGAAGTTCCTGTGTCCATACTTTTTTTCCATTGTGAGTTGAATTTTTTCTCTTACCTGCGAAGATTTCCAAGGATGATCAACACCATATTTTAAAACATATGTGCTTTTTCGCTTAGTGGATATTTCCTCTATTTGTTTCTTTGTCTTTAATGACATTGATTGTCGGTATCGTTCAGTTCGAATTTGTTTCTGTTCTTCTGTGAATCCTTGTTTTACGTTTGAAGATATTTGATTTGCACAACTTTTTGACCCACAAGTTTTGCGATATGTCATTTTTGAGGGTAAAAAAGTACATTTTTTGTTACACACCGGACAGTATTGTATTAGTGAAGGATAATAGTGTTCAAAAAAAGATTGATAGTTATCAAATTCGTGTTGTCGTATGTGTCGTAAAAATTCTCCATTTTTACGACAATATTGTTTCCCGTCAATTGGAGATGTTACATATTTTTGTGTCAGATCTCTCGCTATTTGTTGATAAAACATTATAAAGTTCTCCAATAGTTAAACAAAGTATATTATTATTCTCATCCATTATCTCTACTTTTGTATTTATGGAGCAACATTCGTATTCTTGTTTCCATCGGGTTTCACCTATCTTTGCCATCTCTTTTTGTTTAAATTTTTCGTCTCGTCCCGGTGGTTCATTCCATTTTACTTCAATGGGAACAAATCCGTTATCGTTTGCTTTTACGCACGCACCTCTCCAGAGTTGAGCAAATCTGTTTGTATCACCATTCGGTGTTGATGTGATAATACAACTACCACCTGTTGCTAAAGTTGGTGCAACCGAAGTCCAAAATTCTTCTTGAATTGTTTCTCTAACAAAAGCGAACTCATCTAAAAACAATAGAGATATTGACATACCACGACCTGTTGTTTCAGAGGTTGCTTGCGAAATTATTCTCGAACCATTATCAAACCCCACACTATGTTTATTCCATCCGTCTTCGGTGATACCTGGTTTTAACCAATGAGGCAGTCTTTCATACATAAAACGAATTCTGTGAATCATTTCCATAGCATTGTCGTTTTTGTTTGATGCTATAAGAATAGTTTTATCAAAATGAAAACAAGCAAACCAAAGCAAATAAGCTGCTGATGAAATACTTTTACCTGTTTGTCTTGCTGACAAAACAATTACTTGTCTGTTATCTTTAAATGCTCTAATTATTCGTTTTTGATATGGGTACATATCAAACTTAATGGCACCTTTTACAGGATGTTCAATAACAACATAATTAGTAATAAAATGAATAGGATCGTCAGCACATTTCATTAATTCTAAAACTTGCTGATTTGTGTACTCGTGTTGTTCGTTGGCTTTTTTAAGATAAGGATTTTTTGATTTTGCCATGGCTTTATTGTTTTCTGTATATCACAGAGATTGTTCAAAATAATGGCTGCGAAGATATGATTTCGTTTATAGATCTGGCCCAGGAAGCTACTTCATTTATGTTAGGCGACAGTTCACGGTAACATAATTTTAGGTCCTACTCTAAATTTATATCCGCCAAGTAATTTATCAGCACTGCCATATGAATCTATTTTTACGTGTTTAGGCATTGGAAACGCAGGCGCTTTTAAAAAGTTTTTTCCAAGACCGGTAAAATATATTTTTACGTCATTTTCGCCTGTTATCAAAGCAAAATAATTATTTCCAAAATGTTTTAAATTAGTAACATACAATTCTCTTATATACGAAAGTGCCTGAGGATCAGAAGAATTCAATTCTGATGGTATAGTACCACTTTTTGCAGTTCCTTCGTTTCCCGGATAACCAGGCAACGTTTTTGGTTTTTGGCTTGTTTCATTATAATTAATATATTTTTTTCTGTAAAACTTTATCGCTTGTTTAAAAGAATTAAACTTTCCGTTAGTTATCACCTGAACAAGTTTGTCCAACTCTGGATTAGATTTATCACCAAGAACAGCCATTTCTATAGTTTGAATATGTCTTTGGGGCCTATCTCTTGTTTTTACTTCTATTTGTATAGGTTCAGAAAATTCTTTAATGTGTAAAATAATGTCAGGTCTTTGACTGTGTGCTATAGCTATATTTTTTTGATCAATCGTGTAGCCTTGACTTTGCAAGTAGTCAATTACTTGTTGTTGTCCTGTAACACCGCGCGCTACACGTCCTTGCATTTGTTCATATAAAAATTGTATAAACCTGGTCATAATTTATCGCTCTTTAAATTTTTTCCTTCTTGTAACAACTTTAAAATTTCATTTCTATCAGTTATAACTAAATTATTATTTACTGTTGATGGTCCTGAAACTTGTTTTTGTAATAAAAGTTTATCTTTATGTTGTTTAAGTTCTCTTTTTTCTTTTGCAGCATTTAGAGCGACGGTAAGCATTGTTGCTGTTACTTCACCTAAACGTGCTTTATATTTTCCTTCGACGCGCTCAATTTCATCACTAATTCCTATTACTTTATTCATGGCAGAAACATAAACTTCTTCAAACTGTAAATCTATTTCGTTGTCTTTTTCGTCATATATAGGTGCATCAACCGGTGGCGTTGGCAACGTTTCCGAATATTCGACCACAGTAGAATTATTTTCAATATCAAACACTTCTTCTAAAGGATGCTCGATTGTTTTTTGTTTTTTAATAATATCCATTTTTATTTAAAAATTTCATTTTCTGTTATGATACGAAATGTCCAGCCATTTTTATAAGCAAAGTCTTGTGCTGCTTTCCATTTAGCAACGTTAATTGCAAATGTAATGTTTTCTTTTAATTGTGTAATAGTCTTTTTAGACCGAGACGCTTTTGTTTGTGTCGTCGGTTTTATTTCTATAAGTTCTGTTTTTATATTTCCGTTTTTATCAACATATTTTATATAATAATCTACATAGTATTTATGTACCTTGTTGTCCGTAGGTTTAATATAGGGTATTGCTATTTCTTCAGATGCCCACTCGATTACATATGGATTATTATCTAAAAACTTATGCATTTCGTATTCCCACGAAGACATATAACGAATTTTTGTAATATCGCCGATATATTTTGATGGATTTTTTGGAATATATCGTCCTTGTTGATATGGTTTACTCATGATCTGAATAATGATGGTCCAAACGGTGTAGAACCAATTCCTGATAACGATCGTGCGGTTCCAACCGGCTGGTTACCTCGTTGTGTGTTTGCCGGATTACATTCTGCTGGATTGGGTGGTGTAGCAAGACCAAAAGGTACATCGGGCGACGATGTGTTTTTCTCTTTACTACTAACATTTCTAAGTTTATAGATACCTGCTTCTTGAAGAGACGTGACTCTTCCTTCAAGCGTCTCAAAATCAATACCTGTGTCAATGATTACTGTATCATAATTAAAAGAAATTGTTATTTCAGATAAACTTTCGGATGCACTCATATCAAGTTCATCCATGCTTATATTTGAAATTCTTGGATTGATAAAAGAATAACTATTCAGTTTTCTACCCCAATCATAAAAATGATAAAGATTAATATATTGTAAAACGCCAATTGAATTACCTGTCAAGCCTCTCGTTGAGGAATAATTTTGAATAGGTATTTGAAAATTTTTTCCTTGCTGTACATCATTAGTTGTTACATTTAAGGGTTGTCCTGCTTCGTCGATTGTTGTTTGAATGTTTGGTCCATATGTGGAATCAGCATTCCCAGAATATCCTGGATATATACCATCGTACATATATTCAGAAGAATTAAAACTTCCGTTGTTTATTACATTCGAGAACTTGTTTGCTATTGGTGTTAGTGCTCTTAAGTATGCTGTAATAAAATCCATTGTTTCGTTTCGTCCGTCATCGTGAAATGACATTTGCATTTCATCAAATGTGGTTTTTGTAATTAGTTTAGTTCGATAATTATAATAATTTATATCTTCCATTTCATATTTTATAGAAGGTCGTGTTGTTTTTTTGATTAAAAACGGAAATTGTACTTGTTTGAGAGAATCAAACTCAGGATAAAAACCAAATTCAACAACAAACAAAAACTTAAACTTAGGGTGCTGACGTACAAGATCGATTGCATATGGCGATGCTTCACAAACTGCTGTTGCTTTATTTCTTTCAAGCCACGACGAGGGTGTAAAAATTCCTCGACCTAGTCTTTCAAGATTTTGCAAATCTTGAAAAACAAACGGTATATCTTCTATTTTAAAATTTCCTTGTTGTGTTTTTTCAAATATTTGTCTCGCTTGACCAAGCGCCTGATTTGCAACCTGTGGATTGAATGCTCTAACAGATTCGGCTACTGTAGCGTTCATACCTACCTGTTCTAACACCCAGTTTGTTCCTGCCTGTACAGAATTTCCTATTGAGGACGGCAAAGCACCACATCCCGTTCTAATAGAATTGGAAACGCTTGCTATTGTTCGTAATCCTCTACCAATGTTATTAGCACCTATGTCATTTAAAACTTCGAGATTTCCAGCTTTTTGAATGCCTCTAAAAAAATTAGCACGGGACGCTGTAGAAGCGACATTTTCTGCAACAGACCTCCCGCCTACTGTTGGAGGACATGGTTTTACATTAAAACGTGGATCATTTGCCATAGTTTCTTCTCAGGAAATATAGTGAACTGTTAGTTGTCGTAAAAACAACTAACTTCCTGGGCTGTGTTCCCTACTTTTGTATTTATTCAATTGATCCTGACGTCTAAAGAGTATCAGATTTCCTTGAATTTTTAATGTACAATTATGTACGACCTGCACCACCTGTTGCAACGCCTTGGCCTTGATCATAACCACCAAGTACTTGACGAGCATGATCATATCTAATTGTTAAACTGATTTGAACAGGATCACCCGTCGAATAATCAAGATCGTCCCAGTTGACATTGGCTAAATAACAACCTTCAATTGTCCACTTTTCGATTACTTGATCGTTACCATCTAGTTGATCTAAATATGTTACAAACTTATATAAACTGCCTTCGCCGGCTGCAGCAAGCCATTGACCTTCAGCTCCGATTAACCACTGTTGAGCTTGTAACTGTTGTTGAATAACTGTTGATGCTGTTCCTGTCTGATCATCTTGAACGACTAACGAAATTGGATCCCAACTATGTTTACCAGCAACGTATGCTATAGAGTTATAACGATGCAAAGGGATATCAGCAAAAGTCAATTTGGGGCGTTGAATAGTTATTGCTTGCATAGATACTGGTTGCGAATCAAGACCACCGCCCATGTTAGCAAACGTTACTCTCCAGCGATTTTTATGTTTTGGGTGTAGAATACCTGTTCCTACACCTGGAATGCCGAAATCATTGATTGTTGCCATAGTATAAATACTCCCCGTATAATATAAACAAAATAATTCTTTAAAAGTATTTATGCTACAAAGGCTTAAAATGGATAAAAAACTTCAGATGTTGATAGAACAAAGCAAAAAAATGAAAAAGAAAAGTTCGTTAAAATATCACGAAGGTTATAGTAATTTACTCGAAGCCACTGCTTTTCTTCCCGCATATGCTCACATTGTTACAAGAATATGGCATGTTGAAAATAACATATTTTATGTACCTAAATGTAAAATATGTAATAACAATCATGTTACTTGGAGAAAAGAAAAAAGCACATATAACACATATTGTTGTTCAAAATGTGCAAGACAAGATAATGATATCAACGTCCAAATCCAAAAAACAAACGTTGAACGTTATGGTGTTAAATGTGCTATGAATAATTCTAAAATAAAACAAAATATTCAACAACGTTGGTTAGAAAAATATGGCGTTGATAACCCATCAAAATCGCAAGATATAAAAGAAAAAATCAGTAAAAGTAATTTCAGAACACGAAACAAAAATGCAAACAACGTTTTGGTCGAAGAGCTGATCGAGCAAGGACTTTCACAAAAAGAGCTCGGTGAAGTGCTGGGCATTACACAGCCACGCATTTCTTCTTTGCTATCAAAAAAACAATTAAAAACAAAACGACAATCCTTTACTTCCGAACCCCAAAAAGAAATATGTAATTTTCTCAAAAACAATGATATAACGTTTGAAGAAAATAAAAAAATTATTTCACCGTATCATGTTGATCTATATCTTCCCGACCATAAAATAGCAATAGAATTCAACGGAACATTTTGGCACAGTGAAACAAAAGGAAAAAATAGATATTACCATCTAAACAAAACCACACTTTGTCATAAACAAGGTATAACATTGATTCATATATTCGAATATGACTGGATTAAAAATAAAGAATTGATATTGTCTCGTTTGTTACATAAAACAAATAAAACAAAAAATATAAACAACATTTATGCGCGAAAATGTGAAGTTGTGTCCTTACAAACAAAAGATATAAAAACTTTTTATGAAAAAAATCATACACAAGGATATGTACCTTCAAAATACAATTATGGTTTGGTTTACAGTGGAAAAGTTGTTGCGTGCATGAGTTTTTCTGTATCACGTTATGATAAAAATGTACAATATGAACTAACACGTTATGCTGTTGAAAGAGATCACAACGTTGTGGGTGGTGCATCTAAACTTTTTACATTTGCAACAACACAACTCAAAAACATAAAATCAATTGTAACATATTCAGAAAACAAATGGGGTATTACTAATTTCTATGAACATCTTGGTTTTAAAATAGACCGATATACACCACCAAACTATATATATTTTCACACTCAAAACACAAATATAACATTTTCACGAATTCAATTTCAAAAACATAAATTAAAAAAATTATTAGAAATATACGATCCGGCATTATCTGAGTGGGAAAATATGAAAAATAATGGATATGATAGAATTTGGGATTGTGGTAATATACGGTGGATATGGCAAAAAGAAACACCCTCCGAAGAGGGTGTATTAAAATAACATTATGTTTAAATTAAGAATTAAATTTCAGCGTTTGTAGCAACGATACGGATTGGTATGTAGATAAATTCTGCAGCTTTTACTGGCTTCAGAGCTATATCGATATACATTTCATTTTTGTCGATTCTGTCGGGCGTGTTGTTTGACTCGTCACAAACTGTTGCAAAGTCATATAAAGCACGCTTAACAACAAGATCACCTAAGAAATTATCAACGACAGCCTTTAAACTATCACGCGTTAACTGATCGTTTGGTTCAAACACGAAACTCAACGTATTCTTACGAAGTTGTCTCTTAATGTACATTACAAGACGCATTACATTAATACGGTCAAGCGCACTAGCGTCAGGTGCTGAAGTCTTTTGACCAAAAACAATCAAGCCGCGCGTTGGAAAGAATACAATTGGATTAATGTTTGTAAAATATTTGTAGAGATTTTCTCTCTGTCCTTGATTTAGAGCAACGTCAACAAATGTTGTTGGTGTTCCAAGAGTTCCAGTAACATATCCTACTAGTGATACACCTGAAACGACACCACGACGTGTACCTGCTGGTGCAAACCAAAGCTCGGAAACGTTATCACTATAAGCTATCGTTCTAACTGCAATTGCTGATGCAGGAACGACGACGTTTACGCCATCAAGATTTGAACCAAAACCATGTGGATAATAATAAGCAACGTTTCGTGATGTAATTCTATTTGGCGTTGCAGCCCACGAAACAACCTGATCAGGATCTTGTGTAAATGGAACATCACCGATTACAAACGCTTCTTCTTGAATATCGACACAAAGGTTCAACATTTCATCGACAACTTCTGGGAAACCTGGACATAAAATTAAGTTATATTCAAAAGCTTCACCACGAATATCTGTATTGTTGTTAATTGAGGCTTGTAGAGCTGTAACTATTGCGGCTCTTCTCGCTGCATTGTTAGCACCAAGAGAAGTTTGATTGCGGAACTCTACTGTAAATTGGAGTTGATCTGTGTTTGCTAACAAGAAATTAGCAGCTTCTGTTGGCGTCCATTGGTCTTCTTTGCCTGATGTGCTACCACTCAAATTAGCAATCCAGTCATCGATATTACCTTGATAACCAATGAATGTTCCTGTTGATGGTTGGTCATAACCATTAGCATAAACATCATAAGGAGTAGCTGTGTGATCATCAAAGAAATCATTTTCAACGTTTTTAAATGTAGACATGTCCCAAATAAATGCTGTCGCTTGTTGTGTTAATGAGAGTAACTCTGGACCGGTGACAGTTTCTTTATATAATGGGTCTAAAGGAACATAACCATTTGCAATGTTATATTCTTCAATATACTGTGCTACTAAGTTTTCAAGAACAAAGGAAGCTTCTTGCGCTTTGTTGTTCCACATTGTGCGAATGTCGTCAAGGTTATCGTTTAAATTGACATTTGCACGAATAACATAAGCCAAGTTTCCAATGCCAAGATATGAATTCAAGGCAAACAAGCCATACTCGTTGCGTGCATCGCCGTGATGCTGGCGACCTTGACTGTCTTGCAAGAAACGTGGAATACCATAGAGTTGTATGCTTTGCGTTAAAGATGTTACAGTACGAATGACATCGTGTTCATATGTTCCGAGAGCTGCAAGATTGTTCGGTTGTGTTTTTTCAGCAGCGGTAGCAATAAAAAACAAAGGAACAGTTCTACCAGCTGCGGGAATAAAAAATGATTCGTCAGTAACTGTTACGCTGATACCTGGGCTAACTAAATTTGCCATTTAAATCTCCTTAAAAACCTCATTACCATTTGTAATATTTATGTTTCTGTATCTAAAAACGGTGTTTTTATTTTATAGTTAAATTGTTCACATCCCACAACAAACTATATTCAATTTCCTGAGCATCAAGTTCTGCTATTATTTGTTCAGAAGAAGAAAGATCGCTGACGGCTCCTATTCGTGCATATATTTTTTCAACAAATTCCTTACGAACGTCTGCGGGCGCTGATAACCAAACAGGCATCGAAAATGTTAAGGTAGATTGTATGATTCGAGGATCTGTACCAGAAGGATAGTTTTGATCAAAATTAACACTTTCAAGTTTTACGTGAGTAATTTTTGTCCAATCAAATAACGCGTCCGTTGTTTGTATTTGCATTTGTGGATCAAACAACATTAAAATCTGCTCCATAATTTGAAAATGTTGGTCCGTGTTACTTGCATAAACAGCCAACTCCATCGTTAATTTATAAGGAACTGGTTTTAGTTGTCGTACAACTTCAATATCATCTGGTATTATACCGCCCGTAGGGAGATAACTTTGACGTCTGGACGTTTGCAAACCTGTTGCAAACTGTGCGTTAAAATCAATGCCTCTTGCATAGGCGCTCATTAAAGGTAATCGTAATGGTTTATTTTGTGTATTTTCAGCAAGGATTGCTGCAACGACTCGATCTTTGCCGCCATAGTGAATAGGAACACTGATTAATGCTTCTTCTAATACTACTGGTTCCGTTGTTTCATTTCCCTCGCAATCTTGATTAATAACAACATCGTCTGTCTTTCTTCTTCCTACACTGACTTGAAGTCCTGAAAATATAGCCATAAATTGGAGAATATATTTTCTCAATTGTTTGTCATAATAATATGCTTTAGGTACTATTCCTGTTGCTTGTTTATTTTCAGACATCTTTATTCTCCAATTTTGTTAGCTGGAATTCTTTGTGGGTTCGTTAAGTATTCGTTTAACACTTCCTTCTGATAATTAAATTGTTGTCTTCTGTCTGTTTCAAGATAAACCCACCGTCCCTTTAAGGTTGACCATCTGTATAGACGCGCTGGCACATCTTTAGATAAACCCTCATATGTCATACGGTGATAATCACCATCGCTCGGTGAAGATGGAAACTCTGGTCCTTCAGTGTAGGGTGCATTGTTTTGTGGGATTGCATCTTCGACATATAATGATTTTTTCGTGAACCCGATTTTTTGTATGTTAGGAAAGCCGTCCGCAGATGCTTGTGTTATTTCTTCTTCTGTAAATTCGCGAACAACATTTGAGCCTTCACTGCCTCTTTGTGGCACATTTCCTTTACTTAATGATGTTTCTTGAATGGTTTGATCAATTTCGCTATAATCTTGCCACTTTGGATGGTTTCCATCATCATTATCAAACAAACCAGAAGCGTCAGTATTTTTACGTAAATCACCAAATATGTCTTGTGTTTCTTGTGAAGCCATTGCAGGGACGGCTGTTACAAGTAACATTGTTGGCTGCCATCCGGGTGTATATGAACCAGGATCCCAGGTAACGTCTGTTACTTCCAAATAACGTTTGATTGGTTTTAAGTCAGGTGTATACTGTGTTTCACTCGGCAATTCAATTATGTCGCCCACAACAACCGGTCGTCCAAGTAAAGCAACACATCTATTAAAATTTATTGTAATTTGATATGTTGCTGTTGGTATTTGTATGCCAAACTTTGTAAGGTCTGAAGATATGGATGATAATGTATAAAATCCTTTGAGTGTTATTGGTAATTTATTATAATCTCTGTTTCTATTTTCAAGAAAGATTTTATCTTCAATATTATTCAGTGCCGTTTCTTCATATTCGGACATTTCTAATGCTTGAACACCCCAATAATCACATTGTTGTCCAGCAAACTCTAACGGACGTAATCTCCAGTATCTGGCAGGAACTGATGCCTTAAAATGAATTGTATTTAATAAATCATTATCTGGCAAATGAACAATTGCTACACCATACCACGACTTTCCGTCTTCAGAACGTTCAATTCTTGCTTTCGTTACTCGATTATTTTGATTATTACTTTGTTTAATTTTAATTGTGGAAATTGTATTACGTATACTGGTATCTATACCATAACGTTGTCTCCCAGTAGAAATTTTAATAAAACCAAAATCATAACCAATGTAAGCGCTTGTTAAAACTTGTTGGCCCGTTTGTTTTGAACGCCATTCTTTTGCAAAAATTGTAAATGCGTTGCTTGCAGGGAAATAAAGAGCGTCACCACCCGAAATTGGATCACCGTCTCCTGTTAAATCTAATAATTTTGTTTGTTCATGTACACCTAACAATTTATACACATTAACTTGCGCTCCAGCAATATCTAATGCCTGTGCCCCCAAGTTGTCAATGTAACATTGATCGCGACTTACTGTGAAATCCCAAGGACGACAGATCGTATAATTTGAAGGTTTGGGACATTGAGTTCCTGTTGCTGTTATGTAACAGTTATTTTCAGTCATGTTTTATTCTCTTGTTTATTGTACTATGTTCCACAACCAGACTTGTTTATTTATCGAAAATTAGTCGAGAAAATCGTGAAGTTTATTGTATCTTACAAAAAGAAACGCCTCCACGTAGGAGGCGTCGGGCCGAAGATGCTATCTTCGGCGGGGCTTTAAGCCCCGCCGAATTCGGCGGGGCTTATTAAGCTTGCTTGTTAGCAAGCTTTAAATTTCTTTAAACGTTTGCGGGTGGATTTACTGTTGGACCAACTGTTACATCATTAACATAGTACTTCCAAGCAGCACCGTCCCAATATACATATGTTTGAACTGCTTTGCCAAGAGCTGTTGGCTTTGGTCCCTTCTCAACAAAAGCACCATTGCCTACTGATTGGAGAAGCGGGAAGCCTGTTAAGGATTTTACGTTTTCGAGTTGTGTCATCCAATCGTCGGCACCTGGTACTGTTGTTACAGCGTGTGTTGCCGTTAATGAAGTGTTAATAGCACCAACTAAATCTGTACCGGAGGAAGCAGGAATTGTTACAGCTACCGAACCTGCTGAGCCAGGCGTTAGTGTGGTAATAACAAAACCTGTACCGACGGCTGCTACAGTTGCCTTGCCTGCTAGCTGTGCTGCCATTAAAGCTGCCATTGTTGTCATAGTATCAGTTCCGGTTGCTGCAACAGTATACACTGTTGATGTACCACCGTCAACAGCGACTTCAAACGTATAGTTACCTGCAGTAATGCCTAACGCCGTTGTGGGTGTTACGGCTGGTAATGCTGTAAAGTTAATTGTTGCAGAACCAATGACGCCTGCGGGTAGAGTGGATGCACCATTCGCACCAGCAACACCAGCTGCAACTGCGCATGCCCAAGCAGAGGTTCCGTTAATTGCTGTAATTAAATCATCGGATGTGCCAGCCACAACGACGACAGCACCTGTCGTTCCGACTGTGCCTGTTTCAACAACTAGATTGAGTGTTGTTGCGTTAACTTGTGTCCAGTAAGCCTTAGCAGCCGGAAATGCTACTTTTAGTGATGGCAAAAATGCATCATCGAGCATTTGCTGAAATGTCATACCTGCTGTTACAACAACAGGAACATCAACTGCACCAGCACCATCAACATTAACGTTAAGATTGTATGTGCCAGCAGGAACCTCTGTTGCTGCTAGAGGTGTAACGCCCGTGCCTGTAATGCTGATTGCATCTGTGGCATACGTCCAATCTGTTGCAGATGCATCGATTGTTCCCATAATATCATACAATTCGCTCTGAGCGCTGGGTGTGAGCTTGGACCAACGCATATACGTGTCTACACCGCCTGCGCTACGAAGTAAAAGAGCAGGCTCTTCTGTTCGGTTAAAATCAACATCAACTAAAGTAAATGCGCCTGGAATGTTCATTATTAGTTCTCCTCAAAAGTAAAGTGGACATTATTATTTATCAAAATGAACAAAAAATATGTATTTTTATCAAAAAATTTATCCCATTATAAATTGCGTTGCATAGCCATATTCTTCTGGTTGTTCAACAACATAATTTTCAAGTTCTTCATAACATTGTCTTAGATCTTCCGTTGCTGCTGCCCGAAGATCACTTGCGTTTAACGAAACACCTCCGCCAGCACCGGGTAATGTTGAATATTTTCCTCTAATTTCAGCCAAAGCAATTCTTGCTTGTGATAATGCAAACTTTCTAATCCAGGGTCTGCACCATCTGTCGGATAGAATATTCTGTTCTGTTCTTTCTACCGATGCTTCTATTAATACCATTCTTTCAGAAAATGGAAACCGATGGTGTATAAACAATTCGCGAGTTTGTTCATTCCACGTAAATGTTATGCGACCAGCAAATAAAATTTCCATTAATTCTACATATTCAGATATAATATGATAACTTAAAAGATCAAATGTTCCCATGTTATATAAGTGCTGCAAAACAATTTGACCATAAACACCAGCACCATGTGCGGAACTTAAAAATGCTGACGTTAAACGATAAATTCCCATAATTTGAACAATTTTATCATATCCCTGCGCTTTGTTGGTAAGAATATAACGTTGTGTCTCTGAGCGAACGTTCATAAAAAAGAAACCACGCTTATATGCTATGCTCGAGCGTTCGCGAAGCGTTTGAATGGCTTGTGTTATAAAGAAATCAATTTGTTCTTGTGTAAGTTCTACGTCAACAACAGGATAACCCAACGCATAACGAATCTCTGTGCCTAATTGACGTCTTTCGTCTGCTGAGCCATCTGTACCTATGCCCAATTGCTCATACATCGGAACATCTAATAATTCATCGCTTCCAGGCTGTGGATGATTGAACGTTAGAACAAACCCGTTAGTTTGTAAAGAAGAAAACAAACTTCCAATAGTTGGTTGATCTTGTATTTTAATAAATGAATAACTGCCTTTTACATTATCAGTAAACAATAAATTGCCATTGCAATCTATTTCAACAAATGCAATTGGTAATTTATATACCCATTCTGTACCATTCCATTCTTTTAGTTTTCCTTCTGTTTGATCAAACCAGCAGGTTCCTTTTGATGGTGTAAGTGGCGTTAATGAATAAAGCAAGTTAACCCAGTTTAAACCATTCCAGACGTTTAAGGTGTTGTTAGTTGTGTTGAACCAATATGTTCCCGTGGCAATAGTGTATGGATCTGTTGATGATAATATTGGATTAATTAAATTCCATACTGAACCATTCCATACATAATAATTAGTTCCATTGTGCCATCCTGTACCTGGTGCTATAGTTGTAATTGGATTCGTTGGCCAAGAAATATATGGTACTTGAACCCAACACGAGTTTTTGTATTGATATAGAAGACCGGACGACGGTACAAACCATACATCGTTTTCGTTTATTGTTGGTGGAAACGTTGGATCAATTTCCTGTATATAAAATGTTGAAACCAATACCCAGGTTGAAGATACTTGATTCCAAACATACAAATCATCCGTCGTTGTATCCCACCACAACTCACAGCTTGTTCTGTTTGTAGGGTCTGTTGCGAATGTAATTATTGTAGTAATTGTTAGCCAGTTAGAACCATTCCACTGTTTTAGTTCTTTTGTTTGTGGATTGTACCAAAATGTTCCTGGTCCAGGAAGTGTTGGAGTCGTTTCTTGTATACGAACGTTTACTTGTTCATTCCACCCTGGATTTGGTGTGTTGTAAGCATATAATGTATTCGAAGATGAATCAAACCAATAAAAGTTTATTGGTAATGAATTTGGATCATTTGTTGATTTAATAACATTTGAAGCAGTCCAAAGGTCGAGCGCATCGTTCCACTTGAACATCTGATTTGTGTCAGTATTGTACCAATATGAACCACAGGGAGCTGGTTGTATTGCACTGGGATCAAGTTCTGTTATAAACGTTGCAAGATTACACCAAGCGTTTCCGTTCCAAATATATGCTGTTGTTCCATTGTACCAGATTGATGTATCACACACAGGTTCTGTTGGGGGTGTTGCATAACTGATTACCTGAACTTGAACCCAAGCTAAACCATTCCACACATATAAAATGTTTGTGTCTGTATCTAGCCAATAATCATTTACGGATGGAATATTTGGTTGTGTGCTATTGATAATAACGGGAAGTTCATTATGTTGGTATCCATCCCACTGATATAAATTGTTTGTAGTTGTATTAAAATAATAGCTCCCAGCATTAGGAGGAAGTGGACTTTGTGGACAGTTGCTCTTTGTTGCAATTTGTTTATTGATTTCATCAACCAAATCTTGGAACGTTAAGGCATTGCAACCGTCCAGTGTTATTGCGTAAATAGTTCCGTCATCGACGCATTCACTCGGTCTTCTCGGAGCACGAGGCGAAGGTTGTATTCCTCCAATTTTTATTTTGAACTCATATGTAACACCACACACAAGACCTGTTTCTGTTTCTGGTCGTATTCCGGTTGTTCCATCAGACTGAACAATACCAACTGTTTGCGTTGAGCTTGTTGCTGGTGTTCCTGATTTTGAATAATTTAAAGAATAAGCAAAAACACCTTCAATATAATAACGATTTTGACAATCAACAGGAAACCCATTTACATAATATGGTGTATTTGGTTTAAGACCAGTTATATCTAAAAACGTTGTTGTTCTATCTTGATAATAAGCACCAACAACCATCGACGTACCAAGTTTATCTCCAGCAAACAATTGAGAATCGGCTGTTGGATCAGAGGTGTAAATGTTTCCGTTTGTTGGTAGCTTTGACTGATCTACTGGAGTTGTATCAATAGTAAGCAATATACCACAATAGGCTTGTGTTTCAGCTGTACAGCCAGCAGCTGGTGCAGGAATATTCCAACTTATTCTTCCGGTAGTTTCGCTTGTTCTATCGAACTTTAATGTTATGTTAAGAGACTCGCTACGAAGTAAATTGGGCGCATCGTTTCTTATATCAAAAGTGCTGTTTGCCATACAAGCTCCTAAATGTATAGCGTATTTATACAAAAAGGCCGACATATGTCGGCCTTTTCTTACATTTCAAACACAAGTTCTTCCAATAACGGTTCTTCGGGCAAAAATTCCTCAATAAACGTCATTTTGTTCTTTCGCGTCTTTCGTTTTTTGAGAGTTGCTTTTCGTAGTTCCTCACGCTCACGAACAATTTGTTGGATTTGTTCTCTTGCAACAATAGCATCGTCATAGGTTGTTTCAATATCATGATTCTCGATTGTTTGTTTAACAAGTTCAAATGTTTCATCACATCGAGATAAAGCTTCTTCGTGAGTAAAATTAGCAAATAAATCGATAAGCGGTTCTAGTACCATGTGATACATAATCAGATTTTTGCGCTTTAGATGTGCTGTTTGCTGATCTGTGTTTCCTACCAAAAGCCATTCTTGCACTTCTTCCTTTACTTCGCGTATAAAATCAAACGGCTGACCTTGGTATTTGCTTTTCCCAAGATATGCTGCTGTATCGTAAAACATTTGTTTTACGGCATCTAAGCAGTAAAGTACGTCTAGTTCGTCTTGAATGTATTTCGATTCAAGTGGTTGACTACGTAGAGGTATCAGTCGAACAAATTTACGAAAATTTGTGTAAAAATTAGATGATTGCTCAATCATGTTAACCTCCCATAAAGTTGAAGTGGAGCACATGGTCCACTTCAACTTTTTCCAGGTCAACGATTTTGCTTAGATTTACCCTGAGTTCGTGCTACCAAATTTTGGTAGAATTGGAACAATTTTCCAAATTCAGCCTTGAGTTTGTTTGCTTTTTCCATATCGCCAGCACTAATCGCTTGATTAAATTCAGCAAACGTTTGTTGAATTTCGGCATTTGTTTTTGAATGTCTGCCTGCTTGTTTTACAGCTTCAATTTCTTGTTGTTCTGGAGTCAAATTTCGTTTTTCGTTTTTTATACGTTCGATATAACTTTTAAGAGCCATTGAATCACCGCTTGGACCAGCATCTTTTAAAGCTTTTACTCCCGCCACAACATCAATAAGCGGCTTCATATTACCTTTTACTAAATTAGCCGGATCTTTGTTTGCGTTCATTGAACCGTAAACAGCACCCAATACTTTTGTAACATTTTCTAAAACATTTATAGCACGGTCACCAAACATGTTAGAGAAATTTTCAAGACAAATATTTTGTGTCGTTTCAATGTTATTTTTATATGACTCAGCGTTACGTAACAAGGAATATTTTTCATTGAGTCTTACGATCTTTTTCATTTTTTTCTCCTTTTAATGACCTGTGTTGTTAAGTTTAACTGTGTATCGTTGTAACCATTTTGTTATTTTTTTATCATCCCAAAATGTTACAAGCTCTTCTTCAAGAACATTATTGTCAATTAATTTTATATATCCTCGTGTTGGTTTATGTATATTTTCATAAATCCATTCTATTTCCAAGTGCTGGTTTGGTTTCAGAGATAAGATATTTTTTTCAACTTCGCTTTCACCAACAACAAACGTACAATATTTTTTTATTCTATATTTTGAAATAGAACGTGGCACACGTTGAACAGCCTCAATTAATTGGTTTTTGCTTTCAAGATATTGTTTAAATGTTAATTTCATTTATACAGATAATAAAATTAATTGGTAACAATATTTATACAAACAATTGAAGAAAACCTGGTGTTTAAATGTTCTTTAAAGAATAACGCAAGGTCCCACAATCCCACACACGCCAGAATCCATGATTAACCATATTTTGGTATTCTGTCAAATTAGGATTATAATTTGGTAGTGTTGTTTTTAAAATGTCTTTACGGTAATTCCATCTGTGTTTACGTACTCCGTTAACAACATAAAAATAATCAGGTGGATTTATTCTATCCAACGTAAATCCAAGAGTTTCATATAAATTTCCAACACTCCACCGTCTGTCTGCATAACTATAAATTTCATCCCAATGATAATTGCGTTTAAAATATGTTAATAACTTTGAAGCAATTCCTGGTATTCGATAATTAACATCAGTACAAAAACGACTTAATTCCCAACGTTGTTCATTGTTTTGTTTGTTTTTTTGTCCTAATGCGATTCGTGGCTTACAAAAAGTCATTACAGCTACAAGATTATCATTGTAGTAGGCACCATATGCTATCTCAGCATTATGATTACCTTGTACATGATACTTGTCAAGAAAATCTTTTTTGTGTTTATTGGTTATTTCAACTATATCGCATTGTCGTGCGTGTATACGTGTAGCATTATTACTTTTATTATAATGTTTTAATTTACTACTAATAAGTTCTATGTTATTTAACTCATCGTTGAATATAAAAATGGTTGGCTTATTATTGTGTATAGCAGTATTTAATTGATTAACATAGTACAACCGGTCATATGGTCTATCAATGGGCATAACAACAACGTCAACCGAAAGGTTTTTTGTTATTTCTTTCAACTTATCAATTTGAGTTTGTTGTTGTTTGATGTTATCAAATTCATCCTCCCATATTGTTATTAGATTATAACCCATTTCTTTAATTGCATTTTCCTTTTTAATTGTATTGTCATATAGTTCACCAAATGTCATCTTGGCGCGCTCATTAATGTCTTCTTTTTTGTATATTCGAGGATTTCCGTGCCAATAATTACCATAAAATTCATATACGGTGTTGTTTTCTTTACAATATCCGTCCACAGTATATTTGGTACCTGGTAACACATATTCTTTATCTGAATTTCCACGATGGATAATTGTAATGTTTTCATTCCGTTCAATCTGTGTAAGCCATTCTATAGCCATGAACGAAAATGTTTTTGAAGATGCACAAAAGGGACAACCAATTTTTCTGTGAATGACATCTCCTGGTAGAGTTGACCAAATGTGTCCTTTATCACATGCAAATTTCAGCTTACTGTTTTGCTGGGTATATATTTCACCATCTGCTAGATATACTTTTTTATGTGGATGTTCTACATTTCTTTTTAATAACAATTCAACAAACTGTGAATGGTTGTGTTGGTGAGTTTGTCTGCTTTTTTCTTTCCCGCACTCAGGACATCCGTGTCCTTGCAATATAGAAGCTGGTGTAGCTAACCACGACGAATGTTTAGGATTCCCACAAACAAATGCTATTTTTGTATGCACACCTTTGTATTGTTCGCTAGGTGCTAACATTACAGGTGAATATATCATATTTCGTTTATTTAACTTATCAATAAACGATTCGTTTGTTTTTATGTTTTTATTACCTGCTCTTTTTGCACCACATATGGGGCATCCTGATTGTTTTTGGATAATATATCTAGGCAACGTTGTAAAGTTTCTGTGTCCATTAAGACATTTAAATGTCAACGGTTCGTCTAAACCTGTATATTGTTGACCTGAAATTAATTCAATTTGATTGTCTGGATTTAATTTGTTTCGTTTTTGTAAATCCATCAAAAACTGATCGTGAGATTTTTTAGCAGCCATTTATTACATTCTCGTGTTGTGTTCATGTATTATATATTTGTTTGTGTATAAACGGCAACTCTAAATCTTTCCGCCCTTATATCCATGTACACTTTTACTTTGTTTTATATGAAGCACTTATTATTTTAAAAGTTCAATTAAGTTTGCATGACAAACTTAAAAGTCCCACAATCCCACACACGATAAAAACCACACCGTTGCATATTTTGGTATTCTGTTAAAGAAGGATCATAATTAACTAACGTGCGTTTAAGAATATCTTTTCTATAATTCCATCTGTGTTTACGAATTCCATTGATAACATAAAAATAATCAGGTGGATTATCAGTTGCTAAACGAAATCCAAGTTTATAGTACATTTTACCTGTACTCCATCGCTTATCTGCATAACTATAGATTTCTGTCCAATAGTTATTGCGTTTAAAATATGTCAAAAGTTTTGATGCAATTCCTGGAATTTTATATTGAACGTCTGTACAAAATCGACTTAATTCCCATTTCCCTTCGTCGTGATGTTTGTTTTTTTGTCCTAATGCGATTCGTGGACGCGAAAATGTCATGACTGCAACCAGTTTGTCTTGATAGTAAGCACCATAAGCTAGTTGCGAGTTGTCATTGCCTTGAATATGATTTAAATCTAATAACTGCTTTTTTTCTTTTTTTGAACATTTTTTAATAACACATTGACGAGCATGAATTCGAGCAGATTGATTAGAATGAGTATAATGTTTAAGTTTTGCAAATAACAAAGGAATGTTTGTCAATTCGTCTTCAAATAGAATAATGAAATTTACGTTTGCAGCTGTCAATGCTTTGTACGCTACATACCCACTTTTCAAGTCAGCATGTGATTGATCGATAGGTAAAACAATTATTGCGTAATTGCTTTGTTGATCATATGCTGTAACCATAATATCCGCAATATTGACAAATAGTTGAGCATTTGGCAAAATATTTTTAAGCTGACATGCATATTGTTCTAATTTCGTGTTAGAAGTTATGTATGAAAAAAACAAAGGTGGAATCATGCCTTTTATATGATTACGTATACCAACATTTTCGTGCCATTCAATCATTTGAAGGTTTGATTTATTAGCACATATTTCTGCGGGTATATTATTATCAAAGCAGAAACGTTTAGGTACAATATGATCTAAATGATAAGCACCAGGAACACCTGCTTTTCCACGCGGTAAATTTTTGGGATTGATTGTTTCTTTGTACATTTTGTATGTCTGTTCGGTTAATTTAGCAACTTCAGATTTGTATATATGCCATGCAGATGCTGTTTTTTTCCACTTTTCTGAATTAGCTTTTGACCATGCTGTGATTTTTTTAGTTCTTTTTTGCTTACCACAGACAGTGCATTTACTTTCAAATTGAATTAAATTACCAGGATATGTATCAAATACATGTCCACAATGAATATTTTTAAAGGTAACTAATTGAGTGGTTGTTTGACTACCATCATAATCTGATAATATTTCAAGACCAGCATTACGCAATTGTGATAGAATATTGTCTCGAAGTGCTTTATATTTTATTTCTTTTGATTTTTTATTACATACTGGACAGCCACTCACACCATATTTTTTAAAAGTTTGTCGTTTTGATATAGGAGTACTTGACCATATATGATTACATACCAGACATTTCATTTGGTGATAATTTTTTGCTCCTGTAAACGGTTCTAATAGTTGGATTTTATTTTCTGTTTCAAGAAGGGTTGGGTAACTAGTGTCAATTTCACCGACTTTTGGCATTTGAATTCTTCCTTTGTAAAGAATAAGTGCATTAAACTATACTACGTATTTATAATAATATGTTAACATCATATTAATCAATAGAATTACCTAGTAACCAAAAAAAGCCCGCATTTCTGCGGGCTTTTAAGCAATTTGCAATTATGCAAATTGGAAATTTAGAACATTTATCTTGCCATAGTAGTCAGCGCTATTACCCAAAGATGTTTGTGTTTGAGTAAATGCAGTCTTACCATAACGAGTCATCATAGAAACGACAGGCTGGAAGGTGACTGGATTGATTACAACACCGCTTGACATCAATGGGATGTATGGGCAGTAGAAATAACCTGTGTCGGTCTCACCGTTACCACCCTTGTAACCAACTAGGATCACATCGTCTTGAGCAGCAGCTAAACCAGAAACTTGATTCCACAAGTAGCTGTAAACCTTGATTGTGCCGTTCAAAGTACCAACCAACATTGTGTTGTTTGGACCCTTGAATGAACCTGCAACTGCTGGTGCAAATACTGACTTAGCAGCAGATTGTAGGACGGAAACAACCATTGGAGATACAACAATAAAGTTACCTGGACCACGACGTGTCTTACGTGCAATTTCGTTTGCTACTGCATTGATAATAACACCAAGATTAGCAAAACGATCGCCTAGGTATGCTGGCTGATAGTTTGGACCAAGACCGATTGTTGCATAATCGTATGTGCCAACTGTGCCTGCAAGAGCTAGAAGGTCTGAAAGAATTTCAGAGTCGATTTCATGAACGATTTCAGCAGAAACAACTTGTGTTAGCTCTGATTCTAGATCGAGACCATGTTGTGCCTTAAGGTCTTGCATGGCTTCGATTGTCCAACCAGCTTGGAGCTTACGTGTTGCTGCTTCAACGGCTTGTGATACAACTTCTAGCTTAACTGTACGACCACCTGAACCTTCAATAAAGGAACCGGAGCCACCGTATAGTGAGCCAGCGTATGTCTTGCCGATTGCGTCTGGACCATATGGACCAAATGCAGCTGTGTTGTAAGCTGGAATGCTTGATGGCCATGCACCACGTGATGCATTTGACTGAATGTCTGCTTCATCAGCAGCAGCATTTGTAATACCGGATGCGCCAGCGGGTTGTGCTGCACCACCGTCACCAATTACTGCGCCAGCATTGCCAGAATAGAACTGACGTAGAACGGGATTGTTACCGAACATTTCATCGTTTGCTGTAATGTTACCGAAGTTGCCTATTGGGTTTGGTGTCCATGGGTTGCCTGCTGTGCCTGCTGCAGGAACGTTGACGCCTTCACCGTAACGATAACGTAGTGTGTATACTAGGCCGACTGGACCTTGCATTGGCTGAACACCAACGATTTCGGTTGCAATTGTGCCAGGAATAATACGACGGATCATTGGAATTAGGATCTTACGGAAACCAGCAATGTCATGTGCTTGAACTGCACCAGCAGCTGCTGTTTCTGTTAGAAGATAATTCTTCTGGTTTTCAAGTAGTGGACCTACGATATCCTTTTGTTGCTTTGATAGACCGTCAAGAAGAGTTTCCTTGACTTCTGACCAGTTTTCAAAAATTTCATTCATTGCTTTTCTCCTTTTGTACTAGCAAAAATTTTTTAGATGCCAGCGAGCTTGCGAACCCAAGCTTTGCTGTCTTGTGTGAAATTTGTTTCATCTGTTTTCTTGTTTTCGTTTAGTTGAACAAAGTCATCACCAGTCTTTACAACTGTTGCTTTTTCTTTGATCGCTTCCTTCTTACCTTCGGCTAGTACTGGAGTTTCCTTCTCCGAAGTCTTTTCGTGTTGTGTTTCTTTCAAAACACGACCAATAAATGTGTTATAAGCATCTTCTAGAAGAGGTGTGTCAACCTTCTCGAGAATTGCTGCCATGATTTCTTTTTGACGACCTGAAAGTGGTGAAAGAACTTCTTCAAGCTTCTTGGTACGCTCGAGCTTTGCAATCTTTCTTTCAGCCTTTTCGAGTTGTTCTTGAACGTCTTGGAGACGTGCTTCAGTTTCATTTAGCTTGCCTTCAACTGAAACGTCTCCAGCAAAATACTTCTTGTATTCTTCAACAAATGCTTCAAACATCTTTTGACCGAACTTTTTCTTCTTTTCGGCTTCGATGTCTTCGCGGAGCTCTTCAAGTTCTGAGGCAAGACGAATCTCTAAGAATGCATCTACCTTTTCAACAAGTTCGCCGAGTTCATTCTTTAGTTGGTCAGCCATTTCGCTCTTTGCTTCAACGAGCTTCTCAGCATATTCAGCTTCCAAATCGCGGAAGCGTTCGATATCTTCTTTTAGTTCATTAAGTTCTTCCTTAAGAACTTCTGTTACTTTTGCGTCGAGCGCTTCAATTAAAATATCTCTTTCTTCAACAAACTTTTCGTTTAACTCAGCTGTGACTTGTGCTGTTGTTTCAGCTCTTGCAAACTCAATTGCTTCGTTTATCTTTTTTGTAATTGCTTGTTCAAGTTCATTTTTTGTTTCTTCTGTCAAGATTTCTTGATCAAGAAGTTTCTTTAATAATTCATTCATGTTATTTCTCCTATAACAGGGTGGTTTTTATTAATATTATTTATTAAAATAATATAAAAAAACAAGAAATTCCCCTAAAACAAAGGAATTTCTTGTTTAAAATCAAAGAGTTATTTACGCAAGAAAATTCTTATTTTTTAGAAAAAATCGCAGAATTCAGCCAGTTAAGTATCTCTTTCTTAAGAAACACTTGAGCTTTTTTGTCGTGTTGAGCTGCTTCAGCAAGTGATTGGATGTTGTGGCCCGATTTCGACAATTGTAAAGATTCATAAACTGACGTAGGATACGCATTTGGTGCTGATGGCTGAGCTACAATATCTACTGTAATAAATTGAAATTGAGATACGCCACCGCTTTCATTAACATTGCCGGCACCACGACTCGATACGCCAAGCTTGACACCATTTTTAACTAATTCTTGTGCAATATTTCCCATTGGTGTGTTAAGGAGTCTGGCTTTACCATATGCATTAGCACCATTCATCCAAAGTTCAGTAATAACATGTGATACTCTATCAAGATTGATTTGAAGAGATTGTGGGTGATCCAATTCACCCATGATACCATTTTGCTCTTTAATTTTTTGTTTAGCAGTCTCAACGGCTGAAGCAATTTCATTCATTGGATATACACGTCCGTTGCGATTTTTGAGGTCAGCTTGCATAAATATGCCGGACAGCCATATATTTTTTCCGTCTTGTGATGTTTCTTGCAGCAGACTGCATTCTGATGGTAGCAACTCTTCTGTTAAAAGTTGTATAGTAGTCATTATTTTTAACTCCTTTGTGTGTTTTAAATGTTTATCATCTGCTTCGGTTCTTGCATTCGAAGAAATGAGTCAATCATAACATTAATGTATTTTGTTGTATAATAATATTTATAGCGAATGGTGTTTTTTGCGTGAAAATGTCGATTGAACAATGTTAAAAAACACCAGGTTTATTTGTGGAAATTATATGAATGAAATTTTACAAAAGTATAAATTTATTAATGATAAACACCGAATCAACCCAAATCTTACAAAGATTGTGGGGAAATATCCAGATATAGTTAAGCAAATTATTGATAATACATGTTTTTTGGAGGGTGAACCGTCTTTACAAGAACGAATATTTGTTATTATTTCAAATATTACACAACAGCCAACCTGTAAAGTATGTAGTGTTCCGCTCCGTTTCATACCTTCGAAAAAATCGTTTCAGCAATATTGTTCCAGCAAGTGTGCTGCTAATGATAATAGCATTAAAGCACAAAAAGTTAAAAAGAGACTTTCTGATAAAGTCAATCTCATTAAAAAAATAAAAGAAGCAAAATTAAAGCAATCTGAAGAAACAAAAAAACAAATTAAGCTAAAAAGAGAAGCAACGATTATTAATCGTTACGGAAGCAAAGAAAGTTTTATAGAACAAAACAAACAAAAGCAACAAACGACAAATTTAGAAAGATACGGTGTTAAGTATTGTTCCCAGCACGATGCTATAAGACAAAAAATTAAAGAACAACATAACAAAACAAATAAAGATCAACAAATTAATAATAGTGAATGGTTATCATATCAGCACACAATTTTACAAAAAACTATTGGTGAGATTGCTGAAGAAAAGGGTGTGTCCAAACACCTCATATGGGCACGAATGAATGAATTTAATATTGATATTCAACATCATTTTAAGTCTAAACCACAACAAATAATTGTCGATTTTTTAATACAAAACAATATCGAACATCAAGTGAATGTGAGAGATATATTACCAGACAATAAAGAATTAGATATTTTTATTCCCTCTGCAAATGTAGCTATTGAAATTAATGGTATTTTTTGGCACAGTGAAATAAACGGAAAAAATGCTTCGTACCATTTGCAAAAAACAAATTTATGTAAAACTAAAAATATTAAACTATTACATTTTTGGGATAAAGAAATTTTGGAACAACCCAATATTGTGAAATCTATTATCGTGAATACGTTAGGGTTAACAAAAAACATTTTGTATGCAAGAAAATGTAAAATTAATACAATTTCAACAAAAGATGCTGAAATATTTCATGAAGCTAACCATCTTGGCGGTAGCGTAAAATCAAAATATAATTATGGGCTATTTTATGATAACACGTTGGTTCAAGTGCTTTCTTTGTCTAAAAATCGTTACAAACAAGATGGAATGTTGGAAATTGTTCGTTTTTCTTCTCTTTTAAATTATATAGTTGTTGGTGGTTTTTCAAAACTTTTAACACACGCCATAAAAAATACTTTTCCAGTAGGTATTATAACCTACAATGATTTGCGTTATACAACCGGAAACGTTTATAACAAAACTGGGTTTACGTTTGTGGAGAACACAAAACCTAACTATTTTTATTTTTCACGTAAAAATTGTCACAAACTATATTCGCGAATATATTTTCAAAAGCACAAGCAACGTAATTTGTTGGATTATTTTGACAATAATCTCACCGAATGGGAAAATATGAAAAATAACGGGTATGATAGAATTTGGGACTGCGGTAACGGAAAGTGGATTTTAATGCTGAAGTGAACAAAAAAAAACATCCAAGCAAATTTGCTTGGATGTTTTAACTATTAAGAATAATCAACAACTACAAAGCTAAAAATTCAGCAATTTTTAGCTCGAAAGAGGATTAAAAAAGTGATTATTCGTCTTTATGTTTTTTGTGTTTTTTGTTTTTTTCTTCGTCGTCATCATCATCGTCATCATCATCGTCATCATCATCGTCATCATCATCGTCATCATCATCGTCATCATCATCGTCATCATCATCGTCATCATCATCGTCATCATCATCATCGTCATCATCATCATCATGATCTTTGTCATGATCTTCGTCTTCGTCATCCATGTCCATATCTTCATCATGATCTTCATCGTCTTCTTTCTTTTCGCCGAGAAGAATTTCCTGAGACTTCATTCGAAGATATTCACGAATAGCTTGTGTTGATCCTTCAGTATCTTCGTTGATGAGACCTGTAATTAAATTTTCGAGATTTTGTTTCATTGCTTTGTTCATTGCATGCTCCTTTAATAGCAGTAGTAATTATTTATAATGTATTTATACAAATACTAATTTTTTATACGAAAAATTATGTTAGAGGAGTTGTAGGTTCAGCTTCTGGTGGTGCACTACCAAGCTCTCCAACGCCTGTAGGTTGTTCAATTCCTCCAGGTTCAGCAATCATATCTCCGCCCATTCCCACATCTGGCATTAATTGGTTTGCCGTATTATAAATCTTTGACAAATCTTTTTTAGTAAGTTCGCCCAAGACACCAAGTTCTTCTGCACGCATTGTTTCGTTAGTCAAAATTTCTTCATCTGTAAATCCAGCATATTTTCTTAAAGCAAAACGTTTGGAGATATATTCAACGTTATCAGCATTGCTTAATGTTGCTAATAGATTTGCATTGAGTTCTTGTTGTCTATATACACCAAAGTTTTCAGGTTCTGGTAAGGTTATTTTAAATAATGAGTTGTCTACTATAACATCAGCACTACGTAAATATTTTTTAAATTCTGCATCAAGTATTTTTTCAATATGACGTTGCAATCTTTTAATAAACAAAGCAAAACGCAATTCTTGAATGTACGCTACACCAACTTTACCATCATTGAAAATTGCATTATCTTGACCTTCCCGCATATAAGAAAGAGGAATTCTTAACCCTCTAAACACTTTCCACTGAAAGTACTCAAGGTCTGCTAATTCGCCAAGGCCTTGACCACCTGGCAAAACTTCAACACGTGATCCTTTGCCGTCAGGTCTTTGAGCAAAGAAAAAGTCTTCATTCATTGATTGGGGATTGTAAACAGAATCGACTTGTTCAACGCCACCACCTGCTGTTGGGACTTTCTTTTGGCGCATATCATTTTTAATTTGCTCCAAATATGCTTTTACGCGAGCAGGAGGCATTTTACCGACATCAATGTAAAACACTCTTCTTTCAGGTGCTCGTTGGATGCGATAGATAATAATAGCATCTTCGAGCAACTCTTTTTGTTTTTGTGCTCTATATACAGCACGAAGTATCGAATCACCGAAAGGTGCTGCTTCACTTATGTCATCATTCAACGAAAACCAAACTATTTCGTCGGCTGAATATGTATCAACTTGTGATTCGCTATAGTTTCCAAAATGACCTGTTGGAGCACTGTAAGGCGAATTTGGTTTTTTTATATCTTGTTTCACTTGCCACCCAAGAACTTTAGTCATGTCGTTTTCATCAACAATTGCTGCAATAACGTTTCTTGGGTGAATGAATTCCCATTTTTTTGTAGGGCTTTTTCGCAAAAAGAAACAATCACCATACTTGATTGTCATGCGTGCTATTTTAAATAATCTTATGTCAAGTTCATGTAAATCTGACCAATACTGCATAGCAGTTTTCAGTGTGTTAACAATGGCATGATTATTTTCGTTTGATTTATCACTTTCAAATTTTAAAACCAAGGGTAAATCACGCTGTGGATCAGAACCACACATTTCTTCAGCAATTGTGTCAAGAGCACGAGATACTTCAACGTCGTTATCCATTAAATCGTATTCGCGATATCTTGTTATTCTGGATGCTGAACCTTGTATTAGCCTTTGATACCACGTATAATTAGCATATGCACCCTGATCACCAATATTTTGGTTATCGGTCATTGTTGTTGTACCGATTCTTGGTGTGATGACTTTAAAATAATTTGTTAATTTTGCCATATTGGGGTCATTTCTTAATAGTGAACTGCTAGTTGTTCTTAAGAACAACTAATTTTCTGGGCCGAATTTGTTACAACAGATTATTACAATATTTAGTTTTAATTAAAATCAATTAACACGGTTATTATTAATTGATTTTTTTATTTATTTAATTTATCCTAACATCTGAAGAACATCAAGGTTTCTTGAATTATTTATTGTTGTTTAGTCTGGAGAGACCACAAAGTCTTTAATTTTACGGGGTAGAACTATTGCGAGGCAGTCATTCACTGAATTGGTGTAATATAGCTTGCTGATTTTCCTTTAATTTCATTAATTCTTAACATTGAATTAATTTGTTTTCTTCTTTCTTCTTCACTCAATCCAGACAATTCAATTTGTTTTCTTGTTAATAATAGTTGCTCAGCAATCATATCAGAAATTGTTTTAAGATATGAATTTGACTGTTTGATTTCATTTAAGTTTTGATCGATTATATTATTTTGTTGTTCAATTTTTTTGTTTGTTTCTTCTGTTTGTTCAACTACCATGGTACTTGGTGTTTTACTTCCTGCAACATATTCCGCACGTCTTTGTTTCATCTCTTGAATCATTTGATTTTTTCGTGCTTCTGTTGCAGCATCGGCTTTTGGACCACCAGTAAAGAAATCGATTAGGTTCTGAGTAGCAGTATACCCAAAATCGGATCCATAAAATAACTCACCCAATTCATATCCTGCCATACCTGATAATCCAAGTGCGGTACCTCGAGCTGCAAGACCGACAGCTCCTTTGGCAGCGTTTCCTACGGCGCTTCCAACTCCTTTTCCAATATTTCCAATAGCTTTACCTGTTTGTGCCATTGTGTTAGCAACCACAGCTCCTGTTAATACTACTATTGCACCCGTCAATGCCCCGATCGGCGATTGAAGTGCATTCATTACTTTTACGAATGCATCCATACCTTTTGTTAAATCGGCGTTAGCTGTACTTAAGTTTTCGGCAGCTTGTTTAACAGGGATTGCTAGTGTTGTCGAAAATGGACTTTCTTTACCAAAATATCTTTCAAGATCCATTTTTTCCATCATTGTCGTTGATACAATTTCAGCACCAAGTCCTGCACCCCTCATTTGATCCATGGTTGTTGCCATAGATCTGGAAAAAGCTGCTAACGCTTGCCTTTGCTCGTCTGTAGCTCGAGAACCTGCTATAACAGCTTGAGCTGCGACATCAGCTCCTTCAACACCAAACGCCGCTCCCATGGCTCTCATTCGTGCTGCTTGCCGCATACGATCAAGGGGTTTTTGTCCAGCCATTTCATTTAATGTTTTTGCAGCTTGTGCTGCTTGTTCTTTTGTCATACCAAGAGCAACATTTGTAGCTAATATTGTTTGATTGGTCTTTAAGAAAGCTACTCGCTGTTGCTCAGACATTGCACGCATGAGTCCTATCGATTCGGTGGTTCCAATTATAGAATTCATCAATTCGTTAAATTGGTCTGGCATTATACCGGTTATTTTGCTAACCCGTGTTGTTGTATCTGCCATCGATTGCAATGCTGCTGACGTTGGTTTTATGCCTGAAACAGCTAGCATATTCAGCTGCTCATACAAAGCACTCATCGCTTGTTCGTTGTTACCTGTCAAACGAAAATATTGTTGCTGGAAGGTTAAACCTTCTTTGTTTGTGGTGTTCAATAGATGTTGAACTTTATTGGTATCACCAATAACCAACGACATTTGTCGATATTCACGATTTAACCGTGCTAAGGTTTCGGGATTTATTCCATATTTTACATATGAATCGTAATATGTTTGTCCAAGTTGTTTGACAATATCAATAAATTGACCAGTACTGGATGTACTTTGATTAAGCCCTTCATAAAACCCGCCATATTGTTTAGTTGTTTGACGAAGTTCGTTGCTTAAAGCCTTTAATGAAGCGCCCAATCCAGCCAACCCTGCTTTAAATGTAAATGTTTCTTTTGCTGTATCACTAATTTTTGTTGCAAAAGTACCAAGGGAGGTTTGATTTTTAACTAAAGCGGTCGTATTCTGGTTAATTTTTCCTTGATTTTGAATAATATTATTATTCAAAGATGAGTATTCATTACGTAATGTTTCAATTTGTTCAACCAAAAGTTTGTGCTGTTCGCTATTCTGATCGGTTGCTTCAATCAGCTCTTGCTTCTTAGCGATCTCAAGTGCAAGTTGTCGTAATTGTTCTTTTTGACTTTTTACCAAACCTTCAACAGCTTTTATTTCTTCTAACTTTTTCTTTGTATATGAAGTTTCAATTAATATTTTTTTCTTGTAAATCTCGTCAATTGAACGCTCATTTTCTTCGACGGTTTCATTTAAATTACGTTGAACGTCTTCATATGTTTTGTTCACTTCAACTATACGTTTTAGTGTATCAGAAAACATTTGAAGATTTGCATCTACTTCTCTAATATTTTTTAATACATCATCAGCCATATACAGTTTCCCCAATATGTTGAGTTATTTATGGTTTTATGACATCAATAAATATCTGTGCAATAAGGAGATTTTTATGGAAAATTTTAATCCGTTGGTTCAAAATTTAAAAAGTAGATTGCCCGGTCAAACGTTTCGTTTACCGTCTTTGGCGATTTTTTACGAAAATAATGAGTTAACAGATGACGTGATTAATGGCGAAGTGCACGTATATCCAATGAGTGCTATAGATGAAATTGCTTTAAATACGCCAGATTTATTGATCAATGGTACAGCTGTAATTAATGTAATTAAACGTTGTGTACCACAAGTAAATAAACCGGAATATCTCTTATCAAAAGACATTGATTATTTAATGGCGTGTTTAAGGTTCGTTTCATATGGACCAACCGTTGAAATAACTCATAAACACACTTGCGAAAATGCAAAACAACATACTTATTCGATTCCCATTGAGCCAATCATTAAAAAAACTAAAGAAATTGATCCAACAATTGTTAAAAATACGTCAACAATAACAACACCTGAAGGACAAAAAGTAATACTTAAACCAATTGTATTTAAAGACATTATTGAGTTATATCAATCATTAACAATTGAAAATCAAAATACAGCAACGCTTGTTCAAGAAAAGTTAGTTGAAAATTATGCTAACATGATCAATGATGTTGACGGTGTTTTTGACAAACAAATGATTGTTGAATGGCTTCAATCAGTTCCAATCAATACGTTTACTCTCATACGTGAGCGTATTGAGCAATTGTTAGATTTTGGTATTGATCCGACATGTGAAATCCAATGTCGCGATTGTAATGAAAAAGTAATTGTTGACATACCGATTAATCCGATAGGTTTTTTTACATAACGCTGAAACATGGCTCCCCTAAAGATGTAAGGGACATGTTTCAGCAGATGAAAAAAGATTCTGAATCAATATTAAATGAAATAATTCAATTGGTATATTTTATGCGTGGTTCTATTCAATACCACGATATGCTTTTAATGTCTAGATTTGAGCGTTCCCTAATAGGGGAATTTATTGAACGGAGGCTCGAACAGGAAAAAGAAAAAATGTATCCGATCTATTGAATTCGGTCCATTAAGCACGTACGTGCTTAATGAATGTTGTTTGAAAACTTCGCTTCACTCGTTTTCAAACAACATTGTAATTATTAATTATTTCGGGGTTCTTGTTGTTGGTAAAAAGAAAAACCAAAAATTACAACTCCCCCACAAGACCAAAAAGAAAAAAAAGATTTTTTATTCTTTTAAATAAGTATGACTTCTCCCAAGTTAGCACTTATTTAACGACGCTTGGTAGCATACTGCTGGCTATGTTCGTCGCTCGGTTGGAAGAAGGGTATTACCAACTGCGTTTCTATTTTTTAGTGTTGTTTTGTTTCAACAGTTTGCCTTAAAATTATCTAAACAATATCTTGATAACCAATAAGAGTCTGATAAATCATATAAACCAGTTGTTTTTTTATGTTTTTCTAAAAATTTATTTAAAATATTTTCTGGCAATGCTTCAACCATTTGTTCTTTTGTTGCTTTACCACTTTTCGTTACAAATTTTTTTAACGAAAGAGGGGCAATAACATTTATGTTTTGATTATAACTAAATCTTAAAATGTTGACAACAGAAAATTGTAATCCTGCTAAATCTCTTGTTGCATCGCCACGCATACCAAATGCAAGACCTTCGATGCATATTGAGCATGGTTGGAATCGTAAAACGATATCCTTCACGTGACTCGTAAGATGCCACGCGCGTTCAAAAATGTCCTTGTCTTTTGGTGAGCCGAACGTTTCGTAGTGAAGTAAATTGAACCGTTCATCAATAATGCAGCACCCAAAAGAATTGTATGATTGATCAAGCCCTATAAAATATTTCATAGGACTATTTAATCCATTTAAAAATGGTGTAAAAAAATTTTAAAGGGTATAAAAAGATTGTTCCAGTCTTCGTTGGAAATCTTTAAGTTTTTGGTTAGGAATGTTTAATACACCAACATTTTTAATTTCTGCATTAATGTGATTGATTACATCCCTGACTTCTTCTGGATTTTCAACATTCATTACATCTACAACAACCTTGGAAAGTAAAGCAGAAATTCTTCTCAACAATACCGACTTTTCCTGGTCGGTGCTTTTTTCTTTTGCGTCTAGGAGCTTTGAGATTGTTGGTCTTACAATAGCGAGCAAACCAGAGGTGTCATCTTTTATGTTTTCGTAAATGTCATTAAGTTTCATTGTCGTGTCTCTCGTTGATAAAATTGTATTTATCCGTTTTCATATAATTCCCGCAAGGAAACCTGATGTTCTTTAGACGTCTAGTAGTTGACTTTCTTTTATGTAGGAAAATCCTTTACTTAACTGGATTGTTAGTTTTGAGTCAAACACGCCCTCAATTTCATCTCTGTGAGAGATAATAAACAATGAAAGTTTTTCGTCTCTTGAGATACGTTTTAATAGTCTTGCTGCATCCTGTACACCAACTGCATCAAGACCGACATCTAAAACTTCGTCAAACATACAAATGTTAATTTTCGTATGTAGACTCTGTAAAACGTCTCTAAATGAGAGAGAAAGTGCAAGATTTACTCTTGCGCGTTGGCCTGCAGATAAGTTACCAAAATCTAATTCTTTCCCCAATTGAGAAATCTTTGCTGTCATTTCATGTGTAAATTCAACTTTGTGATGAAGACCGAGAAGTGTTAAATAATATTGCAAGCGTGAATTTAAATACGGAATATTTTTATTTAACAATGCTTTTCTAACAAAACTATCTTTTTTTGTCAAAAGTTTTAACAAAAATGTTTGATGTTCTATAAGTTTTGTGGTTGAATTTACTTCTTCGTAGTTGATTTCTTCAAGTTTTGTCTCTAATAATTCTTGATATGGTTCAATAAACGGATTAGTTGCATTGAGTAAGTCATGAATTTTTGATGCAATCTGTGACGATTTATTTTTAATACTAATGAGTTCTTCAATATCATCAACTTCTATTTTTTTAGAAATTTCTTTCTGACGCTTTATGAGTTCCTCAAGACTTTTATCACAGTTGTTAAGTGTTGCTAGTTGAGTTTCTAGTATTTGGGTTAGTTGTTCATTGTTTCGTTCACATTCAACCATTTTATGTTTTGCATCAGCATATGACTGTTTACAATACGGACACCTATCATCTTTTAAATGAGATATTTCGTGTTGATTTTTTTTGATAGAAAGTGAAGTTTGTTTAATTTGTTTTTCAATGTTTGTTTTTTCATCAAGCTTTTCCGATATTTTTTCGTTGAGAGCACGTAGCGTTTCATGAAACGTTTTTTGTTCTTCGAAATTAACACATTCGATACGTTTTAATTGTAAACGTAACTCTTTAATTGTTTTTGCTGTTTTTTCATTCCAATCGTCAACTCTGGCTTTAGCAGAATTAATTTGTTGTTGATGACGTATGTGTTCTTTTTCAAGTAGTTCAAGTTTTGTTTTTTGAGACGTTAGCTTGTTTTCGGTTTCTTTAATTGTTTCTTTTAGTGCTGCTGCTTTTTTTGAAAGTTCTGTTAGACCGAAAAGTTCTTCAATAATATCCGTTTGGTTTGCTGAATAGTGAGATTTTGTGGGTAGATCTAAAAACGGAATATGTGATGCAGAAAAAACAACGATACGTACAAAAAGTTCATATGGAACACCAATAATTTCTTCAATCTTTGTGTTTGTGGCAGCAACACTATCTAAAGTAATATCTTTTCCATTTTCATAAAGATATACTCCATTTCCGGCTGCACCAGCTTTTGTTTTTCTTGTTCGTTTAACAAGATATTTAACACCAGCGTTGTTAGTAAATTCAACAACAACTTCCATATTTTTTTTGTTGACGTTGTTTACAAGATTGTCTTTAGAAATGTTTGAAACAGGTTTATCATAAAGACAGTATGTGATTGCATTAATGATACTTGATTTGCCTGTTCCGTTTGTTCCGTAACCATTTGTTGTGTTATCAAGGTCTTCACCAACAATTAGTGTTGTTCCTGGTCTTTCCAATAAGAAAGTTGTTGGAGCATTGCCATATGATAAGAAATTTTTAAGTGAAACAGAATGGAATGTAATTAACATAGTTATACTTTTATTTTTCTGTATTCTTCGATTAAGATATCGTTATTAATATGTTCACTTTTAATATCTTTCAACATTTCAATAACGAGATTGTCAACGCTATCGAGTGTTGTTGAGTTTGAAATATCAATAAACGTTTCCGTTTCTGTCAACGCTGCTTTAATTTCGTAGCTCTCTTCCATTGTAAATTCTCGTAGTTTATATTTTTTTAAAAATGTTTGTCGCAAATGCGTGCTGTCTTCAAAAGAGATTGGTATATCAGCGACACACTTTACTCTAGCATTTTCGTAAAATTTCACAGACTTGTCAAGTATGTCAGATAATTTAAATTTTAAATATTTTGGACAATTTTCCCAATTTTTATATTGGACTTTATCAGTTTCGTGGTCATAAATCATCATACCACGATTTACATCATTAGCATCACCAAACGTTGTTGGAAAAACGTTTCCTATATATTGCACATGAAGTTCTTCTTGTCTTTTGTGAAAATGACCCGAAAATATTCTTTTTGGACCTAGGTAGTCTTTAGGGTCGGGACCTGTCGGTAAAATAATATTGTAGCCTGTCACTACGAATCCCTTGAATTCAAAGTGGCCCCACCATGTTTTATAATTTAAAAGTTTTGTTAATTGGGGATACTCTTCATGGAAAAGGTATGGTGAAAAAACAGCACCACCATCTCCAATTTCGGGAATTATTATTGGATCGTCGATTATTTTGAAATTTGTAAATTCTTTAAAATTGACAACTGAATGAATTTCTCTCGTATGTCGATGGTACAAATCGTGATTACCAACAACAAAAAATATTGGTAAGTTTAATTCGTTGAGAAGCTTGGCGCCTCTATACGAATAATTAATTGTTGAAACATTAATTGCAGATCGGTTTTCAAACCAATCGCCTAAAAAACATATGTGGTCAATTTCTTTGTCTTTTTTTACTTGTGCACAAAACCATTCAATAAAATTTAAACAATCTTGATTGTGAAGTTCGGAATTTGTTTTTGCGCCCCAGTGTATATCAGTAAAGCAGGCTGCTTTTTTCAATTGTTTTTTCATGATTTTATTTTTCTGTGTGTTCTAATTCGTCAATATTTTTTGTTTCTTCACTCGGCAAAGTCTCTTCAAAGTCAACGTTTTCGTCTGAATCTTTTTCTGGTGCCTCATAACCAAACGAAGGAGTTAGGCCTTGATCCAACAATAATTCATCTTTAATGTTTCGTTGTCGTTTTTCTTGGTTCAAAAATTGAATAAATGAATGATGTATACATTGTGTAAAAAATGCAAATGGATTATCGCTTTTTTCAGGATCGAATGCGTTCCATGTTTTTACGAGCATCAACATTGCGAATGCTTGCATATCATCATTATAACTATAGTTAGCAAAATTGCCTTTTTTTGCATATTTCATACACAGCAACATTAACATTTTAGCTAATCTATCGGTCATAAAGCCTTTTTCTTTTGCAAGCTTTACTTCTGCTAAAAGATCTTTGTTATTTAGGTATCTTCCTTTTGTTAATTCTTGTAAACCATTTATGTCGTAAACTTCAGAAATGTCCTTTTTGAGTTTAATTGCTTTAGTTGGCTTAATAGGTTTGGTAGCTTTAACAACTTTAGTAGATTTGACAGACTTGGTTGTTGTTTTTGTTTTGGTTGTATCTGTTACTGTTACATTAGCATTTTTTGTTTTTAGTGTTTTTGTTACACTTTTTTTAATATTTTTAATTTTTTCGTTTTTGGGGTTTGCCTTTGTTTTTGTTTTCATGTTAATGCTACCTCTTTGTTTTTATGTTAATTATACTGATTTTTTCGTCGGCGTCAACAACAATAAATATTTGATATATATTTTGAATATAGTGATATGACAACACCAACACAACAGGTAGGACATCCGTACAAAGTACGTTTAGTTTCCGTTTTGAACTCAGTTTCAAGGCTGGGAGGGACTATTTTAGGTAACGATTTACAAACGGAAGTGGTATTTGAAAATACACCGAGATTGTCTGAAGTGGGGTCTGTAACTTATACACCCGTACGACCAATACAGATGCCTGGCGCAACGCAAATATATCAAGGTACAGAACCTAGATCTTTTTCGATTACAGCAACCTTTATTTCACGAACGGCAGAAGAAGCAACACGTCGTATGGCTGACCTTCAAACATTGAGATCATGGAGATACCCTTTTTTTGGTACTGGAACATCAACACGAGGTGCTAATATCAACAATGGCCAACGAGAACAAATCTTAAACATTAAACAACAAACAAACCAACCAAGCTATTTTAATAGTCTTTCCACATCAAGAACAAGCAGAAACGAACGTGACCGCAAAGAGCTTGATATATTACGACGAAACTTAGGAAAGTTTGAATTAAGAGGAGCTCCTCCAGAAGTGTTATTCCTTTATGCTTATTCTAATCCAGAACACCAAGGAGGTCATTTAATAAATTTAAATAGAATACCGGTGGTTTTAACAAATTTATCAATAACATATCCAGACGACGTTGAATATATTCCAACATTGAATAATAACGAGCCATTTCCTCTCAGGATGGAGGTTGGAATAGACCTTGCTGAAACACATTCACCGCAAGAGTTTGCTGAGTTTTCACTTTCACAATATAAGCGCGGCGATCTTGAATATTTTTAAAAGGATACAATGAATGGCTTTTACCTACAGATCAGATAATGGTGTAAATAATAGATATGTTCAAGGTGGAACAGCAGAAAGTTTACCGACACGTATCGGTTGGTGGGAACGAACCGTTTATGAAAAATCGGATACAGACGTGGCAATTGTTTTACAAAACATGCACAACAAACGACCCGATATTATTTCAACGTTGGTTTACGGAAGACCCACATACGCTTGGTTTATTTTACAATACAATAATATTGTAGACATTAATGAAGAATTTGTTGCAGGTAAGACGATTGTTTTACCGACAAGAGAAAGATTAATGACAGAAATTTTATCAAAAAGTACTTGACAGTTACATTTTTTAAAAAATGGCTCAAAAATTTACTTTCCCTAAAAGTTTTACAAGAAATAGATTATCAAATTATAGATCATATCGATATTATTTTGCATTGGTCGTTTGTGATAGTGCTGTTACAGCAGAAGCAATCTCACAACAAACAAATTTAGATGTTTGGGAACATCAGGTTGATGAAAACAAATTAACAAAATATGGCGTAAAAACGATACAAGTATCTTCAAGAGGAAATTCAGCTTCGCGCGGTTCATCCGATACCGTTTTTGGTAAGTATATTGTTTTGATAAATGGTTCAACAGATGCGGATTTTGTAATTACAGAATTGAAGTATGGTAGTATGACAGCCGCCAATGCTGTACCAGGAGACTTTGGTACTTCTATAGCAGTCGAAGGAACTTTAAAGGTTTCAGAACCAAAAGGTATTTTATTTCTTGATACAATTACAAGAGCGATAAGCGTTCTTAACATAGACCCATCACAGGCTGTTTATGTTCTTAAACCATTTTTTGTTGGATTTAGAGATGATAATAATTTTTCAAATGAGCCCATTAACGACTTAAAACCTTTGATGTTTATCCCATATGATATTTCTGCTGTATATACACCGGAAGGTGGCGTCTATGATATGGGATTTGTTGCTATCAGTAATGGTGTTTCTCGCTTTCCGCAATATTCACAGTTTGAAGGAATAAGTTTGGCTTGCCGAGGAACATTACCAGAGGTAATGAAACAGCTTGAAGACAAGTTAAATTATGATTATCAAAATATTTATCAATCGTTGGTTGATAAGTTTAAAAAAGTTGAAGAAACAGAAGGGATAAAAGGTCAAGTTAATTATGAAAAAGTCGAATACAAGATTATTGTCGATCCATATTATCATATAAATGCAAAAAAATATCAGCCAACGGATACGTTGCAACAATATAAAGAGGGTGGTTGCGACTGTACCTGTATTATCAAGAACACACAAGGCGGCAGCGTCGAGACAATGATACGTCAAATTCTTGAAAAGACGCCTCAGATCAAAAATGATAAAATTGACAAAGATAATACGGGCGTCAAGATAGAGTATAAAATTATGTCAACGGTGCGACGGATTTTGGCAAGCGAACCGTATACACAAATAGTGTATGTCGTTAAGCGTTTTGTGACGCCACAAACTGGTTTGTTAGATTTTGTTATTAAAAATCAAAACAATCAAAATTTTGATCCAACATTATTAGAAAGAAACGTTGTTGAGTTTGATTATCTTTACACCGGAATGAATACCGACGTTTTAAATTTTGATATAAAAGTGAATATGGGGTTAGCTTATTTACAACTTGCTTCTTCTGCAAACTTATTCAGGCAGCAAGGCGAAGAGCTTCAACCAAAACGTTTTCAGATTGTTGATATAGCACCACGTAATGTAGGTTTAAAGAAAACACACAAGGTTGTTGTTTATCCAGGATTACGACCAAATAATTTAGTAAATAATACTACAACCAGCAACGCAACAGTTGGTAGTGTGTATACAATGGCAAAGCACGCTTCTCTCGAATCAAGCGAAGCAAAAATCACCATTCGAGGAAACACAGCGTTTTTGGAGGCCGGAAATAAGCTTGGAGACCCGTCAGGACCATTGTCATTTGTTGTCGGTGATACAATTTACAAAGTAAAAACAGATCCAACAACAGGGGCAGTAATAACACCTTTAACCATTGGTGATTTTGATGTCGCCTCCGAAAAACCCACGATAGCAAAACAGCAAACAATCCCAGATATGGGTGATTATCCGTGCTTTGCTAAAATAAATGTATTAATGCCATCGAGTGCCGATGATCTTGAAGCATTTAGAACTGGCAGCGATTATTCTAGAAATTTTTGGTATGAAGGGTATTATTATATTTTTGCTATTGATCATGAATTTGTTGATGGACAGTTTACACAAACGTTAGATATGGTTGCAGTTCCAAATCCAGAAACATTTGAAAATTTAACTCAAAAGAAAAAGAAATTAAATGAGATTTATAATGAACCCACCGTAGTACAACAAGACGAAAAACAACTAAGTTCTTTTGAACAAACAAATAATTTACAAATTGTTGTACCATTTGACAGTGGTTTATCACAAGGCGAAAAACCAAATGTAGGAGCAGCACCAACTAATATTGTAGACAGTAAAGCACTTCTTGTTAATAATGCTATCAATGGTGTTCAGTCTGTAAAAAATTGGCAACAGGCATCACCGGTTGTACAAAATGCTATCGTTTCGGTTCCTACTCGCAAAGTTAGTGGCGGTGTTATTGATTCTACGTTATTGGCATTGTTAGCATACAAATTATCAAATTATAATCCTTCTTTTGCAGGTTTAAGAGGTGCTGGATTATATGCCTGGAATCCACAAAAATGGTTAACTTATGTTAAGTCAAACTTTCAAAAGTTCCCTACGATTGTCGTAAAAGGAAAACCGTCTGCTAAAATTATTGAAGATCGTTTTGAAGCATCTAAAGCAACCTTTGTTACATCACAGTACATAAACGACTTGAAATCGTTGAATATAACACAACCGGGGGATATATACATGACATTTTTGTTAGCACAAATTTACCCAAATGAGGCTGAAAGACATGTTAACAGAATAGTTGGAATTACTAATGCGAATGACGGAAAGAATTTTATGTTAACGTCAATCGGCATTGATCCCGAAAAGATATATCAAATTGCTGGAAACGCTCGAACATACAATAATGTTGGTGTAAAAACGGTTGAAGATTTGAGAGTATTTTGTTATATGGAGATGGCTGGCTCGCTTGAAAAAGGAATCCCTGTAGCAACTGAAAAAAGACAAACAGTAACAGAACCAAGACAAACAAACGTGCAAGCAAGTAGAAATAACACGGCGGTTACGCGTGTTAATCAAAATGAAAATACAAATATCAATACATCAAGCTCAAGTTGTGGACCAGCTGCTGGTTTAAATCCCAAAGCTCAACAAAAGACAGCCGAAGATTCTATAAAAGAAGCAAGAGATACACTTCCTCGTAAAAAACCAATTAAGTGCGGTGAAGATCAAGTTCTTTCTGATAAAACAGATAACACAACTCGTGTAGACGCACAAATACCCCAAGTTTCTACAACACCCCAATAACCGATGGAGTAATTTTTTTTAATAAATATTTAAAATAAAAAATTAACAAAACTTAATGTCTTTAAGACGTCTAGTGGTTGATGACAAACAATAAAATTTTATAATGTCTTTATTATGCGTGATACAATACAACATGCAATTTATACGGCTGGTGCAGCGCCAAGACCGACAATACCATATGTAACTGCGGGAGTAGTCGTTGATACAAACGATCCATACCAACAAGGTCGTGTACGTGTAATATGTGCTACATTAAATGAATCTTCGCAAACAGCGCTGAAGGATATTCCGTGGGCATTGTATGTTACACCCTTCGGAGGATACACAAACGCTGGTACACGAGGACCTGGCATACAATCTTCCACTGGATCAATTAATTATGGCTTTTGGGCTCCTCCAAAAATTGGAGCGCAAGTAATTGTAATGTTTGTAGATGGTGATCCAAACATGAGAATTGTGTTGGGCTGTGTTAATGATCTTTTCAAGACGCACACTATGCCACACGGTAGATGGATGTATGAAGATCATCCTGTATTGGAAAAGGTAAATAACAACGAACCCAAACCTTATGGTCCTTACACCTCTGAAGAATTTTATATTCAACCTACAGCAGATAATCTTAGAAAAGCATTCGGAAATAAGCCAGAGCCTAATTATGAGTGGCGGACACGAGCTGCAGATTATACAGTTTCAAGCGTCGATCTTGCATTTTTAGATTCAACAGTAAGTAGCGTTCCCGATGATAAAGATGTAAAATGGGATAATTGGGTTAGTCGTCAAGGTTATCAAGTAAACAGAGTGTCTCCTAACGTGGATGCATTATACAATGAAGGTAATCTCGACAACAATGTTTATTGTTTTGTATCTCCTGGGTTTCATGCTTTTTCAATGGACGACAGACAAGAAAATTGTCGTATTAGACTTAGAACCACTTCCGGTCATCAAATTTTAATGGATGATACAAACGAAAGAATTTATATATCTACTGCCGAAGGTAATAACTGGATAGAAATGGATCAGCAAGGAAACATTGATATTTTCACAACAAATAAAGTAAACATCCGTGCAAAAAAAGATATCAATTTAACTTCCGACGAAACAATTCGTCTTCATGGTGCGAAAGGTGTTCATATTTATTCGGGCGATGAAATGCGTCTTGAAGCACAAAAAGATGTTCATGCAAGATTTAAACAAAATTTCCGCATGAATGTAGGTATTTCAACTTTTATTTTATCGGGACAAAATATCAACCTTCGCGCCAATCAAGACATGTGTCTGGAAGCAGCGCAAACATTAAATCAATATGGAAAATCAGAATTAAAGTTAACGTCTGGTGTAGCTACACACATAAATGGTGGTGCAAATATATATCAAACAGCAGGTAAGATTGATTTGAATGGTCCTGATGCTGCCATAGCTTCTTCAGCAGAGCTACCAGCTGAACAACCCGCAATGTGGACAAATAGAGTCCCTGACCATGAACCGTGGGGAAGAACGATGACCATAAATGACTTTACACATGCGCCCGAGTTCCCCTATACGAGCCCCAATGTCAATAAAATTGAGCGTGGTATATCAATAACACGTGGTAAATTTTGGCGCAGATGAATTTATTTTAACTGTTGCTTAACTTAATTCAGACAGCTCGATAAGTTCGAACCGCGGCTAAAATATAGTTGCTTAACAAAATCATAAATATGATAGTATATATGGAAGTTAGTATTTTTCATATTACTGTTTGTTTTAATCTTAAAGAAAGGAATTACAGTTCGTCCTGACGTCTCAAGAACACCAGGTTTCCTTGTGGAAATTATATGAAAAAGAATTTATATCGCGGATATTCCTCGTTTGAATATCAAAGAAACAAAACATTCGTACTTACTGATATCGAATTAGTAAAAATGGATTTACTAAATCATATTTATACTCGTCGTGGTGAACGTGTTATGATGCCTGATTTTGGCACGTCGATTCCAGATATTGTTTTTGAGCCACTCGATAATAGAACATTGGAACAGTTGAGAAGAGATTTAGAACTTGTTTTTAATTATGATCCGCGAGTGAAGTTGTTGGACTTAAAAATTACACCAAATTTTGATTCGAATGCTGTAAATGCTACGGCACGTCTTTTGTATGTTGAACTTGATTTTGTCGATGAGATTAATTTAAATCTTCAGTTTGAGAACGCTTAAGCATTTCTCGTCCATACCCACACATCATTCCCGCAATCCCATATTCTATCATATCCGTTATTTTTCATGTTCTCCCATTCTGTTAATTGATCATTATAATTTTCAAACAATGTTTTCAGTTTATGTTTTTGAAATTGCATGCGTGAGAATAAGTGTGGTAGACATTTGAAGTACCAATAGTTAGGTGAAGACGTATGTGAGTACAAAAAGTTTAAAGTTTTGTATAAATTACCTTGCGACCAACGTTTGTCACTATAACTGATGATTGTGTTTATGTTGTGATGTTTGTTGATAAAATGTTTGAACAGCTTAGAGGCTCCACCGACAACGTTATGATCTGATAAAGTGCAAAAGCGCGTAAGTTCAATATCATATTTTTTTGTAAAACGTGGTTTGTTAAAACTCATACAAGCAACGATCATGTTGTTATTGATTAGTGCATAGTTAAATTGATTTTTTGTTGAACCTTGGATGTGGTGTTTATTATAAAACAATTCTGCTTCTTGTGATGTAATTGATTGTATTTTGCAATTTCTTGCATATATTTTGTTATTGAACCCCAGCGCTGATTTTAATCTAGATTTTACAATTTGTTGTTTTTCTATCCATTCGCTTTCAAATATATGAAACAACATAAAATAAATTTTCCATATAAATTCATATAAGTAATACAAATCTATAGAACACCAACCAAACTAGCTGGCGACTGGAAAATTCTGAAAACCGACTCATCTGGAACCGGAACCCGATATTTCAATTTCGAGTTTTTGACCCAAGAATGTAGTTCTTTCCAGTTATTGACCAAAGGTATCTCGGTTTCCTTCCATAGGTCCTCTAGATACGATACTACTGGTAGTTTTGGATAGAACTGTTTGTTCTTGAGTATCACAAGCCGGTAGCCTCGTTGTGCAATCTCAGTACTAGCTGCTACCGGGTCTGGTAATTCGGGATGCAGAATGTTACCAATGGTCGAACTATAAGCAGCATTGATTTCATACAGTTTGAAGTACTTAGCTAGGATCGCCTTTAGGGTTATTTTCTTCCATTGATTTTGTGTTAAGCGGTTGAAGTTCTTTCCAATTCCCTTATTGCCTTGTTTGAATTCTAGTTTTTCGATGAACAACTTGTCAACTCGTAGATGCTGAAGCCACTTACCTATTGCATGCCCAATTTCTCTTGTTTCATGTTCAAGTTTTGAAGCACTGGCATTCTTTCCAGTTAATGTCTTTAATGAAAACAATCTGGTTTCAATCAGTTTTGTTCCATCAAAAACAGAAATGCCAATATAATTTGGGTTCAGATCAATGCCTGCATATCTATTCTTGATTGGTTTTGGAATCTTTCTGATCTCTTGTTTTACCTTAACATCATCAAAAGAAAAGGATATGAAGTCGGTGGTCAAAGAAACAGTGATTGGTATTTGTTTTTCTGAAACCATGACCAAGAGCTGGTTCCACATTCTCGACCAGTTCTTCCTCATGTTAGGAAGATCGATTTTGATCTTGGTCCCTTTGAATGGCTTAAAAATGACATAATCTTCATGGAACTCAAACTTGCGATTTCCTTTGGCTGGAGCTTCACCAATCAGATACAACGGAAGAAGTCGTTTTTGTTTCCATTCTTCTTTTGAAATGAGCCTTTTTGCACGTCTAATCAGATTGCCTTTGCCACCAAAGATTCGACCAGATCGACCAGTTTCATGATCTGATTTGAACATCCCTATTCCATATTTAACAGCAGATTGCTGGAACCAGGAATCAAGCTGACTTTTGAACCTATCTCGAATTTCCTGTCTTATAGAAATTTCGGTACAACCAAATTCGGCTTGCTTATATGCAGAACGGATCATTGAAGACTGGATCCTCTGGAATTCAAGGACCATTTTCTTTTCTTCATCAGTTAGCTGAATTGGAAGTTTGTAGGTGATCATTCTTAGAAATTTATATTGGTTATAACGTATTTATACAATTTCAGTTTTGCTTCTAATAATATTTTTTTGCTGACATAATATAGTTTTTTCGATGTGGTATTTGTTACTTTTTCCGCCACTTATTTCACTGTGCCAAAATAATCCATTGCATTCTATTGCAATGTTGTAATTGGGCAAAAAAATGTCAATTTCTTTTGGATATATTATTTTTCTTGTGTTCAGGATTACATCTATGTTTAAATCTTGTTTTAAAAAATTAACAATTTGTTGTTCAAAGCAAGATTTTGTGTGTGGTTCAATATTATATAATTGAAGTAGTTTTGCTATGTAAGATTGGCTGACTCCGAACCGTTCGGCAATATCAAACGTTGATAAATGTTGTACCCAATATAAGTCGTGTAATAGGTCAAAGTTATTAATTGATTCGGTTTTATTTGTTTTGTTTACGTGAGATATCCCATATCGATTAATCATTGTTTTTTTATATTTTTCGCGTACATTTTTATCTTGTGCAGGATATTCGACGCCTCTGTTTTTTACGTTTGTTTGTTTTTTTGATAGAATGACATCTGGGTCATTTGACTGACATTTGATGCTGCAATATGTTCTATAATTTTTTAGAGTATTATCCCAGTTTGTTAAATTGTTGCAGCATTTACATTTTGGTGCACTGGTTATTTTGTGTTTGATATGAAACAGCCGTTGTCGTATTGAACTTTCTGGTTTTAAAAATGATGTTTCGTCATAAATTTGTTTGTATAACGCTGTTGTTTGCGAAATGAATTTAAAGTCAATGTTTTTATTTTCAGCAAGTTGTATCAGATTGTCTATCGTTAAGGTATTAATATAATCTTTGATCAGCGGAAGGAATGTATAGTAGCTGATGTTATGTCGTTGAGCTACGAGTTTTGAATTTAACCCCGTTGCGATCCAATCCTTTATCATTTTATCTGTAAGTTTTGTTTTTTGTGTCATTTTTTAAAAATGTTATTTAATAAATATTTTAATAAATCGTAAGGAATAAAAATGTCACGTTTAATATCAAGAGCAGAATCCTGGGAAAAAGTTTACCTTGCAATGCAAAATATCAATTTTGCTGCGTTTGATTACAATACAATTAAGCGGAGTATTATTGATTATATTAAACTATATTTTCCGGAAACTTTCAACGATTATATAGAAAGTTCTGAATTTATTGCTATTGTAGAAGTTTTTGCTTACATAGGGGAACTTTTAGCATATCGTCTTGATGTAAATGCACACGAAAACTTTATATCGACAGCACAACGTCGGGAATCGTTGTTAAGATTAGCAAAATTAATTTCATATAAACCCGATCGTCCTGTTCCTGTACGTGGTCTTGTAAAGATAACATCAATATCAACAACAGAGCCGGTGGTCGATGCAAACGGTGTTAATTTATCTAATGTTGTTGTTAGATGGAATGATTCAACAAATTTGGGTTGGAAGGATCAGTTTTTGTTGATAATGAACCGTGTACTAGACCAACAATTTGGAAACGTTGCGCCAACGGACAGATTTCAAGTAAATAATGTCTTGTTTGAGTTATATAATTGGAATTCAACACCGCTTGCCAATGGTGTATTTTCATATAATGTTCTTGTTGATGGTCGAAACGTTCCTATGGAACTTGTCCCAGCAGCTTACACTGAACAATTTGGTATAACAGAACGTCGTCCAGAAAGAAATTCAAGATTTGTTATACTTTATGGCAACGATGGATTGGGTGACAGTTCTGACACGACAGGCTTTTTTTGTTATACAAAACAGGGCACTTTATTTCGATACACAACATCTTTTGATGGAATTACGCCAAACCAATCATACGATGTGGGGATAACAGAAATCAACGAAACTGACGTTTGGCTAAACCACATCGATCCGGACACTGGTGAAGTAATCAACAATCCTGATGAGTTTGCAATTTATAGAAAGTCGTTGAATGTTAGAACTGGTGAGTGGCAAGAAGTTGATTCTCTTTATGAAAATATTATTTTTAACACAAATGCTTTTAGAAACAAATATGAAGTCGAAACACTAGATGGCAATGATATTAGATTAATTTTTGGTGATGGTGAATTTGCTACAATTCCAAAAGGAACCTTTGATGTTTGGGTTCGTACGAGTTTAAATGAAGATTTAGTAATCTCACGAAACGCCATTGTTGATCAATCTCTTTCATTTACATATGTCGATGACTTTGGAAGAATACAAACATTTACATTTACTTTTTCTTTAATTAATTCATTGCAAAACGGATCTTCTGCCGAAACAAACGAACACATTAGAGTCACGGCACCTTCCACGTATGCAACACAGAATAGAATGGTTAGTGCTGAAGATTATAATAATTTTATGCTTCAGGATTCTTCTATTGTAAAAATGCGTGCTGTCAATAGAACGTTTGCAGGGGATTCAAAATATATTTCGTGGAATGATCCATCAGAAAATTATGCTAACGTAAAAATGTTTTCGGATGATGGTATTATTTATTTTTATGATCGGGAAGTAAGTCAGACTACAAACGTTGTCAATTACACACAATTAATATTGTCATTCATACAACCACTTTTATCTTCTACTGATATTTTTTTACAATTAACTTCAAACGGAGTAAGTCCAACAAACATTAGAAAATTATTTACGCAAGATGAAAACCAAGATATAATAGATGCTTTAACACCACCACCAACACCTTCTGATGTTCAAATATTTTTTAGACTGGAAGATTCTGGTTGGTATCCTGTAAAAGTTTTTGGCGGTATTCCAAACATATCTTTAATTCCGTTAACAATTTCACAAATAGTTAATTATGGTGGTTCGATTGTTGGTACAAACTCAACGGGGTTGAATCCATTAACTACTTATACTTCAGAAATTATAATAAACGGTATCAGTTATCCTATTTCTGTTCTCGGATCTCAGATATCAACTTATAATAGTCTTGTTGCGTATTTGAATACAATATTGGTTGATGTTGCCGAAGTAGAAATTTTTCAAGGAAATATACGAATAAAAGTTTTACCGACAAGAGAAATTTCAACAATTGTTATTAATGATACAGATTTGTTTTCTTCTGTCAGTGGATGGGTTTCAATAAATTCACCAGTTCAAAAAACATTTGCAGAAGAGTATATTACATATCCACTAATTTCTGTTATACAAATTAATATATTTGAAAATAGATTTATTGTTTCGAGGTCTGCACGTCGCATGATATTCGAAAGTAATACAACACGGTTCTGGAATGTAAACGCTCCGAATGCTGTAATTGATTATGATACGTTAAACTCAGATTTTGATAGAATTGTTCTGTTGAAGGCAAACGTAAATTCTAACAGAACAGGAATTTTAACACAAAATTGGACTTTTGATGTTTTATCACAACAAGCAATAGACTCCGGGACGCAGATCGGATTACCAAACATTCATCAGTTAAATATTATCTCTTCAGATCAAAATCAAGATAAAATTCCCGACAATTTAACTCTTGAAGGAATCATTAATCCTGTTGTTGTATATAACGTTCCGTCACCTGGCGGTTTGCCAGTCGCACCATTCACACCGTTTACAATTAATTTACCAATTTATTATGTTTCTGGTTTTAAAGACGTATCTGTTGAAGGTAATATTTCTGGTGTATTGGAATTTGGCGTCGATTGGACAGAAACACCTGACGCTAATGGTATATCAAATACGATTAATTTAATTAAGACACCGAATGTTGATTCAAACAATACAATTACAATAAAAATAAAAGATTATGTTTATTTTTCGCGTCTTTCACAAACAGAACAATATCAACCCGTAGAAACAAGTTATGAAAACATTGAACAATATTTACAAGACCAAATAAACAACACGGGTCTTTGGAAACGCCACAATGGTAGAGACGGATTGAATTTTGGTTGGTTTCATAATACACCAAGATATAATCTTGTAGATCCAGCAGCTACAAACATAATTGATATGTTTGTATTGACAAAAGGATATTATACTCAATTCCAAAGATATTTAATGAATCCGTTTGCTACAGAACCGTTGCCTCCAACGCCATTAGAATTAAGAACAACATATAATTATCTCTTAAAAAATAAGATGATTTCCGATACTGTTATACTACATCCAATCAAATTTAAGTTATTGTTTGGTCCACGCGCACAACCTGAACTGCAAGCAACATTTAAGATAATAAAATCTGAAAATAGTATTTTAGCAGACAATCAAATAAAATCAATTGTTGTTAATGAAATTCAAAGATTCTTTGAAGTTGAGCAGTGGGAATTTGGTGAAACTTTTTATTTTACGGAGCTGTCAGCAGCAATTCATACAAGACTTCCAAATGATATTAGTTCTGTTGTTTTGGTTCCTACATATCAACAAAATCAATTTGGAGATTTGTTCCAGGTTTTGTGTCGCGAAGATGAAATATTTTATGTCGACATAAACACGAATATGATTGATATAGTTATTTCATATAATTCGATTAATTTAAGACAAAATCCTCAATGACGCGTGTTTTTCGCTCATTTCCTTATTAATAAATAATAAAATAAAGTATAAGAAGGAGGCCTGAAGTTGGCTAGCAACTCTGATAACGACAACAAACCAAGAACAAATATAATTGAATACCTGCCAGATGTATATAATTCAGATGTTAATCAAAGTGTATTCGAACAATCTTTCAATAGATTTTTGACGAAAGATGACACAACTTTTGTTTCAGGTTTAATAGGTGAACCATCACAATTACAAAACAGTCGTCAATTACCGGAGCCAACACCACAACTTCAGGCGTTTCAACTTCAGCCGCTAGCATATACTAGAGCAGGAAACACAGAAACAGTTTTAACATTCAAGTCGTTTGAAAAACAGCTCGAGTTTCTCGGTGTTGATAAGGATAGAATGAATAAGTGGGGGAAAGCTCAAGAGTTTAACTGGATTCCTCCCATAAACCTTGATATGTTTGTTAATTATCAAGACTATTATTGGGTGTCTTCCAATAACATTCAACCAAACTATTTAACAATTGAAAATCCGTGCTTAAAATATCAAGCACGAACAAACGTTTATCAACAACTGTTGAATACGTACGGAAGTACTTTTCCGATTGTTGAGATTGATATAGTTAATAATTGTATCATATTAGATGGAAGACTTGACGCTCTTTTTCAGCCAAATGCACAAATTTTTATCAAGCCTTCAACATTGACACCAAATATTAATATTGATAACAAGTATTATACAATATTGTCAGTTGAGTATTTTGAACCAGAGTTTTGTTCCGAGGAAGAAAATCTTCTCGAGAATAAAACTAAACTTTGTGTCGAGCAAGATTTTGTCTTAAAATCATCAACGCAACCAATAACAACGCCTCAAACAATTATTGGTACGTGGTGGTTTGATACAACAAACGAAAAATTAATGTCTTGGAATGGAACAACGTGGGTTGAAACAAATCCAGTAATTACAAGCGTTGTTTCATTGTCTGAAATACTTGATATTTTTATTAAAGAAACTAACTGTATTTGTTATGGTGATTATGGTTGGGACTTAAGTTTATGGGACAACAACACGTCTGATTTCCAAACGTATCTCCAACCATATTCTCATCCAACAGAAGCAAGTTGGATTTCGCAAAACGGTCCACCAACCATAAGTGCTCTGTGGTATGATACAAATCAAGACGCACTCTTTCAATATAATGGAACAACCTGGGTATTAATATTTTACAATTTTTCTCAGCGTGTTCTTGATATGTCTTTGAATGATGTGTTGTGGGATTTAACGGTTTCTTGTTTTGACCAGTTAATAACACCTTCGCAGTGGTCTACAGAAAATAGATGGATCCATAAATCACAACTTTCAACAACACAAAATGTAAAAAGAGCACAGGTACCAATTCTTGAATATGATTCTCGTGTCGAACTAAATTCTTGGACAAAGAGAACATATCAGTGGAAATATCGTTCTGAAATAGGTCAAGATTTTCAGAGTGTTAATTCTCAACCAACATTATTAGAATTAACGCCCGTAATTGACTATATTGCTGTAGAAACACCACCAGCATCTGGTAATTGGTTTATATATTTGTACAATAATACTTCGTCTGTACAAAAAGATATTGACTGGAGCGAAATATTTGTTCCAGGTTTTGTTTTTAGAATTAGAGATGATGGAATTTTAAACAAAACTTATACTGTTGAATATTCTTTGGTTCGTGAACCGTTACCAACGGATCCTGCTGGCGTTCAGGGCAGACATTTAATAACAATTGTTAAGATTTCTGAAAATACTTTTACCGCACCTTTGGTCGGTGGTGGTATCAATAAAGTAAGAATTGAACCAACAAATACGTCAGTTGGTGATTTGTGGCGCGGTTATCATGCTCATTGGGTTTTGGATGTCAATAATTTCAAAGATCATCCAACAGACACACAACAAGAAAATCCAATATTGAAACGGGCCTTGTCATCAACGCAAGCACCATTCTCTTATACGGGGACAACAAACGTCGGACCAATAACTGTTGGTCAATATTTTCAAACGACAACCGTAAACGTGCCAACAACAAACATTAAACTGGACGTTTCATTACAGTATACACAAACCTCTACTTTATTAATTGTTGGTGTTGTCTCTGGTGTTAACGGGACGTTTACTGTACTGGGTGATTATACATCAGTGTTTAGTACCGAAACGCCGTTTATCGTTAGAAATAATACTGGTGGTGCTAATGGTATATATTCTGTTCAGAGTTCAACATTATCTTTTGGAAATACAATAATAACTGTCAATGGAACAATTCCACTAACCGCAACTCCAGACGGTAACATTGTTGGCGGAACGTCATCTTTTGCCTTAGCAAATCAAGAATCGTTGGCTGTATATGTAAATGGTATAAGACAGTATGGTAATTATCAAGAAATTACTAATGTTGGTATTCCAATTTATACGGCAGTTGGTACAACAACATATAATACACAAACGTTTGAATTTGTTTCTGGAATTGTTTTTGACCAACCATTACAGCAATTTGATGTTGTTCAAATACAAATAGCACCACATGCCTATAATGATTTAGGTAAATCGTTTGTCCCCATAAGAACAATTGAAAATGAAAGCGATTTTAATGCCTCATTGATTGCAGGAACACAACCTGTTTATAAATCAACGATAGAATATTTTAAAACAGAACAAGTAAAGAAATCGTTCAACCAATATCCTTTATTCAATGTATACGATGTATGCACAAATGAAGTTATAGGTGCTAAACGTCTTTTTGGTTTTTTGGAGTCTGAAACAGCCCCGGTAAATCCACATATTCAACGACGCGTTGTTGCCGAAAATCAAACATCAAATTTTGTCTTTGAACAAACGCTTGTTGAACGTGACGATGGAAAAACATATGCGTTTCGCTTAAACGACGAACGAGTACCAAATTTAACTTTTTGGTATAACGAAAAAACAAATCAGCTCAAATATAGAAATAACAACGTTTGGGAAATGTCATTTGTTTATTTTGATACAAATGATTTTATTAGAGTTTCAAAACCATATGTTGGCGAAATACCGCCACCATACTTAGTTAATAATGAATATAGTATTTGGTATGATACTAAAAACCGAATTGTAAAACAGGCACTTTCGAACGTTTGGCAAGAAATTGCTTGGCCCGAATATGATAATCCATTAAATTCACCAACGCCTCAAGGGCTGCTGATTGAAAAGGCTGATCCGACATTAACTACAATATGGAGATCAGTAAACCAATATACATACAATAGCTCAGGTCCGTGGTACCAATGGTCAGAAGGTTCATACACACCACAGTGGGTTGATAAAAACAGACAACCTTTGACGATTGGAGATCCAAACGGCGACTGGGAAATTCCAAAACAATGGCGTTTTAATATTGAGCACAAAAACAAACAACAAATTTCGTACGCAGATTTAATTACACACTTTCAAACAATTATAGATGCACAACAAACAACGAATGTTAATATTTTGCCACAACAAGAATGGAAATATTGGGTCGGTGGTACTATAAAAGAATATAATGATAGTTATGATACATTAATTTCAGCAATAAACGAACAAAAAACAACTCCGTTAAGTGTTATTGAATTTGCGCAAAATCAATATGATAATGGTTTGCTGACAATAAAACAATTGTATTTAAATTCATTTATTTCTTTAATGACTCGTACGACAAATGACGACATTTATAATCAACAGGGTGTTATTAATCAAAATATTTTGAATCAATATGAATCGAATGATTTTTATGGTTTTGTTTATGGTGACACATCGGCCTTCAATCAACTAACAGAAACGGGTGTTCGTAATTGGATTTCAACACCCCCTATGTTTGGTTTAAGTGAAAAATTTAAACCGCACATTATTATTGATAAAGGTTTAAATATATATGAAGTTTATTGTCACGATGGTCACCGCGAACAAATAAATTTATCGTTAACGGAACGGGATGCTATTATACGTTTACTTATTAACACGCCCGATTCAAGAGAACCAGATACAACATATGGTGTAATTAATTCAAGTGCACCACCAAATACTTTTGCAAGTTTTCAAAGTTATTTTCAAACAAGAACGGGTGTTTATTGGTATAAAAACGTCGAAAGAATTTTATACAGATTTGAAGCAATAATCAGTACAACGCCTCCTTTATTTACAGACAGTAACGGAAATGAACTTCCAGATGGTATTGTCTATTACAATTCATTCTTAAACCAAATGTATGAAAAGCAAGGATTGACGTGGGTTGCTGTTGGTCCTGCTAATAATGTTTCGTTGGGATGGGTTGAGAAAGACATTCGTAAAATTTTGTGTGAATTAATTTATAGTATTGAAGAAAAATTATATCAAGTTTCACCTGATTACAAAAACTTAGTTTTTGATTACAGCTCGTTAACACCTGACGTTGGTGAACAGGCTGTTTATGACGAAAAACAAAAACAACAATTTTATTCGTTTGTAGAAAACAACAAAATTGTTTTTCCATTTGAAAACTTACAATATAATGCTCAAGACGCATTTACGTGGAACTACATAAACTCTACAATTACAACACCACCAACAACTTTTGTTTCGCCGCTAATCGCTGCATCTTGGCAAGAACTTTATACAAGGTGGTATGGAACACCATATCCACATCTTGAACCATGGAAACTTCAAGGCTATCATGATAAACCGTTGTGGTGGGATGACGAATATCTTGATCTAACTGGAAACAGACGATGGATATATAATCATGCAACTCTAACAGGAATGTGGCAAAATATTAGAGTTGGTATTGTTCCAGCAGGAAGAACATATCCTGACGGTTCTTTAAGTACTGGTAATCCAATAGCAGACAATCAAGTTTTACCAACATACATTTATTTTTCTGTTAATATTAGTGATGATTGTTTGACATCTTCGGGAGCAACAACACCGTGTGGATCAACATCAGCAGTTTATTCACCTGATGATTTGTTGCCACCATATTTTGCATTAACAACACTTGGTCCAAATGCTACTCCAACATATGTAAGATCGTTGTTTACGAGCTTTAGTGGTGAAATAGTGGCACCAGGCTCAAACTTTGTTTATGGAGAAGGTGGTCCAACTGAGTGGCTGTGGTCTGTTTCGAGTGAATATGTATATCATAAAATGATTGTTGCATTTAAGATGCAACCAGTAAGATTTATGCATTATGCTTTTGGTTTGAATTTTACACGTGTAAACAATCTTCAAATTGAACAGCAGTTGTGTCAAGTATATAGTCATGAAGATGCACTATTTCATGGTGATGTATTTCAAAATGCTTTGTTTACAGCCCGTGGTTTAAACCAATGGTATGTTAATAATAACAGATTTAGTGGTTATGATACAAATGGCGACTTCAGAAATTATTGGGTAAATTGGGATCCAAAACTTTCGTATCAATTTAGTGGTATTGTTGATACAACATCGTTGGATATTAATAATCGTTTTTATGATATAGACCAACAAGATTACAACGTGGTTCTTTCAAATATGGGAGCAATAGACGATGTGTGGCTAGATGCTTTCCAAGTTACAATTTTGAAAACTCCGCCAAAAATTGTACAATATAACAATCAAACGCAGTGGAGAATGTCTTTAGATGTTTTATCCTTAGTATCGAAACCAATATTTTATTATGATGTGAAACAATATCCATTTATTGTTGATCCAATAACAAATACAGCATCGGCGTTTGCTTTTAGAATAACTGGTGCTTTGTCAAATGCAAAATTGATAGAAGTTGGTGGCGATCAAGTAAATCATTTTGTTCCTCAAGTAGAAATAACGATCAGCGGATCAACAGCCAACGATGGTGTATATTCTGTATCATCGTCAGTTTATGACCCATCGTCTGATAAGACAAGAATAACTCTCAATGAACTTTTACCGTCGTCCATTGCTGATGGCGTTGTTGACATTAATGATGTGGAACTTCCGTGGGAAACTGGTCAAGTTGTTTTTATAACATCTTCACAAATATTACCAGCACCATTAACAACATCGAGAGAATTTTATATTATAAAAGTTGGTGCCAAAGGATTCAGATTAGCGGACTCTATTGCAAACGCTAACGCAAATATAGCAATTGATATCGTTAATCAAGGAAATGGTGAACAATATGTCGGTGAAGTTGATTCAAGTTTCTTTGTATTTGGAGGCGTTGGTCCTTCGCGTGAACTTTGGTTCCATTATGCATTAGATAAGACAAAAATCCGCACATTTTCACCACCATCAACGATTGCTGGTTTCCAACGCCTGATTAATATTATTGATGGATATAAGGCATATCAAGAAGATAAAAATGTAAGATATAATTTAGTAGAAGTTTATGAAACCGATCCAGATACACAAAGAACAGTTTCGTGGCAACTTGAAATAGAACGATTTATTGATTGGGCTTATCAAACAAGAGGAATAAATTCTCGTGTAGAAGACAGATTTAATTTTAGTGTCCAAAGTATTCCGGGAACACAAGGCTATAAACAAAACGGTTTTCAGGTTTTAAAATCTTTAACAGATATAACCGGTTTACAATCAATTACATATTCATTTTTGCTTTCTGTTGATGGCAGTCCCTTTACGAGCGTCGCGATTGATGGATCTTTATCTCAAACATATCAACAATTAATTACAGAAATTAATGCACAATTAACTTTGCTAGCAATACCAGCAATTGCATCTTTTGAAACGTTTAATAATGGTGCTGTACGTATAACATCAAATAGTACAGGTCCGTTTTCGTCTGTTAATATTGTTGATGTAGATTTGTTTGGTAGTTTGTTTGATAGCACACCATTACAAAATTCTGTAAATGGTTCGGGTTCATTGTTCGCTTTCTCCGATCAAGTACCGGCTTGGGTTGCTGGCACTGCTGTTAAAGTTGGAACAACAGGTTCTTTGCCAACGGGGTTATCAGCAGATGTAACATACTACGTTCACAATTCAACAATACCCGGTTTGTTTGAACTATCGACAACAAAAACAAAAACGCCTTCAAGCGCTGTTGTTGTTTCTTCGGCTGGTGGCGGTTTACAATTTATTTCTCAATTTACAACCAGAACGCAATTTCCATCATTTGAAATTAATCCAATGCGTAATAATGTTTGGATTACAACACCGCAGGGTGTTTTAGCAAATATTATTTCTGGTCCGTATGAAGATATTAGAATAAAGCAGTCGATATTTGATCAGTATGGAAGAATTTTGACGCCGGATAAATTATTAGTTTATAGAGAAGATAAACGTTCACGAATTTCTATTCGTCCAGAAATTCCAAACGATTTGAAACCATCAATTGCTGGTATAGACGATCCATATAATTATATTCATATGGGTGGGGGTCATTTCTTTATAACTGGTTATCAACACGTATTGATTTTTAATGATTACACGTCAGGAAACTTTTTGGTGTTTGATCAATTTAAAGGATTACAAGCACAACGTTTCAGTATTAGTTATTATGAAAAGAATGATTTTTCACTACGTCCAACGTTGGGTGGCTATTATTTATTAGGCAACCAATACGAACGAAACATAGAAGGCCAGATAACAGACATGAGAAATTATTATAGTGTATATAACACTAATGATTTTTCGCCTGTTGTTGATTATGCAAGAAACTTAATTGGTTTTAATAAATCTTTACCATATCTTGATTTGTTGAACATTAATAAAAAATCACAATTTGAATTTTATAGAGGAGCGATTCAATCAAAAGGATCAACCAATTCAATAACTGCATTTATTAATAATAAACGTTTTATATCAGCTAATGTTGACGAAGCGTGGGCTTGGAAGATCGCCGAATATGGTGATGCAAGAGAAAAAGTTTATCCAGAACTGAAGTTATTCGCTTCAGATGGAACACTCGAAGATGTTCGTTTTGAATTTTTAACTAACAATGAAGCCTCGCAATCTCAATTTGTTGAACAAGCAAAATCGCAACGATTTGAAGTAATTTCATTTAGAGACGATACCAGGTGGTACGAATATCCAGATCAAAAACGAACGTTGAATGGTTCGGTGTTGTTCTTAGATGCTAAAGTGGTGTCTCGAATGACAATATTTGTAAAAAATGTGCCACCTCTTGAAGAACAAGCTAATCGTATAGATTACTGGTATGACACATCTACATTAACACTAAGAAAGTTTGATTCAACTATCAGTGGTCCATATTTGACAAAGTGGATTCCTGTAGACGGAATTGTTCGTGCTAGCGACATGTATTATGTTAAGTTGGGACAACCCTGTGATACAGTTCGAGTAATAAGAAAAACGTTGAGTGGATTTCCTGGTTATCAAGAAGTTTTATTTAATGTTCCTTTGTTTGATGCAAAAGCAACGGGTTTGAATCCTTTAATAAATTATACAACATCAATTACATTTAACAATCTTCAGACAATCAACATTTCTGTTTTGGGATCTCAGGTACAAACATTCGGTGAATTAATTGATTTTCTAAATTCGAAAATAACTCCCTATGGTCGTGCACAAATGTACAACGACACAATAAGAATCACAAATGCTTTTAAAGGTTCTTCGTCGGATGTAAGTATTAGTATATTGGATCTTTTGTTTAACTCTTTGGATGATTATTTAAGTGTTCAACCATCACAGCCAGGAGTTGATAGTTTTAATGACATTAATGAATATACGGCTGAGTCGCTAATTGTTGATGGAGGTGGAACAGATGGATTTATAAGAATTAATTCACAGACGCTTGCGTTTGATTTTACAGCATTCTATGACATTTTAGAGATTTATTGTTTGAGGCCGAGTTTTGCTTCAAACAATCCTGGAAAATTATTAGACAAAATTTCAAATGTTGTGATATCGGAGGTACCTTATTGGCATCCCGCATACAACAAACACTACTATTTAACAGAACATAACATTAATGTGTTTAAAGATTCAGATCCAGCAAAATATACAAACACATTAATTTTTGATGATGTTAGTTTGAATCCTTGGAATGAAGTTGAAGTTGGAACGATATGGGCAAATAGTAGTTATCTTGATTATTTGCCATATTTTGACGATAAAATTTATACAGACGTAAATGATAGATTATTTAATTGGGGTATTTTCTCAGACATTGGTAATACAAAAGTATATCAATGGATCCAGTCAACTGTACCACCGCAACAGTATACAGGAATTGCACTCGTACAAGAAGCCGACACTTCAATTTCATCAGAATTAAAGCTAAATGGAACTCCAAAAACAACTATATTTAAGAGAATGAGAGAGCCTCTTGTTGGGGATGTTGTGTTTTTAAATCCTATACAACAAACACAGGGTAGAGGTTATCAAGATGTTCAGTTTGCAATACCTGTTAATGGAACAACTGACACGGGAATAATAAATGATAATACACCAGGGTACCAAGAAGTTGAATGGAGAACAACGTCAGGAACACCGTTTGTAATTAATGCTGCTACTGGAATTGTTTGGAATTCACAATCAACACCTCCATATACAGCAATTATAAGAGTTGATGGTATTGATTATAATGTGTCTGTTGGTAGCGTGCCAAACTTTGGTGGATTGGTGTCAGCAATAAATCAAGATTTGGATACGATTGCTGTGGCAAGTATTGTTGCAGGAAGATTAAGAATAACAAGTTTATCATCAAGTGAAAATTCGAGTGTACAGATTTTAGATATTAATCTATTTAATTCACTGGAAGTTGGTGTTGCAACATATGCATATCAAGATGTATTTGTTGGAAATAATAAAACATCAGCCTCACCAACCGGTTTGGTTGGTCCAACAACTTATTTTCATCCAATAGATGTTAACGGAAATTATTTTGATATATCCGTTCTTGGTAGTTCAGCGCCAATATATGGAATGTTGATAGAAGAAATTAATGCTGATATTACAGGTGCAACGGCATCGTTGGTTAATGGAAATATTCGAATTCGTTCAAATGTTTTGGGATCTGCCGGTTCAGTAACAATTGGTGAGTCGTTGACAGTTCTTGAAACAAATCCTAACGGAGGAAGTAATGCGATAACATCAGGAGGCGGCTCTCCTTGGATAAATCCTAACTCATCGCTTGCATTAGATAATATTAGTACAACGTGTACGCGTTCAGGATCTGGTGGTTCTAAGAATCCAGTAACATACCCACCAGCGCCTCAACAAACATTAACAATCAGAGGATTTAATTTTAATATACCGGTATCAGCAACAATTCTTGGTATTGAAGCACAGGTAAGAAAATTCTATAATACGAGCGGCTCAGTTGGTAGTCCTATTGTTAACGACTTTATTGTTCAGTTAAGAAAAGATGTGTTGGGTCCTGTTGGAAACAATTTGGCTAGCGGTGCGTGGCCTTTATCGTTTTCAACAACAACATACGGTAGCCCTTCTAACTTGTGGGGTACAACGTGGACACCAGCCGATCTTAATAACTCAAACTTTGGTATTGATATTACGGCATCATTAGGTTTAACTGTACCGGCTGCTTCAACAGGTTCTGTGTCAGCAAATATCGATTATGTAACAATTAAAGTTTACTATACAACAACGGGCGGAACTTTGTTCACAACAGCATTGAGCGGATTTGTGGCTGTTGGATTACCAATACCAGGCCAAGACGCATATTTTGCAACACTAATACCACCTGTCAATGGAACAAACGGCACACCGCTTACAATGACGGTGGTTGTCGATGGTGTCCCAGTTCCAATAACAATCGATGGCGATGCTTCACAAACATTTACAGAATTAATAGCAAACATTAACAGTGCTGCTAATGGAACATTTAGTGTAGAACTTACACCATCAGGAAACTTAAGATTTATCAGTTCATCGGTTGGCACGAATTCGACAATAGCATTGATTGATAACAATTTAATTTCTTCGATTGTTGGTGTTCCTTCTGGTTTATTAACACCCGTAACTTTCTTGTTGTCTGTACCAGGTGATTATGGATGGATTGAAGTTCCATACAATTCGAAAGATCCATTTGAAGAAAATGATTTGACGTTATTCACATCAACGGATGTGTTACCAACAAATATTCAACAGTCTGTAAAATATAGTGTTACAAATTTACAAAACTTACCTATTGTAGCACCAACAATACAACGTTTTAGAATTGCATCGAACGAAACTTTAACAAATGTGAATTTAATTGATGCGGGATCGGGAATATTGAGTGTCGTTCCTGCATTCAAGCTGAAAAACTGGTTGAGGAAGCCGCTTGTTAAACAATCGTTTAATCCCAATGTTGATTTTGCAACATTAACACCTTCGACCATACAATTAAATTCGAGTTTTGATAAAAATGATTTGGTTGATGTAATGGTAAACGGAAAGATTAAATTATTTAAATTGCTTGTTAATTCGTCGAATCAAATAACGCTACCTTCATACACATTCAATCGTAGCGATTTTGTTACTGTTGTAAGACAAGAACCTGCATTAACAACAGAACAAATTAATTTTGATCCTGATACCGAAGATGATGGAACAATTCACGAACAATTTAAAGAAGATTATGAATATACAACAATAACAATTGCTGACGTTAATAACAATAATAGATTAACTGAATTGTATTATTATTGGGTGGAAAATACGACATATAAAAATCCTAACGATCCATTATCAATGCCACCAATAGAAATTGCAAGAACTTTGCGTTCAATTCCAATTTCATATCTTGTAGTACAAAAACCACAAGACGATCCGTCTATTACAGAAACTTATGGCTACGGTGCAATTTATGGAATTGTTTATAGTTCACCATATCTTTATAACAATTTTAATGTAATTCCTATTTTCTATAGACAAGCAGTGCTCCGTAATGCTGCAAGTTATATTAGAACAGATGATAGATATACATTAAGATTTACAAGAGATTTAACTTTGAGAGATAGTTTGGAAAATGGTCCTTCGAGTGTTAATTTGAAAAATACACACACAGAATGGAAATTAATTAGACAAGAACAACCTTTTAATATAGATAGAGTTTTGTGGGACAGACTTACTGAATCGTTAATTGGTTTTAAGATCGATGATCCAACAATACGTGTTCCGTCTCTAGAAAGAGAGTTATATGATGCTGTTCATGGCACAGATACACAATATGGGTTGGGTGATGACCAAACGTTTGTAAATGGACAGCTTGCAAAGAAAACGATATTAAATTATTTGCAGCGTCCTGATATTAATTTTGCACCGGTTGATATTAATAGTTTTTTTGCTCAGTATTCATTTGATACACCAGCAAATATTATTGCTGCAATGAATGCAATTTATAATACGTTTGGTTATAAACACGTAAATGCCATTTGGTTTGAAGTGCTGTTGGATGCATTCTCGACAAAATCTAAATATAAAGAACTGTTTAAGACTTCATGGATAGCATTAACGGGTGTTAGAATATTAGAAGTTTCGGGACTGTTTGAAGAATAATTATGAGCTCACAATTTATACAAGCACTAAAACGTGTCGATCCAACAGAAGCGTTTATAACTTACGTACAGACAGTAAAACCATATCACACAAAAATACTTGATGTGTCGATTGAGTACGTCTGGAACGACAATATAGAAGTTGATATTTGCGAAAAACACACTATAGATAAACATTTTTTTACAGATGATGTACTGACGACCTATGATTGTGGTTTTGAAATTGTTTGGGATTTACCATCTTATTTTTCAACAACATTATTTCAAATTGTTGGTGTAATAACTGGCACACCAGGAACCGCTTCATGGTTTATTGACGGAAATCACGCAATTTCATTTGCTCCAGGATCACTGATAGTTGTCGGCAAAAATGTCGGTAATGCTAATGGATTTTATACGATTACTAATGCTGTAAATGTTGGTCCACAAACAAGATTAGATGTTCAAGAAGCAATAATATCTACAGCCGCACCGCACGGCTCAATTTATCGTTTTGATATATCTTACGATTTAATTTTAGATAGTAGTACTTCTATAAATTCTATAACAATTTCAGGGAATCAAAAAGAAAAATATTTTCACGGTAGTTATATTTTAATAGAAAATAGTTATCTTGGACAAAATGACGGCAGATATCTTGTACAAGCAAGCATTTTTGACGGAACAAACACAATTCTTTATTTGGCAGAACCGTTAACAGGATCAAAACCAATATTACAAACTTATGATGGACGTATCAGATTAATAAGACCTACAGATGTTGATCCACAAGCACCTCATTGTCGTTTAGGCACAGCAAACGCTCTTTTTACGGACGTTTTTATAGGTGAAACAATTACATTTGATTTTAGCGTTGATGTTTCTGATTCTATTGAATCAGACATTTCTGAAAATGAACCACTCGGATACGGTGTTTTGCCGTACGGAAATCTGTATGGTGTTGCTCCGTTAGGTTTACCAGGAACAACTCCCGACAACGAAAGTTTAATTTTGCCAACTGGATTCGACACACAATTTTTCGACACCGGCGGCCTCGACGAAACCCTCCAAACAGTAATTACTTTACATAATTTACAGGATATCTGAACTATCGTATAGAAAATAATAAATACATTAGGGATAATGAATTATGGAATATAAAACAACAGATATCGTCTTGGCAGCATTTTTAAAAATTAACGCGTGTTCAATGATTGGCATCGAAAAACAAGGCCAGAAGGGTACATTTGTTTTTAACAACGTTGATCAAAATTTAATAAAACTTTTTCATTTGGGTCAAGCTTCTGTTGAGCCCGTAGCATTTCACAACGCCATTAAACAGTTAACAACAAGCGTAAGACAAATATAATAGGAGTTTTTATAATGAATGAACTTTTTTCTGTTAGTGTAGATGGTCACTGCAAAATTGTAAATGATCTTGGAGAAGTATTGCTTAATAAGCACAATGCTATACATCCACAAAATATGGCACGTGTTTTTGCAAGAGCCCTTGCGCATGAAGATAACTATTATATTTACAGAATGGCGTTTGGTAATGGTGGAACGGAAGTAAACTCTGCTTTTACTGTTTCATATAGAACTCCTAACGACGGTCTTCCACCTGATACATCCACAGACGGGTGGACGTCAAGACTTTATAACGAAACATATTCAGAAATTATTGATGATCAAGTACAACCATTTTCTTTACTTGGAACAGACCCTGGTTCTGCTGAGATAGGAAACATTCGTGCTGGCGGTGGAGCTGTCCCTTCAGCTGATCCTCCATCAATTCCGCACGTATCTGGTCCAGGCGTAAGAAGTGAGGAACTTGGTGTAACGTCTCGTGTTGTGATTACTTGTGTTCTTAATGCTCAAGAGCCATTATCACAAAACAGATCAGATATTAATCCTCCTTCAGAAAATACGGAAGAAGATTTTGTGTTTGATGAAATTGGTCTTTATACTGGAGGGGCACCAGCAACAGACACTCCCGGATATCAATATATTGATGTAGGAAATCGTCTATCAACTGATAATACTGGTCTATCACCAAACACACCATATTCCTTTGATATATCTGTTGACGGGGGTCCTGTTCAAACAATTAATTTTGTGACACCACCAAGCGGTAGTGGTTCAGGAGGTGAAATTTTATATGGTGATTTGTGTGAAATAATTAATGGACTTGGTTTGCCGGGAGGAACAACTGTTTCAATTACAGATTATTCAGGAGCGTTTCCTTCAATCGTTGGAGCACAAACGTTTGGGTTTTTAAAATTTACTAGCGGTTCTGCCGGTTCTACGTCTTCTATTCAACTCGCTGGCGTTAACACAACCGCTTTTCTAACTTCTATTAACCCTCCTCTTGGTGGCTCACTTTTAACAGCCGTAAACGGTCAAGCTCAAGGTGTACGAAATGATCCAACACAACCACAACTTGAACGTGAAAGGTTGTTAGCTCATTTAGTTTTCTCACCAATTCTAAAATCTAGAAATAGAACTTTGACTATAACTTATACTTTAACAATCTCCGTAAAAAGAACTCCAGGCATTGGACCGTAAACTTTTAAAGGTGTATTAATTATGTTGAGACCAACTAAAGAATATTCGTATGAAGAATTGAGAGATATCGTTTGTGATGGCGATATTGTTTTTGTTCACGGTTCACGAAAGTCAATCATTTCTGCAATTATAATGTTAGTAACTCGTTCACAATTTTCGCACGTTTTTATTTGTTTTTGTCATAAAACTAAAAATAAAGATGTACGATGGTTGTTGGTTGAAGCACAAAAAGGCTCAAAACGAAGAATACTTAATTTGTCATATTATGAGAATAAAAAATTTTCAATTATAAAAGCTCCAACAAAGTGGTCTAACGTTGAGGACATTGCTCTCGAAAGAGTCGGTAAAGTAAAATATGGGTTGTGTGAAGCAATATATGTTGGTTTGGTTGATTTATTTTGGAACGCTTTTAGAATTAAGTTGCCTAAGTTTAATGTTGGAACAGAAATATGTTCTGAGTTTGTTGCAAGAGTATATAACTTACCGGAAAAAAATGTGAGTCCACAATTTTTGTGGACTCAACTCTTACAACTGGGATATGTGGAAAAGTGAACTGCTAGTTGTCTAAAGAACAACTAGCTTCCTGGGCTGAGTTCCTTACTTCAGAACTCATATCTCCACAGGCGTTAATTTCCGTAGTTCCTACGGTATTGAAAAGGTTGATACCTTCTTTCAGAATGTTAATGGCAGCATTTAAATCTCTATCCATGTCTATTTCAAAAATCAATTCAATTCATCCTGACGTCTAAAGAACATCAGGTTTTCTTGAATTGATTATATAACGATATTATTCGGTTGGTGCTGCTGTAGCCTTTATTGAACCAGTAATAGGTGCACCCATTAAACCAGACTTAGGATCAATAATTTTTCCGTTTGGAGCAAGAATCTTAACATATTGATGGAAATATGCTAATGCGTTCATTCCATTGCCAAGTGTTTTTTGGCTCATTAAATCCCAAAGCTCAAGAGAACGAGCGTTTCGGTCAGCAAGAATGCCTCCAAGACGTTCCTTATCAATCTTATCGAGATGGTTTACTTGAAAAAATAATTTATTTCCGACAGCATCTTGTTTAAGAATCGCACATTCGTGCAAAACACCGTCGCCTCGTAGATCAATCCATTCAATGCTTGGGAATTGTGGTGATTTTTGAAAATTATAAGCAAATTGTTCAGACATTTTAAATACTCCTTGTTTTCAATAGGTTTATTGAGAAGTCCAAGTATTTACTATGAAAAATTATGGAGATACCTTTTAAAAGGGTTATTTAACGTAAACAATCCCTTTTAAATATTGGCGGTCGTTTACTGGAAGTCGAGGCTTTGTAAGAACTTTATTTGCTGGAAGAATCGTCGACTGACTTTGGTTAAATGATAAATGAATCCAAAATGTGGTAATACCAAGCTCGTATATAAACTGATCATAAGCAATCTTTGATGTAATTTCTGTAGCTCTCTCAAACATTTTGTCGGCGTTGGTTTCAATTGATGGGAAAGCAATATCAACGGCCTGTCCTTTTAAGTGTTGAGATGTGCCGGTTCCTATTCTAAAGCCGGAATTAATTACCATATTGGTATCATATTCTTGCAAAAGCGGTTCCAGAATATTTAAACATACCGCTCGTAAGTTACAAACGATTTGTTTTTCTGTAAGACCAGCGTTCGGACGTAGTGGATATTTACTAACACGACAATTTAATAGATTTCCGAGCGTATAATTTGGTGATAATGGAAACGACAACGGAAAAGTTCCTTCTCTTTCTATGATGTCTGAACAATCGGCAAAAACTGTTTGATTTGGTATCGATGGAGGATATACAACTGTGTTTGTTATTTCTTGTGTTCGTTCAACATTTATTTCACGATCAACGACAGACTTATAAGCAACATACCTTGGATCTGATGGACCTATATCAGGTGCTTCATCATCATCTACAAATGTGTCTGCTGCAACGGTTCTTGATGCGGTTGGTTGTTTAAAGTTATCAATTTGCTGTAAAATAACTTCTCTTGCCGGAGGCCTTCCAGAAGGCGGAGAGCCCGGCTCATTAGCAAACACATCATTAGAACCCGTGGATGCAACACCAGAATGGCAGGTAGAACCACAGCAGTGTGTAAATATGGAATCACCTATTCTTGCCATTTGTGAATTGTTCACAAATACGTTTGGCGATCCTGAAGTTATTCTTGTTGGTGTAAAACAATGACCTGCTGTCAAATCACGGAAAGCACGAAAAGAAGAACGGTTGTTAATATAAACATTGTTACTTCCTTTCCCTGTAACATCACCACAACTAATTTTGTCTGTTGTACGTAAAGATCCTGGCATGTTATTATCTCCTTATTTTTTATTTATAATCTAATAAATAACGAATAATACTAAGGAAAATAATATGGTTTTAGATTTTATTGTTTTGGTGGCTGATACAATTATTGGTATTTTTAAATCTATTCCATTCTCAACAGCAACGTGGATTGTTATTGGTGTATTAATGTTTTTTGTGTTCTTGTTTGCAAAAGCCCATCAAAATCCTGATAGTCCCGTTCGCTGGGAACATTTAATTACTGATTCTTATAATAACAGAACCTCTCCATACAAACTTGGTTATTTAATTGGACTTATTGTTGCCACATGGTTGGTTGTATTTTTAGCAAACAAAGAAGATAATCATTTGTCTTTTGATATTTTTGCTGCATATCTTGCATATTTGTTGGGGGGCGCTGGTTGGAATTCATATATGAAAAATAAAATGGTTAATTCAGATACTTCTTCACATGATCAACAACATCGTAACAGCCGTAGTACCGATCAAGATTTATATGAAAATAATGTAAAACCACCACGCTGAACTACTACTTGTCTAAAGAACAAGCGGGATTCGGGTGCATCAAGGAAATCTTCAGTTTTGCAGTAGTTCACCGACTTAATAGTTTGATATATTGATCAACGTTTTTTGCAATCGCATCTAATTCATATTTTCCAAGAAATTTCATAAAATGAAAATGTGAATATTTTTTTGTTTTGGAGGTTTCTTCTTCAATTGTTTTATCGATTAGTTTTCGTATTTCTTCTGGTTGTTTTTCGAGATCAATCAACAGTTGATTTTCTTCAAAGATTTTTTCAACAACAAACTCCCTTTTTTCGTGATCTGACCATATTTCTTTCATTAGTTTAACGCGTTCAAAGGGGTCTTCGTATGCTTTTTTTAAGCGTTTGGATGAAACTCTCGGATAGGCAGACTGGATATTATCCGTTGGATCGCCTCTCATACATTTACAAAACAAATAGAAATCTGGATCGTTGTTGTATTCTTCCAAATTATGTTCTTTATCATCTTTCGGTGAAATAATTTTTACATTTTTATATTTTAGTAATTGCACGAAATCTGTATCGGAACTAATAAGAACAATTTCATCGTTTGGATGTGCTTGAATAAATCCAGCAATTAAATCATCAGCTTCGAGATAGTCTTTTGCAAGTGTAATAATTGTTGAGTGTTTAATAATTAAGTTTTCAAATTCGTTTAAATGATCAATGAATTTTTGATATTTCATTTGTTGAGATGGAGACATCTTTTGTCTTCGGTTTCCTTTGTAAGGTTTCTTTGAAACACAAAGATCAGAACTTGTATAAACTTTTCTCCACGAACTTCTATCAAAACACATTACGATTTTGTCGGGTTTATGTTGTTTAAAATATTTGTTAATGGTTACTAATGCTGAATGTGTTGCTAGTCCAGTAATAGTAATATCGTCTTCGGTCGTGTGAGCAAAGAAAGTTCTATACAAAAGATTACTGATGTCAAGAATTAAATATTTCATGATAATGTTTCGCCATCGCCCATCTGTTCAATCATACTAAGATACATATGTGCAAGATATTTTCTTACGATTTCATAATCTGTTGTTCCTTGAAGACCGTGTTCTTTTGCATGTTCAATGAAGGCAGAATTCCAATCTAAATTTATTTTAATTCCTTTTTCAGGATCAAAACCATCGCTTATGATTTCAATGTATGGATCAGCGCCATTATATTTTTCTTCGCGCTTATTAAGTTGTTGTTGAATATTTTTTAATTGTTCGCCGATTGTTTCGTTAAAATTTGTTAGCTCTTTATTTTGATCAATTAATTGTTGATTACGTTCCTTCAATTGTGAAATAGAATCCTGCATTTCTTCGAATAATTTTTGGCGCTGTCGTCTTGTTTCACCCGTAATGAAATTTTTTATTTTGTTAAACATAAATTAGTCCTTCCTCGGAATATAAAAATCTAATCCGTTGACATTAATTTTTAAAATTCCTTTTGTGGTAATATAAAATTGACCGCCAGAATTTTGTCTAAATAACGGAAGAATCATTTTGATTGGAAATTTGTAAGTAAATTCTTCTAACGAATCGCCATCAATAATTTCGGGTCTGGTATCTAAATCAAATGTCAAGCTATCCTTTGTTATATCTTCAATAACAACTTCAATTTTATTTTTGTTTGTCTTTAAAATAATATCTTCAGCACCTCCCATAGCACCAACTCCTTTACTAATTAATAAGAGAGCTTCCGGGGTCATGTCGAGCTTGTATTTAATATTGTCTTTAAAGACTTTTGGTGCCTGAATAGTTGATGGGTTAGCACAGCGATAAGATACACTCACGCCTTTCGCTTTCATATCAACCGATCTAACAAACTCTTTATCATCAGAAAGCGTAAAGGTTGCTTCAAAGTCTTTGAGGGGTTGTACAAGTTCTAACCGCGAGAGAAAAAAATCAATGCGTGATAAGCCGATTGATTTGAATGGCAAGTCAGGAACATTATTTTCTTGTAAAAGAATAGCTGTTCGCTGTTCGTTTGAACCTCTTACTTTTTTATTTTCGACAATTAAATTTTCTATTCCAACGAGCTTTGCTGTATTAATTGCGTTTTTGATATATGCAATAACTAAAGGGTCAATATTCATATTTTTCTCCAAAAGATATAGATGTATTATATTACAAATCGTGGAAATAAATCAACTTCTGTGACGTTTAGGTTTTTTAAACTGAGGAAAACGTCCGATTTCAATATAGTGTTTAATATTATTGGCGATAGTAAAGCGTTCAGAACTATTTGTAGCACCAAGAATAATTATAGCTATTTGTTTGTTTGCAATGTTGGCCAACATTGCAACACATTTGCCGGCTTGATTAATAAATCCGGTTTTTTGTAGGGTAACATTCCATTTATCAGAATGTACAAAACGATTTGTTGTATTAAACTCCGTGTTCATAAAATGAAGCGAAGGTTTAACACTAATTTCACCAATTATTGGATATTTTTCTTTGATGTAGCTCAATAGAATTACTAAATCTTTTGCTGTAGAAACGTTTTTCTGGTTAAGACCCGTAGGTTCCACGAAGAAAGTGTTTTCCATGTTTAATTGTCTTGCTTTTTCATTCATTTTATCAACAAAATAAGGAACTTCACCAAACGACGTCCGTGCAAGAGCGTATGCAGCGCGATTTTGAGAACTTACAAGCGCAAGTTGTAATAATTCTTCGCGAGTAAATTTCATACCAACATTCATACGTGAATATGTAGGCTTATTTTTTAAATAAGTACCAATTACATCATCATTTGTAATTTCTATTACTTCATCGAGGGGTAAGTTTTCTTCAACAACAATAAGCGCTGTCATTAATTTAGTAATTGACGCAATTGGTACAATTTGTTCATTGTTTACAGAGTAAACGACATGGTTATTATCAAGATCAACAACATGCACACTTTTTGGTTGAGCAAATACATTTAAGGAAAGTGTGAGTGTTAATACAAATAAAATCTTTTTCATGTTAGAATTCAAATGCCGAATCAACAAATATATCATGTCTGGTTGGTGTTTTTTTACCAATTGCTTTCAAGATATTTTGTAGAGGATTATCAACTAATCGTTCTATGTGAGCTTCAATATCAACTGTAAAATTTTTAGTAAACCAATCAGGTATTACTTCAATATCGGTTGGTAATGCAATACTCTTAAATTTACCATATGATTTTGTTAAATAAAAAACTTTAATTTTCATTCCAGAAATAATTGGCACGCTTTCTTTATCGTTAAACGCTTTAAGACATTGATTATAATGAATAGCAGCTGCAACGTGTCCTGGTAATCTTGCTTTGTCTCCGTAATTTTGAAAGTCGGATGTATATTCTTCTACTTTTTGAACACCTTTTGGTAAACCAATAATCATAAGATCGTTTGTATTCCTTAGTTCATCTTTGTAAGCAACAATTTTATCAGCAATTTCATCCCAAGACATGCCTTTCAAGTATAGTTCTATAAAATTATTTAATTTTTCTGTCACTTCTTTTGGAAGTGTTGTTTTCTTTGTGTCAAGACCCATTACCTTCATACTGTCAGTTGCTTTTCCTTCTTTATCAACGATGTGAAGGATATAGCGTTTCTTATCAACAAATATACCTCGATCGCTTACAATTTCGCGACCACACTTAATGATGTCATCAAAGCCGGAATTACACAGGAATGTTTTTTGCATAAATTCTTTATAAGAAGAATTTACTTTTTCGGCAACACTATCAGCAATTGTTACAGCTTCTTCTTTGTTTTTTGCGTGCGTTTTAAAGTATGTGCTGTCGGTATCGCCATATATCACACTTTCAGACATAAATTGTTCTTTGAACAGTTCGCCTTCAAGAGCATATTTTTGTTCGACGCCCGATTCAACTGTTTCTTTTACGCTTTCGTACAGCGGAAAATCTACTTCATATTTTCCATCAAGTATTTCGCTTACTTTACGACATTGGTGCCGCAGAATCATTCGTCCCGTGCCCGTAGTGGACTCACCCATTCGTAAATCATAAAAACGAAAATAGAGGTTTGTTAATGCACCATACAACTTACTGTAATCCACCATTGCTGGTGGTGTCGGACTATATCATCAACCGGTCTGGTTGCTGGGCGCTATGTCTGGTTATTAAGAGGACTTTACCTCTCCAGTAGTCTCTGCACCTTCACAAACTGTAGTCTGTGCTTGGCTCAGGATTGCCCACGTGGGGTTTTCCTGAATTCACCCAGTTTTCATCATATTATTCCTAATATGAGCTCCTTGTATGTCAAGAGTTTAATTTAATTTTGTAAACATATTGTAATCTGTCATAATATTCAATTGCAGCTTTGTGTTTATCATATAAAGCTGCATCTTCATCAGACATTTCTATACCTTCTCTAACTTGCATTTATTACTCCCATATGTTATAATATAAATATATATACACCCACGAAGGAATTATATATGAACGATAAATTACTGAAATTATGTTTGCAATACAAAGATAAAATGCCAAAACGTATTCCTTTAACAGAACAAGAAACCTTTAATATGGGTATTATACATTACAAAAGTCTTGGGATCAACGTTATTAACATTAGAAATCTTATTTGGCTTGTGTTAAATGACATCAAATCTATTCCAACGTGTGAATGCGGCAAGCAAACTAATTGGAATGTTGCAAAGAAACAATACAACAAATTTTGCAGCAATCGTTGTGCAAGATTATCTGAGGTTACAAAATCCAAAACGAAAAAAACGTTATCCTGCATTGATAAAAAGGCTATTTTGATCAAACGTCAAAATACCAACCGCGAAAAGTATGGACACACAAATTTTTTGGTTTCATCTTTAGGTCGTGAAAAAATTAAACAATCTTTTGCGTTACAGAACGTAACCAATCCATCGCAGCTACCATATGTTCAACAACTTAAAATTCAACGATCGTTAGAAAAATATGGAGTCCCACACCCATCACAAACAGACGAAGTTAAAAATAAAATAAAAATTACTAACGAAATCCGTTATGGGAAACAATATTGGTCACAACAACATATTCCTAATGAATCTCTTGCATTATTAAATGATAAAAATTGGTTGCACACACAACATATAGTTAACAAAAAATCCATCCCCATTATAGCTGAAGAGTTAGGCATATGGGATACTACAGTGATAAATTATTTACGCAAACATGGCATAACACCGATTAAATATTACAGCTCAATTGGGCAACATCAAATCGTTGAATTTTTGAAATCGCTTGGCGTTGAAAATATAACAATCAATAATAGAACCATGATATATCCAATAGAGCTTGACATATTTTTGCCAGATTATAATCTGGCTATAGAATATAATGGACTATACTGGCACAGTGAAGCTGCAGGGAAAGATGCTCGTTATCATTTGAAAAAAACCGAAGCGTGTGAAAGCAAAGGGATTCGTTTAATTCAAATATTTGAAGATGAGTGGTTTAACATGCAACAACAATGCAAAGACACATTGAGACATCTTTTGAATAAGTCACCAAAAGGCGTTTATGCTAGAAACGTAACCATAAAAGAAATTGAATGGAATATAGCTCAAGATTTTTTAAATAAACACCATTTGCTTGGTGCTGGATCACCCGGCAGTTATAGAATAGGAGCATATACCAATTCGGGAGAGTTAATCGGTGTTATGGTATTTGGCAAAAGTTCTAGTGAAGGAACCAACGAATTAGAATTAAAACGTTTTGTCACAAATAAACAAAATAATCCGGGGCTTGGATCAAAGATGTTTAAATATGCTACAAAACAATTACAATGTGAAAAGGTTGTCGCTTTTGTTGATCGCAGATGGTTTACGGGATTAGTGAAAGATCACATTGGGTTTAAAAAATTATATACAACTCCGCCAGCTGTGTGGTGGACTGATGGCAAACAACGAAAACATAGAAGATTTATTACAAAAAAACAATTAATTGCCGCATCATCACTAAACAACGGTTCAAAACGTGCTATGCTTGCAAATAGTGGTTTTTTCAGAATTTGGGACTGTGGGAAAATTAAATTAGTTTGGGAGAATCCAAATCTTTAAATGAGAACATTCTAGTATTTTTGTAAATTCAGTTTAAACGTTTTTATACTTGTTTAATATTGTAGATAGCTTTTTTTCAGCTTCTTTCTTGTTTGCTTGATATTTTTTACGAGTAGCATACCAATCTGTAAGAATCGCAGGAATAATACCTTGTTCATTTTGATCAAATACTGTTCCATAACCACTAATAGCCCATTTCTTTTTTGTTAACCATTCGTTCCATTCGCTTGCTGACTTAACAAGTTTTTGACCAGTTTCTAACACCAAAGTAAGAGGTGTAAGAGTTTGACTTGCAATTTCTTCTGTGGCCTTTCCTTCTTCGATAAACTGACCTCTTAATGTCTCTGGTGAAATATTAATCGATCTAATCGAACTTGGATATAGCGAATTGATATCAATTGATCCAACCCATTCGTGAAGACCAACCTGTGGTAATAAAACAAGAGCTCCAGCAATTGGTCTATCAATTTCGGGTGATTTTGTATTTGGTACAACTTTTTTAATTACATGATGACAATAATTAATAATTGCAAATTCAGCAAGTTTTAATGTACCTGTTACGTGGCTATATAAACATGTAGAAATATGATACATCTGATTTGCTAGATCAATATAACCAAGCGTTTCTTCGAACCCGTCCAGAATTTCAGTATCTCGAATGTTATAACGAATAAAAAAAGGATAATTGTTTCTATAAAGATTATGTAACGATCCACTGTATTCCAGCTTTGGAAGGTTAAGATCAACTTCTTGTTCAATTGCAGCCAATTTATATGAAGAGCGCTCACCCGGTTCGTATTTTTTGTATAGATCCATATAGTCTGTTATAATACGGCCTTGTGTATCAAACATAATGCCATATACTTTTGTTTTTTCACCATTAAGAGCAATGCGCCATTTTGGCATGCATTGTTCAAAGTCGAGTTTTTTTAGAAAACGACATTTGTTCATTAAGGTGTTTGGATCTTCTTTCCATTTGAATTGTTTTTTTGATGAACCATACGGATCAGGAATTTCTGATGTTGTTAGACTTAATTTTTGTTTATCAAGAACTATAGCAATTCTTGCTGCAATGTATGGTGTATCAAATATATCGCTGTTCCATCCTGCAAGTACGTCGGAGTCTTGAATTTCAGCAAGAAAGTTTAATAAAAGTTCATGCTCATTTTTACAAATAATAATGTTTGTGTTATATTTTGATGGGACAGGAACCTCAGGTACTGCGTTATTCACTTCTTTTAGTAATTGTTCGCTTGTCCAATTAGGAGTTGGAGGAACTGTTAGCACAACAAGGTCTTTAGACCAGTTATGTACAATTGCAATTGAATTAATTGGTGCATATGGATTTGAAGGTGACGCAAAGCCAATGTCAGGATTGTAGTCTACCTCAATATCGTAAAGAGTAATATGAAGTTTTGGTGCGGGTTTATTGTAATAATGTTTTGATAAAACACGAATATCTGGCGATATATCACTTTCATATAATTGAATGCCGTCTTCTTCAAATTCTTTTTTGACTTTGTAATATTCTTGACGTGTCTGGAGTTGAATTTTTGATACTTTTTCATTATATATTGTTGTATATTTACCGGCCGGATCTTGATAATAAAAGTAATATGGAGCCGTATATTCTTTTATAACACGACCTTCGGTTGTGCGTTCCCACACGAGAACATCATTCTCTTTTGTAATTGCTGAAATATAACTCATTTATGGTTTATTCCTATGCAGCCAACTCTCGGTCGTCTTCCTCATCTAAAGGTTGATCATCTAAAGGATCGGTTGTTCTGATCTTTCGACCATTAGCAATGATATCATACAAAAATTCAAACATTTCATTTTCTTCTTGAAGAGAAGAAAAATTATTTTTATACATTGTTGTTGCTAGTTTGCGAATTTGTTTTTTGTCTAGACCCGTATCGCCGTGAATTTCTTCGATCGTTTCTTTGATACCTTCTTTTAAGTCATCGATTTGTTGTAAATATTCAGTAATAGCAACAATGCGACTTTTTAGTTTTTTGAGTTCTTCTGGCTTTGCAAGAATTTGATTTGGATTTTTGTGAGTTCCCTTTTGCTTGTTACCTTTTTGCATTTTTGTTCTCCTTATTCGTTGTGAACAACAACTACATTGTCGATGAAATCATTGAAAGGGACAACATAGTGTGTTAAATGTTTTTTGACATCTTTTACATATGTCATGTGTTTTAGGTTAGGATTCTTAAGAACTTTCCTAATGCCAACATTATACGCTGCAATTGCTTTATCTAAATCATTGTTTACCATTTTATAATAAAGGTTAAATAAAGCAGCAGCTATATGTATATTTGCATCGTAATTGGTTAAAAGCAAATTAGATATTTCTTTATCAGAAACATCTTTTAAAGATTTTCCTGGATAAAACTCATCAAAAATTTTAGGATATGTTTTAAAAATATGTTTGGCTGAATTGATTTGTATTTGCATTAGACCATATGATCTGTGAATAAAAGGTTTATTTAAACCGCCAATCATTCCACCATCGCCTGCCATAGTTTCTTGAATAGCAATTGCTTGTAAAATGTTTTCGTTCCCATACTCAGAACCAATGTTTTTTATTCGTTGTAAAGCCATGCTTGCGTTGGGTGAAAAAATATATGGTTTGTTTGTTCTCCAATTTGTTGTTGAATATTGAATGGATGTATAAGTGTTTGCTGTGCAAATGTTTAATCCTATCAAAAAAACAACAATAAAAATTGTAGGATTAAGTAATAATGTTTTCATTATTCGTTCTCCTTTTTGTTCTTAGTTTTGATTTAAAACAATAAAATGCCCCTGTGCATTTTTTATTGCGGTGTTTTTATTAAATTATTCAAAACTATTTTAAATTAGTAAACCAGGTTTGATAATCTCCTGGAAAATTTCTCGGGTCGTATAGATATGGAGTATGTGCAGCAATTTGTATTCGTGCTTGATACAGATCGCCCGCATATATTTGAGTTGTGATATTCAGAAAGTGGGGACCGCTTGGGAAGAAAATTAGAGTTCCCCGTTGTGGATTAAACCCAAAACGATGTTGAGGAAACTCTAATTTACCACCATAAACTTCATATTCATTATCAAAAGGAATTTTTTCTTGATAGTCGGAGAGAAACAATACACCGGTAAAATCTCTTTGTTTTGTTCTTAACCATTTTCTTCTAAGATATGAAGAATTTTCACATTGAATATTTCCTTTACTTTCTTCTGGAAACCATTCAAAAATAATATTTTCTGTTCCTTTGTATAAAAATTCGTAATATGCCTGTATTTCAGGAAATACATTAACTAGTCGTTCATATATTATGTTTTGTGGACGCTCTGAACTTTTAATGGTTTTTATTGGTTTACCTTCCATATCAGTATCTGGAACATTCCAGTCCAATAATGCAACGATATGCTCACACATCATTGGAGAAATAAATTCTTGTATTACATAGAAAGGGGATTTTATAGTCATTATTTAGTATGTGATTTCTTTAATGGCTTTTCGTTTTAAAACATCATATATGTCTTTAAATGATATGTTTTGTTGAATTAAATTAGAAATAGTATCTTCTATATTTACTGAGAAATCAACATTTTCTTTTATTTCGTTTTTATGGTTTACATCTACAACAAAGTTGCCCTTGCTTAGAATGTTCTGGCCAATTAATATAGGCACGTCCATGTGAGACCTGTCGTTTAGGTTAAATTCAGCATTTTTTATTAATTTGCCGTTTATTTCAACATCGAATGCAACAACATATCGAGATTCATGCTTGTTTTCATTATCAGCAGAAACGACTTGTTGCATTCCAACAACATCAGCAATAATTACATTAGGTGATAATTCTTTACACATAAACGAAACTTTAACAGACCTTGTTGACGTTTGTTGTTTTACTGTAATATTTGTTGCATGTAATGATGATGTTGTTGCGCCCGTATCAGCTTTACCAATAATTGTTTTATTGAATAAAGGAAAGTTAACTTGAATTTTATCACCGACCACGTGTGTTTTTTCACTGTTGTCTTCGCTTACAATTTTATCAGTAATTCTTTTTGTTTTTTCGATTAAACCTTCTTTTTCAGCATCTTCAAGAGCTTGCTTTGCTCTGCGGGCAAACATTTCAATTGATGTAAGTTTTTCGTGTGTCAACTTTTTGTTTTGGATACCTTCAATCGATAAAGGTAAATTGTCAAGCACCAACGACAAAGATTTCAATTCCATTTTAAGTTTTTCGAGTGTATTCATTAAGTTCTCTCCTTGTAAAATAAATTTTCCATATAAATTCATATAAGTAATACAAATCTATAGAACACCAACCAAACTAGCTGGCGACTGGAAAATTCTGAAAACCGATTCATCTGGAATCGGAACTCGATATTTCAATTTCGAGTTTTTGACCCAAGAATGCAATTCTTTCCATGTTTCCACCAAATGTATCTCGGTTTCCTTCCATAGGTCCTCTAGATACGATACTACTGGTAGTTTTGGATAGAACTGTTTGTTCTTCAGTTTTGCTTCTTGTAATATGTATTTATTCTTCTTACGAGAGGTTCCATATATGAATCAACAGATTCTTTATATATCAGGGGTACAATTCCTTTTTCGACAGAAATTATAATTACAACTTGTTCAATTGTTTCTTTATATATTTCTTCGAACATTAAAGCATAGGCTGTTGTTTGAAGAAAATAATCTTCAATAATTTGTTTATTTTTGTTATTTGTGGACGTTTTGAAATCTATTACAGATAATTTACCATCCCATTCAGCAATACAATCTACGCGCCCTGCAACTTTTAGTGTGTCGCTATATAAAGCAGATTCTTGAAGAACAATATTATTGACATGTTTTTGAATATATCGTTTTATTGAATTAAATTCAGCGACATGATTAACTGATATTGGTACATTTTTATTAACGTTTGACACAGGATCGGTGTCGTTTTTTAAAAATAGTTCCAACATAGCATGAACTGCTGTTCCTCTTTCAGCAGCTCGTTTTGTTTCCTTAGCAGCCGCTTCAGCACCCAAAGAGTTCCTCCACTCCACCAAACCGGGCTTTTCTTTTGTGCTAAGCAGAGTTGTAATTGATGGATATTTTTTTCCATCAGGCGTAATATAAAAGCGTCCTTGTGAATTTTCGATGGTTTTTAATTCCATCGGCCGGTGTGCAGATTTGTGAATAAACATTTTAAAATATTGTTTATTTGACGCCCGGTGTTTGAGACCCGCTGCTGCCAGGTGTTGTCGTCGTTGTTGTTGGTCTTTGAGCGTTGTTTTGTTGCGTTGTTCCCTTTTGACGTTGTTTTTGTGCTAACATGGTTTTAAGTCTACTAATAGCATCGTCAATGGGTTTAGTTCTTGAAAATTTTTGTGCTTCAAGATTAGATATTTGTTGCTGAAGGTTTTGAATTTCTTTGTCTATATCTTCTGTTATACAATAATACAAGCTTTTAAATGAAAGTCTGTTCATTTAAATCTCCTAACAATAAAATCAGCAATTTCATCGGCAGTTGCTTTATTGGTTTTTGTTTTTAATGTTTCACTTGAAAATTCTTCATCTTCAGCTGTATCTGGTTTTGATAATGTAATTTCTTCAACTTCTGTACTGTCCATTTCTGACGGCATCGGTAAATCAGCTTCAGGTGTATCTTCGAGCCCTTGTTCTTTAGCCATATCATGCTTCCATTTCGCTAGTTTTGCCAGACGCTTAGCTTCTTGTTCTTTGGCTTTTTTGGCTTTGTTATATTCTTCCATGTCAAGAAACATTTCTTCTTGTTTTACTTTAGCCACAGCTTGTTTCATAGAAAGTTCTTCAATTTCTGCCTGTGCTTCTTTTTCTCTTGCTTCAGCCTCTTTTTTTCTTGCTTCTGCATCTGCTTTCATCATATCAATAACTTGTTGAAGTAAATCTTTTGTGCCAGGTGTTTCTTCAGGGGATTGTTGTGAATTTTCATCAGCACCCAGCAGATTGGAAATCTCGTCTGCTTCACCTTCTTCGGGTGTTGGAGGAGTTTGTTGATCGCTCTGAACAGTTTGGTCTTGCTCTTCATCTTCTTCAACTTCTGGCCAGTCAACATTAATAATGTTAAAACGATCTTTTAAATTCCATAAAATTTCTGCCACGTCTATATTTTTTTGATCTGCTTCTTCGTCAGCTAAGATTGCACGAAGCACACGCTCAAACTCCTCTGCTTCTTCATTTGGAACAGTTATTTTAATAATATTTCCTTTTTCGTCTTGGAGACCAAACGAGGTTGTGTGTATATAAGAAGTTGAATTTTTTCTTTCAAGAGCCTGGAGTTTAGAAATAACTTCTGAACGATCATTGTTGACGCTTTCAAAAGTGTTCTTTAAATCAAGATACGTTTTTTTCTTGTTTTTATTAGAATACTTTATTTTTGCTGGCTTGGTGTTTGTATTTAATATTTGTCTTTTAACCAAAGACGTGAACAAAGGCATTGCATGTCCTGCAACTGCTCCAGTACCAACTGCACCACTGGCCGCTTCTTCATTAATTAATTTTAGTAAATCCATAGTAGAATTCTCTTATTTAATTTTTAATATTTATCAATATTTGTCAACTACTGAACTATCACTTGTTGTATTCGAAGAAATGAGTTGGCATAGCTTTAACTGTTTTTTGTTATATAATGTGTATTTATGGCGAATAGTATTTTTTGTACCAAATATGATTTGGTTATCAGAAGAGAGGTCCACAATTCATCCTAGGATGAATTGTGGTAACTGTATGAACATCAGGTTTTTTTGAATTATTTTTATTAAAATATCATTAACACTTATGTTGTTTCTTCTTCAGAAACGATTTGTATATTTTCAATACAAAAAGTTCGGAACGTTGGATCTATGTGTTGATGAGTAGTAAGCTCAACCCATTCGGCAAAATTATATGCTTGTTTACAGTGGAGATCATAATATTGCCTCCATTCTTCGAACAATTTAACCATTTTTTCTTGTTGTTCCTTGGTAAGGTGCGAAACATCAAGGGCCTTGACATTTCGCGAAGGAACGTGTGTTGGAATAATTGTTCTTTCTGAAACTTTATTTTCAGCTTTGTTTTTGTAAACAATATCTACAATTTTGCCTTCTGTGAGTTTATCCATGAATGCTCCTTAACTATTAAGCTGCTGCTTCACTTGGTTGTTGTGCATCCCCTTCAGTCTTTGGCGTAAGCTCTTCAACAATAGTGTTACGGAGCTGATCCGCAAGAACTTGAAAAGAAACACCAACTAACTTTGCGTAGCTTTCAGCGTCTGCTAGCTTTTGACGCCAGTCGTCATAGAGCGCAACTAGTTGTTGAATATTTTCGGGTAGGTCAGACACCTTTAATTCTTGACCATCGACTTCGATTGTTAGAGTTGGTTGTACCTTAGGCATTGTAATTCTCCTTTATGTATAGTTATGAAGATTATTCGGCAGCGAACTGTGCGGCTTCAGTAGCTGTTTCAGTAGCTGTTTCTGTTTTTGGTGCCAAATAATTGAGCACTTCTGTACGAATCTGGTTTAGAACAGCTTGTACGGCTGTGCTAATGAGTTGTACTTCTTGATTGGCATCAAATAGCTTTTGACGCCATTCGTCGTAGACAACGATAAGATCCTTTGATTTGCTCGAAAGCTCTGAAACCTTGATTGTTTTTTCGTCGCTTAGCTTGATTGATTCGGTTGGTTGAATTTTTGGCATTGTATTATCTCCTTTTGGTTATAAATCTATTAAATCATCAAACGATACCTTGCTTTTGTTTGGTAACCCCTTTAATGTCTTTTTTTCTAAAAGACCTTCACGTATATAATTTTTTGGATTTTTATTTTTTATAAGCAACGTGTTATTGTCCCACACCATACTAACAGTTTTACCAACAGCATCGCTGCTTCTAGACTTCAAAAACTGAAACATGATTTCACCTGCTGATTTCTGCATTGGTGTTTGGATAATAGCAATTTGCCAATCTACAGTATTTACTTTACTAATACCACCAGCTGTATGACCCTGATGTAATATGTCAGCATCGAGAGCTGATCTATTTAGTTGTGAAGCTGTTGCAATTAATAATTGATAATCTTCACCGATATCTTTTAGTTGTTCGGTTGTTAGTTTATCTCTTGTCCAAATTTCTTGTGGTGGCACTTTTTGAATTGGAGCCATCAAATCAAGATAATCAATAATTAACATATCTGGTAATTTACCGAAGCTTAGTTCATATTCTTTAAGAAAACCTCGTATATCGTTTGCGTTTGACCCCGAAGGCATCCTTTTAATATGAAAATCCCCCAAACTTTCGTTTTTTATGATTTTCATCAATTCGTTTCCTACTTCTTGATGTTTTTGCTGATGTAACGCTGCATGGATTTTAGTCATCATCATATCCATTCGTTGTGCTACTAGATTTTCTGATAATTCAAGCGATATATAAGCGACATCATGACCGCTTCTTACCAAATTGTGAGCTATATTCAATAGCGTGATTGATTTACCGCCTCCTGAATTTGCACAAACGAGCAAAATTTCACCCTTTGCTAGACCACCACCCATGAGGTCATCAATTTCATTCATACCTAGAGGGGTCCTAAGAGGTTGTAAAGATTGTTCTTCTAATCTTTTTAGAGGATCCGCAAAATAATTGAGACCAAGATCTGTATCTATAGAAATTGATAATGCATCTTTAACCATCTCTTCAATTTCACCATATTTTTCTTGGTTGTTTTTTTGAATAATTTCAGCACCATCAAGAATTGCCTGCATTAAAGCTTTTTTGCGACAAAATTGCTGTATTTCATCGCACACATACTTAATTTGGTCTTTTGTGATTTGATGAATCTTGAATTGTTTGCCTGTTTCAGCTTCAATAATGTCAGGAGTTGGGATAGCATTGTATTTGTCGTGATATTCAATAATAAAATTCACAGACTTTTTTAGATCAGGAACAAAGTAATTTGATTGAATAATCTTTTTGCAAATAACAAAAATATCTGCAGACGATAACATATATTCAATCAATAAATGTTCTTTTAATTCATCTTTCATACAAATCTTCTCCTATTGAAGGAATAAAATACGACAAATCTTATATGATGTAAACAGGTGGATAAATTGTTTTTACAATTGAAGCTGTTGCAAAAAGGTTGCCGTTGTTGTAATAGAGTTCAGGTTGGTTGGTCGATATTGTTCCAATATCAATTACTTGATTTTGATTTTTATCAACAGAAGCAAATGGCGAGTTTGCTAATAAAATGTAATTCTGTTTTGGTTCTAACGATAAGCCAAAGTAGAGTTGAGCACCATTTGTAATAATTCTTTGAATGAAGAGATTGGTAAATAAAGGATGTGTGGTAAAATTAAAACTTCTCACCGTGAAGGTTTTCCCGTCTATAAAAACACGATTTGTGTTAACCCAAGGCGAAACAACGCTTGGTTGATTATCAACATTAATATATTGAACAATAACATCTGTGTTATTTGTTCGATATGTAATATTAAAAGAAATTAATGGGGAAGAACTTAGCGTTGCAATTGTAAGTGTGCTGTCATTTGTAATTTGAATATCACTACTTACTGTTGTTGACGCAATAGATATTTCAGGGTTAATTGTATTTTCGCCTGTTTGAGCAACACACTGAACAAGTCCAGATTCTTTGTTTGCAAATGTTATTTCCAATGATCTATTATTAATAATTTGAACGTCATATTCGCTTGGTGGCATTTCAATTTGTATTACATTTCCGTTACCATCTAAACGATTCACCAAAACATCAACATAGGGAAAAGTTAGTAAGTTATGTTGTACATTCCATACAGATGATGAAATTGTCTGAACGTGGTTATATAAAAGAGGTTGTTGCAACCAGTTAGTTAATTCAGGAACAGAATCGGGTCGAAATTTTGTTTTTTGTGCTTCTTCGGGGTTCAAAATCGGAAACAAAATTCCATTACAGTTTTTTGTAATTGTGCATCGTTGTACTAAATTTAATCCAGTTTTGTTTCGGATTAATTTAATTGATCTGTTGCATTTATCACATTTGTACGATTCTGTAAGTTTATACATTATTTTATTTTCCTTTGAACAGTGCTGCTTCTGTAGCAGATGCTCTTACAATTCCTGAAACGGCTGTCAAATACTCATCTTCGAGTTCTTTTGGAATTTTTTTAAGAATCGCAGCAACAGCAGTCATATTAATAATAACTCTTGCGTCATCTTTTCCGTTGATGTGAATGTATGGAACGAGTGTTAATGTATAGGTACCGTTTGGTTGAGGAACAGGTAATAGTTCTCTCACATTAGCCATTTCAATCTTGGCTATATCCTCAATAATAACTTTACCAATAATTTCTTGGCCGCCTATCAATTTTAGGACTTTTACTGGGGTTTCCGTTTCTGGATTATATGGTGTTAACATTTTTTGCCCTTTCTAATATAGAATATATTGATAATTTGGAACTGACGAACACCTGACAACATAATAATATGGTATTCCATATATAATAATTTCGGAGTTTGAAGCAATTCCTTCAACCAAGTTTGATTTACAATAGGTATATTTTACCAAATCGCTAACTATTTCGATTGGTTGTTCTTCGTCAGATAAATTTTCAACCAATTTATCAATTAGTTTTTTATAATTTTCAGAAGAGTTTTGAATTTCTTTGTTATACATATAACGAAAGTTGTTAATTGGAAATATATAAAATAAGTCCAAATTGTTTTTGGGTGTTTGAGGAGCCCCATAACAGTAAATCGCTCGGTTTCGAAGATTGTTGGATACAAAAGCCGAGTCAAACACCTCAGAAATTAAATTGTTGTTTTTTCTAATTCTTACTTTTACTTTTTGTAAATTTGCATATGATGATGGAAGAAGTTTGTACAAAGGCAATCCGCGCGATTCCTGAATAAACTGCGAGCATATATTTTTTATAAAAGAAAGCTCCTTTTTGTAGGAGCTTTCTTCAGTGTTAAGAAAATCATTAATGCGCATATATCCTCCTATAGAGGATATTTATGCTAAGTTTCTGGTGTATTTTCTTTCATTGAAAGATCTGCAACGACTTTTTCAATAAATTCGTTACACTTAGTAATGTTTGTACCTACCAGAACTTTTGGTCCAACCATTACTTCGTGAAGCAGATAAGCAAATTCTCTTTCTAAGAGATATGCTTCATTGGGTCCTGTCGTCTTGCCACGAAATGCTCGTGGAAGTTTGTTAATTGCAACATTGAAAGTTGCGGTTAAGTTTTTTACTGCTTGAGTTACATCTTTAGTGTCGTTTAACATAAACAACCCTCTTTGCTTAAGGTTAATAACACCGCTAAATTTAGCGGATCTTTGAAAATTATATCAACTGTTAGTTATTCTATAGAATAACTAACTTTCTGGGTTGAATTCTTTACAATAGAATTCACATCTCCACAAACATCAATTCCCGTAATTCTTATGGTATTGAAAATCTTGATATTTTTATTCAAGACGTTAATAGATTACTATATCGGTAAGTAAAAGTCAACAGAGAATTTATTGCTCCTACATATTAGTTGTCCAAGAACATTAGGTTTTTTAAATTGTTTTTTAAGAAAAAAACAACTAGTTGAAAAAACATTAAAAAAGTACGAGAATAATATATTGATTTATTATTATTTTTTTCGGTTTAAAAAATCAATTTGTAAATAAGGACCCTTATGAAGGAAAAAATGATTATTGCTCACATGAAAGTAGCTTTTGAATATGCTAAATTATCTACATGTAATAGATTAAAAGTTGGTTGTATCATTGTAAAAAATGATAGTGTAATATCAATAGGTTATAACGGTACACCTCCGGGTTGGGATAATTGTTGTGAAGATGATCAAGGAATTACAAAACCAGAAGTGCTTCATGCTGAAGCAAACGCAATTGCCAAATTAGCTAAAGGCCAAGGCGACGGAAAAAATGCCTCTGTATTTATAACACATGCACCGTGTATTGAGTGTGCTAAACAGCTTGCATCCATAGGCGTAAAAGAAGTTTTTTATTCAATTGATTATCGAAACACAAAAGGAATAGAATTTTTACAAAAATGTAATATACCAAATAAAAAAATAGAAATAGGAGAAAATTAAAATGTCACGAACAAAACAACAAACAAATGATATAACTTCTACAACTTTTCAAGACAGTTTTTCTGAAGAAGTTTGGGCATCAACATATAAGGACTATAATGATTTAACAATTAATGATACGCTTTATCGCGTGGCATCAGCAACAGCTTCTGTTGAAAAAACAGAAGAATTACGAAAAGAGTGGACGGAAAAGTTTTATGATCTTTTAACAAACTTTAAAGCAACAGCCGGTGGTCGTATTTATGCTAACGCAGGAACAGAGTGGGGTGGCACCACGCTGATGAATTGTTTTCATCCGGACGTTGAGGTGTTAACGTCTAACGGTCCAAAGAAAATTTGTGATGTTGAAGTGGGCGATTGGGTCCTTACTCATAAAGGACGATATCGTCGTGTTGATAACACAATGTCACGCTTTTATACAGGCCCCGTGCAACGATTTTCATCCAATTATCTTTCTGGAGATATTATCAGTACGCCTGAACATCCTTATTATCAAGGAAACGACACATGGACAGTATCATCAGAAACGAAAACGTTGTTTTTAGCCCAACATACTAGCGATAAATCTCCTGTTGTGATGGATTTGGTTGAACTTCTTGCGGATTATGTTAATCAAAACATGATTGTGTTTAATGAAACAAGCATAAAAACAAATAAACATTACGTTGGCGGACAAGGAGCAACAGGGGTTAAGTATGGCCATGAAGTAAAACGTTTCATTGATGTTGATTCTAAGTTTGCGTATTTGCTCGGTCGATTTGTTGCTGATGGTTGCACGTTCAAAAATAATCAAACTTCACTGTATGAGGTTGACGCATTTAATATTGCCTACAATTCTTCAAAAGAAACATCTCATGTTGATTATATGGTTGAATTGTTTGAACAAGTATTTGGTATTACACCAAATATAATTTACAGTTCAAATAACACAACCTATGTCAGGAAAGTATCACAAATTATTGCAACAGTATTACATCGTTTGGTAGGTGCCGGTTTTGACACGAAGTCAATTCCAGAAGTAATCTGGAATAGCCCTTCATCCGTACAACAAAGCTTTTTGTTGGGCGTGTTTGATGGCGATGGGTTTGTCGATGAACAAGGAGAGGTTCATATAGAATTGATTAATTCACAGCTATTAACAGAAATTCAAACATTAATGACAATAGTAGGTATTCCTTGTAGATTAAGAGGAAAAAGACTATCTGCTGGTGCAACATTTACTAAAGAATTTAGACAGCAAATGAGTAAAGTCTACGAGGATGATCGATTGAATTTTACTGTTAAAAAAGATTCAACAACTGGACCAAAAAAAGCTGCTTTTGGATTCGTGGTTGAACCTGAACGGGCCGATGAATGGTATAGTGGTTATGTTTTTAACATTTCTGTTAACGAAGATGAAAGTTACGTTGTTAATAATGTGGTTGTCCACAATTGTTATGTAGGTCCCCGTGTAGAACATGATGCTGACAGCTTGGACGGTATCCTATCACATCTTCGTGCACAAGCACATACTCTAAAGTCGGAAGGTGGTTGGGGAGAAAACTTCTCATACATTCGGCCGCGTGGCGCTTTTATTCACGGCATTGGTGTGGAGACACCCGGTGCTGTAAAGTATATGGAACTTTTTGATAAAAGTTCTGAAATTATTACTTCAGGATCTGGTAAGAAAAGCAACAACACAAAAGCAAAGGGAAAAATCCGTAAGGGTGCCATGATGGGCGTTTTGGACTGCATTGGAGGAAATACCCCAATCAATACTACTGAAGGAAAGATTCCTGTAAAAGAGCTGGTTGGAAAAAACCCCTTCCTTTACTGCACTGACGGTTTAGGTAATGTATATGTTCGTCAGGCTCTTCTTGTTTGGTCGAAGGGAGTAAAGAAAACAATCAAAGTTGTTTTTGACAATGATGACTTTATTGAGTGTACTCCAGATCACGAGTTTATGTTAAGTGATGGAACATTTAAAAAAGCAAAGGATTTACAAAACAACGACAGTCTCTGTGCTCTGAACAAGAGAATGCTAAACGATTACCTTGATCTGTCGGTTTCTGGTAGTCGACATATCATTCGTGTTGAAGAAAGTATTGAACAAGAAGCGTTTGATATTTCGATGCCTGATTATCATAATTTCGCAGCTAATGGTGTGTTTATTCATAATTGCTGGCATCCAGATATTGTTGAATTTGTTACAGCAAAACAACAACCGGGTCGTCTTACAAAATTTAATGTGTCTGTAAATTGTACAGATGATTTTATGGAGCGCGTTGTTCGTATTAATGAAATTGATTCTATTTTAAAAAACACAGACGATACAAACAATACTGTTTTACAACAAGAGCGCATGGAATTGGATAAGTGGAATTTAATTTTTCCCGACACCACACATCCTCAATACAAAACTGATTGGGATGGAAATATTAAGTTGTGGAAATCAAAGGGATATCCTGTAAAAGTATACAACACAATTTCTGTTTCATGGTTATGGAATTTGATTATGGAAAGCACTTACAATCGTGCTGAGCCAGGCGTATTGTTTCTTGATCGTGCTAATTATTTCTTACCATTAAATTATGCAGAAACAGTATTTGCAACAAATCCATCAATGCCAGCTGGTACTCTTGTTCATACAAAACAAGGAATTTTTCCTATTGAAACACTAGAAGGAAAACAATTTGAGGTGAAATCTTTGGATGGTACATGGGCTCTAGCTTCGTGTCGTTTATCTGGAAAGAATCAAGAATTGTTAGAAATTTCTTTTGGGGCAAATAAAATGATTCGAGCAACTAGAGAACATCGCTGGCCTGTGTATGATTCAAAGATGAAACGCATCTATAAGGTAGATACCAAAGATCTTAAAATTGGAGATCTTATTCCATTGAATAGAAATGAAGATATTGGTATCTATGGTGATCTTACCCTAACATATGATGAAGGATTCTTTGTTGGATATTTCTTTGGAGATGGTTGGATCAGTGAATTGTCTGATGGTCGCTACAATTGTGGTATTGCATTTAGTATGCAAGAACGTTCAATGGCAGAACGAGTACTATCTATAGTAAACAGAATGAAAAAATTACCATCAACATTAATTCAACGACAAAATTATGGCGCTAGTGAATTGTATTTTCAATTTAGCGACGAGGAGTTAGTGGATATATTATTAAACAAGTACAAATTAACTCCTGGTAATAAAAAAATTCCACAAAGTGTTTGGGAAAGCAACGATCAATATATCAAAGGATTCGTTGATGGTTTATTGAGCGCGGACGGATGTGTTAGCGATGATCCAAACAATTTGAAAATTACATTAACAACTTCGCGAAAAGATTTAGCACAAGAATTTGCAAAACTAATTAGTTTTGCAGGGGTTCCAGCAATGATATGGAATACAACGACAAAAAATGTATCGTTTCCAAATGGTGAAGAATATAATAAATCATATGATCGCTGGGATGTTGCTGTTGGTGGACAGGCAGTTTTAAAATTTATTAACGTTTTTGATATTTCTCATCCAGTTAAACAACAAAAACTTAAAAATATTATTAGTCAAGTGTCTGATAAAAGAACCCACCACAATTTAGACTTTGTTGAAGTAGTTTCTGTTAAGCCTGTTGAATCTGCAGATGTGTGGGATATTAGTGTCATGCATAATGAACATGTATTTCCTACTGAGTGGTGTTATACAGGAAATTGCGGCGAACAGACATTAGCACCTTCTGGTGTATGTAATCTTGGTTCTTTGAATTTAACACAATTCGTTAATTCGGATCGTTCAGGGTTTGATCTAGAATTAATCAAGAAGTATACAAAATATCTTGTTCGTTTTCTTGATAATATTAACGATTTGACAAATGCACCACTTCCCGAATATGCACATTCAATTAAAAACAAGCGTCGTATTGGCGTTGGTATTTTAGGCTGGGGGTCAGCGCTTTATATGTTGAAAGCTCGCTTTGCATCAGATCGCGCTAATCAACTTCGTGAACAAGTAATGAGTACAATTGCCAGAACAGCTTATGAAGCTTCAATTGATTTGGCTGTCGAGAAAGGTAAGTTTTCTTATTGTGATCCTGTGAAGCATGCGGAAGGTCCTTTTATAAAGTTGCTTAATCTTTCGGACGAATATATGGAAAAACTTCGCACAACAGGTATTCGTAATAGTTCACTTCTTTCAATTCAACCTACGGGAAACACTTCTATTTTAGCAAATGTGGTTTCCGGTGGTCTTGAACCAGTGTTTTTACATGAATACATTCGTACAGTAATCGTAAACACAATGCCGGAAGAAATTGCTGATGTGTGTCCAAAGTGGTATGAGGGTGCATGGCATGAGACAGAAATGTTTAAATTTACTAAAGAGGGTGACGAAGAAATTCTTCGTGGCGTCGCACCCGATGGTACAGTCTATAAAATTGACAAGAATCGTGGTCTTACAAAGGAAGTGTTATGTGAAGATTATGGTGTTCGTTTTATGAAAAAGATCGGCGAATGGGATCCGACAGCAGACTGGGCTGCAACCGCTCTTGGTATGAGCGTTCAAGATCATGTAAATGATTTGAAGGGATTTGCTCGTTGGGTCGATAGTGCTATGAGTAAGACCGTTAATGTTCCAAACGATTATAGCTTTGAAGATTTCAAAAACATTTACCTTGATGCATATATTTCAGGTTATGTTAAAGGTGTTACTACATATCGTACAGGAACAATGACAACAGTTCTTGCTGCTAAAGACGAAAAAAATATTAGTGACATCGATGAAGAAATCGTTCTTGAAGATGTACAACTTCCTGACAGTGCACCAGCAACTGTGAAAACACTTAAGGCAGAAGGTAAAAAATGGTATCTTACGGTTTTGTGGTGGGATGATAACAAAACACGCCCGTTTGGTTTCTTTGTTCATACAAACAGTCACGAAAAGAACACATTAACCAACAATGCCGTTGAGTTGTTAACAGATCTTGCACGTACGAAGAATATTCCTGAAAAGCACATCAACAAAGTTCTCGAAAAGATTGCAGGTGATAATAATGTTACAAAGGTCGCTCGTATGATTTCACTCAATCTTCGTCATGGTGTGTTAATTCGTAATATCGTAACAACTCTTGATAAAGTTGAAGACGCGTATGCAGGTTCGTTCTTGTTTTCAATCAAGAAATACCTATCATCCTTTATTAAGGACGGTGAGAAGATTGAAGGTAAAGTCTGCCAAAACTGTGGATCTCATAACATCATTTATCAGGAAGGATGCGAAAAGTGTGCAGATTGTGGTTCCAGTAAATGTGGTTAAAAATTAACTATTGCTAAATAAAAGCAAGTGGAGTTAAGGTTCTCCACTTGCTTTTTGAGGGCCGAAGAAATGAAATTACAACAGATTTTTGAAGAAAAAATATATAAAATATATGTTGATTTAGATGGCGTTTTAGTAGATTTTGATCGTGTCGCTGAAGAAATTACTGGAATGAAACCTAATGAATGGAACGCAAAAGAAAATAAACGTAAATTTTGGCAAAGTCTTGAGCAAGAAGCAATGAAAGGTAATGAAATTTGGGGTAGAATGCCACCGTTACCTGATGCCATGGAGCTATGGAACTATGTAAAAAAATATAACCCCGAAATTCTTTCGGCAACAGGCCACATTAAAGCTGCTATTCCCGAAAAGCGTGCATGGGTTGCAAAACACTTGCATATTACTGATCAAACAAAAGTTCATCTCGTTCGTAATAGTAAAGACAAGGCACGGTTTGCTACACCAACCAGCATATTAATTGATGATAGAAACAAATCAATTGTTCCTTGGGTTGCAGCAGGGGGTATTGGTATTTTACACACAAGCGCCGCAGATACGATTAAAAAACTAAGGAAACTCGGACTATAAACTACCGCGTAGCTAAAGACAACGCGGTTTTCCTGCTCCGTTAGAATTTTTCAATTTAACTAATGAAAGGTCCGCAATTCATCCTGACGTCTAAAGAACATCAGGTTTCCTTGCGGGAATTAATATGAAATTACAACACCTTAAAAAACAAGGATATCTTGCATATCCTCTTCCCAACAATGTCAGAAGCGAGCTGTTAGATTTGTTTCCGCCAAAATATGATCGTGTTGTTGCTCATCACGTCACATATGAGTTTGATGTTCCCTCTAGTGCTATCAATCAGGTACCTCAACACTTGTGGTCTCCAACAATTGTAGTTGTTGGATATCAAGACATTAATGGTGTTGAAGCATTGGTTGTTGAAGTTGAGGGCACAACAATTAGAAAAGATGGTAAGATTTACCATATTACATGGTCTTTGTCTCCAGGCAAAAAACCAATGGAAAGTAATGCCATGTTGTCACAACATAATTATATAATACTTCCAACAACTAAGCATTATTCATTTGTTTCGACAATACAATTTTTCAATTAGTATTCATCGTCAAAAGTATATTTGCTCTGACGCTTTTGAAAAGAACCGTAATTGTCTTCTTCTTCAAGCTCAGCAATATAATTTGCCCATTCTCTTAAACTGGAGAACGTTTTCATTTCTGTTGAATCGTAAACAGTCCCGTCGTCTTCAAACGAAATCCCATACAGATCGATTAATTGATCTTTATTCATACGAATAATATCATTCAAAACTTTTGATTTTGTTGAAGCAAAGTGCTTATTCATGTGTTGTTTCCTTTTCCTCCATTATATTTTGTAGCCAGTCTTCAATGGCTTGTTGCTCGTATTTACGCCAAACTTTGACGTTTTCTAAATATTCATCGACAAGTTCTGGCGCAAATTCGGTTTGTAAAATAATTTCTATCATATCATTTTTTGATAACTTCTCTGCTTTGTAAAAACTAACATGTTTTGCTTTTATGTATCGAGAACGAATATCTCTACCATCTTTTAAAGAAAGTTGAAATGCTCTTGTCGATATGTCTCTGAATGTTTTGTTTGAAAAAATTAACTTTTGATTCATATAATTTCTCTCAAGGGAACTTGTTGTTCTTTAAACATTTAGTGGTTGCCGATTGAATCGCATCACCACAATAAGGCCTGTATTGTGTGTATTAAGTATTATAATTTCCCTTTGTATATTTTTTCAACACTTCTTCAAGCTCTAGAATATAGATTTTTTTTCTTTCTTCTTCGTTTGATAATAGCATGTCATAATATTCCATTTTTTCAGTTGCTTCTTTAATTCTTTGTTCATTTTTAATTCTTTCTTCTTCAGTGAAACGATAAATTGGTAAGTCAGCAATATAATCAATATTAATTATTTTAATTTCTTTTAAGAAATCTTTGAGCTCTGCTCTTGATTGAGTTTTTCTTGCTATATTGTTTACTTGGTGTTTAATTGCTGTTCTAATATCTAAATATTTTTGGAGTTCTTCTTGCAGTAAATCTTTTAGTCTTTGATATCTATTATGATACCACGTTAAACGCCATTCCGTAAAGTTTGCGATCAGATCTGATGCTGTAAGATTTACGATTCGCTTATGGCTGAAATCAAGAACATTTAAGTTTTCGAATTGTTTTGAAATTAAACCGAGCGATTTTAAAACATCTTCTTCGGTCATATCACGAAGAACACCCTTCTTGAATTTAATTGTGATGGAAATTGTATCTTTAGAATTATCTTCGTAGTCAACAACAATATCTTTTTCTTTCAATTCTTCAATTTTATCAATTACTTTTTCGTGTGATTGACCATATGGAAGTTGTGTAATTTTGATTGTTGTTGCATCTAATTGATCGTACTTTCCGTGAAAGTAATATGCTGTTCCTTTTTCTGTTTCTTCATATAAAACAGCTCTAGCATCAGTTGGTGTAAACGTGGGGACAGGCGTTGAGATATATTTTTTGCCCTTTTTAAGGAAGGTTAATTGAGCAACAATAATATCTTCCAGTGAACGAGGAAGAATATTTGTTGCAAAACCAACAGCAATACCTTCCGATGGATTTAATAAAACAACAGGAACCAATGGAAGAAAATGTACGGGTTCCATTAGTGTTCCGTCATAGTTTTCCATCATTGGAACAATTTCTATATCTCTAAACATTACATCTTTTGTAAATTCAGAAACAGAAACAGATGTATAACGACTAGCACCATATGACGTTGGATTAAGTAATGTTCCAAATGCACCATCACCTTTGAATAAGGGTATATTATTTCCATATGGTGCTGCTAGCGTATCAATAGCGCCTTCTGGACTGCTGTGCGGATGAATTGGCATTGTAGCACCAGCAAGCGTTGCTGACTTGTATTTTTTTCCATCTTTTGCTGTCCAAAGTACTCTTCTGCCAGCTGCTTTTAATCCATCAGTGATTGACGGAATTGCTCTATTAGTCATTACGTAGAGAGAATACTCTCTTCTTTCGTTTTCAACGTATTTTGATGATTGCGGTTTCATTGTTTAATTTCTTTAAATTCTATTGTTTAATTAGTTGTTGTTTATTCGTCACTTTGTAGCCATTCTTTTCGTTTATCAGCATTTTCGCTAAACAACAGCGTTAGTGTGTCTTTCATTTTTCCATCATCTATAATTGGGATTTGAGTATCGGTTTCACCATTTAAGATCATTTCCCAATCTGTTTTATGCATACTACCAAGACCTTTCATGTATTCAATTGTCCAACCTTTGTACTTTTCTTTTACAAGTTCATATTGTTGTCTTGTTGTAAAATGTACTCGTTTTCCGTTTTTGGATGCAACTACATTCGGTGCTATTAGTCGATAAATGATTGGATCATAGTTTTTATCAAACAACTCAGGCCAATATTGATAAAATACATTAATTAAAAGTGTAAAAATATCACTCCCATCATAATCGGCATCTGTTGCAATTACAATTTTTCCATAACGGAGCATGCTTCGTGCAACTTTTTTGCCTGGTGTTAAACCAATTGCTGCAAGTAAATCTGTTAATTTTTCCATTTTCAATAATTGTGCTGGAGTCATACCATACACGTTGTTTACTTTACCGCGTAACGCAAATGCTGCTGTTGTTTGTGGATTTCTTGCCTCACAAATTTGACTTTTTGCTGAATTGTGAGATACTATACCATTAGCAAGAATGAAACTTTCATCATCGGCTACAGATATGTCTACCATATTGCAATAACCAGCAGGCGAAATATCTACGATATCTATAAGTTCAAACAGGTGTTGATTTAATTGCATTTATGAGTTCCTTTATTTTGGTAATGTAATTATTTGGCGTAACAATAACAACAGGATAATTAATAGTTTTGGTTATTAAGTTTTGTACATATACAGGATTACTCATTATTCCAGCTACTTCTATATAAGTATCAATCTTAATCAAATAAAAATCATATCTATGTTTAGATTGTTTACTATATGGTTTATCTATTAAAAAATCAACGCCTTCTTGTAAACCGTTCTCCACTAACAGGTTATATACAGCTCGTTCCGCTTTGCTACGTAGTAATGTACCTGCGGGCGTATATGACCAATGGCCAAACACGGTACGAGTATATGAATCTTTGTCAAATATGTTAAGGTGTGGGTGGTCAGTGAATACCACATGCAACACTTCATCTAATGTTGTATTAAAATCGATATACCGTTTAACTATGGGATATCCATATTTTTTCTTGATCAACAAATCGGGTCTTGTTGTTCTGAGTTCGTCTGTTGATACTGATGTCAAAGCATTTAAAGTTATAGTATATAGATCTTTAAAGCATGTTATAGTTGTAACAGATCTTAAATTTTTCTGGGCAATCCACAACATGCTACCTTTTACTGGTCCATATCTTTCTATGTATGTTGCTTTTGTATGTTTTTTACGTTCATTTATTGTTTTATAAGCTAAAGTACCAAGTTCTTCTCCAAGAACTTTGCACAAATATTCAAGAGATCTATGATATGCACCCATTGCTATAGATTCTTTTGTTTGTTTTTGACTTTGATGTCGTTGATAATTTTTATAATCACTAAGCGATTCATGATTTTCTGGATAAAATGGTGTTGAGTTACGACTATGAATTAATTTAAGAGCAGTATCACCATCAACACCATATGCTAATTGCACGAAAGATAGGCTGTTACGATTGAGACGTTTTCCAGGACATTCTTTACCACCGCAGTAATATGGAGCTAATATATTACAATTTTTTCCAGGAATAAATCCATCAACACTAATAATATTTCCAGTTATTTTATATTTAAGTCTATATGGTACTGGCGACCCACAAAAATTGCATTTATTCAATTTATGCCTCATTTCCATTAGAAGCATATCGGTGTTTATACCGTTTCTGGTAAGATGTGACCTAAGTGCTCGCTGAACTTTAAACTCGCTGGTAATGTTTGATATAAAAATTAGTTTATTTGTATGTGCACAGATGTATTTCATTTCGTCTCCCTCTATTATCTTGAAACATATTTATAACAGAGGGAGAAAAATTGTTATTTTTTTGATTTAAACAACAGCATTAGGTGGTGTGAAGGATCCAATTCAGAGAATGGAATTTCCACGACTGCGTATGTGTCAGTATCCAACACAATAAACGTATGGGTCAATGATGTTTTAATTTTTTCAAAAGCGGTTATTATTACACGTGGATATACAATATTATCTGCGTCCTTGTTATTTTCTATTACAAATTCTGCACAATATACCCAATCACCTAACCGGCTTCTTACTAATTTATGTACATTGGCATTTAATGCATTTGTGGGCGCCCAATCAAATTTATGTGTAATAGTATCGTACACTAACCATCGATGTTGATCACTACACACGACCTGCCCAATAGATGTAGTAATACGAGTTCCTCGTTTTAGAGTCCTTGTTATATTAGTTATTGGTTTTAAGTTGTTTTTGTGTGTTATAACAGTATCACCAATATTTACATTTTTTAAAGGTATATCAACCAATCCTTCTGAGCTAAGAATTTTAATGGGTGTGCGTTCATCCAAGCACATTCCTTCAGTGATCAACAACTGGCACTCGGAACGAATTTGACTTGTTGCATCAAGTAATCCAGGAACACGCTTTTTTAATTGTTTTTGATGTTCTTCAATTGCTTTTTTGTTTGCTTGTGTGTGATGTCGTTGAATTGCTCGCTCAAGCACAACATCAAGCCAAGGATTATTTTTACGAACAAAATTTTTCCACTGAGAATCAATTGCTTCATTGATTTCTTTTCGTAAATCAGGTCCTGTTAACCTTGTTTTGGATTGTGAATCATATTCGGGATTTTTAATTTTTAAGTTAGCAAATACAACAAGATTTTCTCTTACATCATTCCTTGTAATATCACTCTTGTTCTTTTTTGCAGCGTTTTGTAGATGTGAAATTGTCTTTTCGAAGAACGCGTTTACAAATTGAGTGTTACACTTGCCACCATCAAACAGATAAGAACTATTCACCCACGTAAACATTTGTTCATCAATGTTTTCAATGCAGTCAGTAATTACATAAAATGTTCCTTGCACGTTTTCTGTTTTAATAGAAAAAGGAAAATATTTTTCTGGTGCAATTTTATCAAGATATTCTTTGAATCCGTTTTTATATTTTATTTTTTCACCATTAAAAATTACAGAAACGTCCGGATTTGTTAAAGCAATTTCAATTGCTCTGTTTTTCATTACCGAAAAAGGTATATAAACATCTTTAAAAACTCTTTTGTCAAGTTCGAAACTAATTTCTGTCCCTGTTTTATCAGACTTTGTTTGTCTTAAAGAAGGCTCAGAAATTTTGAGAGCACCATCCTCAAACGTTTGTGTATATGTTTGATTATCTCTCTTTACAATTACCTTAAACTTTGTAGAACAATAGTTAGTGCAAGCAGCACCAACACCATTCATACCAATTACACCAACTTCTTTTTCGTTCTTAAAGTTTCTTCCTGCACGCAACCGACTTAAAGCAATTTCTGGCGTGTATGTTCCATCGGGTCGTCGGTCAATTGGAATGCCGCGACCAGTATCATTGATCGTATATTTCCCGTTTTCTGGTTCACAATCAATTGTTAATGTTTTAGTAGAATTTTTTATTTGAGCAAATTCGTCGATTGAATTATCAATAATTTCTCCAACTGCTTTATAAACGGCTGGTACAAATTCAACACTTTCTATTTCAAGTTTATCACTATCCAACTTTGGAATATTAAATAAAGTTGGATGCATATTTCCAAGATAAACTTGTGTTCTTAAACGAACGTGCTCTCTGTCCGTAAGTTCGACAATATCTTTTCCGGTATAAGATTTGTTTTTCATGTTTTGAATCGATTATCAATAATTTCGTTTAAATGATCGTATGCTTGTTGGTGCGCTTTATATAGAGCGTTGATCGTTGGTGAAGAATTAATTCCAAGCGTCGATAACATCGATATCTTTTGAAGCAAAATATCGCGTTGTTTGTTCAACTCATTAAGAGACATATTGCACCATTTATCGGCACGAATTTGTTCATTTTCTTCTGTCATTATATTTTTTATTCACAATAAAATTTTGTTTTAATTTGTGCTAAAAGACCTTCGTGTGTGTTTTCTTTTATTGATTGCAGTGTATATATTTTCCCATATTTCATAAACGCTTCGCTTACATCTTTTGCGTCCCCAATATCAGGAGTACTTACGCCCCAACCAAGTTTTAGTGCTTGTTCAGCAAATTGATCGCTATTATCACCAAAACGATCAGGTACGACAACTTTTTTTCTTGGTGATTTATTAATCCAAAAAATTTGTTCTTTGGAAATTTTTCTACCAAATACAGCAACGCCATTCAATAAGAATGCATCAAAGAACCCTTCGCAAATATATAGTGGTAAATGTTCATTTGTCAATAAATGGTCAAAACCATATAGTACTTTACTTCGTTCTACATTTGGTGAAAGATATTTTGTTTTTCGCTTATTTGATAAATCTCTTCCCTGATAAAAAATTATTTTATTATCTTTATAAATTGGAATAATTAATCTTCCGTACCATTTTTTCGATAAAGGGTTATTCGTTATGTTATTGCAAATGTAAAAAGGATAATCTTTATAATTAATTCCTCTTTGATTTTTTAAATATTCAATTGCATATTGCGACCACTCATTTGTATCGTTTTTTAGTTCTACAAAGAACTCTGGTAGTTGTATTTCTGTTGGGTTATAATCTATTTCTTTTTGTTTTTGCTTAGAAAACTCTGGATGTTTTTTTAAGTTTTCCAACAAACATTGTTTCCATTCATGTTCTTCTATACCGAAAGCAGTCAATACTTGCACCATGTTTTTTGGTATTATTTGATGAACAGAAGGATCATATAAAGCAGTGTGTCCGCAATTAAAACAGTTATAACCTATTGTATTGTTTTCAAATTTAAATGCAGCACGTTTACCTTTTTTGCCATGGTCGTTGCATATCTTACAAAGAACGGGATGCCACCCATTTTTTCTTTGTGAAGGAAGGTAAACGTGCTGCTTAATAATGTTTTCGAGAGATGTATATTCCATAACTATTTGATTGTTTGTGTAAAATAAATTTTCCTTATAAATTCATATAAGCAATACAAATCTATAGAACACCAACCAAACTAGCTGGTGACTGAAAAATTCTAAAAACCGATTCGTCTGGAACCGGAACTCGATATTTCAATTTCGAGTTTTTGACCCAAGAATGTAGTTCTTTCCAGTTATTGACCAAAGGTATCTTGGTTTCCTTCCATAGGTCCTCTAGATACTTTATTGCTGGTAGTTTTGGATAGAACTGTTTGTTCTTGAGTATCACAAGCCGGTAGCCTCGTTGTGCAATCTCAGTACTTGCGGCTATCGGGTCTGGTAATTCGGGATGCAGAATGTTTCCTATGGTTGAGGAATATGCTGCATTGATTTCATATAACTTGAAGTATTTGGCTAGAATTGACCTTAAAGTTATTTTCTTCCATTGGTTCTGTGTTAAGCGATTAAAGTTTTTACCAATACCTTTGTCACCCTGTTTGAATTCAAGTTTTTCGACAAATAGCTTATCAACTCGTAGATGTTGAAGCCACTTACCTATTGCATGTCCGATTTCTCTTGTTTCGTGTTCAAGTTTTGATGAACTGGCATGTTTTCCAGTCAATGACTTCAACGAGAACATCTTGGTTTCAATCAACTTTGTTCCATCAAAAACCGAGATGCCAATATAATTTGGGTTCAGATCAATGCCTGCATATCTATTCTTGATTGGCTTTGGAATCTTTCTGATCTCTTGTTTTACCTTAACATCATCAAAAGAAAAGGAAATGGAATCAGTAGTTAGAGAGACTGTGATTGGTAATTGTTTTTCTGAAACCATGACCAAGAGTTGTTTCCAAATCTTTGACCAGTTCTTCCTCATTGATGGAAGATCAATCTTGATCTTTGTCCCTTTGAATGGCTTAAAAATGACATGATCCTCGTGGAACTCGAACTTGCGATTGCCTTTGATAGGAGCTTCACCAATTAGATACAACGGAAGAAGCCGTCGTTGTTTCCATTCTTCTTTTGAAATAAGTCCCTTTGCACGTCTAATCAGATTGCCTTTGCCACCAAAGATTCGACCAGATTTATTTGTTTCATGTTCCGACTTGAACATTCCGATCCCACATTTGACCGCCGATTGTTGGAACCAGGAATCAAGCTGACTTTTGAACCTATCTCGAATTTCCTGTCTTACAGAAATTTCGGTACAACCAAATTCAGCTTGTTTGTAAGCAGTGCGAATCATTGAAGATTGGATCCTTTGGAATTCAAGGATCATCTTCTTTTCTTCATCAGCTAGCTGAATTGGAAGTTTGTAGGTGATCATTCTTAGAAATTATTTTTATATTGGTTATAATCTATATATACAATTTCAGTTTTGCTTCTAATAATATACTATTATTCAGACAAATTATCAACTGCGGGTTGTTTTGTTGGTTTTTGTTTTTGCCGTCTAGTTGCTTTTTTTGTTGGTGTTTGTTTACCAATACCTTCACTCTTTGGTGTTTCCATATCCCTAATCATTTTGTCAAGTCTTCTACGAATTTCGGGTGAATGCATCCAAATATCTTCGCCTTTCATAATTCTGTCAACTTCCTCTTCTGTCATGAAAGGTATATAAATTTTCTTTGCAATTGAAGTATACCATTTAGTTGTAGCGTTGATTTCTGCTGCTTGCTCATGACCCTTACCAATAACTCCTCCACGATAATTATGGAACATCATCATGCAATGATCATGAACAACCATTTCATCTCCCGCCAAGAATATTAAAGTTCCTAAAGAATGAGCCATTGATTCTAATACAGTAATAATTTTTGCTTGTGAATTTTGCATTGCATTAATAATTTGAATTCCTGTATCTAATCTTCCACCAGCCGTATTTAAATGAATAAAAATAACATCGTTTTGAGACGCTGTTAGAATGCGGTGGATCATTTCAACATAGTCGCTCGGTTCACCGATATCATCTGTAATGTAAAAATGAATTTGGTGTGCTGTAAACGTTTGCTCAAAAGATTTGTAAGCGTATTTTTGTTTTACTACTAAGGGTAAAGGATTCTTTACATCATCATCATCGTTTTCAACGTAAACATTATTTTTATTCATTTTAACACTCCTTTTTTTGAGTATTTACAGCTGAAAATAATATCTGCTTTTAATATGCGGAAATGGGTTTCATTAAGAGAGAAAAATTTAAAATGAACTACCGCGTAGCTAAAGACAACGCGGTTTCCGAACTCATCGACCCAGCTAACATCACCGGCGCCTCCTTCGGTTTTTGTTTAGAGTCCGACTGCGTCCCACAACCAGACATTACTATTTATGACTACAAATTAATTAGATACCAATGGGCTGATTCATCCACGCGACTGAAGATCACGTGGTTTTCTCAGCCCTGAAGATGATAAAAACAAAAAGGACAGTCTTAAGACTGTCCTTTCGGTAGATGTTGGGTAAGAAGGAATCTACGCTCCCCCTGAGGTTTACGCTGCTAGGCGGAATTCCTCATTATAAAATGCATCGTTTGCATTTAAGGTTTTACGCTGATTACGTCAGTCGTCTCTCGAAGTGTCCACTTTCCTTCGCCCGTCAATCGATTCCATAACGCCCCCATGAGTTAATATTTGTGGAGGCGACGAGATTCGAACTCGTGTCTTGCCCGTCTACAGATTGCTTCATACACTCATTGTCAGTGATTACTCACTAACATATATATTTATAGTCGATTTTAAGTATTCAGTCAACCGTTATTGCTCACCAATGCGTCGATTATTTCTTTAGTAAGATGCACCCGAATCCCACTTGTTTTTCAGACAAGCGACAGATCATTTTTTTAACAGTTTATCTGTGAACTGCTAGTTGTCTAAAGAACAACTAGCTTCCTGGGCTGAGTTCCCTACTTCAGAACTCATATCTCCACAGGCGTTAATTTCCGTAGTTCCTACGGTATTGAAAAGGTTGATACCTTCTTTCAGAATGTTAATGGCAGCATTTAAATCTCTATCCATCGTGAAACCACATTCTTTACATTCGTATGTTCTGTCGCTCAAGGACAAATCTGATTTTTTATTTCCACAACATGAACACATTTTGCTTGAAGGATACCATTGTGAAATCTCAACGAAGTGTTTGCCCCGTTTCTTACAATGCCACTTTAAAGCGGATAAAAACATTCCCCAACTAACATCTGAAATAGATTTAGCTAGGTTAGGATTTTTCATCATACCTTTTACATTGAGATTTTCAACTACAATCAAGTCGTTTGTCTTGCCTATCGAACTAGCAACTTGATTGATAAAATCTTTACGTTGATTGCTTATTTTTCTGTAAATTTTTGCAACTTTAATTCTTTGTTTTTCTTTGTTTGACGAACCTTTTTCTTTTCTACTATGTTTTGCTTGAGCTTTTGCTAGTTTCTTTGCCGTTCTTTTTAGAAATTTCGGGTTTTTGATTATTTCAGCGTCTGATGTGACCGCGAATTCTTTTAATCCGACATCAATACCTACCACATTAGAAATAGTGTTCGTTGGGACAACATCATCAATAGAAACAAGTATAGATGCCCAGAAGACTCCGGTTTTATCTCGAAATATAGTAACTGATGATTTCTTCCCAAGCAAATCACGATGTAACTTAATTTTGATTCCTTGTGACATTTTAGGTAACTTGATCCTGTCACCCTCAAATTTGAATGATGGGAATCTGATGCCAGATTCATCAGTCTTTTTTGACTTAAATTTTGGAAATCCCTTTTTGCTTTTATTTGTCTTAAAAGACTGTTTTAATGCTTGTGACAAATCTTGACACTTCTGTTGTAAACATTGTGCTGGTATTTCTTTTAACCAAGATGTTTCTTCTTGCCGTTTCAAACCAGGTAGAAGATTATTCATGTCTATTTCAAAAATAAACTTTTTAGTTTCTTGGTATGTTTCTATGTTCTTGGTTAACATGAAATTCCAAATATATCTACCCTGACCAAGCCATTGGTTCAGAATTGAGGTCTGCTCTTTGTTAGGATATATTCTGTAATTTTGTCTGATGAACATTTTATATAAATACCTTTGTCATATATTATTTATATAATAGTGAGACAATTAAACGGTATATTGAAACTCAAGAGGACTAAAAAATTCAATTCATCCTGACGTCTAAAGAACATCAGGTTTTCTTGAATTGATTATATAAATTCATCGCACTTTACATCAATCATAACATTTAACAGATCGGGATGGATTCCAGACGCTAAAGCAACGTTCCAAATAATTTCGTCAAGTTTTTCAAGATCCTCGCCTATCACTTCATCTTCATAAAATTCTTCCGGCGTAGTAAATTCTGCAACATCAGGATTTTTAAAAAAAGTGTAAAGAGACATTTTTGCGATTTCATATGCAATGTTTTCAATTGCTTGAAGTATTCCTTCGTTAGACAAACGTTCAACAAAACCGAACTTGATTGCTTTATCTGACAAAAGTTTAAATGATTGTTTATCTTCTTCAGATATTTCAGATGCTGCAACCATTGATAAATAAGGAAATTCATTCATTGTTTTGTTCCTTTTGTTTTTGCCCAGTTTAAATTTAATTCCTCACCATACTCTTCGTCCGCATAAAGAGTACCGATGGTGTGAGGAGCTGAGAGAGTAGATATATCAAAATCACCAACATCGTACGATAGCGTTATATGTGGCACATATTCGGGATAATCATATATTGCTTGATGAATATTCATTAATTCATTGTGTCTGTTAACCAGATCGGACGATTGACATTTAAGTACAAGACAATTAGTTTGAGGTGAGTTATTTTCAGCACCGCCAGACGCGTTGGTTTTCCAGATAACAAATTCGCTTGGGATAACAGAAAATGGTGTTTGTAATTTCCCGCATGGCTTATAGTTTGGTAAATATTTTCTACTATAAAGTAATGTTGTATGGAAATTTTGTGGTTTAATCGGATTTGGGATTTTGTGTTGTACAATAAAATTTTTAAGTCTATTGACAGAATCAGCATCATATCTTACACCAGCATATGTGCCCTTACTTTGTGTTAAAATTTCAAAGATTTTCACTTTTTAACAACTCCCGTTGTTGTTATGATTGGTTCCAGGCACACGTCAACTGATCCATTTTCAAATTCTTTTTGATCTTCATATTGTTGCATGTATTTGCGATAAAATTCAATCTTTGCACACTCCAACGTTTTGATCGCATCGCTTCGATCATCGTAATTGCCGGAACCATAAATTGTAGCAAGAAGTTTGGTGAAAACATAATTTAAATTTCCACTCATGCTATTTTTTTCATCATCACTTTCGAGTTCACGAAGTGCATTTAATAAATTTAAAATACAAGGATCGAGTACATCACGACTTTGTTGTTTAATGTATGGCATAATAATTTTCCTTATTTGTTTGTGTTTGTTGCAATGACAAAAGCATATTAAAAATTTGACAAATTTTTGTTTGATACGTCACAAATATAGTTAATCGTCATTATGGATTCGTTGTTGATCGTTTGCAAAAGATCGTTTGTATTCAGTAGCTGCTTCAGCCTCAAGGCAGTCTAAGAAAAATTTGTATCTGTCATAATGTGTTTCGTGTGTTGTTTTCACTAGTTCAACACATGTTTTACAATATAGAGGCGAGATTTTTGATACATAGTGCGTTTTGTGTTTTTCTTCAACTGCTCCACAGAGAGAACAGAGATAAAAATTTCCAGAACGACGATTTCCATAAATGTCTCGTTTTAAAATGCCCGAAGGAAGATTTTCAAGATACGAATATAAATCTTCCCACTCGTTAAATATTTTTGTTGTTTCCGCTTGCATCCAACCAGGAATCTCAGAAAGAGATTTGTATTTATTAATTAAAAATGTTGGAATATCTAACATAAATGCTTCGTGAACTTCGCTTGTGGTTCCTGCGCCGAGCCTTACACTTTCATCATATAGAACAATCAAAGCGTCAGTATCATTTCTAATTAAATTAATATCTGTTTCAATAAAATGTTTTCTGATGTTTGATTTTCGTTGGAGAAGTTCATCGTCAGATATAAAACGGTAAAGTTCTCCATGAGTCTGTGAATATTTGATGTCTAAATCAGCAATATCAATTGGAAAAAAACCAAGCTGTTTTAAACGTTCACTACAAATTTTCCTCCAACCAGTCCCAAGGTCACGAGCATGTTGCATGCCGCCAGAAAGATAGATGTTTCCGTTGGGAAACAGGGGATGTTTAATCATTTTGATTTTAAACCTTTATCTTTTAAATCACACAAATTTATGAACTACCGCGTAGCTAAAGACAACGCGGTTTCCGAACTCATCGACCCAGCTAACATCACCGGCGCCTCCTTCGGTTTTTGTTTAGAGTCCGACTGCGTTCCACAACCAGACATTTTATTTATGACTACAAATTAATTAGATACCAATGTGCTGATTCATCCACGTGACTGAAGATCACGTGGTTTTCTCAGCCTTAAGTTTGATAAAAAAATTGATTCTGCCGTATATTAGTACACAGCAGAATCATATATAAATTGTTTTTAAAAGACAACTAGTTTTTCTTTTCAAAAATTTTTTCTACCTTTTGTTTTCCAGTATTAAAAACTTTAATCCAAAATGGTGCAAATGCTGCACCAACAACAACACCAACAACAACACCAGTAATAAATCCTAACATAGTTTTTCTCCTTTCAATATTTCCACCACTCTTCATCTTCGATAGATAACTTCGCATCAATTCCTTTTACTTTACATTGTGCTAGTTTTTCAATATAACCACTGTTGCGAAGCGTTTTAAAAACAAGATTTTCAGTTGAAAATTCGCCAGCTCGGTCAAGACCGGCTTGTCTATAAGTTTTTAACTTGTCCATTAATTTTCCTGCATAAGAACTATCACACCCAGAAGCAGAATACAACTCGTCAATTTCATTCATATATTTTGCTGTTTTTTCTTTTATGTTATTTTCATTGTATGTTGGCTCTTTGTGCTGCGGTTCTTCAATCCATTTACGATTTTTAATTGAATAAACGCCTGTTGAAATGTGTTTTTCGCTGCTTTTTTCGATATAAACTTCAACTGGATTGTTGTAAATTTTAATATCGTGCGTATGATCCCACAATTTTCTTTTTGCTGACAAATAGTCTTCTAATAACTCACCGTAATGTTTTTTAGCTTTTTCAAAGTTAATAATTATATGTAAATCTACATCTGAATATGATGTCCAATTATAATTAGCGTTGCTTCCTGTAATTGTAAGGTCAACAATTTCTAATTTTGGAAGCTTTAAATATTCAATAAATTCATTAGCAATCTTCTTTAAATTTGTCTCAACTTTTGGAATCAGTTGATATTTACCATCTTTTTCTTGCCACAAAGACGGATTTAGTTTTTTATGATAATTAATAACAACCTTTACGTCTTTCGGTTTTATAGTCTCTTCGACATAACCTTCAAACAAAGAATGACGTTTTAAAACGGACTCAAATATTTCTAAGTAAGCTGGTTCTCCTTTTACAATCATATGTTTTGTTGAATTTTGTTGTAAATATGGTGATCCTTGTGTGAGAAGTTTAATTTTGTTAGAACCGACCATGTCGACCCAACCATAATATTCTTTTTCGCCGAGCATAAGTGTACCAGCGGGAAGCCCGTCAATACATTCTTTGGGTTGAACTAAACCCTCTCGTTCCAATGCTTCCATAAAAGCAGCAAAGCTTTTGAATTTAACATTATTATAATAATTTGTTTTGGTTCTACCTTCTCGTATAATAAAATCAAAATCCGATAAAAGTTTTAACATAATTCAATACCCTTTTTATAGTATTTATGCGGTTTGTTTCTACAACAATTATGTAAGTTCACAAAAATTTATCAAAGTTGCTCAACACTTCAACAAAGCTACTTGTATCCCTGAACGCTGTTCACTCTATCATTTTTATCTAAATTTCAGAATTAATAATAGTTTCTCTTCTTCGCTGGTTTTGACTTTTTCTAACCATTCATTAAAAGTAAACTCAACACCACCTAAGTACCATTTTTCAGAACCGTCGGCACTAATAATAGCAGGTCCATTTTCCCGATGAAGCTTCCCGTGCAAGTACCAATACTTGGTACCATCATTATACACAATCGCAGGTCCATCTTCACGATGGAGTTTTCCATTCAAGTACCACAAGTTAGAACCATTGTTATAGACAATTGCAGGTCCATCTTTACGATGAAGTTTTCCGTTCAAGTACCAGTACTTATTACCATTACTATACACAATAGCAGGTCCATCTTCGCGATGGTATTTCCCATGTTTATACCAACACTCGGAACCATCACGATATATAATCGCAGGTCCATCTTCACGGTGAAGCACACTGTGCAAGTACCAGAGTTGGTTCCCATGGGAATCTACAATTCGTTTAAGTTCAGTGTTCATGTCGCTTGTTTTTATTTTGGCGCGCTGTGTTAAGCATTGTTTATCCAAACTTCAGAATCAAAAGTAGCTTTTCTTCTTCACTAAAATTGCTTTTTTCTAACCATTTCTCAAAAGAGAATCTAATATCATTTAAAAACCACAACATAGTACCATCTCCATGGACAATTGCAGGTCCGTCTTCCCGGTGTCGCTTTCCATTCAAGTACCAATATTGAGAACCATTGCTATAAACAATGGCGGGTCCATCTTCACGATGGTATCTCCCATGTTTATACCAACGCTTAGACCCATCGCTATACACAACCGCAGGTCCATCTTCACGGTGTCGTTCTCCATTCAAGTACCATTCTTCAGTACCAGTAGCACTGATAATAGCAGGTCCGTCTAGCCGGTGTCGCTTTCCATTAAGATACCATTCTTTGGTGCCATCAACATAGACAATTGCAGGCCCATCTGTGCGATGTCGTTTTCCATGTTTATACCAATGTTTTGAACTATTGCTATAAACAATGGCAGGTCCATCTTCACGGTGAAGTTTTCCGTTGAAGTACCATTCTTCGGAACCATCGTTATAAACAATTGCAGGTCCATCTACCCGATGTCGTTTTCCATCCAAATACCAGATCTCAGAACCATCACTATAAACAACGACAGGTCCATCTTTGCGGTGAAGTTTTCCGTTCACATACCAATACTCAGAATCGTTGTTATACATAACCACAGATCCATCTTCGCGGCGAAGTTCCCCGTTCAAGTACCAATACCGATTTCCTTCAGAATCTACGACTGGCTCAATCTCAATATTCATGTCACTTGTTTCTGTTTTGTTGTGTTATGTTAACCGTTGTTCATACAAACTTCAGAATTAATAATAGTTTCTCTTCTTCATTGAATTTCAATCTTTCTAACCACTCATTAAAGGAAAGTTTGACATCATATAGGTACCAAACCTTAGACCCATCAGCATTGATAACAGCAGGTCCATTTTCACAATGAAGTTTCCCGTGTTTATGCCAATATTTAGAACCATCAGCATTAATAACAGCAGGTCCATCTTCACGATGAAGTTTTCCATACATATACCAATACTCAGAACCATCGTTGCGAATAACCGCAGGTCCATCTTCGTGATGAAGTACCCCGTGTGAGTACCATTCTTCAGATCCATCACTACGAATAGCTGCAGGCCCATCTTCGCGATGGAGTTTCCCGTGCAAGTACCATTGCTCAGAACCATCGCTGTTAATATAGGCAGGCCCATCTTCGCGATGATATTTTCCGTGGTTGTACCAACGTTTAGACCCGTCGGGATAGATAACCGCCGGTCCATCTTTGCGGTGGAGTTTTCCTTTTAGATACCAGATTTGAGTCCCATCAGCTAAAATAATTGCAGGCCCATCCTCACGGTGCCGTTTTCCATTCAAGTACCAATCTTTAGACCCTCTGTTGCAAGTAATTGCAGGTCCATCTACCCGATGTCGTTTTCCATTCAAGTACCATTCTTCAGAACCATCAGCATTGATAACAGCAGGTCCATCTTCACGATGAAGTTTTCCATTCAAGTACCAATGCTGGTTCCCACGAAAATCTACAATTCGTTGAATCTCAGTATTCATGTTGTCCACTTCTTTCTTCAATTTATCAAACACAACATTTATTACATGACCGTAGTTTACACAATTTTCATCAAAAATACAACTGGCGTTAACTTTTATGTCCATTTTAAACCCACGTGGATAGACAAGCGGTGCTTGCGGTGACATTTTGTTTTATCAAACTTAAGGCTGAGAAAACCACGTGATCTTCAATCACATGGATGAATCGGCCTATTGGTATCTAATTAATTTGTAGTCATAAATAAAATGTCTGGTTGTGGAACGCAGTCGGACTCTAAACAAAAACCGAAGGAGGCGCCGGTGATGTTAGCTGGGTCGATGAGTTCAGAAACCGCGTTGTCTTTAGCTACGCGGTAGTTTATTTTTAAAAAATAAAGGAGATATATAATGGCTACATTTGAACGAGCAATTCCTCATATTTTGTTGCACGAGGGTGGATTTGTAAATCATCCAGATGATCCAGGTGGCGCAACAAACTTCGGAATTAGTCTTAGATTTTTAAGAGGTTTCCCGCAAGAGGGTGATTTAAATCGTGACGGAAGAGTTGATATTGAAGATATTGTTAACATGACGCGCGAGCAAGCTTCACAAATTTATCGTCGTCATTGGTGGGATAGATACCAGTATGGTCGCATTAATGACCAGACAATAGCTACAAAAGTATTTGATTTATCTGTTAACATGGGTGCTGACCGTGCTCACAGACTTCTCCAAACAGCACTTAATAATACTTTTGGTTTAAGATTAACGGTTGATGGCGTTCTCGGAAATGCTTCTTTTGTTGCAATAAATGCTGTTGGTGATGGTGATGAAGAACGTCGTTTGTTGACTGCCTATGCAGATGAAGCGTGGAGATTTTATGAGCGTTTAATTGAAAGAAATCCAAGGCTTAGTGTTTTCAGAAACGGGTGGAGAAATCGAGCTTATGCTTTAACACGTCCTAACTCAGTTAGTTAATTTTTATCAAACTTAAGGCTGAGAAAACCACGTGATCTTCAATCACATGGATGAATCGGCCTATTGGTATCTAATTAATTTGTAGTCATAAATAAAATGTCTGGTTGTGGAACGCAGTCGGACTCTAAACAAAAACCGAAGGAGGCGCCGGTGATGTTAGCTGGGTCGATGAGTTCGGAAACCGCGTTGTCTTTAGCTACGCGGTAGTTCATATTTCGTTTTTGATTTGTAATGTTTAAATTACCAACTTATTATGTGTTATCAGAAAATATTAATCCACCACCACTGTCTCCGTTTGAAGACGTGGTGGGGTTTATGTCGTTAGTTGAAAAAGAACAGAAAAAAATATTAAAATGGAAAACAACGGCTCTGGAAAGTTATACGAAATATCATGTTAATGTTGGTCAGTATTTTAATCTTCAAGATTTTTTAAACTTATTTAAGTTGTATTCAAGTTCTTCCGGTGGCATTCTATTAAAAAATCTGCTTATAGATGATCTTCCACAAACGCCTATAACACCAACAACGCCCACAACAAAAACTTTCGTTTCGGAAATGTTGTTGTTAAGTATTGCAAAATTCTTCGGAGAACCAATAGGTTATCTTCCAGAACACGGCGGAACAATTGTTCAGAACATACTTCCTGTTAAACAAAATTCAACAACACAACAATCGACATCATCTTCTGTACATTTAGCATTTCATACAGAACAAGCATTTCACCCTTACATGCCATCATATTTGTTTCTTATGTGTTTACGCGGTGATAATAATGCTTACACTTTATTATGTCATAAAGATATAATTTTAGAACATGCTTCACAAAAAACAATTGATTTATTGACGCAACCGCTGTTCAAAACAAGACCTGACAAATCTTTTTTACCGCCTGGTACCAATGAAGGAAAATTTGGTCCGTTAATGTCGGTATTCAATCATGATAAAACAAAATTTGTCTATGATGAAGATTTGATGGTTGGCATAAATGAAGAAGCAACAAACGCACTAAAGGAGTTACAGAGCATTGTTAATCAACAATATGTCTCTATATGTTTAGAGCCAGGCGATTTGCTAATTGTTGATAATAACGTTGCCGTTCATGGAAGAACTCCTTTTAAAGCAAAATTCAATGGGTTTGATAGATGGCTTCAGAGAGCGTTTGTTGTTGATAGTTTAGTTCCATCATCTTTCGAGCGTAAGGGTCGTGTAATTACAACAACTTTTGCATGAACATTAATAAATAATATAGTATTATCCATTCAAATTAGAGACGTAGGAGAATCAAAAATGTTTTCAATCAATGAAATTCGTCGTATTGCAGGTCTAACAACTTTAACAGAAGCAGAAGAACTTGAACAACACATGGCTGATGAAAAAAAGCTATTTGAAAATTGTTGTTCTTGTCTTCAAGATGTAATTAAGATGTGTAAGGACCGTTTAAAAGATACACAAAATATTACTCCGGAACAAAAGAAACAATATCAAGATCTGCACGAATGTGCAAAGCATTGTTGTGATGTTATGCATGAGCATCTCAAGACATACAAATGAATTTAACAGAAATTGATCAAGTAAAATACGTTGTTCTCGTGAATGGTGTTCGTGTCGGTATTCCACAACCATCTCAAAGGCTTGCAGAGCTTTATCTTTTGTCTTTGCCATTAGCGGAACAAGAACGAGCAACAATTGTACCAATTAATGAAAGCGGTAAGCAGCTTTTGTTGGGATAAAATCAATGACAGAACATCAATTAAATTAACTAATAGAAATGATTGAAACAATTATTGATATTCTTGAAGAAAACGATTGTGAAGAACAACTGGATGCTGCATATAATCTTCGTAATTTAATAGGTGAAATAGAAAACGGAGAACAATATTGTGAAGGTGAATGAAATATTTTCTTTGTTAGAAAGAGCCAACGAAGATTATTATACAGTAAATTCTTTTAAACAAAAAGTTAAACAAATTTTTTCTTATTTGGATGTAGATGTTTTTATATCTACACACTTTTTTACTGAACGTCTTCAAGGAAGAGAAGTACGTGAATCAATAGAAGACGATGCTTTGGATGTTATAGAAAGAGTGGCAAAAAAATATCGACAATATCTTGAAGAAAAGAAAAATAGCAAAAAGGATATATATGCAGTTATGAAAAGTTCTTCCAAACAATTATCAATTGTTGTTAATTTTAATTTTTCCGATAAATCGAAACAGTATAAAAATGGAATAAGATTTATTACAATACATTCGGGTCCTCCAGCAAAGTTTCTGGTTAAGACAGGTGATGCAAAATTAATTGTTGAAGAAAAAACACCAAAACAACCAAAAAAGTACAAAAATATTAATAATAAAATAAATAATACACAAAGTGCAGCACTACGTAATTTGTATAGTACATTGAAGCGCGTTTAATACGAGGAGTAATTATTATGCCAGCAAAATCTATTAAGCAGCAAAGATTAATGGGAATGGTTTATGCACTTAAAACTGGTGCTTTAAAATTAAAAGACTTACCTGATTCTGTTGCTGATAAAATTAAATCAATCTCAAAATCTATTACTAAATCAGAAGCAAAAAAATTTGCTGGCACAAAACATCATGGACTTCCAGAAAAAGTAAAAGAAAGCTTTCAATTTTCGTTTACAGATTATCTTATTTTTGAAAGCGTTTTGACAGATGAAGATCTATCAAACGTTCAACAAATTATTGAACGCATGTGTCCAAAAACTGGTAAGCGTTACGAAGACGAAGAAAGTTCTCGTCCATCAGCACATTTGACGACTGCAGAAAAGTCTCACATTGTAAAACGTGCAAAGCGCGGAGAAGATATTGGTGCTCCAGGTAAAAAATTTAAAGAAATCGAAAAGAAAGCTGCAAAACAGTATGGTTCTGAAGAAGCCGGCAAGCGTGTTGCTGCTGCAGTAATGTGGAAGAAAATGGGATAATTATATGAAATTGCTACGTGAATTGCTTGAATCAACAGAACGAAAATATAAAGTACATGATTTATCAAGCATGTCTCACAGAGACGCATATTATGAAACACAAACAAACGATGATATCAAAGACGGTGACGTCCTCAAAATTAAAGACGGTCTAGCCATAATGATTGATGCCTGGCCTGTTATTGTCAAAGGTAAATCTAATGTATTTCATGAATTTAATTTTGATATACAGGATGAGAAGGCTGTAAGTGAATATAATAATGGTAAATACAAACAAGCAATTCATGATATTTTTCATAACACATTAACTGAAAGTGTAAGCAAAGAAATAGCAGCAAAAGTATATCGTCGCGATTATCTTAAAACAAGAAATAAAAAATATCGTAAATATAATCCTCAAAAACATACATCAAAAAAACAAGACTAATTAGTCAACTGTTAGACGTTTAAACGACAACAAATTTTTTCGTGGTAATTATGTCAACTACTAGACGTCTAAAGAACGTCTTGCTTGCTCCGTCCCTGGACTAACTCCAAAAACACTTGGAGACCTCTCGGTTTTAGTAGTCCATTTCACTAGAGCCTTTGGGATCGAAGATCCCACTTCGGTTGTTGCACCCGAAGGAATTAGTTGGTCATAAAGATCTATTTGACCAAGGTTTTTGATGTTGATGGCAGCATTGATATCTCGATCGTGCTGGGCACCACATGATGGGCAAGTCCAATCTCTGGTTCCTAGATCAAGTTTCTCTAATTCGTGACCACAACATGAGCATGTTTTTGAAGAAGCGGCAAAGCGATCTATTTGGTGGAAAGGTCTGGCGTAGAAATTGCACTTGTAGGAGATCATAGAGACTAATGTAGACCAAGATGCTTCATGAATTGCTCGTGAAAGTTTCCTATTTTGAAGTATGCTCTTCACGTTTAGATTTTCCATGTAGATGGCATCGAAGTTTCTAACCAGATACGTCGAAATCTCATGATAGTAGTTGTTGCGGATTCTAGATATCCTAGCATACGCTCTAGCTACCTTAGTTCTTTGTTTAGCTCGGTTATTACTGCTTTTCGTCTTTCTTGCTAGTTTCTTTTGCTGCTTCTTCAATGCTAGATTGGCTTTCTCTAGCATTTTCTTGGGATGTTGAAACTTGACACCATTGCTCAATATGAGCAAGTCCTTAATTCCAAGATCAATACCAATTTCGGTTTTGGTTGATGGTAAAGACTTGATATCTTCTTCAACTAGAACTGAAATGTAATACTGACCATCAGGGTTCTTAGAGATTGTAGCGGATTTGATAGTTCCGATGAATTTGCGGTGAATAACAACCTTAACATTCTTGATCTTAGGTAACTTGACTGTGCTGTTCTCAATGTCAACTTTAACGCCTCTAGTCCTATAGGACTGACGTGAGTCTTTAGACATGTATTTAGGCACTTGTAGCTTTGGTCCTTTTCGTTTTCCTGTTATGGACTTGAAGAAGTTTTGGTATGCTGTGTGCAGATCTACGGCTGCATGTTTCAAACACCAATCATCGATTTCACGAAGCCATGCAGTTTCTGGTTGTTTCTTGAGTTGGGTAATCTGTACGTTGATGTCGTAATTGTTCAGATGTTTTTCTTTGTTAGCAAATCGTTGTTTGTTTTCGTGAAGAAAATGGTTGAAGACCCAACGTTTAGCACCAAAGAATTGAGCTAGAATTTGCTCTTGATCTTTGGTTGGATAAAGGCGATATTTGTAGGCTCTAAGCTGATTCACTTGACAATAAATTTGAATTACTATATACTATTATTTATATAAGTTAGAATTTTTCAATTTAACTAATGAAAGGTCCGCAATTCATCCTGACGTCTAAAGAACATTAGGTTTCCTTGCGGGAATTATATGAATTTTATTAAATTTTTAAGAGAAACAACGTTTGTTGGTCATCCATATGGTGGACAGCCGTCCGCTGATGTTCAAACATTCTCCAACTACTTAGAAATCTTGCTGAAGAAAAACGGAATTGAAATTGAAGTAGTGAATTGTGTTCAAGACGAAAAGGAAGATTTGATTCAGGACTTTGTCTCTATCATCACTTCCTTTAGTGCTAGGATTTATGGCCAACGAAGAAGTAAGAGAAAGACGGAGCAACTAATCAAGGAGTTGGAAATCAAAGAAAGTATAAATAGTAAAAACCAATAAAGATTAGTCAAATGGTCCTAAGAGCATACAAGTATCGGTTATATCCAACCAAAGAGCAAGAGCAATTCTTGCTACAAAACTTTGGTGCAGTCCACTTTGTTTGGAACCAACTTGTAGCTAACTTCAATTCTTGGTCTAAGGACAAACCAGTTCAGACGGTCACAGAAAAGACCTTGAAAGACGATCCTAGATATCCTTGGTTGAAAGAAGTCATTAGCTACGCTTTGCAACAAAAACGAATGGACTTTGAAGAGGCCAAGAAGCAATTCTTCAACAAGAAACGAGCAGTTAAACTTGGCCGAATGAAGTTCAAATGCAAAGGGAAATCACGAGATTCGTTTAGGATTCCTGGTTCTGTGCTTCCAAAAGCAAATCTTGAGATGTGCGAGACTGGTCAAATTGTCATCCCAAAGATGACTCCAATGAAGATGGTTGTTGACAGGAAATTCAATGGAATACCTAAATCAGTGACAGTTTCAAGAAACCCTTCTGGTCAGTATTTTGTTTCAGTTCTGGTTGAAGAAGCAAAACCAGAACCTTTACCAAATACCTATCATGCTGTAGGTATTGATCTTGGTCTAGCTGATCTAGCCGTTCTTAGTGACGGCCATAGACTAACTAATCCAAGATGGTTTCACGAAAGCCAAGTGAAACTGAAGAAAGCACAACAGCATTTGAGTCGCAAACAAAAGGGAAGCAATCGTCGTAAGAGACAGCAGCTGAAGGTCAATCGTATCTATTTGAAAATCACCAACCGACGAGAACACCTGCAACATGAGTTTTCTAAGTGGCTTGTCGAGAACTACGACTACATCTATCTTGAAGATCTAGCTGTTCAAGAGATGATGCAGTCTAAAAATAAGACTCGAAACAAGAACATTGCAGATGCGAGTTGGTCTTCACTGGTCACTAAGATCAGCTACAAATGTGATTGGTATGGTAAGGAATTTGCCAAGGTTGATCGTTACTTTGCTTCTAGTCAAGTTTGTTCTACTTGTGGTCATCATGATGGAAAGAAATCACTAGATGTCTGTCAATGGACCTGCCCATCTTGTGGTTCAGTGCATGATCGTGACTTGAATGCTGCTAAGAACATCGAACAAGAAGCTTCTAGAGATCTGGTCAACTGGATCAAAAGAGGCAACAGAGAATTGAACTCGGCCGAATCAGTCGAGAACAGACATCGAGAAGTGCTAAGACCAGTGGTCGGTACGACATTGGCTACTTCGTTGAAGTGTCCAGCGATTTTATAAGATTTTATGGAATCGCATGATTATACCTGAATTATATAAATTTTCTGAAGAAAGTTTGTTGATCGCTGCTGAACAATTTGCTAAAAATCTCTGGATGTCAAAATAAAAAATAGATGAAACGTTCGTTTCACCGCTCTTCTAGATTCAGAAAACCACAAAATATTTTGTGCTAGTCAGTAAATATTTTAAATAAATTTAAAAAATAAAATAAATTATGAAATCAATCTTACGTGATGATTTTATCGTTAAAACACTCAACAAAAAATTAATACTTGCTTTTAATTCCGATCCTACTCGAAGTCAAGACTGTTTAGATCATTCTTCTGATAATAGCATTATTAATAATGCTCATTATGTTCTTGACATATTAAAAAAATACGATCCATCAAAAAAATACAAATATCTGCAGTGGATTGCAAACAAATATACACAAAACAATTTTTATCTTGAAGATTTGACACGAATTTATCAAGACCTCTGTGATTTTGAAAGGTATAAAAACAAACTGTCCTTTCGAGACATCAATCGATATAAAACAACAAGCGATTTGTTTTTAGAATTAAAAAAAGTAAGAGATGCGGATGTTCCTCTGTCAAAAAGACAAGAAGAAAAAACAAAAGAGCAAAATTTTTTTGAAACTAAACAAGCAGAACTGTTCTATCAAGGGGAACAAATTAAAGTTTTAATTCCTAGAACAGCAGAGGCATCCTGTTGGTTTGGAAAAGGTACTGCATGGTGCACCGCCTCAACATCATCTAAAAATTTTTTCTTGACCTATAGCCAACAAGGTGATTTGTATATCGTCTATACGCCAGCCGGGAGATATCAATTTCATTTTGAAACAAGTCAATTCAGAGACGAATCCGATCGAATGGTGAGTTTAATGAAACTCGTACATTCGTTTCCTGAAATCAAAAAAGCATTTAATTCAATTGGAGAAAAATATGGCATTATATATTTAATGGAAAATCCGTCGCAGCAAGCATACATAAATGCTTTGCGCAAACCACGTGAAAGTTCCGAAACAAAAATCGAATTGATTAGATTGATGCCTCCAGAATTTCAAAACGAAGAAATAATCGACATTGCTTTTTCAATTTCTTTTAAAGCTGCTAAAACATTGATCCGTTCTGATTTACAACAAACCAGATATTTCCAACAAGAAGCAGTGAAATACCGCCCCGAGTTAATTCAGGTAATGGATCCAGAATTTCAAACTAAAGAATTAATTGAATCAATAATCTTCAAACAACCTTCTTTGGTTGCATATGTAAGAGAAGATTTATTAGAAGAACAGATTTTAATAAAAATTGTTAAACGACATCCTCAAATACTAAAACTTATTCCAAAACAAAAACAAACCATAAAAGTCATAGAAGAAGCAGTGAATAGTGTTGAAAGTAAAGCGGTAAAAAGATCAATAATAAATATGGTACATGATCACAGGTTAAAAACAAAATTAAAACAAGCACTTATGCGGACAACAGTATGATAACAATTACATCAGAAGCACAAAAGCATTTTGAAAGATTACTTACGATAACCCCTGAATTAATTGGTATTTTATTATCAGTTAAAAAATTTGGTTGTTCTGGCTTTAAATATGAACTCAAAGTAATTAATCAACTTGATTCTGTTAATGTTCAACGCTTTCAATTTGGAAACATTTTTGTTTTCGTACCAAATGAAGACACAGAGCTCTTAAAAGATGTTGTTGTAGACATGACTTCAGATAAATTTAAAAAGAAAATTATTATTAATAATAAAGCAGAAACTGGACGTTGTGGCTGCGGTGAAAGTTTCAGTATTTAAACTACATTTTCTATACAAAATTGATAAATAATATGAAAAGGAGTTTATATTAATATGTTATTAAAACAAATTTATGAAGGATCTTCGTTAACAATCGACGATCTTCTTACAAAAGAAGAACAAAAACAATTGTTAAATGCTATTAAGGAAGATAAGGGTGGAATTCGTGCGTTTGAGAATATAGTCTCAAAAAGAATTCGCGACAAGGGCTTGAACGTTCCTTTGAATATTGGTGTTTTTGACAAATTTGTCTTTGAAATGAAACAAAAGTTTCATCCCGAAAAATACGAAATGCATAAAAAATTATCACCAGAGACGGCTGAAGATATAATTAAATCACGTAAGCATCATCTGGAACGCCGACAAAAAATCGGATTAGATCCATATACGGGAGATTAAAATGACAACCATTACATATCAATTTGATGTTGGTCAAACTGTTTGGCATGTTAGTTTAAATGATGGTGTAAGAGAAGGTGTCGTTAAAACTCTTGAAATCAAACAAGTATTTCCAGCCATTGCACCGACTATTAGATATACATCACAATTTATAAATGCTGCCAACGGATCTGTTACAGACGATGAAGCAAATTTTTATGCTGACATTGATAGCGCTCTTAATGCATACAAGATTTTATTATTAAATTAAAAATCTATTATTGCAAAGTAAAAAGGTTTTTTGCCGCCAATTTTTTCCCAAAAATTAATGCTTTGTTTATTGTTAACGTGAATTAAACCCGACGAACAAACAAAACCATTTTCTTTTCCCCATTGTTTGGCATATTCCATTAATTTTAAGGGGTATTTTTTATATCTGGCCTCTGGTGAGGCATATATGAATATGTCTGCCAACATTTTATATCGCCGTTGAATAACAAACGAAAAATGTAAAAAGGGTTTGTCATTTTTGAGCCAAATGATTGAACTATATTTTATATTCGAGTAATCCCAGACATCATATGCATGGCCCTGTTCAATAACTTCTTTACATGTTTGAAGGAACCATTCTCTATATGGCGTAGAATGTATATTTTTTATATAAATAATTTTGTGATGATTATTATTTCTATCTGTATATTCGTCGATTGTTTTCATTGTTTTATTCGTTCAATTACAAATTTGGCTGGGTCAAATTCAAACCATTTTTGTTGTGTAGAATAGTTTCTTTCCTTTCCATGATGATTATTGTGCCATGCTTCGCCAAACACCAAAGGCCACAACCAAACAATATTTAAACTATTATCTTTTGTTTGATAATTTCTGTATGAAAATTTAGACGAATGACTTAAACTTGTCACCATGCACCAACCATGAAATGTTATTAATGCTGGTAAAATTATTCCATATAATAACCAATTAATATTAATTATTCCCACTAATAAACAAACAGCAAACAACAAATAAGTTTGATGTTTATGAAAAAATAATACAATCTTATCCCTTAATAGATCTGGAACGCGACGGAAAGAAATGTCTGTTCTTTTTATTTTCCAAAGCCATCCCATATAACTATGAAATAATCCGTGCTTTGGACTGTGTGGGTCTTTATCGGTATCGGCATGCTTGTGATGATAATTTCTGTGCAAGGCGCCCCAAAATAAAGGACTTCCTTGAAAACTCAACATTCCCGAAAATAACAAGACAATTTTCCAAAAAACATTCGTTTTAAAACTTCCGTGCGAAATTAATCTGTGGTATCCAATACTTACACCAAGTATCATCGTTATAAAATAACCGATAACAAATGGAATGATAACTTGCGATAAAGAAACGTTATTTAAATTAATTAAACTATATATTCCTAAAATATGTAAAATAATTAAATATTGATTTAATTTTAAACTAAAAAGAAAGTTGTTGCTTGAATTCTTCATATGTCGTTTCGTAAATTCCGCCCCATTTTTGTTGATAAACATTAAATTTTTTTAAATTTGGATGTTGAAAGATTTCGCTTTTTTCAATTATTTCAAATCCTGTATATTTAGGCCTATTTTTTAACGGAAAAAATTTTCGATATAAATTCTTTTTATAATTGAACGAATGTTGATATCCAGGCCTGTGGTTATTTAACAAACTTGCAAAGATATCATCTTCAATAAAACTATAACACATTTCTGGAGTATATGACATAAAAAAAGGAGTTCCATCAATATTATTTTTCTCTCTCCAGTTTATTCTTGCTTTTATTTCTTCTAGTTCATAATAAAACCATTTGTTATCTTTTTTTACGAAATCGGGTTCACCACTGGCTGTTATCACGCTTCCTTTTAGCTGTTGTTCTGCAAATAAAGTTGTTGGCAATTGATACCATGCACATTCAGCTGTTTCTGCTATTTCATTTATTTTGCCCGTCATTACAAATTCGTCGAAATCAATAGAAATAATTAAAGGAGTTAAACTATTTTGTTTACAGAAAGAAAAAGCATATTTTGTATCATGTAAATTATAGTTTGGTTGAAGATCTATTATTACAGGGACAAATGGAATATTTAAAGACAAAAATACACTTAACATAAATTCGCTATCTATTCCACCACTATACATCAAATAAAGAATTTCGTTTCTGTTTTTGTATATTTCTTCAGCGGCAATGCATGCTTCTTCCAGAAAGGTGTTGGGAGGTCTTGTGATTTTGTTTCTTTTTACAGTAAATGTCGATCCTGACCCAAAACACGAAAAATAATTATTATAAGTAATATTCATGGTATCAGTGGAGAATAATAAATTATGATATATTATAATACAATGAGAGGAACAGAATTTGGTCTTTGTCGTCAGTATGTTGATATTGATGACAATCAAGAATATTTAGAAGAGTTTGTTGACCAGGAAAAAATAAAAACGTTATTCACGTTTGGGGTTCCTAATCGACATGCAGGAAATACGATAATTCTTTCACACCCCGACAAACAAAAAGTTCTTGAATATAATTATTTTACAACCGAAAAACCGTATAATATTACAACTGAATTAAAACATCTTAGATATTATTATGTTCGATATTATGAAAAAACAAAATTCACAAATGTGTGGGCTCTTGACTTCAAGAAAAATTATAACATTGAAATATTTAAATTAAATCAAAACGAAACAAAACAAATAAAATATGATGGTATCATCAATACATATCTTGTTTTTCAAGGTGAGTGTGAAATGAACAACGTCTTGTTGACAACAGAAAAATTTTATAGGAAAGTAAAAAAAGAAGATATTATATTAAAAGCTACAAAGGATAATACGTTTGTTGCAAAATTAAGTCAAGTTTTTTAATGTCTGAGGAAAATAATATGATCACCAATTCATCTATAAAATTAGCCATACTTACAACATTGACTTCTTATTTTGAAGGAAATATTGCTCGTCACAAAATGAACATAAATGTAATGTTAAACAATCCATTGGCAATTCATGATCATACCGATTATATCGGTGCCATTGAAAAAGAATTACAAGCAATTGCCGAGTATGAAGACAAGCTTGCCGTTTTAAAAAAACATTTTAAACAATATGAATATGATCCAAGGGACGAATAAAAATGACATCGATTAATGTGATGCACGACATATGGAAACGACGACTTGAAATTGATAATGAACGCCGTAAAAAAACTGAAGAATTAATGAAACAATATGACGAAGAAGTATATTTTCCAGCATTAAAACAACTACAAGAAGATTGTATTAAAATATACGGTGAACACGAAAAGACAAAGTATTACAACAATGGCTTAGGTTGGGAGTGGTGGTATTGTGGTCGTTGCGGCGCTTCGCATAGTAGAAAGCAACTATTTTAACCACCACAACAACGTAAAGTTGTTTTTAGTTTTATTTTTTTGTTAAATTTTTTCTCGCATTGTTCACTACAAATATATTTTTCACGCCGTATATAAGGAACAATTTTTTTACATACAAAACACAAACGAGGAAATTTAAGATACTGTTTTTCGGGTGTTGTCATATTTGAAACGTATACATAAGTAATGTTGTTGTCGTTTTTTATTTATCAAACTTAAGGTTGAGAAAACCACGTGATCTTCAGTCACATGGATGAATCAGCACATTGGTATCTAATTAATTTGTAGTCATAAATAAAATGTCTGGTTGTGGGACGCAGTCGGACATTAAACAAAAACCGAAGGAGGCGTCGATGCGGTTAGGTCGAGTCGATGAGCTCGGAAACCATAAAGTTTTTAGCTTCGTGGTAGTTCATTTTAATACAGAACGTTGATTGTTGTCTTTTGTTTAGTAGTATAGTAATGTATTAGCTAATTCTTCTTAAGAACAATTAGCTATTTATTCCCCGATAGCTCAGTCGGTAGAGCAACGGACTGTTAATCCGCAGGTCCCGGGTTCGAGCCCTGGTCGGGGAGCAAAACTACGGTTCCGGTATTTGTATCGGAAGTTCTGATAATTCATATCAATTAGACCAAGGAAACCACGTGATTTTTAGTCGCGTGGATGAATTGGTCAAGTTTTTGATCTAGATCAAACAACATCGAAAAATCTCCTGAAATTGTCATATCGAAACATGAAAAAGCATAAATAGATTATAACAGAACAACAAAGGTTTGTCAAGTGGAATTAAGAGCATACAAGTATAGGTTGTATCCAAACAAAGCAGAAGAGGCGCTGCTAACACAGTTCTTTGGTGCCAAGCGTTGGATTTTCAACCATTACCTCCACGAAAACAAACAACGATTTGCCAACAAAGAAAAACATCTGAACAACTACGACATCAACGTACAGATTACTCAACTCAAGAAACAACCAGAAACTGCTTGGCTCAGAGAAATTGACGACTGGTGTTTGAAACATGCAGCCGAAGACCTGCACACAGCATACCAAAACTTCTTAAATTCTATCACCGGAAAACGAAAAGGTCCAAAGCTACAAGCACCCAGATTCAAGTCTAAATCAAATTATCAGTCCTACAGGACTCGTGATGTCAAAGTTGATTTTGAGAACAGCACAGTCAAGTTACCAAAGATCAAGAATGTCAAGATTGCTCTAGACAGAAAGTTCGAAGGAACCATCAAATCAGCTACAGTGTCAAAGACTCCGTCAGGTAAGTTTTTTGTTTCCATCTTGGTAGAAGAAGATGTTTCAGTTCTACCTTCTACCGAGCAAGAAGTGGGGATTGATCTTGGTTTGAAGGACCTCTGCGTCCTTTCAACCGGACTCAAATTCCAACATCCTGAAGCAATGCTAGCGAAAGCCAAGTTAGCACTTAAGAAGCAGCAGCGCATTTTAGCAAGAAAGACTAAAGGCAGTAAGAACAGAGAAGCTCAACGAATCAAAGTAGCTAAGTGCTACGAGAAGATTGCCAACATTAGAAATTGGTACTACCACAACATTAGCTCCTACTTGATTCAAAACTTTGATACCATTTACATGGAGAACTTGAATGCTTCTGGAATGTTGAAGAACAGAAAACTCTCAAGAAAAATCCATGAAACTGCTTGGTCAACGCTTGTTTCCATGATTTCCTGCAAGTCAGCCTCTGCTGGTAGGACATTCCATCAAATTGATCCGTTTGTTCCATCTAGCAAGACGTGTTCGTGCTGTGGGCACAAACTTGAGAAACTTGATCTTGGTACTCGGGAATGGCATTGCCCTGGTTGTGGTACTGAACATGATCGAGACTTAAATGCTGCTATCAACATTAAAAACTTTGGTCAGCTAGATTGCTATGATCAACTTATTCCTTCGGGTGAGATGCCCGAAGTGGGAGTGATCCCAACGTCCTTGCAAAAACATGTCGCTAAAATCGAGAGATCTTCAAGCATTTTTGGAGTTGACATGGGGAGCAGGAAAACCGCGTTGTCTTTAGCTACGCGGTAGTTTATATCAAAGGAGAAACACATGGCAGCACCAAAATCTTCAAGTGATAAAGTACACGGTCGTCTTCGTAAACTAAACGGCAAAGTTGTAAAACCGGTTCTTTTTAATGGTCGTGCTGTTGGTGGCGGTAAATACATGGCGGGTGAGGTTGACGGAAAACTTGTCATGATTGATGGTACTGATATTCCTGCAAAACTACGATCGATTGGTACGTTAGAAGAGTTTCCTCAACAGTAACTTAGTACTATCCACACAAATCCTACTTGTTGACATGTGGATGAAAGTGTGTTATTATTTTAATTAGGAACACGTTTTGCAACAAATGGAAACAAATAAAACATATAGGTTGGGAACTGGCCGAATTTACTCCTGTAGAGTGGCTGAAATAAATGCCACAATGAAACAGGAATCAAGGTTACCGTTGGGTGACCCCAGTTGTTCTTAAGAACAAGTGGTAGTTCAGTAGTATTATAGCTATTTCGTAAACAGCTTACAGAGGTTTGATTCCTCTACAGAGCACCACATCAAAGGAAAGTGCATGAAATACATAACTCTTTTTCCATTATTGTTTTGTTCAACAGCGTTTGCTAATGGTGGTGAAGTATATTTTCAAGGCGGTGCTTTACAAAATGCTGATGCTCCTAATACGACTTGGACATTACAAAGCGGATTTATTTCACAAATCAACAATAAATTTGGTGTGGGGTTTTCTTACTTAAACGAAGGTCACAGCGAAAATAATCACAGGGACGGCTTTGCTGTACAAGGCTGGTATACTGACAAAATTACGAATTCACTTTATTACCAAGTTGGTACTGGTCCATATATTAGTAACAACAATACACTTCAAAACGAAAATCGTTTAAATGATTTCCACGTTGGTTTAATTTCATCAGCAACGCTTAAGTATTATTTACAAGATGGATGGTATCTTCGTGCTCAATACAATAATATTTTAATGACAACCACAAATTCAAATAGTGTATTGTTTGGTATTGGTAAAGATTGGAATAATTCTGTAAACAATTCTGAAAAAGTATTCGATAAAGTATATTTGAGCGTTTGGTCAGGTTCTTCTCGTACAACACAAATTGGTACACAAAAAAATGCCACACCAGTGATGTTAGACATCAAACAACAGTATAACATTTCTCGCATTTCATTTGGTGGTGGTTTACTTTATGAAGGTAATACCGGTCTTGTTGATAGAACTGGAATGTATTTTCAGGGTTGGTATGATTATAAGCCATCAGAACAGTGGACACTGAGTGGTGGTATTGGTCCTTATCTTGCTGTTGATAACAAAAGATCAACTGAACAAATAAAACTAATGATGGCTGGTTCTATCAGAATAGTTAGAGATTTTGGTGATTATTTTGTTGGTGGAACATTTACAAGAATTACGTCGTTTTATAACAGAGATCAAGATTTGTTCATGATTGGCTTTGGAAGAAAATTTTAACAAGTTCAAACATTATAAATTCAAATTATAGGCACAACAAAAAAGTTAAATTACCTATTCGTTGATTATTGATTCCCCATACCTATTTTTTAATACATAGATTATGTAACTGGAAAAAGGAGTAATAAAATGAACATTCGTAAAATAGCTTTAACGACTCTTGGCGTACTATTCATTGTTGTGCCCGTTTCTATCAGCTATTTTGCATATCAACAAGTTCAACAGCTAGAAGAAGTAGAAGAATTAAAGAACACTAGCAAAGAATACAAAGACGCAATTATTAATCTTGACCATGCTTTAACGACACTCTGGGTAGAACGTTACGTTAGTTATCTCATAAACGAAAGCGGAGAAGAAGAAAACGATAACGATGGCTATGTAGACATAAATGATCTTGATGTTGAAAAACAAGAAATTTTATGCAGAGATTATTTTAACTTGTTTAAAGACGAGATACCACTCAATGAAGGACAACGGCTCATGTTAGCATTGAATAAAGATACGTTAAGCGGGTGGTTAGATCCTATCTGTGAACAATTTAAAGAGGAATAAAAACCCTAATAAAAAAATAGAAGTTTTATTGTCTTTAAGGTTGAGAAAACCACATGATCTTCAGTCATATGGACGAATCAACACAATGGTATCTAATTGGTTTATGATTATAAATGATAATGTCTGGTTGTGGGACGCAGTCGGACATTAAACAAAAACCGAAGGAGGCACCAGTGATGTTAGCTGGGTCGATAAGTTCGGAAACCGTGTCGTCTTTAACTGCGTGGTAGTTCATAGAAGTTGGTATTTTTTGTGTGAATATATTGAAGAAAGGAGGAATCCACAATTCATCCTCATGTCTAAACAACATCAGGTTTTAATGTGGTAATTATATGAAAAGATTAATTTTGGGTTCAATTGCGTTGGTACTAAGCGGTTGTAAATTTGATGTTGGAGTTAGCGATAGAGATTTGAAGCAACAAAACATTCAAGCAGCACAAAATCTTGTTGGAACTTCAACACCAATGTCTAGCCACTGCACAAGGGTGGAAAATGGGTATGTGTATTGTACAACTGTATTTGTGTACAAACCAGAGTAGTTGATTTTTAAATGTAACTGTAATATAATTTGTCGTGTCATATATATGACACATTAGACATAAGGAGAAATAAATTATGAAGAACTATATTGGCAAGCAAATTACAATTCCGGCAGGTGCTCGTGTTCGTGTTCTTGGTCAAACAAAGATTCGTAAGACTGAATCGATTGTTACAATTCGTGATCAAGAAGTAGCACGCAATGGTAAGATCCGTGTTTTTTGGAAGAGCCATGGCTATAAGGCTTCTACCCTAATCTAAGCTGAAGTTATTTTACCCAATGAAAAAAGAGCAGAATTAATTCTGCTCTTTTTTTCTGCTTACGACAAATCACAGAAGTATTAATTTGTCTGTATGTGCTTGTTTAATTCATCTTTTTTTGAAAATTTTAACTTAATTTTTAATAACTTCGATTATAGCGTCAACAAATTTTTCTCTGCTTTCCCACACAATATATGTTCCAACGACAACTACAACAATCATAATTAACCCAAGAACTTTCCAAGGCTTATCAACCCAAGAAAGTAATTTTTGGATTAGGGAAAGTGTTGGTGTGGCTGTTTCGTTTTCAGGTTTGATGTTCATCGTTGTCTTCCTTAAAGTATCAATATTGTATGTAAATTTCCATTTCAATCAACAACTATAAAATTCCTGTAAAAATTATATAGAAGCGATGACCAAATATCTTTTTGCATAAATAGATGTATGGTTAGGAAGTTCTTAGCAGGAACTCCAACCTCAGCTACAGGTGACTGGGCTGTCCCATACGATTTTATTTATACAGGTTCAATGATTCTAAGAGCTTACAAATACCGACTGTATCCAACAAAAGAGCAAGAGCAATTCTTGTTGCAGAACTTTGGTTGCGTCCGATTCGTCTGGAATCAACTGGTAGCCAACTTTAATTCTTGGTCTAAGGATGGTCCAACTCAAACAGTCACTGAAAAGACCTTGAAAGACGATCCTAGATATCCTTGGCTAAAAGAAGTCATCAGTTATGCTTTGCAACAAAGGCGAATGGACTTTGATGAGACCAAAAAGCAATTCTTCAACAAGAAACGAGCCGTTAAACTTGGGCGGATGAAGTTCAAATGCAAAGGGAAATCACGTGATTCGTTTAGGATCCCTGCTGCATCATTGGGTGGAATGAAGGCATTTGATTTAGATGCTGGAACAATCAAACTCACGAAAATGTCTCCAATGAAGATGGTGGTTGATCGGAAATTCAATGGCGCCCCTAAATCAGTGACAATTTCAAGAAATCCTTCTGGTCAGTATTTTGTTTCAGTTCTAGTTGAAGAAGAGCTAGAATTGAAACCAAATACCGGTCGCTCTATCGGTATTGATCTCGGGTTGAAAGACTTGATAGTCATGAGTAATGGCCTGAAGATTTCAAACCCAAGGTGGTTTAGAGAAAGCCAATCTAAACTTAAAAGAGCACAGCAGCATTTAAGTCGTAAGGTTAAAGGGTCAAATCGTTGGAATAAGCAAAGAATCAAGGTTGCTAAAAACCATCAAAAAATAACCAATCAACGAAACTGGTTCTACCATAATCTATCTACTTGGTTAGTGAACAACTACGATACCATTTGCATGGAAAAGCTGAACGTTAAGGGCATGGTAAAGAACCGCAGATTGGCTAAGTCCATACAAGATGTTTCTTGGTCATCCTTTGTGTCTATGGTTGCATACAAGAGCAACTGGTATGGTCGGTCATTTCAACAGATTGACACCTTCTATCCGAGTTCAAAACTTTGCTCATGTTGTGGTCACAAGATGGCTAGCATGGAACTCTCGGTAAGAGAATGGACCTGCCCGTCTTGTGGTTCATTACATGATCGAGACTTGAATGCTGCAATGAACATTTTACTTAAAGGTCTTGACGATCTTTATGGATTTACATCGGACGAATTAGCCGATTACAGACGTCGAGAGGAATTAAGACCAAAGGTAGAAATGCCTAAGGCATCCTCGTTGAAGCGTTTAGTTAGTTTTATTGATTTTTATAAAACGACATAATTATACTATTTATCGTCTTTCACAGAAAAACAAATACAATATGGGCGTAGAAATTGAACGAAAATTCCTTGTAAAATCAAAATATTATCGTTTTATTACAAAACATTCTTTGTCTGTTGAAGAAATTCGACAGGGGTATCTTGTCAATAAAACGAACAATGTTCGAGTTCGTGTGTCTGAAAAAACAGATTTTGACCTTAATGAATTTACAAATACTACCAAAGAAAGCTACTTGTTCTTTAGACAAGCGGTAGTTCAAAGGATTTAATGTCTGTGAAAATACGAGTTCTGTTGTAAGGAATTCGGCTCAGAAAGTAAGTTTTTGTTAAGAATAATTAAAAATTGACAAGTTGTTGTTGACAAGTGGATGAAAGTCTGTTATAATTTTAATTAAGAACCCATTTTGCAACAAATGAGTACAAAAAAATAAAATATATAGGTTGGGGACTGGCCGAATCTACGCCTGTGGAGTGGCTGAAGTAGATGCCACGATGAAGCAGGAATCACGGTTGTCATTAGGTGACCTCTGCTTCTTCTTAAGAACAAGCAGTAGTCCAGTTTTGATCTGTGGTAAGTTGTTGTCAAGTTCAGTAATGAACGAATAAGTAATTTAACTTTTTTGAAAGGAAAAAAATATGAATAAAACGATTCTTGCTGTTGTAATTTCTGGTTTTGCTGGTGCCGCAATGGCAACAGGTCCATCTTATAATGCTGCTGTAACTTCATCAGCAACTGTTTCTGTAGGCTCTTTTTCCGTATCAAACATTTCTGGTTCTGGTGTTGATTTCAGTACACATTCCGTCGGTGGTTCCGCATTGAACACAACCGGTGTGGGTGGTAGTGCCAACGCTGGTAATTATGAGGGCAGTGGTTCAACATATGCCTATACAAATGGTAGCACCACTACTTGGGCCAATGGTATTGGACAAGGCGGGGCTGGTGCTTTTGGTCAACAAACCGGTAATGGTTCAATCACAGTAACTGACACAAACGGTGAACATTATGGTGGCAAAATTGATAACACGTCTCTTGTTGGTGTTAACACCGGGAGTGGTGCTGGTGTAATAGGCACAGGCAATGCCGTGTCTGGCAGCTACGGTATAGCTGAGAATAATTCATACTCCAACTATAAGAATACACTTTCCCCATCTAAGTCCACTACTTCATCCGCAACGAGCAACGGGTTTTCACATGTTAACAACTGGGGTGTAACTACTGCTCCTGGTGATATTGTATCTGGTTTTGGCGTTGGCACCCAACAAGGTAGTGCCTTTGCTAAGGGTAAGATTGGTCACTAATTTTGTGTTGTAGTAAAAGGCAGGAGAAATATTTCTCCTGCCCATTGTTAAATACTTTATAGGAGAAATAAAATGAAAATTCTAGATCTTTTTTATGCAGGCGCAGTAGCAACTTTAGTTGGTGTTGTAACGGTTGCTGGTGTTAATCCAGCTTATGCTCAAACGCAAAACAATTCTGGTTTTGCTTCTGGCACACAAGCTAATAGCAATTCTTCTGTTAGTGGTGTTTCTTCAAGCACCAATAACACAACCGTTCAAGGTCAGCTGCAAGGCAACAACCAAGCTCTAACAATTAACAACCCAGCCGAAACTACTGTTCGTTATCAAGGCGGATATGAGCTCAAGAATGTACCGGGTGTTGTTGCTCCAAACCTAACAACAACTCTAACTGAAACGTGTATGGGTTCAACGTCAATTGGCGGTGCTGGTGTTGGTTTTGGTTTCTCAGCTGGCACAACTTGGAAGGACACCGATTGCGTTAACCGTCTGAACGCTCGTGAACTTCGTACGTTTGGCGATACAGCAGCAGCCAAGGAAGTTATGTGTGAAAACGAAGTTGTTCGTGCTGCTTACAAGCGTGTTGGACAGCCATGCGCTCTACGTGACGACGAAATGCAAAAGGTTGTAGTCAATAAGCCTGTTGTTGATGGTTTTGGTAAGACTGTAAAGACAAGCAATTAATAGGTTTTGTATAAATAACTCAAAAAACTAACAGTCTTTAGACAACATCAGTTTTCTAAAGAGTCTTAAATAAGAGGAGACATATGTCTCCTCTTTTTTTACCAAAAAAATTAAACACATTAACTATTAGATGTCAAACTCATGAGGTAATCGTATGAAAACAAAACTCTTAATGTGTCGTCCCAAATACTTCGATGTTAACTATGTTATTAACCCTTGGATGAAAGGGAACATCCACAATGTAAGTCATGAGTTGGCTGTTGAGCAATGGGAAAATTTTTATAATACTATCAAAAAATATGCAATTGTTGAATTGATCGACCCAATAAAAAATTTGCCTGATATGGTTTTTACAGCAAATGGTGCTTTGTGTGATATTAAAAACAACGTGGCTTTATTTGGAGAATTTGCTAATAAAGAAAGAAAACAAGAAAAACCATATTTTATGAAATGGTTTAAACAAAATGGATGGAATGTAATTGACATTCCAGACTTATTTGAAGGTGCTGGCGAATGTTTAAAAGATGCTCAAAACCAATATTGGTATGGTTATGGTTTTAGAGGCACAAAACAAGCCACAGATATTTTGCAACAGCATCTTCCAAATTTACACCAACTAAAATTAATTAATCCTAAATTCTATCACTTGGACACATGCTTTTGCCCTCTTTCAGGAGGTGATGTTCTTTATTATCCCGAAGCATTTGATGAAAAAAGTAACCTTTTAATTTCTTCAGTTCTACAACACAAAGCAATTGCTGTTTCACAGCAAGATGCAATGATGTTTGCATGCAATGCGGTGTGTGTAGAAAATACGATTTTTGTTAACAACATGTCGGAACAACTTGAAACACATCTTTACTATAAAAATTATGAAGTTATTCGTGTACCTTTAACTGAATTTTTAAAATCAGGCGGTGGAGCAAAATGCTTAACTTTGCAGCTGCAGTGAATGCTGGCTTCTTGGGTTAACACAATAAATAATACTAAGTTTTCTTGAATTATTAGGTGTAAATGCAATGAACAGATACTACTTTCAAGCATGTTATAAATTAATTACAGAAAGCGAGCAAGAAATTAATCATCCTCTTGATGAAGATGTTGAGAGTTATGTAGTTCGTCTTACGGCAGATAAGTTTGATGATCCATCTCTTGGATACAACAAATCGGTAATTGAAATGAAATATGCTCCATCTGAGACAACGCTGGAAAAATATAAACACCTTAAAGACACGGGTGATACTTGTTTACTTATCTCATCACTCACGCCATTTGTAGCACAACGCTTTGGTTTATCGCCTTCATACTTTATTTCAATAGGCAAAGATGCTTTTTATGAACTTGGCAAGGACATTGAACCTTCTACCAATGTTTATACTAAGATATATCAACAGTTTTCATACGTAAGAGATGTAGTTGAAAATGCTTTCACACACAAAATGTACTCCATAGAACAATTAATTGTTTTGGGTAAAGTGGGAAGTTCTCTTGCAAACAAAATCCTTCTGGGAACAGATTTAAGCAAAGGATTTAGTTGTTGACATTGATTGTTAGTTAGTGTATTATTTACAAATACCATCAAAAAAAGCCACATGTTCTTTAGACGAGTGGCGATTCAGATGAATCGTAGTTCACTCTTTGAAAGGAAAAATAATGTCTTCTAATGCTATTGTAGCAACAATTAATCCAGATCAAACATATACCTCCATCTATTGCCATTATGATGGATATCCTGAAGGAGTTGGAAAGTCTCTGCATGCACACTACAACACATATGAAAAAATTAGTAATTTGATTTCATATGGCGATGCTTCTTCAATAGAAGATCTGATTGAAGAAAGTACTTTTTATTTTCGAGACGAAAAGGAAGATTGGGAAATTGTAAAACCAACAAATTTTAAAGAACTTGATCACTTGCTTGCTCATAAAAAAAGTTGGATGTTTTTATATCTTTTTGATGGAAAAGAATGGTGGTATGCAACTCCAGGATCTAAACATTTACTCCGACTAGAAGATTATTTTCGTGAGAATGATTAACATATCTGTTTTGATTTTAACAGAAAATTGCCGAATTTTACTTCGGCAATAATTTATTTTTCCAATTAATAGGAGACATCTTTTGTGAAAGAAATTTGGATTCTTAGTTTTATTTTAAATACAAATTATTATGGTCTTATTCACGTTTCGCCAAATCAATCACTTTCTGCTTCGCCACCAACAAACATTACTTTGATGATTGAATACGACACAGAAGCACAATGTAAGGAAGCAATGCAAGCCGTAAAAAAACATATTAATGCAAAATATCCGCGTTGCATTAAAGAACAACGGATGAATTAAATAACAGATAATGAAAAGGAACTAAAAAATGGATTACTATGCCAAACGTCAATGGAAAGAATTTATTTTAGTGTGCATTATAGTTGCTTTAATCTTTGGTTGCTATGCTGCATTTGGTGCTGAAACAGACGACGATTTGTTAATGGAACCCCCTTCATTTGGAAATAACGAATGGGTTTTCATTAAAGCAGACCAATTCAGTAACAAATTTTCATATGAAAAATCAACTTTAAAAATTGAAAACGGGAAAATTTCAGTTTGGATTCGCGAAGATCCTTATGTTGCTGTTCCAATTAAAGGAACAGGTAAAATATTTGCTCAACTTTGGCGCATTGATTGCAAGAACAAATTTGCAATGTCAATCCAAAGATGGACAATTGATAGTTCAAACTATGCATGGGAACCTCATAGAGTAAACAACGAAAAACAAACGTTGAATCCTCGAACGCCAATGTGGGACATGTGTTTGATTTATGGCGATAAAATTTAATTATTGATCTTTTTGTATACTTAAAGTATAATGACATTGATCTAATTAATAGATATCGCAAATACACACAACACAGCGGGGTGAATAAATGAGTACTTTTTCTGTAAAAGTATGCAAGATTCGCGACATTGAACCAATTGCTAATGCTGATGCTATTGAGCTAGCTGTGATTGGTGATTATCGTTCCATCGTAAAGAAGGGTGAATATAAAGCAGGTGATCTTGCTGTCTTTATTCCTCCAAATTCAATTGTTCCGGAATGGATTTTAAAACAGTTGAACCTGTGGGATTACGAGAACCACAAAGGCAAACTTGCTAGTAAAACTGGAAACAGAGTTAAAGAAATCCGTCTTCGCGGGGTATTAAGTGAAGGGTTAATTTTTTCATTAAAACACACCTCATCTATGAACTTTTATCTAATGCTTGAGGATGGGAGCGAAATTCCTGTAAAGGAAGGAGACGACATTGCAGAAGTTCTTGGTATTGTAAAATGGGAACCTCCGATTCCAGCAACGTTTGCAGGTGAAGTATACAATGCTGGTAGAGATCTTACGATTGCTTATGATATTGAAAATTTTAAAAACTTTCCTGACGTTCTTCGGCTTGGCGAAGAAGTCGTAATGACGGAAAAACTACACGGAACTTTTTGTGCAATTGGAATCCTTCCAAACAAAGATTGGAACGAGAACCATATTCGTACTAAGTTTGTTGTGTTTAGTAAAGGACTCGGTAGTAAAGGTCTTTGCTTTAAGGACAACATAAAAAATCAAGACAACGTTTATATCAAGACACTTACCGAACTTCAAATATTTGAAAAGCTTGAAAGTTTTGTAAACATGATCAAAAACGACGGCGGTGTTATTGATTCTCCAACGTTTATTCTTGGTGAAGTGATTGGCAAAGGAGTTCAAGATCTATCTTACAATGTTGATAAGAGGGATTTTCGTGCTTTTGATATGGTTGTTGGATATCGCGGTAAACAATTATATTATGATTATGATGATATGGTTCAAGCATGTATGGCAATGGGAATCAATAGTGTTCCGTTAATTTATCGCGGACCTTTCTCGAGAGAAGTTATGCTTCAATATACATCTGGCAAAGAAACAATTTCTGGAAAAAATCTTCACGTCCGAGAAGGGGTTGTTGTAAAACCTGTCAAAGAAAGAACACACATCGAGCTTGGTCGTGTAATTCTCAAAAGTGTAAATGAAGATTATCTTCTTCGTAAGGGTGGTACAGAGTATAATTAAAAAATGTTAATCACATGCGTACATTTATCAAACTTAAGGCTGAGAAAACCACGTGATCTTCAGTCGCGTGGATGAATTGGCCTATTGATATCTAATTAATTTGTAGTCATAAATAAAATGTCTGGTTGTGGAACGCAGTCGGACTCTAAACAAAAACCGAAGGAGGCGCCGGTGATGTTAGCTGGGTCGATGAGTTCAGAAACCGCGTTGTCTTTAGCTACGCGGTAGTTCATAATATTCACATTAAGGAAACTGCTTGTTGTTTAGAGGTTCAGCAGTCGATAAAAGGTATATTAAATGGATTTTTCAAAACTAATTGACCTAGCAAAAGAATCTGGAATTATTCACGAAAACTTTCAGATGCTCGAATATAAATTTGCAGACGAAATGCGAAAAATACTCCGCTTTGCTGATCTTGTTCGACAAGACGAACAAATTCGTCAAATGCAAAAGATGGAAGAATTGAAACATTTAATTGTTAAAGAGTGTATCGGTTGTTGTGAATCGGTCGGTTCAAACCAAGTGTCCGAAGCACAAGACAGATGGATTAATGGTGTTAATCAATGTATTGAAGAAATTAAATATCATTTCAAGTTTTAATTCAGCGGAGAAAAATTATGGAAACGCTTTCAGCAAGTTTAGTAAAATTTTTAATTACAGTCGGCTTACAAAGTTATATGCAATACCAACATCCAGAGATTTCGCATGAAAATTATCCCGAAATTTTGCCTCCTCAGATTGTTGTTATTGAACACTCACAACTTCAATTAAAAGCACAATGTACAATTGAAGATTGTAAAATCATAGGTTGGTACAGCGGCTTTGTCAGTAATGACAAAACAATTTATTTAAGTAAAAATCTTCCGTTTGAAAAAATCGAAACGGATGCAAAACTTCAAAGTATTATTTTTCATGAATTAATTCATTATATTCAAGATGAATACGACCACGCTCCAAAAGAAACTTGCAAAGAAAAATATGAATTGGAACGAGTTGCTTACACACTACAAGCACGTTTTGTTCAAAAAAAGGATTATACGTTTGCTGGAATCAAAATTCCTCCGATTGAAGTAATATGCAAAGATTCTGAGTGAATTACTGCCTTGAGCCGGCAATTCACTTTTAAACCAAAGTGGAGTAATTAGACGCGTTCTTGAAGGAGTTGTAAATTGTTAACGTGTCCAATTTGTAATCGTGAACTCGGTACCGAGTGGATCGATGAACACCATTTGATTCCAAAAACCTTTAAAGGTAAAGAAACAATTAAAGTTCATAGGATCTGCCACGAAAAAATTCACTCAACGTTCAGCGAAAAAGAATTATACAACTATTACAATACAATTGAACGATTAATTGAACACGAAGAAATGCAAAAGTTTATAAGATGGGTCTCAAAAAAACCAATAAACTATTTTGACCATCACAAGGATACAAAAGAAAGAAAAAGAAAAAGAAAATAAATAACTATAAATACTCAATAAACTATTTATTCTTTTTCAGACAAAAAAGTTCTGTCATAGTTTGTAAAGGAAATTTATTTCATGGATGATAAAAACTTAAAAACAATTAAAGAAGAATTAAAGAAATTGTCGGATACAATTTTGATTTTAAAAAAAAGAATAAATATTGTTGAACACGAAAACAAAAGATTAAAGTCTTCTGTGAATATTCACGATTATAATATTAAAATTTTATCAAATGCTGTTAAAAATAAAAATACAGAATAATTATTATGTTTACTAAATTTCTTTTAACAATTTTAAGAAAATATTGGATCCATATTATTGCTTTGTTGGGGATTGTTTTCTTTATTTTTCATTATATTGGTTTAAAAAACGAAATTAAAAAACTTGAAGAAATCAATATAAATCTAAAAGTTGAAATATCAACCTTACAAGGGCAGCTGGAAGGATGCCAAGAAGCAAATGAAATCTTCCAACAAGAAATTCAAAAATTTAATCAAGCAATTTCTAAATGGTCTGAGGCTTCGCAACAACAACTAAGACAATTTGAATCTTTAAAAACAAGAATTGCTGCATCACAGGCAACTTCTGCTCTTCGAATTAAACAAATTCTCGAAAATCCAAATAAACCTCAAACGTGTGAGCAAGCAATTCAATATTTGGTTAGTATTGGTAAACAAATTAACAAAGAAAGTCCAAAATGAAAAAAATATTACTTTCGTTATGTCTTTTTTTGGTTGCATGTCAACCGACTACAAAATACATTGTTAAACCAGAAATTGTTTATGTTGATAGACCGGTTTATGTTAGCCCTCCGCCACCGGAAGTAAAAAAACCAGATTTATATATATCAAAACTGACCGACGGCGATGTTAATGATCCTGGTAAAGTTGTGTTGTATTGGCATGCCGATATTGAACAATTATTAAGTCTAATTTCAATTTATGAATCAATATTAGACCAATACAAGAAAGCAAACGTTAATACGCAAAATTTACAAAAAGAAGTTGACGAAATTTATTTTGCGAATAAACAACGCGTAGAAACTATTACGAACGATTCAAAATAAATATATAATACACTTTTTAATTATTATATAGCAAATGAAACAAAAAATTTGGGAAGGGTCGTTTGACGGAAAATTAACATCGCTTGTTATAGAAGACGATACAATAAAGTTCGAACAACTCAACGAAGGTATTATTTCAAATATAGGCAAAGGATTAATAAGATTTGCTAGTGCTCATTCGTTTTTAACGGGAGTTCTTGCATATAGTGCTTACGATGCTATTAAACGAAACATATCTTCAGTTGTATCAAGAACAAAAATATACGCAAAAGACATTAACGAACGCTCAAAAATGCGTGAAGTTGTAAAACAAATGGAAAAAGCAGGATGGAAAGTAGTTAAATCGAAATATGTGGGTCAAGGATACGAATGGACACTGGAAAGAAAATAAAACTAAAAGGACCAGCCAGACAAAACGAATTTGACAAGACTGCTCGTCCAATGAAGTTTCACAACACATTAGATCCAAAACAACGTGACGTTGGATCCAAAACCAAACTTCGTCCTGAAAAAGTAATTATTAAAGATACAAATAGCGAAAAAGTTTACGGATACAGAACTTTAATACAAAAAACAATCGAAAATATAATAACGGAAGAACTAGATGAATTACCCGGTTTGGTTGTTCATGAAATTAGAAAAAATATTCGTAAAGGTGCTAAAGACCTAGAACAAAACTGGAAAAATGCTTTACACTTATTAAATAAAGCATATGAAGTGGCAGGCGTTAAAGTTCCAACTCCTGAAAACAAAAAAGCATGGAAACAATATGAAGAATTGATTCAATATTCAGTAAAAGAACTTGCTGATGCTCGCGGACTGGACGGGCCCTGGAGAATAACATATACAATTACTGAGGCTTCAACACACAAAAGGATTTTCGTTGAAATCCCTGGTGCTGGAACAACAGAAGTTGTTGATACAACAATCGACGATTTGGTTGAAAAAATTGTTAATAAAGCAAGACGGCACGGCGGTGTCGTTCACATCAAAGAAAAGTCATCCGAACATGCCATACTAACCGTTTGGAAAGATGGTAATCTTATCGAAACGATAAAAATTAAAGACTTTTCATAAAGTAATTGTTGACTTTTTTAAAAAAACCTAACATAATATTGTTTGTTTTTGAAAGAATTTTATGTTAAAACAAACAATACTAAAAATTATTGCTAGCGCTTCTCTGTGGATTGGTGCTTCTTTCCTCCTTACAGGAACATTTTTGCTCCAATTTCCATCAACGGCAAGCACATCAGTCATTCCGTGGATTTTCTTTCTTATTGGAAACGGCGTATGGACAATTGATAGTTATCTCTCCAACAGAAAAGAGTGGCTCGTTGTTGGCGTTGCCTACACATTGCTAAATGCATATATTCTTTGTACAAGGATTTTTGCATCATTTGTATGATTACTTATTTACAATATGGGAGATAGCACAAGATGTTTAAAACACTACCATCTAAACCATCTTTTTGCATTATTGCACCAACAGCATATCTTGAAAATTATGCTTCTCAATCTCGTACTCATTTAGCTTTAGCACATTTAATTGATAAAGATCCAGTTTATGCAAACTTCTATTTGAAAATGAGTAAAAGAGGAGATTTTATTATTTGTGATAATGGTGCTTTTGAACTTGGCCGTTCGTATGCGCCTGAAAAACTAATTGATTTGGCAAATAAAATTGAAGCTTCCTGTATTGTGCTTCCTGACTATCCGTTTGAACATTCACAAAAAACAATTGATGCAGCACATGAGTGGGCTGATCTAATTCACAACAATGGATTCCGTACAATGTTTGTTCCTCAAAGCAAAAAAGGTGACATGGAAGATTGGATCAAAGCATATCGGTGGGCTGCTGGAACACATCTCGTAGACATGATTGGTATGTCCATATTAGGCATTCCCAATGCGCTTCCACATATTCCGGCTGCATATGCTCGTGTTGTGATGACGCAAATCTTAATTGACAGAGGCATTTTCAACTTCAACAAATATCATCATTATCTTGGATTGAATGCCGGGCCCGGACTAGAAATTCCACCATTGTTAAAAATGAAAACGCTAAACAGTTGCGATAGTTCAAATCCAGTTTGGATGGCTATTCTTGGTCACGAATATACATACAACGCTGATAGCTTTTTATATGTTTCAAAACCAAAAGCGCACGTTCAATTTGATTATCCGTACGTGAGCGATGAAGCAACACAAAAAAGAATTCATCATAACGTTATGATGACACTAAAAATATTTGAAGGAGAATAATAATGTTTATTAATCCAAAGGTTGTGATCGAAAATAAATGGATTACTGGAATTCATAATCCCGAAAAACAAATACAACCAAACGCAATTGATTTTACGGCAGATGTCATGAAACGCGTTAAGCTTGAGCCGGCATATGTTGGCGAAACAACCAAACAAATGCGTGAGATTTATGATATTCCATGTATTAACAACATATGGCGTTTGGACGCCATGAGTGTTTATGATGTAATGTCAGACATGTATGTTGAAGTACCTGAAGGTATGTGTGCAATCTTATTTACACGCTCAACATTCACCAGAAATGGGATATTCATTACATCAGGCCTATATGATACTGGTTTCAAAGGACACGTCGGATGTACAATTTACACGTTTGGTGGTCAAACAGCAATTGAACGAGGAACACGAATCGGACAAATTGCATTTTTTGAGGCTCAGAATGCACACGTATATCAAGGCGGATGGAATCACCAACAGGGCACGCATTATACAGAATTAGCCAAAACTCTAGAACAAGCAACTACACTCGATGGTATGGCAACAAGTAAACCAGCAGGGAAGCAAACTTTCATTTGAAGGAAAATAAATGAGTCCAAAAGATAAACCGCGCGGATATTTTCAATATTTGTTGGCAATTGATTGTGAAACTTCTGGTCTTTTTTTTAATGAAGATGATCCGAGTTTTAACTCTTCCACAAAAGAATATTATCAGGCTGTTTCTTTTGGACTTGTTGTGGCTAACGCCGAAAAACTAACGCCGGTTGAAGAGTTGTATGTTGAAATTCAATGGGACAGAAAAAGTTTATGGAGCGAAAAAGCTGAATCAGTGCACGGACTTTCAAAAGAGTATCTTGACGAGCACGGAATTTCCACTAAAAATGCCGTTGAAGAAATAGGCAATTTAATTATTAAGTATTGGGGACCAGCAAACAGCATTCGTCTTCTTGGACACAACGTTGCAACATTTGATATTTGGTTTCTTAGACGGTTGATGAGAAGTGAAGGAATTAATTTACATTTCGGTAACAGACATGTTGATACAAGCACGCTAGGATACATTGCTTTAAATGTTTTTAACTCAGACGATCTTTTTAAACAACTTGGTTTACCGGTACGCGATAAACACAACGCTTTAGATGACGCTAAATATGCTCTAGAAACAGCAAGACGGATTAGAAAAATATTTAATTCAGTTATTTAACTGTTAACCACCAGACGTCTGAACTACCGCTTGTCTAAAGAACAGGCGGCTTTCTTTGGTGATATTTGGTTAAATTTTTTGTTGCTTTTTTAAAATATATGGAGTATATTCTTGTTAAGAATTAATCTCTGGAGATGTTTAAATGAAAAACATATATGCGCCGACATATAATGATATGCATAATGCTTGCTTAGCATTTGCAGATGTTTTTGAAAGGCTTGATTTTAACTTTGAAGTCGTTGTTGGGATTTCGCGCGGAGGGTTAATTCCTGGCGTCATGTTATCTCACATGCTTGGAATACCTTTTGAGCCAATCAGTTATTCATCTAAATCTGGAGCTGGCGAAAAGCAACACAAAAACTTTATTCCTGAAATTGGTGGTAATATTGTTTTGTTGGTTGACGAAATTTGTGATACTGGAAATACGCTAAAAGAAGTTAAGACAGTTTTAGAAGAACAGCAAAAGAAAAGTGTTTATACTTGCTGTCTTTATTATAAGAAATTTAACATTCCATTGTTTGTTCCTGATTTTAGATGGATTACAATTCCAGAAGATTCTCCATGGGTTGTTTTTCCTTACGAGACGAAAAATGAGTTATAATATTTTTGACGCTGCCAAAGACGCTTTTGCTGGTAAGTTAGAACTGGTTGATGACGAAATTGCTCAATCCAGAATGGACATTTGTAACGCATGTGAAGCAAAAAATGATCTGAATATTTGTACAGCATGCGGATGTTTTTTGCCTGCAAAAACTAAACTTGCTAAATCCGAGTGTCCCATGGAAAAATGGGGCCCTTATATTTCCAAATAAAAAATAGTTGTATCTGTTGTCTCAGTAATCATTTTACTAGATAATCTCTTTGTGTTTTTAACCTAAAAGGAAATTTATGATGGAAAACATGACGGAAGAAACAGAACTTCTTTCTGCTGAAGATGAAGAATTTAATTCTCAACTTTCCGCATTCTTTGAAATGTTTAGTCCATTTTGTGATTGGATCGAGACATATGAAAGTCCAAGAGGGATTTTTATTTGTCCACTAAATTCAATTTCTGTAGCTATTCACTAATATTTTAAATTAGGAGGTTTACCGTGTCTAAACAAGCGCCACATCTATCATGGAATGATCGTTTTGCTTTAATTGATCATTTCAAGCCAACCGACGAACAAATTTGTACTGCATTTCATCTTTCTGCTGATGAATTATCTGTTGCTCGTCAACTTCGTGATCAAGGCACGTTTATTGCATCACAAAATTTTGATGTTCAAAAGTATCAAAACCTATTTACTCCGAGTGCTTCTCAAACAAAGTCCACAGCAACAATTCATACAAAGCCTGAAACAGCAACAAAGAAGTCTGTAATCAAGGTGCCACAGAAGCGCGGTCGAAAGGGAAACAAAATTCAAGCAGCATTTTTAGCAATTCCAACCACTCCCATGTCGGTGGAATCCTTTATCAAGGACCATAATGTATCAGTTGCTGTTCTTCGTCAATCCAAGCGGTTTATTCAAAGCATGGAACCTACTATCCAGCAACAAATTGGCAAGATTAATGTTCGTCTCGATAAAGAATCTAAGAAACTGATGATATGGAAAGAAGTTTAATTTAAATCTTGTAGAGATGATCGTGATAAGGGTGTTGATCACCGTAATGTTAATTTTTTGTTGGCATAACGTTAGTGCTCAACACCCTGATTTTTTATTTGATAAAAAACAAAAGTCTGTTGTTTATGTAGGAACGTCAGATTTTTCTCATTTATATCTTGATACTGCATCAATTGAAACATTAAAAACTCTTGAAACAACAGTAGTCCGCATGGTTGTCGCAGGCGTTCAATTTAAAGATATTTTCGATAAAGAAACAAAAATCACACTACCATCGGGTAGAAGAACTTATCTTGAAATTATGGTTGATTGTTATACTAGAAAAACAATTATTCTTTCATCAACATCATATAAATTGTTCGGTGAATTTGAAAATTATTCTATATATAATATAGACGAAATTGAAGTTCGTTATTTTGATGAAACATCACCACTATTTCAAGCAAGCAAAATAGCATGCAATCGAAAAAAGAAATTTTGGTCTTTTTTCAAATGAACTACCGCTTGTGCGAAAAACAACACTGACAAAAATAAGAGATATTTTAATTATGTTGAGTCCTTGCATAAGAGTGTGTCAACTTGACGAAAAAACAAATACTTGTATTGGTTGTTTTAGAACCCTTGTTGAAATCCAAAATTGGATAAACTATACTCCCGAAGAACGTGAGCAAATAACTAACAGATGTTGGGAACAGATGTTTGAAAAGGAATCCTAATGGTCATTCTTGTCAAAGAAACTTATAAAAACAACACGTTCGAGCATCGTGTTTTTATTGAAGATAAAACTTTTTATGGTGTTGAAAATTTGTTTCCAAGAATGGATAATAATTCTGAATGGGAAACTTTTCTTACATTAACTAAAAGTTTACCCAGCGGTGAATTTAAAAATCTTAGTTGGATTAGGGAATAAATAATTAGTAGTTCATGCTGTCTTAGCTCAGCTGGCCAGAGCAGTCGCCTTGTAAGCGACAGGTCCTCAGTTCGAATCTGAGAGACAGCACCAAACACATTCTTTGAAATTTTGATCATTGTATGCGTAATAAGAAGTAACAGGGCGTGTATAATTTTTTTATGAGGGAAACATATGAGTAACAATAAACCAAACAAACCGACACCACCTCAAAAAAAGGCACCACCTACACTGCCTCAAAAGTTCAATCCAAACTTCCCCCAAAGAAAGCAACAAACGTTTCGTAAAACAGGACGAGGTCGTTAAAAACAATTAGTTATCCTACAAATGTAGGTTTTTTATGATAACTCTTACGGGTGAGCAAGAGGTTAAGTCCGTATTCTACAATAAGCTGAACTACCACTTGTTCTTAAGAACAAGCGGGATTCGGGTGCCATCAACCAAAAGTGATAAATACCTCCGTCTGGTGAGGATTTATTTAATGTTATCTTTTAAACAATTTTTATTTGAAACGGAAACTGTTGTAAAACAAAAACTAAAACATCTCGAACACATCGAAGACCTAGTTTTTGATAACCAAGGAATTGATCGTGCTGTACATTTTTTAACACAACTTCTTTCGTTCACTTCCGGAAAAAAAGAAACTAACCTTATTGCAACGATTAAAATTGATGGTGCTCCAAGTATTGTTGCTGGGAAAATACCAAAAAATGAATTAAATGCTGGCCAATTTTTTGTTGGAACAAAGTCAGCACTTTCTAAAAACGGAAAACGATATACAAAAGAAACAGCAAATAAAATTTATGAAGAAAATACGGAGGGATTAGCTGAAAAACTTTCAACAGCACTTCAATATTTGCCGGAGATTGGTATTAATACAATACTTCAAGGCGATTTTCTCTTTACTAAAGCTGATTTGCAACAAGCAAAAATCAATGGAAACGAACACATTGTTTTTACACCAAACGTATTAACATATGCTGTGTTAGAAAATTCCAACATCGGAAACCAAATTAAAAATGCAAAAATGGGTGTTGTTTTTCATACAGAATATGTTGGAAATACGTTTGAAGAAATGCACGCAACATATAATCCAAACTTATCTTCTTTAAAACATTCACCAAATGTTTTTTGGCGAAGCAATAAAATTGTCGATGCAACAAAAACAATTTCACATTCGCCAAAGGATGTTTCAGACATTAATAAACTTTTACAACTTGTAATGCAAACATATCAACAAATAGATAAAAGTTTTCTTCAAGCAATACACGACGATTCAAAGTTAAAAGAGTTAATTAAAATGCACATTAATTCAAAAATTCGTCAAGGTCGTTTAGTTGATAATGTTGAACAACACATCACCGATTTTGAATCGTACATTCAAACAAGATTCAATGCTGATATTGAAAAATATAAAACACAAGCAAAAAAGGAAGAGGTTAGTAAAACCAAAGAACGTTATCTTAAAATGATCAAACAAACAAAAAAACAATTAACTTTATTATTTGATATTTTTAACTTACTAACAAAAATTAAACTAATGATTTTAAGCAAGTTAAAATCTCTTGAAGACATTGAAACTTTCTTCAAAGAAGAAGGTAAATATAGAGGAACGTCTGGAGAAGGTTTAGTTCTTGCAGACTCAAAAACCAACGATGTTGTAAAATTAGTTGATAGGTTAGATTTTTCACGAATTAATTTTACGCAACCAAAAGAATGGAAAAAATAATGTCATTCATTAAATTTTTAATTGAACAACAAAGTGATGCTTTTGTTTTTGCGTTTGGTCGTTATTCGCCACCAACAAAGGGACATATTGAACACTTTTTAAAAATTAAACAATATGCCGAAAAAGAAAATATTCCGTATAAAATTTACGTATCTAAAACTTTTGATAATCAAAAAAACCCTGTTCGCTTAGAAGATAAAGTTATGTATATCAAAAAAGCAATTCCGGATATCAACATCGATGCAACATCAAATATGTTTTCTGTTGTTGATGAAGTATCCAAAAAACCAAATATTAAAAAATTAATTTACTTTGCGGGTGGTGATTATTTTGAAGACGAAAAAGAAAGAAGTCTCTTCGATAGGCTGAAAAAATATGCTAACGAAAAAGGATTAGACTTAATAGCAATAAGTTCTGGTGAACGAACACCAGGAATATCAGGAACAGATTTGCGTTATGCAGTCTTGCGTGATAATTTCGACACATTTAAAAAAGCCTCTCCGTTAAACATCGGCAACGTCAAAGAAGAAGACGTTAAGCATATGTTTGATATAGTTAAAATGAATTTAAATAAAAAATAAAATGCCCTTTTTAACTCCAGAACCGTGGGAAACTTTCAAATATGAAAAGTGGAGTCGACAAGCCGAAAGCGTCGACATACCAATTTATGATGAGGCTGTCTGGGAAAAATGTATTAATTTACGTCAGTACTCAAACAAACTAGTCGTTTCACAACTACTGAATTATGAATCTGGTCCAATGGGTATTCTTCCAAAGAAATATCCTGTTTTTTGTAAACCCATATATAATCTTTATGGAATGGGTGGCGGCTTCAAAATCGAAAACGAACAAGAATATGTAGCAAAATATAAACCCGGGTATTATTTTATGCCTCTGTTTGAAGGAGAGCATCGTTCGGTAGACGTATTGGTACATGATAATGTTGTTTTTTGGTCAGCGACGGCAATAGGTCACACTTTACCAGAAAATAGGTTTTGGTGTTGGGAACTTACTGAAACTAAAAAAGAACATCTCGATATAATTAACAAAGTACTTACATGGAATATACAACTATTCCCATATTATAATGGAGCAATGAATTTTGAATTTTTGGGAAATGGAATAATTGAAATACATTTTCGTTTTGCTTCGCAGTGGTGTGAATTTTATGGAGATGATTGGTTTACAGCATTAATTAATTTATATAAATACAAACGTTCAGGTGTAATACAAACAGTACCTAAGGGATATAGTTTCCCAGTGTGGCATGATAAAATACCAAACACACTTCCATCATATCCGAATATGATGGACACGAGATTTGATAATTGTAATAATGTAAATAAATGGAAACGTGTTGCAATTATAAATACAGAAGAGTTTAGTGCAGGTAAAAGTATTCAAGATAATTTGTTAGAGTGGCTCAAAGAGCACTAAAACAAATTATCGAGAAACTATAACATCAGCCGTGGTGGAGATGTTATAGAAGTTATAAAAACAATATTGCTCAAAGGAGAATATTATTATGACAAAATACTTTCCAACCCTTTTCAAAAATACAACAACAGACATTAACAAGTGGATTTCTGATATTAATTCAATGTGGTTAGATGCTGAAAGAGCGTTTGAAACGCTCGATAAAACGTTCCCCGTTGGAATCCGTTCAGTAAACTATCCACCATACGATATTATTAAAACTGAAGATGGTTATGTAATTTCTCTTGCTGTTGCTGGTTTTAAGAAAGAAGAAATTACTATTGAAGTAAATTCAACAAACGTTCTTACAATCGCTGCAAAAAAGGAAACAAAAACGGATGAAAAATATCTTGTAAAGGGTATTGCTTCACGTCAATTCGTCCGTAAGTGGCAGTTAAGTGATGGTGATGAAATTACGTCCGCTAAACTCGAGGATGGTTTACTTCACATCAACATCAAACGCAACGAACCGCAGGAAACAATTAGAAAACTAACAATCGAATAAAGGAGATTAAATATGTTTTCCAAAATTATTTCTTGGTTTCAAGATCGTCTAAAGTATCGCAGCGATTTGGAAATGTATCTTTCTCAATCACAAAATAATTTTGATTTGGAAGAAAGAGAAAAAAAGTATTTTCTTGCCCAAAGCAGAAAGTATTTTAATCTTTGATCAAATCGTTGCAATTGTCTCCCCAGTTGGAGTATAATTTTTCAACTGGGGAGAATTTGTTTGTCCACAGAGCGCAAAAAATTTAACTTTGGGAAAGGAAACAGACGATGCAAAAATTTGATCGGTTTGAATTTGAACAACAACTCATGACCTGTTGGGGTCTTGTGGATCACCTGGGTTCAATTTCTGAAGGAGTGTTGGATCGCGATTGGACAAACGATAAAGTCGCCAATGCGCTAATTGGATTGAAAGAGATCTATAATCTAGAATTTGAAAAACTGTTCTCAATGTTTGAACGTGGTGTCAACACTTCAAACATTACCTCCCAAAGAGACATTTAAAGCGTTAGTTTTAGCGATCAGCGGAAAGAAAAATCAATTCTCATTTCATCAAGAAACATCAGGCAATTGGAAATGCAATTGATAGTCCTCTAATGGTAGTTTAGAACTTTCATGAGGTTAAAATGATTCATGCAGACGATCGAGAGATTGTTGAGTTAATTGCTCCAGACATGGAGCGAGGTCCTTGGATTGCGGGTGGAGCAGCACTGAAATGGTATCAAGGGCTTCCTGCCGGGGGTTCAGACATTGATGTTTGGTTCAAAGATCAAGAATCGTTTGATAGATTAAAACAAAAAATGACTCACCAGAAAAACCGTGAAACAAGCATCGGTAGCTGGCCTTTAATTGAATTTGAAGTTAAAACTCTTGAAACATGGGATATTCTTCACGTTTCACCAAACGCTATTACCATTTTCAACAACAATTCTAAACATATCGTTCAGCTGATACAAAAAGAATTCTTCGACAGCCCTCAGAAAGTGCTTGATACATTTGATTTTGAAGTATGTAAGGTCTTGACTGATGGGAAGCAATTTCTTTTTGGAGAGCACACCTTAGAAGATATAAAGACCAAAACTCTTAGGGTTTTAAAAGTTACACCTTCTTTGGTTTCGAGAACAATCAAGTACATGACAATGGGGTATGTACCTTGCCCTGAATTAAAGGCGCTGCTTGTATCTGGTTCTGTCAATGTAGACTTTAGAGGAATAAATGACTATGCAACCATTTGAAATGGAAATGACTTTTAGCTTACTAAGTCTTAAACCAGTTCTTTTTGGTGACGAAATGTGCTATTGGAGAGGTCTATTCATGCATAGACACATGGCATTGTCCATCGCTTCAGTTTTCTGCATGCATAATAGAATTACACAGTCACAAAAGGTCGGCTTGAAGAACCTTCAGATTGAAGCTCAAAAGAAAGGCATTGATTTAGGAATGCACCTTCCGTTTGATCTCACCAAGTATAGTCCCGATCAATTATTCAGCTTTCTATTTAAAAAAGTGTACGATTCAAAAGCAAACGAAGGCTTACAAGACTGGATTAAAAATCCACATTTGATGTTGGCACATTTTTTCGACGATTGAATTTCGTCGGTCTAAGAGGGCTGCTTTGATAACTGGAACAAACAAGCTCTTGCTGTTAGTCTGTACCATGTCGGTGTTTTTTAAAAAAATCTTTTCAAATCAGTGAATTAAAAAATTAGTTGACTTTTACCTAAATTTCTATACAATGCTCCATAACGGTGATAACCAACACTAAACCCTCTCATTTAATCAAGGAGAAACCAGAATGGCTGAAATTTCAACGACCCGTACTGTGACTGGTCAACAACTTATGAAAGTGTTGCGTTCGTGTGCTCGTATTAAGCGACCAGTATTCATCTGGGGTCCGATGGGTGTAGGTAAGAGTTCTATGGTAGCGCAACTTTGCGCTGAGATGGGCGGTAGGTTTTATGATGTGCGTCTTTCGCAATGTGAACAGACCGACCTCCGAGGTATTCCATACTATAACAAAGAATCCAATAAGATGGAATGGGCTCCTCCGGTCGATCTTCCTACGGAAGAGGAAGCGTCCAAGTACCCTGTGGTGTTCCTTTTCCTCGACGAAATGAACTCAGCTGCGCCTTCTGTACAAGCTGCGGCATATCAACTAGTCCTTGATCGAGGAGTTGGGACATACAAGCTCCCTGAGAATTGTGTAATTTTCGCTGCAGGTAACCGAGACTCAGATAGGGGCGTGACTTATCGTCAACCTGCTCCACTAGCCAATCGGTTTGTTCACGTTGAGTTGCGGGTTGACGCAGATTCTTGGTCACGCTGGGCAATGGATAATCAAATCCACCCAGACGTAGTGAGCTTTATCGAGTTTAGCAAGAACAGTCTATTTGATTTCGATCCAAAAAGCTCTAGCAGATCCTTTGCTACTCCTCGTTCATGGGAATTCGTTTCAGAATTCCTAAAAGACCCACAACTCGACGAATCTGTGATTGCGGATTTAATTGCAGGCACCGTCGGTGAGGGGATGGCATTGAAGTTCCTGGCTCACCGTAAGAATTCATCGAATCTTCCAAATCCGAAGGATGTGCTGGAAGGAAAAGTCAAAAAGTTGAAAACCAAAGAAATCTCTGCGATGTATTCTTTGGCAATTTCCTGTGCTTATGAACTCAAGGCAGCACACGACGAAAAGGATAAAAACTGGTACAACAAGGCAGACAATGTACTACGGTTCTTTATGGATTGTTTGACGACTGAAGTGATGGTGATGGCAATTCGCGTCATGTTGCAACAGTATCACCTTCCGTTCACGCCTTCTAAACTGACCAACTTTAAGGAGTTCCATGAACGCTTTGGTTCATTGATCCTTAAGGCCACACAAGTTTAAGAAATGGTAGACCCAAATACTATATCTAAGCTACGCAATTCCATGAAAGAGAGTCAGCTTTGGCACTCGATCAGAATGCAAGCAGAGAATGATTTGGTGTTGAAAGAAATGCTGGAACAAGTTAAAGTCTACTACCTATTAAAGTACGATCGTTCAAGGAAAACCACAGATGACGTCTAAATCCAAAATCAATGATCCAACGTTGTTGGAAAAAATCAAAGGCGAACCTACTGCTGCCGAGAAAAGCCAAGCAGAACAAGCAATCATAGTAGCGCGAATTGCGATGCTTATGCACACCCCGTTCTGGGGCAATATTGCATCTCGCTTGAGACTAGTGAGTGATGTTGACTGGTGTCCCACTGCCGCAACCGATGGGCGGACACTTTGGTACAATTCTAAATTTGTCAATATGCTCAAACCTCGAGAAGTGATTTTCTTAATAGGACATGAAATTCTTCATGCTGTCTATGAACATGTGGGCAAAAGCGGACGTTGCCTTGATCGCAATGCCCAACTTTGGAACATTGCTGCTGACTATGCAGTCAACCGAGATCTAATTGAATTCAAGATCGGCGAGAAAATCACCACGTTTCCTTGCCTCTTTGATCCGCAATTCAAAGACATGTCTGCGGAAGAGATCTACGAGAGGCTCATGGAAGATGCAGAGAAAATTTCTATCGACAGTCTGTTATCTCAAGTGCTTGATGAGCACCTGGAATCTGATGCTGGTAATGACACTGAGGGAGATGATGAAGATCCAAATGGAAAACCACGTCTGTCTGAGAAAGAACTGTCGGAGATCAGGGACGAACTTCGTGATGCGATAATGTCTTCGGTCCAGGCTCATGGCGTAGGCAATGTTCCCCTTGGTGTCCGTCGCTTGATCAAGGATTTGACAGAACCCAAGATGAATTGGAAAGAACTCTTGGTTCAACAAATTGAATCTCAAATTAAGAATGATTTCACCTATATGCGCCCGAATCGTCGTGGTTGGTTGTGTGATGCAGTTCTTCCTTCAATGCAACGCGAACCTACAGTAGAAGCTGATATATTCTTGGACGCGTCTGGGTCCATTGGACCTGACGAAATCAAGGTATTCATGTCAGAAGTAGTTGGCATTATGCAACAGCACGCTTCATTTAAAATTAACGTTGCATCTTTTGATACTCAAGTCTACAACCGCCAGACGTTCACCGAGGAAAATGTCCAAGAAATTTACGATTATGAAATTAAAGGTGATGGAGGAACAGACTTCAATTGCATCTGGGAATTTCTGAAAGGGGAAGAAATTGTGCCCAAGCAATTAGTTTGTTTCACTGACATGGAATGTAGTACATGGGGGGATCCTGACTATGCTCCCACTCTTTGGCTTGCTTATAAGACTAATGTTGTTGCACCACATGGCACTACAGTGAAATTTGAATGAACTACCGCATAACTGAACTACCGCTTAGCGGTAGTTCAAGTGCGTAATGTTGAACAATTAATAAAAAAGTTATTGTTGTTTAGATAATTTTTGAACCGCAGCTCTAATTTTATTGAGTCCACTCATTACTTGGCTCATATGCTTTTTCTTTTCGTCTGGGTCACGTAACTTGTTGGCTAGACCAAGAGCTTTTTTTGCAGCATCAAACATTTTATTAACTTCTTCTAAAGTAATATTTTCTGGAATTTCAATTGCTTCATCCAAAAGAATTTCATCTTCATTTCTTTTAATACCTGCAAGCTCGCGTAGTTGTTGTAAATTCATAATAAAATCTCCTTGACATTTATTGTTACTGTATTTATAATCTAATTAAGAAAATAAAGGAATTATAACCATGAGCGTTTTATTTTTTGGAAACGTTTCTTCATCTATAAAAGATGGAATTTGTAAACATCTTAAAACAGAAATTGAGCGAACCCAAACTTATGTAAGTAAATTTATTAATGAAAAATTTAGTGATGGCGAAACACGAATTGAAATTCAACAAAACGTAAGAGGCCAAAGAGCTTTTATTGTTTCCAGCATTTCGCCGCCCTGTAACGATTCGTTAATGGAAACGGCGCTCCTTGCTGATGCTCTCAAACGTTCTAGTGCAAAAAGAGTCATTGCTGTAATCCCATACTTGGGTTATTCAAGACAAGATAGAAGACCAGGTTATTCACGAGTGCCAATATCAGCGAGAGTTGTTGCTGATATTTTGCAGTATTCTGGTATTGATCACTTGATTACTGTCGATTTACACGCTACACAAATTCAAGGGTTTTATAAAATCCCTGTCGATAACATTTCAGCAACACATTTGTTTGTTGCATCAATTTATAAGAACTGGATATCTGAAAATCCAATTATTATTTCCCCAGACGTTGGGGGTGTAGCAAGAGCCAGGTCAGTTGCCAAACATCTGGATAATATTGATTTGGCAATTGTTGATAAAAGAAGACCAAACGCAAACGTTTCTGAAGTAATGAACATTATTGGTGATGTTGAAAACAAAACTTGTATTATTATAGACGATATGGTCGATACTGCTGGAACGCTTGGTAAAGCTGCTGATGCTTTGATAGAAAAGGGTGCTAAGCAAGTAGTTGCATATGCTACACATGGTGTATTATCGGGAAAAGCAAACGAAAACATTTTAAACTCAAAACTAAAAATGTTGTTTATAACTGATAGTGTTAAATTACCTGATAGTATGAAAAATAATCCAAAGATTGAACAAATATCAATATCTGGGCTGCTCGCTGAGACAATTACACGAATTGATCATAAACAGTCTATTAGTTTAATCTTAGACTGAAAAGAATCTGCGAATTGCTGTTGCTGGAAATAACAAGTTCGGATGCTAACGCCAAAACACTTGACTCTTCAAATGTTTTTGTGTATCGTAAAGTTATAACTTTGCTTTATTATTTGAAAAGTTGTTAATACAAGCGGTAGTTCAGTAAATACCATTAACAACTTCTTCGACAGGTAATAACATGATCGAACGGCCATTAATTTTGCAGCTTGACATTACTGGTAATCCACAGCGTTGGATTACATATGAAAATGCAGCATATTATTACTGTAAAGAATTGATTGCGTGGTCAATTGGTGTTGATGGATATAGAATTTATGGTGGCGTTTCTAAAGCCACCGGCGAGCGCTCATTTCTTGACTTCAATACAATTATTGCAACAAAAGGAGAAATGGGCAACAAACATTTGTATAAAACGCCCATATTAACCAATCGCGCTCTTTTTAGACGCGACCACAACATTTGTGCATATTGCGGTGGTGAATTTACTCCCGACAAATTAACACGAGATCATATACTTCCAAAATCTCGCGGAGGTAAAAATAGGTGGGAAAATGTTGTGGCTGCTTGTAGTTCATGCAACAAATTAAAAGATAACAGAACTCCTGAGGAAGCAGACATGAAGTTACTATACGTACCTTATGCTCCTGTAAGAGCTGAATATCTTTTATTAATGAATAGGAGAATTTTGGCTGATCAAATGGAATTTTTATTAACAAAAATTCCTCGACACAGCAGAGCACACAAACTTAAACTATCCTGAACTATCGCTTGTGTTAAAAACAAATGAGATTCGGGTGCATAATATAAAGTTAAATTTTTAAAATGGAATTAAAATATTACCCTGATGATATCTTACGTAAAAAATGTAAAGAAGTAGATAACTTTACAGATGCTGGTTATATTGGTAAACAAATGGTATCTGTAATGTATAAACATTCTGGTATTGGAATTTCAGCACCTCAGGTTGGTTTAGAACAAAAAATTATAGTTATTGACCAAAGTTTAGGAAAAGATAGTTTAAATAACTCACTTATTTTAATTAATCCTGTAATTATGTCAAAAAAAGACACCCAAAATTTAAAAGAAGGGTGTCTTTCTTTTCCGGGATTGTTTGCTAGTGTTAAACGAGCAAACGAAATTGTAGTTTCATATTATACACCAGAACAAGAACATAAAACCATGACGCTTAACGGCTTATTGAGCGTTTGTGTTCAACATGAAATTGACCATTTAAATGGAATTTTATTTGTGGATTATCTTTCACCGTTGAAACTACAGATAGCCAAAAAGCAACAACAAAAACTTATAAAAAGGAGAAACTTTGATGAAAAAAATAATTTTGATATTATTAATTAACTTATTTTGTGGTAGTGTACAGGCTGAAGATTCAAATTATATATTTGTGGGAAGAGATCAATACATTGATTATTTTGTTGATATAACTTCCGTTACATATATAGATCCTGAAACAATTTCAATCCACAAAATTGGTCAAACGACAGAAGCGCACCAAAAAATAACACAAATATTTCTAATTGATGGTATTATCGAAATTGATTGTAAAAGAAAAATTAACAGAGTTGTTTCAATTGTTGGATACGACGAAAATGCAAATGTCGTTTTTGAAGTTTTAAACGCAAAAAATAGACTTTGGGAAAATGTTCAACCAGGACACGGCGCAAATACAATGAAACTTGCTTGTAGCCAAAGCAATTAAACTTTCATACTACTTCACATGCACCTTTTTCTTTTCAGTTATTATGCTGCTTTAGCAGCTTTAGTTGCTTGAGATGTTTGTGTTGCCTTAGTAGCTTGGGTTGTATCTGTTTGAGTTGCTTATTTAATTCGAGCCGTTTGTTGTTTTTCAGATTTTTGCTTTTCTAGTTGTTTTTTCACAAAATTTTCTGTTTCTTGATCGAACTTAAGTTTATCATGAATTTGTTGATCTGACATACCTGCCGCTTTCATTTTTTGATATTGAATACGTTGAGAAATCAGTTGTTGAATTTCATTATCTGAAAGACCACGCGCCAGCAACTCATCAATGGCCTGCACAATTGATTGTTTAGATGTTTTAATTTTAGATCTCGAATAACCTTCAGCTCCTGCTTTTACAATTCGAACCCCAGGCAAAACAACTGCTTTGGCTCCCCTCACAATCTCTCGGCCAGTACCAGTTGCTGCACCTGCCAATGCAGAACCGACAGCCTTTGCAGTGCTCCAAAAACTTTCTGACAAAATTTCATTGATTTTCATTTTTTTCTCTTAAAAACTTCTCCGTTTACATAGAAATATTTATTGTTCGTTAGACAAGTGGTAGTTCAGTTCACTGTACCGATATTAAATTTATAAGGAATTGTCTAGTACATTTGTCCCAATGAAACTGCTTTTCAGCATACTTTCTGCATGCAGTTCTGTCTTTTTTCAATGCAAGATCAATTGCTTGTTGGAAATCAGTTTCGTGCAGTCCAGCAACTTGATCATTTACTATAGCTTCAATATTTGGAGTTTTGTAAGCAGCAACCGGAACACCTGAAGCTAACGCTTCTGCCACAACCAAACCATATGTATCAGTCTTGCTTGGAAAGCAAAAAACTGAAGCATGTCTATAATAATTTGCTAGCTCCAATCCGGTCTTTTTTCCTACAAAAATTACGTTTGGATATTTTTTCATTAAGCGATTTAGTTCTGGTCCATCACCAACAACAACTTTTTTCATGTTGTCATATTTTTTTGTGTTGGTATTAAGAAAATTCTCAATTTGTTTTTCTTTGGAAATCCGACCGACATATAAAGCATATTTGTGGTCAAAAGGAGAAGTTGATTGAACCGCTGGGTTAAACAACAACAAATTTGCTCCCCTTCCCCAAAGGACCAAATTTTTAAATCCTTTCATTGCAAGTTCATCTTGCAGGGCAGTTGAAGCAACCATCACATTTGATGATGCATTGTGGAAATTTTTAACATATGCATAAGTTATTTGTTTAATAAATGGAATCCAAGGAAACATTTTTTGCATATATTCAGGATATTTGGTATGGTATGCTGTAGTAAATCGCAAGTTATTTTTAATGCAAAACTTTCTTCCTGCGTAGCCCAACGGACCTTCTGTAACAATGTGGATATATAACGGACGAAAAGTTTCAACCGTTTGCTTAATTTTTTCAGTTGCTTGTTTTTGACTTATTACAAGAGAAATTTCTTTATAAAACGGACACTCAATCGTATCGAACATTTTTGGATGAATTACAAAAACGTCAATTCCCTTTTTGGTAATTAAATCAACCGTTGTTTGTAATGTTCTTACGACTCCATTTATCTGAGGCTGCCACGCATCAGTTATTATTAATATTCTTTTTGGTAGTCCAGCGTATGAGTTCAAGTTTTCCATTATAGTTCTCCACTATTGCGGTGCAGGATTCAACCCAATCACCATCATTTAAGTATAAAATATTATCTATCATTTTCATTTCAGCGTGATGTATGTGACCACACAAAACACCATCAACATTTTTAATCTTTGCATATTTTACAACATTTTCTTCATAATTACTGATAAAATTAACAGCTTTTTTTACTTTTAACTTAATAAAAGCAGATAAAGACCAATATCCAAGACCAATTCTGTTTCTTAAGCAATTAAAGTGTCTATTTAACCACAACAAAAAATTATAACTTATATCACCAGCAATTGCTAACCATTTATGATATGCTGTTACAGCATCAAACAAATCGCCGTGAATACATAAAATTTTTTTTCCGTCAGCTAATTGATGTATATATTCTTCATGAAGTTGTATATCACCAAAATTATGACCAACATAACTTCTCAACGTTTCGTCGTGGTTACCTGGTATAAAAATTACTTTAGTTCCATGTCTTGACAATTTAAGAATTTTTTGAATAACTGTGTTGTGTTCGGCAGGCCAATAAGAACTTCGTTTCAATGCCCAAAAATCTATAATATCACCAACTAATATCAAATAATCTGTTTCGGTGTGTTTTAAGAAATCTAACAACAAATTTGCCTGACATCCTTTTGTACCAAGGTGAATATCTGAAACCCAAATTGTCCTATATTTTTGTACCATAACATATACTCTCAATAACAATAAATATTTAGAAATTTTAATATAAATAAAGTATATTGTGAACTGCTGGTCGTCTTAAAACAAAAACTAGTAGTTGACAAAAAATATTTTGCGGCTGTAATTCAGTTGGAAGAATATCTGCTTGCCAAGCAGAATGTCGCCGGTTCGAGACCGGCCAGCCGCTCAAATTAACTTAAAACAAAACAGGTGGACCAAAACTAATCGTTGTTAATTCATCAAAAACAAATATGGATACTTTTCAACAAGACCTTTTTAAACAAAACAGCAAATGGTTTGAACCATTTGCTACTGCTCCTGTTAACACTCTAAAGTACTTTCAACATCAATATAATTTGTACAACAAATCGATTGAGTTGTCCATACAATGGACAACTGATATTATTAACACAAAAATTAAATTAGCAAAACAAACAGCTGATTCTTTTGAAAGAATTTTTAAGTGAGCTGCTAGTTGTCAAAATAAATCTTATCATATATAATCCCCCCTGTTACTATTTTAGTGGAGGCTTACCATGAATTTGCAAGAATTCATTCCTTTGGCAACACGGACAGAAAGCACGATTGAAAAAGTAAGTTTTGATAAAAACAGTCTAGTCCGATTGCTGCAAATTTATATAGCTGTCGGAACCATGCTTGATATGGTTAAAAAGAATGTCTTTTATGGTAAACCAATTTCATCCGAAACGTGGTCTGAATGTTCAAGCACAATTGAGCTTATTTCTCAACAATTAAACAAGAGAGGAAACACACCACTACTTCTTCAACCTGAAATTAATGTTGATCCACGTTTATTTCATGGAATTTTAGGAATTGCTACGGAAAGCACGGAATTAGTTGAAATCCTTCAACAAGTAATTCAAGGAAAACCATTAAATCGTGTTCATCTTGGTGAAGAAATGTTTGACTTAAACTGGTATCAAGCTATACTTTGCGATGCAAACAATTTAGATTGGGAACGGCTATTAGATCGAGGTATTGAAAAGCTACGTGTGAGATTTCCCGATAAGTTTGATGCAAATCGAGCAATTAACCGCAACCTTGAAAGCGAACGCAAGGCTCTTGAAGGAGAAGTATGATGTTTAATGTACAAAGAATTACACCACAGAAAGCAAAGAAATTAATTGATAAGGGCGGGTTGTTAATTGATGTGAGAAGTCCTGTTCAATTTAGAGACGGATCTTTACCAAATGCAATTAACGTCTCTTTGAGAAATGTTTCATCTTTATTTAAACATCCAAAGACTACTAACTTTATTCTGTTTGGAGAAAGTGATGATGACGAAAACGTTAAAGCAGCCGGCAATTATTTAATCCAATTTGGTTATAGTAACGTTTATAATTTAGGATCAAAAGATAACTGGTCATAATTAATTATTTTTCCTCCTAAAAGGCTGATCAACATATTGATTGATCAGCCTTTTTTATTTTTATGCCCCACAAAAATAAATAAAAGTGTACCTCAACCACAGAGAATAAAAAAATTGTTTTTTAAATTTTCTCTTTTCCACACCACTCTGCTTTTTCTTTTCTTTATCTTGATTCCTGGTAGTACACTTATTCTTTTACTTTTAGGAGGAAAACAATGTCTAAAAAACGCAGAAGCAATGTTATTGAGCTTACGCAAGCGCTTGTCCTTAATGAACAAGCAATGAGAGAAGGTCCTGCAAGAAAAGTATGGTCTTATCACGATTTACAGCACGTGCAACCTCTTACGGATACGCAACGTGAAATGATGCATGACTTTATATCTGGAAAAGATATATGTGGCCATGGTTCAGCAGGAACGGGGAAAACATTTCTTGCTGTGTATCTTGCTTTAAATGAACTCTTAAGAAAAGATAGTGCGATAGATAAAATTATTATTATTCGTTCTGCTGTTGCAACAAGAAATATTGGACACATGCCCGGAACGCTTGACGAAAAAATTATGCATTATGAATTACCATACGAAAACATGTTTTATGAACTGATTGGTAGACTTAGCACATATAGAGATATGAAAGATGCTGGGAAAGTTCATTTTTCAGTAACATCATTCATTCGTGGCTTAACATGGGACAGAACAATTGTTATTGTTGATGAGGCTCAAAACATGAACTTCCATGAGTTAAATTCAATTATGACAAGACTCGGCGAATATTCACGTATTATTATCGTTGGCGATCTACCACAAACTGATCTAAGAAGCCGCCACGAAGAAACAGGATTTGACAAATTTATTCAAGTTGCAAACCGAATTTCTTCATTTAGTGTTATTAAATTTACATCTAACGATATTGTTAGAAGCGAAAAAGTCAAAAACTGGATTGTTGCCTGTGAAGATTTAGGAATTTCGGTTTAGTGTTGATTGTTTGGTGGCGTCAAATATTTGACGCCACTATTGACTTTATTTTCCAAGGATTCATATTTATTTTCAAGCTTTTCGATTTGTTTTTCGTATTGATTATTTGGTGGTGTTAAATATTTGACACCACCATCGACTTTATTTCCCAAAGATTCATATTTATTTTCAAGTTTTTCGAATTGTTTTTCGTACTGCTGAATTCTTTGTTCTAAGAGAGTAATTCTTGAACTCATCGTTGCCCACGAAAGCGTGATTGATATAGCGGTACTAACAACAACAATTATATCTTTTATATCCAAGACAACAGACGCTTTTTGAGATACCAACAATGAATTTGAGTTTGCGTCTTCGTTCATTATTCTTCGTTCTGTCATCTTTGATGTCTCTGTTTTCATAACTTATATGTATTTATACAAAACACTTCAAAAATTAAGATATGATGATTAATATAGTTCACATAAATAAATATATAATGTCAAGATCAAAAAATAAGGACGCAAAAATGAAAAAAACTTGGTTTCTTTTATCACGAGACAAAAAAGGATTTCATGCTTGCCTCAAATATTGGTCTGTAAGAATAATGTTGATTATTATTCTTGGGATTGCTGTTGGTTTTGTCATCAACAAAAATATTAAAATACCACCATCAGCAATGATAGCAAAAAGTTTAAACGATATAAATTTAAAAAACGAAGAGCAAGATTTTAGATTAGATAACCTAGACGGCAAAATTGATGACCAAAATCAACTCTTGAAATATCATCAAAAGAGGTTAGAAAAACTCGAATCAGAATAAAGAGATAAAAAATGATGCCTTTTACTTTAATAGAACATATACCAACAATATATGCTTACTGGATGGGTTTTTGTATTTCGTGGTCATTAATTTTATTAGTTGATCTTAATCGATTGTTTAATTTAATACATAAATTTCATAGTGACATACGAAAATCTGATAAACACTTACTTTTCATACTTGGAACGGGAATGTTTACGACAACAATGGGTGTGTTATTTTCAATATTTGTATCATCATTATTGATTGATATTTTCTTCAGTATTGCTTTTTGGTATACAGTATATTTGTTTTTTGCAACAATAAAAATTTATACGTCTTTGGTTAAAGTAGATCCCACTCATGTAGTTGAAACGCATAAAAATTATTATTTCTTAAGTTTTAGATAAAAATATTGACATCTTTGTAAAAGTGTTGTATCCTTCATAGTAGAAGGAGATTATAAACCATGGATCTGTACGATTTACAGCAGACATATGTTTTTGAAAACACGGAAGTAAAATTAACATCACGCACTGCTATTAAAAAACTACCAAGCGGTAAAGATGATATTTTATATGAAATTACTCCTGTCGATATGTCTTATGGTACCTGGAAAAAGTGGGTAAGAACAGATCAATTATACAAAATCATATAATAACATATAATAAAATGAATACTAATCACGATTACACTTACTTAAGTGCATTAAAAAATATTCTCGAACACGGTGAAGTTCGCAACGACCGAACTTCTGTAGGAACAAAGTCATTATTTGGAATAACACAAAAGTATAATTTAACAAAAGGTTTTCCTTTATTGACAACAAAAAAGATGGCCTGGAAGGCAATTGTGAGCGAACTTCTTTGGTTCATTGAAGGTTCTAATGACGAAAAAAGATTGCGCGAAATTTTATTTGGCGACAGAAATTCTGAAAAGACAACAATTTGGACATTAAATACTGAAGCAGACTATTGGAAACCGCGCGCAAGATTTGAAGGTGATCTTGGAAGAATTTATGGGGTGCAGTGGCGGTCATGGCAAAATAGTCACGGAGAAACAATTGATCAATTAAAAAAATTGATTGAAAATATCAAAACAAAACCACACGATCGTAGACACATCATTACGGCTTGGAATCCCGGAGAACTTGATGAAATGGCCTTACCGCCCTGTCATGCTTTTGCTCAATTTTATGTCCGTCAAGACAAGTTTCTTGATTGCTTAATGTATCAACGCTCAAACGATTTTTTTCTTGGTTGCCCGTTCAACATTGCAAGTTATTCTTTATTTACCCACTTAATAGCACAATGTTGCGACTTGCAACCTGGAACATTTACACACGTATCAGGTGATGCACACATTTATTTAAATCACATTGAACAAATACATGAACAACTTTCGAGAAATGTGATTTTTCAGTCTCCAAAAGTTATTTTAAATCCTGATATTAAAGATATTGATGATTTTACAATGAATGACATTCACCTCGAAGGATATTTTTCTCATTCAACTATTAAAGCACCAATGGCAGTATAACTATGATTACTGAAATTGATAAAACACATTACAAATTACTTCTTTCTGTAAATGAATTTAACAAAATTATTGAAAAGGACAACGTTTCTGAAACTAAATTGTTTGATTTAATTAACAAAATACCTGGGATTTTTAATGTAAGTTATTCATCACACGATGAACCGGTTATATATTATTTGGTTCCGTACTTACAAGACAATCAAAGTTTACACGAACACGTTAAACTTACAACCCAGAAATATATCAACAGTTGACACTTGTTAATAACACATCTATAGTAGCTTTTATCTCCTGCGTGCAAAAAGATACTTTTATGTTTTCCCGAAAAATTATTGATACTTTTGAAGCTTTTGGCATTGAATCTCTTTCTTTTGAAGAGATCATAGACATGCTCAAAAATGCTGACGAAATGTACTTTAATGAAGCAGAAAGCTTTTTGTCCGATGAGCAGTACGACTCTGTAAAAAGGTATGCAGAAACGCTGCAGCCTTCGCACCCTTATTTTGCAAAAGTGGGAAGTGAAGTTCGTGGCAGTAAAGTAAAACTTCCTTTTTCTATGGGTTCTCTTACACAAGCGTACGAGGGCGACATTGAAAAATGGATTAAAAAGTATAATCTATATAGTCAAAATTTATTTGTCACCGAAAAACTTGATGGCGTTAGTGTTCTTCTAGTGTATGGAGAAGGTGGCCAATTCAAAATTGCTTATTCTCGTGGCGACGGAATTGAAGGTGCTGATATTACGCGTCATTTAATGAAAATCAAACAGGTGCCCATGCGAGTTGTTGAAAAAGAACCAATGGTTATTAGAGCAGAAGCTATTATCAGTAAAGAAAATTTTGCTAAAATTCAACCGCTAGTAAAAAATCGCGCTGGACAACCATACAAAAATCCTCGTAATATGATGGCTGGTGTAATGAATGCTGAAACCAATCCAGACATTGTCTATCAATATATTGACATTATTGCATATGAAGTAGTTGTTGGCGGTCATAATTTTAACAAACGCGAAACTCTTTATAGTTTACACGAAAAAAACGATTTCAAAATTCCTCAAAACAAACTAATTTATGGAAGGGATGTAAATGACGGATCCCTTACAGAGATTCTCAACGAATTTCGCGCTCCAACTTCTTACGAAATTGATGGTGTTGTGATTGAAGTGAATGACATCGACTTACGAAATAAAATTGTACCAACCAAAGATACATTAAATCCTGAGTATGCACGAAAATTTAAAATTGCTGATGCTAATAATTACGCTGAAACAGAAGTGATTGAAGTTCAGTGGTCTGTAAGTAAAGATGGTTATCTCAAACCGCGCCTCAAAGTAAACCCAATTAAACTTCTTGGTGTAGAAATTAATTATTGCACAGCATTCAATGCAAAGTTCATTGTTGAAAATAATATTGGACCTGGCGCTATCGTTGGTATAGTCCGTAGCGGAGATGTTATTCCGTTAATAACCAAAGTTATTAAATCTATGCCTATTTCATAATTGTACTTGTTGAGTGTTGAACTTCTTTTTAAATAACTTTTTGTGTCATGAAAATAATGAATTCATATAACGAAAAATACCTCAAGTGGTTTAATCAACAAATTGATCAACTCGTTGGTGCTGGAAACTGGTGCTGGAATGATACTGCCGTAGATATTGTTTTAAAGAACAAAGATACTCATGAAGAAGTACTGTTCCAGCAACTTCTTGATTTCTTTGCAGAGCTTGATATTCCTTCTCTTAAGGAAGGAAGTCTTCGTGCTTTATATAATGTTGGTTTTACGAAACCAGAAGATATTATTTCAATTACTGAAAGTGAAGTTTGTGGTGTAATTGGAAAAGCAAACGGAAAAAAGATCTACAAGGGGCTCCGAGACAAACTGACAAACATTCCTTTATATGTTTTAATGGGGGCACATCCTGCGTTCGGTCGCGGGATTGGTATTCGTAAAATGAAAAAACTTTACGAAGCGTTTGAAGGAGATATGACCAAATGTCAATCGGTTCTTGATATTACACTCGTTGATGGGTTTGATCATAAAACAGCAACAAAAATTGCTAATGGTTATTCAAAATTTGTTGAATTCTTTGGTAAAGTAAGCAAATATATTATATTGGCTCCATATCAACCAAAACCACAAGGTAAATTAAACAATCTTACTTTTGTTTTTACGGGCTTTCGTTCCAAAGAACTCGAAGAACAGATTGTTTTATTGGGCGGAAAGGTGTCTGGATCTGTTTCAAAAACAACATCTTTTGTTGTTGCCGAAAATATTAATGGATCGTCCACAAAACTTGATAAAGCAAAACAACTAAATGTAAAAATTATTGACGTTGAACAATTAAAGGGTATGATCACATAAAATAAATTTTCCATATAAATTCATATAAGCAATACAAATCTATAAAACACCAACCAAACTAGCTGGTGACTGGAAAATTCTAAAAACCGACTCATTTGGAACCGGAACCCGATATTTCAATTTCGAGTTTTTGACCCAAGAATGTAGCTCTTTCCAAGTCTCTACCAAAGGTATCTTGGTTTCCTTCCATAGGTCCTCTAGATACTTTATTGCTGGTAGTTTTGGATAGAACTGTTTGTTCTTGAGTATCACAAGCCGGTAGCCTCGTTGTGCAATCTCAGTACTAGCTGCTACCGGGTCTGGTAATTCCGGATGTAAGATGTTGCCAATAGTTGATGAATAGGCAGCATTGATTTCGTATAGCTTGAAGTATTTGGCTAGAATTGACCTTAAAGTTATTTTCTTCCATTGGTTCTGTGTTAAGCGATTGAAGTTTTTGCCAATGCCTTTATCGCCTTGTTTAAATTCTAGCTTTTCAATAAATAACTTATCAACTCGTAGATGTTGAAGCCACTTACCTATTGCATGCCCAATTTCTCTTGTTTCATGTTCAAGTTTTGAAGCACTGGCATTCTTTCCAGTTAATGTCTTTAATGAAAACAATCTGGTTTCAATCAGTTTTGTTCCATCAAAAACAGAAATGCCAATATAATTTGGGTTCAGATCAATGCCTGCATATCTATTCTTGATTGGTTTTGGTATTTTTCTGATCTCTTGTTTCACCTTAACGTCATCAAAAGAAAAAGAGATGGATTCAATAGTTAAAGAAACAGTGATCGGCAATTGCTTCTCAGAAGCCATAACTAAGAGCTGGTTCCACATTCTCGACCAGTTCTTCCTTATGTTAGGAAGATCGATTTTGATTTTACAACCGTTATATGGCTTGAAGACAACATGGTCTTCCCGGAACTCAAACTTGCGATTCCCCTTAGCTGGTGCTTCACCAATTAGATACAACGGAAGAAGTCGTTTTTGTTTCCATTCTTCTTTTGAAATAAGTCCCTTTGCACGTCTAATCAGATTGCCTTTGCCACCAAAAACCCGACCCAATCGACCAGTTTCATGATCTGATTTGAACATCCCTATTCCATATTTAACAGCAGATTGCTGGAACCAGGAATCAAGCTGACTTTTGAACCTATCTCGAATTTCCTGTCTTA